GAATGTTCGGACGAAGAAGTGGGATGTCCGGAATAAAAAGAAGTAAGAAACCCTAAATTAATAGGGTTTCTTTTTTTTTCTCTCTATAAAGATACTTCTTCTTGATCTAATACACCGAACTCATTATATGGAGTTCCTAAAATATTTGATATTTGTCTTTTAGTAAATCCTCTTTCTTCATAGAATTTAATAGTTCTATCAAGTCTTTCAAAATCACGTTGTTCTAACCACTTATCAGTTGCTTTAAAAAGCTTCCATCCACATATTCCAGCTACTATTGTAAGTCCTAACATTATTAAATCTTCTTTATACATAATTATTCCTCCTCGTCATATTTTTTAAAATAATATTCTTTCCATAAAACATTTTGTAATTCAGGTGTTAAATCTTCATTAGAGTAGTATATTTTATCAAGTATTTCTCTACTTATAATTCTAAATAGACATTCTGTATGAAAGTCTATGAAGTAACCGTTTGTATATCTGTGATTCTTTATGAATATAAGGTGTTCTAAACTTGTATTAACACCTATGTTTGATAAGAATTTTCTTTTATAATCATCCATTGCTCTTTTATATGTTTCAGATGCTTCGATGTTAGTTGGTAAATTGCCATGTAGCTTATTCATATCATTTATCGCAGCTAGATATCCTTCCCACATATAGTAGCTTCCTTTAAACAATTCGCACATCAAAAGAACACCATTCTCATCACTCCAGCATTCTTCACCATATGCATCTGTATATTTAATCTTTTTCATGTTTACTCCTTTAAATAAATTCATCTGTGTACTTAATTACTATTTCATCTGTTGCATTACATACATACTTATACCAGTTACTATCACTTCTTACTCCGTAATGTCTTTCAACGAATTCTATATAAGAAGCTATCTTTTTACAAGTAAAGTACTTTGTCATTTCAGGTATAATAACTCTAAATGGTTGAACATATAATACTTCGTTTCCTAAGTTTCTAAATTTACCATCGTTTAATAAGTTAGTAACATGTTCAAACTCTTCTGTATTATCGTATTCATAGTTATCGTTACTGAAGTTTAATAAGTAGTCACTAAAATCTATTAATACATTTCCAAGATAATATATTTCATTTCCTTCTCTATCAAATACCTTTATATTACATTCAAAGCATTCATGATTATCCACAAGTATAGGATCAGAACTAATTTCCATTATCTTTATAGTACACATAGGTTCAACTGTTATTATATCGTGCCCAACTTCACATACAAATGGATATTTAACGTATAAGATATCTCCTATCTGTAAGCTAAGATCTGTTGAATTTCCCTTACTATACCATATATCGTTTATAAGAGATGAATATACACGTCTTGGAACACACACAAATCTCTCAGAATCAGATAAGTAATACATTACTTCGTTTAAATCAATACTATTACATTTACCTATATCAACTATACTAGACACAGATATCTTATTAAATACAGCAACATCGTCAGATCTAAGTCTTGCAAGTGCTATATTTATCTTTTTAATTTGAGATACTTTATTGAAATCAAAGTTATCTCTAAGTTCATACGATACGTTAGTCATGTATTTTGCTGTACTATTATCGTATTCTGGGTTATCAAGGAATGTATCTCCATATAACATAAAGCTTTGCCAAGGGAATACTCTTCTTAGGTTTTCGATAATAGATGAATCTATACAGTTTATAGATCCAATTACATAGAAGTCAAAGTTTTTAACCATTTTATCTCTATGTTTATGATCCACATCAAATATACCAAATTCCCATATAGGAAATACTATGAGCTCTATGTCCCTACCAGGATTAAAGTCTTCGAATTCATCAGATTTTATTACTATTTTTTCTGGCTTAGTTATTCCTGTAAGAAGTCCACATATACGAATAGTTCCAAACTCATTTACTTCGTTTATATTAAATCTCATATTCTTAGATACAAGAACTATAACATCAGATATAATCTTCTTAGCAGTTATATTCCAAGGCACAGATAAACATTCTGTTCTTTTGTGATAAAATACCTTATCAATTTTATTTATCATACTATCCTCCTTTAATATCACATTTACATAGTTAATGTTTGTTTATTATAAGGTAGATAGAAACAAAATTGCCGTTATTTTTAAACTTTAAAGGAGGAGATATTATGAAAAGTAACTGGTCGAATCTTGGTATATTTCCTGGATTATACCTAGCTGTACTTGCAGAACCTAGTGCCAGAATTACAAATGAGTACTTTGTAGTTACAATACCTGCACTTATGGGTGGTATAGTAGAACAGGCAGAAACACCAGATAAGCCTGTTGAAGATCCAGAAGGGAAGAATAAACTACCTATAGATAAAGAAGTTGTACTTAATAAGGATTTTACAGCAAGAGATAAGAATAAACTTCAAGATTATAATGTAGCAACTACTATTAAAGCTGAAAATCTTACATGTCATACTCATAGATTAGATGGATTTATAAAACATGCTACTATTCAAAAGGTAACAGCAAAGACAGGAGCTATTAAAAAGGACACTGGAACATATAGTGGACCTACAACACCAGCTGGATGTGGAGCTCATACACATGAAACTACTGGAACACACACAAGAAAGGGAATAAAACAAGAATCTCTCACTTGGACAGGACTTGATGTTTATATGATGGAACAGGTTGACTTTGAAAATATTAATAACAAGGTTATTAAAAAAGGTGATATACTGTATGGAACATTTATTATAGGAGCTCCTAACAAATTCGTTATAACATGTATACCAGGAGTAACTCCAAGAACTGCACATGAAATACAAAATGGTCAAAATGTTGAAATTAAGGATACTTCTAGAGACGGAGAAAAGAATCCAGCTGAGAAGGAGGCTAAATAATGGTTAAGAATTTTACAAACTTAAGAAAGCTTTTAAGAGGAAGCGGGTTACAACCAGTAGGAGATAATGCTCCTAAAGAACCTATGACAGTTCTTGATATGCTTGATAACAGATTTTCTCAAAGCTATTATGATATTATACCTTGGAGTAAGCAACACTTTGATGTAGTTTATCCAAGTTTCGTTATAAATGTATTTAATCAGTATATAAGATATCTTGATAATGCTGAATGGACATCGTTTGTAAGTATACCAGAAGAGGTTATATCTGACTTTGCATATAAGCCTGGACTACTTGCTAAAGTAATATATGGATCAACTGTACTTCAGTATTTAATATATGCATTTAACGATATTCGTGAACCATATGATTTATCTGAGGAATTTCTTGCTCAAAATGGTATTAAGGTCTTAAATTATCATGGAATAGAAAAGCTTGGTAAACTTATTTCATTTAAGCAAACAGAAGAAAGCAAGAAGATAAATACATTCCTATTACAAGAAAGGTGATATTTGTGGAAGTTATATTAAAAGATGAAATAGAGCATATAATGAGAGAGTTTTATAGACTTAAAAGATCTTCTGACGCAGCTATGTTTTTTATTACCCAAAATGAAGTAACTATTGGGGATCTTATGAAGTTTGATTATCAGTCTAAGAAGTATTATAAAGCTATATGGCAATACATAACTGAGTATACTCTTGATAAGATAGAAAGAGGAAACTACGAACAGGTTTTATCTGATATAATTCCTAAATTAGAAATTGAATCATTTAGTTTAAAACCTAGATTTAAAGGATCGTTTGATAGAGACTATCTTATAAATAGTTATTTATTGTGTTTATTTAAATCTCTTGTAGAAAAAGGTATGTATGATGTGTATAACTATACTATAAGTTTGCTTCAAATACAAGGAGTAGATTCAAGAATACTTGCAAATATAATAATGCAAGATTACTTACTTATGAGTCCTACACTTGTAATGACTTATATAGATCTTGGTTTATTCGATCCAATAGATTTCTGTAATCTTATATGTGTATGTAGAGAAAGATATGATTACTTCTGGATAGATAAGTTGCTTGAGATCTATATGTCGGAAGAGAGTAGAATACTTGAGTTATTTATACATCTTACACAAAGAGTTGAATATAAGCTTATAGATAAAGGTAATAAATTTAGAGTAGTAAAAAATACGAAAGCTTCACTTAAAGATAAAGAAGTCTATTTGCATATGATTGAGTACATTAGTAAAAGAATAGTTCTAGATGCTAATATAATGTACCTAGAGAAGCTAAATGAGGCTGTTAATATGTATAACTCAGAGAAACCAAAGAATATAGAAATGGTTAATGCATACGAAGACTATGCCGAATGGTTTACATCTAATCTATCTAATCTAGATGGTGGGAAGATGCTTTACAACTATCTGAATTTTAAAGGAGAAGAAGGAGAAGATTTTCCAAATGAGTTTTATTACTTATTTAAACACGAAGTAACCCATATGAATGATATTATGAGTACACTTGAACTTGAAGACTATCAGTTTTTCTTACGTATGTTTAATATGAATAGATTTAAATTATATTCAGGTTACAACGAAGAGCTTATAGAGAAGGTAGTAAACAGAGTCCAAGATGATAATAAATTCTTTCTTATGGAATTTGGGTTATCTACTGATACATATATTACATTAAACTTATCTTGTTATCCTTATATATAATAGGGTGATATTAAAAGGTAAATGGACGTAAAAATACTTACAACTTCTAAGTCAATTAGAAGGCACATTACCTTTTAATAAATAAAATAAACCCGAGTTACAGGATTAAAGGAGGAGTAACAAATGAGTAAGAAAGAAGTAAAAGAAATTAAGAAAATTGGTGGAGGAAATGGAGCACCTGAAATTAAGGAAACTAAAAAAGGTATTTCTATTCCTAAGGCAGAAATTAATGAAATCAAAGTTCCTAAGGTAGTTATCGGAGGTCTTAATGAACCACAAACTAAGAAACCAGTAGGAGACGACTTCGTTAAATACGGAGAAGAAACACCAAGAAATCCATTCAAGAAAACACTAGTTGTAACACAACCAGATGTAAGATTTGTAGGAAATATAGAAAGTGCAACAGACACTACTATAAACATTCCTCTAGATCTAGTATCTTTTATATCTTTACAATCAACTACTAAAGATATAGAAAGAGCAGTTAAATCAAGATTCCCAGTAGTTAAGTCAGTAGAATACGATGATGTTTATAAAACATTCGTAGCTGAACTTAAAATGAAAGAGTGTTTAAAAGACGAAACTCTTGAAACAGTTACTGATTACAATGGATATACTCCGTTATCAGCAGTTAACACAGAAATATTAACAGATGATCTTAAAGCTATATTAAGTCCAAACTATAAAACAGTTTGCACAAGAGGTAATAGCTTAGTATTAGTATTAGGAATAGATGAAATAATTTCTAATATCTTACTTAAAGAATACATTACTGGTCCAGATAAAGATAAATTAGATGTTGAAAAACATGTTACTTTATCTAGAGTAGAATATAAAAATGATACTATCTTCTACTTATTTGGATTTAAAGAAATGCCTAAAGAACTAACATTCTTATCTGACAGATCTAACTTCGTAGCAGTAAATATTAGTTGTACAAACGAAAGAGCTGCTGAAGTAATCTATTCTAAAGTATTAAAAGATATGGATCCTGATACTGAAGTTAAGTTCGTTGATGCAGCACCAATATTTAAAGAAGATGATGGACATAATCCAATAATCAAAAAAGACTATATCAACGGAAGAGCTGAAACTATTATGGAAAGTATTCCAATGGTTAAATTACCAGCAACTTACGAACAAGTGGATAATACTTATAAAAATCCATTTATGAATGCATTTGTTGGTACACAAGAAAAAGTGTTAACTGTAGATACAAAGAAAATTAAATCTATATTTAAACCACTTATACCTCAAGATGTAGTAATGGCATATCTTGTTGACGATGTACCTTACTTATTAGTAGATACAAGAATTCTATTTGCTAGAATTATAACTGAATCTATATTTGGTTTAAAAGCAAATATAATCACACAAGATAATAAAGTAGGTTACATACTACATATTTAAGTAGTAGCACCCTCTGTTTCATAAAAGAGACAGAGGGTTTACTATTTTTTTAACCAAACTCAAAAAGAAAGGAGAAATATCATGACTGTAGTTAGTATATCAAGTCTATATAATACACTTGTAGAAATAGATGATACGATAGGTAGACTTATAGATGATGAAGATTATGATGCATATGAACTTTATATGGAAGGACTTACAGCTATAATAAAGCCTATAATAGAAAACGATCTTAAAATAGTGAATGATGACGGGTATAGAAATGAAAGATATATTAATAAATATGTTAAAATAATAAATGATATTAGATATATAACTCGTAATGGTATGATGCATCCTTTACTAGGTGTACTAATAGAGTACGTAGAAGATTTTATTTACGGAGGTATGGGAAATGAAGACTAATTTAATGATGCTTAAAGATGGTGGACTTGATAGACTAATAAATCTTGTACAAGATAGATCTAAGTCTAGCATACTTAAAATAAGCTCAGATCTTGATATTTATATACTTTGGACTATAACTTATCTTGATAAGTGGAGTGTGCCAAATAATGCTTTAAATGCAATACTTACAACACCAGAATTTGATATAAATAAAATAAAAGAAGATCTAGATTCACATAAAAGTTATAGAGATCAACTAGCAACACTTGAAACATGTATAGAAAGAGTATTTAGACTTAAGAATTTCGATATGATAGAAAAAGATAAGCTCTCTGATGCTGATAAAGTATACGTAGAGTTATCAACAGAGATATTAGAAAAACTAGATACTATGTTAAGCTAGGTGATTACTATGACTGATCTGAATAAAAGAGTACTAGAGAGTAGTTATTTCTCAGTACTTACATATGAGATATTTAAGTCAATGTTTTCATTAGAAACAGATGCTAAAAGAATATACATAGATTTAAACCATACTGTATCTGTATTATTTAGAAATGAGAATGTTAATGATGAAAGAATAGTAGATCAAATAAGTTCTATAGTTGAAGACTTTATAACCAGATATTTAGAAAAAGGAACTCAACTTATATTTATCTACTATACAAAAAGTTCTATATATCACAGAAGTATTTACGAAGGATGGTGTAAAGAAAGAGATGAAAGAGTAGACTTTAATAAATCTCAGTTTTTAAAATCACTTATAGTAAATATAAAGAAAGCAAATTCAGATATAAAGAACTTAAAAGTAGTTAATATACATGGTGCACATGCATCTATGTATATACAAAAGATGGAAGGATCAAGTAAAATACCAGCTGTAGTTATATCTAAAGACGTTGTAATGCACTTTATAAAATCTGATAACTTATCTGTATTTGATGGAAAGAAGTATTATAACTTATTTGAAGAAAGACGTGAGTTTCCATTAGGAGCTAATGAGAAGATTATAACTCCTTATCTATTTAAGTATTATGTAACTCTATGTGGTGATGATAGAGATGAGTACTATGGATATAAAGGAGTTGGAATAAGAAAGTCTAATAGATATGTATCTAAACATGCGGTTGAAATACTTGGAGATCTAGAGCATCCATACAAAGAATTCATTGATAAATATAGTAAGTTATATGATGTGAACTCAATGATGGATTGGTATAATGACTTTATTGCTAAAATGAAGGAGGTAAAAAGTGAGTAGTACAGAAAGATATAGAAAAACTGGAGAAGCTTTTGATACATTAGAGTTAGTGTTTAGTAAAAATCCACTTAATAATGATAACGTAATTGAAACCATAACAGTATTTGACCCTAAAACTGGAAATGATAAATTAAAGTTTTACTATAATGCAAATGGATTTATAACTAAAATAGAAACATTTAGTATAGGACATGATGTAGAGCAAGGTTATGTAGGTTCACCAACTGGTATATTTCTATATACAGAGATACCAGATGGTAGTATAAGATGTGAATTTAAGTATTTAAGATCACAAAATAAACTTTATATGAAGGGGATAATAGTATTTGGTCTTAATAATCCAGTAGATGATTACAAGCTTATAAGATCTGCACACTATCTTCCAGATGGAGTTAATGAAGCAAATGTAATAGAATGGGATGAAGCAACAAGTAAATACACTTTGACTGAACATGAACTTGATAATGGTGTATCTAAAGTAGTTTTAGAAGCTAAGTTTGATCAGAATAAACTTCCAACTGGAATATGGAAGTTACATGCAAAGGCAGTAGATGATAATAGAGATATTATGGTTGAGATAAATACTCTTCTTCAAGATGTAGAAAATGGACACTTTGCATAATATAAGATATCTAGGTAGAATTAAAAGTTCTACCTAGGTACTATTTATTTTTTTTTCGCCTACATAAAAACAAAACCTAGTATTTTAATAAATAAATTGACTAGGGGTATACCTTAGTAAGAAGGAGGAAAATATGATAGATAGAACTAAGGCAGATGAAAGTCTTGTTAAGTTTCTACAAACAGCTATGGAAAGTCTAGAACCTTTAGATTATGAAGGTAATAGACTTGAAGGACTTCAAGATGTGAAAGGTTTTGAGGATTATGAATTGGACGGTAAGAAGTTTGCAACAGATGTAGCAGTTGCGGTAACTATTGCTGGTTTAACAGCGATAGGAAGTTCAATATTAATTCCTATGATATCAAATATCGTAAACTATTTCGATAATTCTTTTAGTGGAGTTCAAGATACAGTAGTTACTATACCTGTAGTAGTGTCTGATGACATTCCTAAAGGTGTAAGAGACGATTATTGTGGATGTTTAGAAGTTTTATATGGAATGCTTATTAAATCTACTCTAGATGGAAAAACTAGAAGTGGTTCTGGAGACGTTCAAAGAATTATGAAAACATTACCTTTCTTAACTTCTAACGATAAAGTTAAAGTTTCTAAGTCAATAGCAGCTTTATCAGATGTAACAGGAAGACTTATTAAAGAAAAAGAAGGTTTAATGAGTACAAATGGTGCTAATGCTGTATCAGTATTTCTAGAAAGCGTTAAAGAATACTATGATGATTATATTCATAGTCCAGGAATGGAAGGAAATGATGAAGTATTTGTAAAAACAGGTAGATCAGGACTTCCTACATTTATAACAGTTGAATGCTTGGTTAAAAATGGATCTAAACTTGAAAAGAAAAAGATGCAAATTGGTATAAGATGTATAGCTAAAACTATTACTAAAGAAGAAACAGTTGCATTCTTTGTAAAACATAAACATGCAGTAGCAGAAGTTAAGACAGCTACAACATTATGGCAAAAAGTTAAGAATGTTGTAACTCTTTCTTTCTTAAGAAATAAAAACTCTCAATCAGAAGCTTCACCTGCAGTAACTAAGACATTAGAATCTATGTTAAATGCAGTTAAGAGTATAGATAAACCATTTGTTGCTATGCTTTTAAGTGATGAAGTAAGGGAGCTATTAAACGATAACGGACTTAATATACTAAATCCTAGTTTCGTAAGAGCACTATATGCTAAATATCCAATACTTTCTATAAGTTTCTTTGATGCTAACTCAGATACTTACTTAGTAAGCTTACTTCAAGACAGTGTATTCACTAGAAGATCAGCATCAGAACTTAACTCAGAAAGAGATAAGTATGAAAAAGTTATAGGAGATATGGTTAGAGCAAATAGATTAATTCAATAATGGAGGAGATATATGAATACTTGGCAAAAAGTTAGAAAGTATAAAAACATGTTTGTCGGTACAGAAGCTGACGAAACAGAAGTAGACGAAGAAATACTTCGTAATGAAACAGATACAAACGAAGAATATGATTATGAAGATGATCCGTTTAATATAGGAGCAGTTGATTTTGAAGATGGAGAAGATGATAGAACTAATCCTGATGTAGAAGACGAACCTACTGAAGATAATGAAGATGAAACAGAAACTGAATATGAAACTGAAGAAGAATTAACTGCTGATGAAGAAGTAGTTAAAGAAGAAGCAAGATCTGCAAACCTTGTAAAACTATCAGGATCTCATATTAATGCATATGTTACTAATATGGACCATGTACTTACTACTGGTATGATAGAAAGAACTGGTAATTTCTCAGCAAATGATTACCAAGTTAGATTTATAGAACCAGCAGAAGAAATAATATCTAAATGCTTCTCAGATGATGAAGTTGTAGATAAAATAAAAGCATTTAGAGACTTACTTGATAAGAAACCTATAATGGCTAAACTTGCAGGAAATGAAACTAATCCTTTTGTGTATGAAGGATTACAACTTGCTTATATTTTAACATTAATGTCTGGTCTTGCACTTGTTGGACCAAGTCTTCAAATAAACGGAGGACTTGCTGATACTGCAAAACACATAAGCTTTAAAACATTTGGTGAACTAGTGGAAGCTTTAGATAGTATACTTACAGTTAAAGCATCATTAGGAACTAAAATATACTATACAGATAGCATAGTTGATATAGCTGATAATACAGAAGCTTCTATATATGTAAATATACAAGAAGTAAATCCTGCTATTGGAGGACCTGCATCTGTACCAGCTGGTGAATCTATCGGTAACATAATAGAAATAAGAAATAATGGAGGACTAATGGACTATCTTATAGTTATGAAAGCTTTAGAAAAAGTTTCATCTATAGGATCTAAATTAGAACTTACAGATATGGCAACTAAAGTTTTAAAAGCTGCTGATGATATACTTAATATAGATATACAAGGTGGCGACGGAGAAGAAAAACTTCAAACTATAATTGAAACTGTAAGAGGTGAAATTATAGCTAAGATAGAAGGAGATGCATTACTTGATGATACATCTAGTATAGATACTGCTACTGCTGCTATACAAGTAGAAGATGGTGAAGAACCTACTAACACTGATGAAGGTAATGAAGATGATGTTGAGGGGGAGCCTAAAGTCCCAGACATAGAAGACTTAGAAGGAGTTGAATCTCTTGTCACAGGGACAGAAGCTGAAGAAGTAGGAGCAATGGTTGCATTAACTACTGGACTTAAAAATATAATTCATTCTAAATATGTTAAAATAGGTGTAGCTGTTGCAGGAGTTTATGCTTTATTTAAAGGAATAGGTAAACTTATTACATATAGAATGAAAAAGAAGATAAGTGAGTCTGAAAAAGCTTATAATGATAAATATAGTATCAAGTTTAATGATCGTAAAGAATATGGAGAATTCTTAAAAGCTGAAGATAGAGCTATTAAATCGTCAGCTTCTATACTTCAAAAAGAAGTTAATAATAAACTACCTTTATTCTTATTAATGTGTAAATTATGTGGTAAAGATATTAAATCTGATTTATCAAGAGTATTCTCTCCAGTTGAACTTAAAGAGAAGTTTAATAAATCATTTCCAGGAGAACTATTACTATGTGCTAACAGATATGTTAAGACGGGTGTTGATATTCAGTTATTATCTTACTTCTTAGATAAATCTAAAGTTGTAGTAACTAAAGAAAATAACGAAATAAAGATTTACTGTGGTAGTGACGAACTTAAAACTCAAATAGAAATCAATCTATCTGCTAAAGGAGTAGACACTTTATTTGATCCAGGTTTAGTTAAAGCTCTAAAAGACATGGCTAATAAGTCTTTCGTAGAAGGAGAAGACTATAATCCAGGAGAAGATTTTCATCATATAATAGTTGACCATATGTTTAAAGAGTTTGAAAACTATGGAATGTATGCTAAAAAAGTATTCGCTGATGAAATGAAGAAGAACTATCCTGGTATAGTAGCTGATAGTTTCTTTATTGGGTATGTAGGAGAAGAAACTGAAATACCTGGTTACATATGTTATCATATAACATTAAAGAAACCTACAGAAGATGCTGTAGCTAATGCTGAACCAGTTGCTGAATAATAATTTGGTGTACTTAGATTAGTTTCTAGGTACACCACTTTACTTTATTTTTTCTGATAATTTAAAAAGGAGAGATAGATATGAGAAGTTCATATGAAGAGTTTTACGATACTGGGACAGAAGGAAGTATAAGTGAAGCACTTGCAGCTGTTGCTAGTTATGCTATAATAGGTGCAGTGATACTTGGTGTGGTTTATTTATTTGATAAACTTACTAAGAATAGACCTGATTTCGTTAATCCTAATAATAAAAATGAAATGAAACCTTTCTTCGATGCAGCTATTGAAGTAGGTGAAAATGAGATAAATGAATTCTATGATGAAATTACTGATGTATGTCATGAGGTTAGTCAGTACTGTGATAGTCGTAGATTTGCATCAGGATATCCATGTATAGATTTTGCTATGTTTTTAAATGAATATGACTTTAAAGTGGATGTTCATCCACTTGTAAGAAAGAATACTTTTAGAGATACATTTAAATATATACTAGCAAAAGGTAAAGTAAGTACTTCTAATAACGTATATCAAGGTCCAGTATACCTAATTCCAGTAAGTACATGTACTGGTATATCAGGTTATTGGGATGATGTAGTTGATATGATAGCAGATACAGAAACTACTATATTTGAAACTAAAGATGGAGAATATGGTATAAAATTTAGAGTTAGAAATAGAAAAGAAGTTACTATTATGAATGATCCTAAGATACTTAGAGGATTAAGTTCAGTCGGTGACATAATAAAAGCTGGACTTAATAATAACGGAGACTTATCTAAACTTAAAGAAAGCCAAGTTGAGGATATAATAGTGGATATTAAAAATAACTTAATAGAATTACTATCAAAAGAAATAGACAGATATAGAATATCAGTACAACAAGAGCTACATTCAAGACTAGGAGTTAATATATCTCCAGAACTAGACGTATCTGAATGGCTAGAAGGTGATTATGGCTGTACATATATACCAATAAAGCTTAAAGGAGGACTTAGATGAGATCGTCATATGAAGAATTCTATGATATAAATGAAAGAGTTGGTCAAGAAAATGTTGTATGGGATGTTATAAGTGGAGTATTTAAAGCTGAACCAATAGCAGCAACTATTACTGTAATAGGATTTACACTAGCCGCAGGAATTAAAGCTTCTGATTGGTATCAAAAACATAAATTAGAAAAGGCTAAGAAAAATCATGAGGCTAGTACTAAGAAGAATGTTGATGGACTTATAAAATATGCTGAATATATAGTTAGAGATGAAGTAACTGAGTGTATGGATGCATGTAATACACTTGCTTCTCAGGTTGCAAGTAAGGCACTTGCTGATGCAGAGAAGTATTATACAGTTCTACCATTCTTATTTAAGCTTAATAACCGTAAAATAAAACTAGATCCAAGTGTTATTAGTAGAAAGAATGAAGTACTTAATAAATATGATGACTTAGAAACTGGTAAAGATCCTCGTGGGTTTGCTTGGTTTGATGTTATGATGTCGTATGATACAGATTACGATATATCTAATATAGAAATACGCTTAACTGAGATGAAGGATGGTTCTTATGGTATTATTATCAAAGGTAAATCTAAAACAGCAACATTTACATCTAAAGAAACATATACTAAAGATCTAGGTTTCTTTGGTGAAGCTATTGATAAAGTACTTAAAGACTTACAGAAATCAACAGACGTTGATGATGCGGATGCAATGGTTCAATGGTTAGAGGGTAAGATATATGACTGGGCATACGAAGACTTTGAGGTTTTACAAAGTTTATTTGCAAAAGAGCTATATAGAAGACTAGACATCCTTAGGGATGACGATATGGCTTATAAGATAATTCGTACTATTCCTAGCTATCCAATTAACTATGTTCCAGTTCTTTATAAGGTTAAAAAATAAATGCCTTATATATCATCACTTGAGTTACGTACACTAATATGAAGTAAACCTACTCCCTAGTCGGAGTAGGTCTATTTTGTTCCACAATATAGTGTTTTGTAGCTATTTTTAATAGGAGGTTTATATATGTTTAGTGTGTCGGAAGTTATGAGTAATATCAATAATAGAATTTATCCAGACGTTATTGATAGTATAAGAAAAGACGGAGATCTATTTTTTAAACTGGTAGAGAAGGCAATTATTGACAGAAAGAATATGGATGAGAAATCTAGTGTTTCTTTTGGTCTAACTCACAAACTTGTGAACTTTGAAGAATTATTCTTAGAGGACATGGAGAATAAAGAAGGTTTTTTAATTGATTTAGACGTAGACTACACAGATCTACATAATGAGAGCATGTTTCTTAATACTAAATCTATCTACTCTTATAAGTATGGGATTAGTAACAAAGACCCTCAAGAGGTACAAATAAAAAGATATAGCTGTGAATGTGGTGAACTTGAGTCTCCTATAGCTGGTCTAAGGTGTGAGAAATGTGGAACTTATACAGATATTAGACTATGTAAAAGAGGTTGGTTTGATTTAGGAGTTTACAAGATATTTAACCCACACTATTTATACCAATTATTATCTGCATCAGCTGGAGCTGCAAATGATATGTTGGAAGATATGTATACATTCAGTCATTTAAGAAAGATCAAAAAGGAAAAAGACAAAGATAAAGGGGAAGTTGTAAATATTTTTGATCTTCAAGACAGAGATACACTAATTGACTGGATAAAAAGATATGTTCAAGAAGACAAACAGGAATACTTCTTGAATAATATTGACGCAGCTATGACTACAAAGTTTCCTGTATTCAGTAAGGACTTTAGACCATTTAGAGTTACTTACAATTTGCACCAAGAACCAAGAATAGAGTCACATGAAGTAAATCAAAAGTACAGACTAATGAATGATAAGATTCGTGAGATACGTAAAAGGGAGGATAGTATTGATGAACTTATTCAGAATGGTTATGTTACTAAGAAGAGAAGAGGTTATGAGATATTTCAACTTCTTAAAAGTATTCAGAAGTTATCGTATGATATACATGAGATGACTTTAGATGGGATGAAGGATAAGAATGATGAAATTAGACAGAAATACGGTTCTACTCGTGTTCCGTATAGTTCTAGAATGGTATTAGAGTCTTGTCTTAATATATACTCAGATGAGATTATAATGCCTTATAACATATTTGGTGAAAAGATTAGTGGCTATTATAGAGATTATCTTGATAAACACGGAGTTACACCAGAAGCTATTAATAGGATGATGTCTAATGCTCCAAACAAAGCAGATAAAGAACTTCTAGATAAGGTTTTAGACGATATGATAGAAGATAATGTTAATTTCTGCTTTGGTTATCGTCCTCCTAGTATATACAGAAGATCTGCAGTCGGTCTTAAGATAGTTGGACTTACAGAACATGAGGTATGTAAACTAACTGAGATAACTATAGCTGTATGTCTAGAAGGTGATAAAGACGGAGATGCTTTCACAAGCTTTATGTTCCCAAGAGAATACAATGTAATAACTTATTTTGCACATCATCCGTCTGGAATTGCATGGAATCCTATGACTGGTGTTGCTAATAAGAAGTATGAACTTCCAGAATCACTTTACTTAATTGACTATTACTTACTTGGTAAGTACAACAAAGATGAGGAATGTCTAATAGAAATAGATAATCCTAAAAAGCTTGTGTCTAAATATAAGTTAGAAGAACCTAAACTTATACACGAGCAAACTACATTTCCTAGAAATAAGGAAGATTTGACTATAAGTTTAAGAAATGGACTTATATATCTGTAGTTAGATATAATAGAATGAAAAATAATGAGCTTACTTTATAATATCAATTTATAGAGTAAGCTTTAATTATTTTTTAATCCGCAAATTATGAAAGGAGAAGGACATGAATATTAAAGAGATTAATGAAATTGTATCTGGATTGGAGAGTATAGTTTATAATAAGAAGAAAACTATATCCAAAAAAGATGTAGATTTGGTTTTAAGAGCACAAGAACTTCTTATGGTTGCAAATAAAAGCTATTATATAGACTCAGAAGAGTTTATAACTGATTTTATGTATGATAAGCTTAAGAAGTTAGTAATGCAAGTAGAAGAGGCTCATAGTGACCTTAAAAGCAGTGTAGGAGACACTATAGGTGCTGGTGTTGTATTTGGTACAAAGGTTAAACATGTAGTACCAATGTTATCACTTAGTAATACATATAATATAGAGGAACTTAAAGACTGGATAGATAAATCTGGTGTAAGTGGAGACGATATAGTAATTGAGTCAAAGCTTGATGGTTGTAGTATAAGTTTAACTTATAAGAATGGAAAACTTGTACAAGCATTATCAAGAGGTGATGGAGAAACTGGAGAAGATGTTACACAAAATGTAATGCAAATAAGATCTATTCCAAAAGAAATATCACTTAAGGATGAAATAACTATAAGAGGTGAAATACTTATGAGTTATAAATCTTTCCTTGATAATAATAAAACACTTGGAGCTAAACCTTTTGCTAATCCAAGAAATGCAGCAAGTGGTACATTAAGACAGAAGGATCCTAAGGTAGTTGCAAGTAGAAACTTAGATGCTATGATGTATCAAATTGTAAATCCAAATAAATTCAATCTTAACTCAGAAAAAGATGTAATAAATATGCTTCAAAAGCTTGGATTTAAAACACCTTATTTATTTACAAGAAAGATTGAGGAATATGAAGAATTTCTAGACGATAGAGAAGTGTCTAAGGATAGTAAGGAGTTTCCTTGTGATGGGCTTGTATTTAAAATTAATAGTTTTGCAGATCAGTTTAGACTTGGTGTAACTTCTAAAGCTCCTAGATATGCAGTTGCTTATAAGTTTCCACCTAAGGAAGTATCTAGTAAGTTAAGAAGAGTAATATTTCAAGTAGGAAGAACTGGAAAACTTACTCCAGTTGCAGACTTTAATCCAGTTGTAATAGATGGAACAGTTGTAACTCATGCAAGTCTACATAATATAGATTTCTTGCTTGAATCTAAACTTAAAATAAATGATGAAGTTTATATAGTTAAAGCAGCTGAAATAATTCCTCAAATAACTGGATATAATAAGAAGTATAGAGAGAAAGCTTTAAAAGATAATTCTTTATTTGACATAGATATACCTACTAAATGTCCTAGTTGTGGAAGTACTCTTGTTAAAAACGGAAAAGAACTTACTTGTGAAAACACTGACTGTTTTGATAGAAGACTTGAAGAGTTTAAGTTCTTTGTATCAAGAGATGGAGTTAATATAAGTGGAATAGGTCCAGCTATACTTAGAGACTGTATGAATGAAGGACTTATTAAGAACTTCGTTGATATATTTAAACTTAAGAATAAATCACATATACTTTTAACATGGAACGGATACTCTGAAAAGACAGTTGATAATATTGTAAAAAGTATAGATGATGCTATAGCAAATATGACTTATGCTGATCTTATTGGAAGCTTAGGAATTAGGCTAGTAGGAAATACAGCATCAAAGAAATTAGTTGCGGAAATACCATCATTTAACGAGCTTCTAGAGCTTATTAAAAAGGGTTCATATGAAAGAATACATAAATGTCTAGGAGGGGTTGTTGCAGGTCAAGCACTTATAGACTACTTTAAAAACGAAGATAATGTTAGGATGATGAGAGAGTTTGAAGCTTTTGGTATTCCTATGTCTAAAGAGAAACCAAATTCTAAACTAGCTGGAATGAAAGTTTGTATAACTGGTTCTCTTAAAGATATAAAAAGAGAAGAACTTGCTAAGAAACTAGATGATGAATATGGTATAATAGTTATAAATTCTGTATCTCCTACAGTATCTTATCTTGTAATAGGAGATAATCCTACAGAACATAAAGTTAAAAAAGCAACAGATTTAGGACTAAGAATAGTTAATTATACAACACTTCTAACAGAACTTCAAAAGGAGAATATGTCTCAAATTTAGACAATTTGACACGTTTTAATAATAAAATAAAAAGGACGTGAATAAAATGGCTAAAGAAGATAAAAGAACAGTAGTATTAAAAGGCAAGAATTATCCTAAGTATGAAGTTACTGATTCTGGTAAAATATTTAACTGTGAAACAGGAAGAGAGCTTAAAATGTTTGACGACGATAGAGGTTATGATTGTGTAGATCTTATGGATGGTGCAGGTAACCGTGTAAGAGGCAAAGTTCACCTTATCGTCGCTCATACATTCCTAGGTCCACAAGAAGAAAAAATGATAGTTAATCATAAGAATGCAAATAAAAAAGATAATAGAGTAAAGAACTTAGAATATATTACTCAAAGAGCAAATGTTGCTCATGCTCAAGTTAAAGTAAAAGGACTTGAATATATAGGAGAGGATAAGAGAAAGAAGATCAGAGAACTTCGTGAATCTGGTCTTACTCTTCCTCAAATAGCAGAAAAAGTAAAACTACCAGTATATGTAGTAAGAGATTACTTACAAGGTAAAACATATAAAGAATAAGGAGATAATTATGTCTATAAGAATTTACAAAAACCCAATAAGAGAGTACGATATGAGATCGGCTAATATCTCAGTACTTGCAGAAGAAGGATATATAGATAAGCTAACATATTTAGATATAGAAGAATCACCGAAACCTGTAAGAAATAAACTTATAGGTTTACTTATAAAGGACTATGAGAAGAGTGAGCTTTATGATATTATAGTTTCTAGTATAGATAAGTATGTAACTATGTTTCTTGCAGCAAATAGCATCAAAAAGAAAGACGTATTAGAACGTTCTCACGACGCTCTATTCGTACAAGGAACAGAAGATCTTCAAGAAACAGTCTTTGGAGACTATGTTGAATTTAGACTTAAGCATAAATATAGTCTACTTATAGAGTTTCCAGCTAATCCTAAATCAAGTACATATATTAAGATGTACAAAACCAATTCTGGAATAGATGTTAGATATGGTAGAATAGATAAGAAACATGAGTGTTATGGTGACTTGGTTAATCTTGTATATTTTATTTATATAGGAAAGAAATCTACATACTATAAAGAATTAAAGAAGTTTGTAAGAAAACTAACAAAAAGTGAAGACCCTCTTATACTTGGAGTAGATAATGAATATCTAAGTGAAGTATTTAGAGAGATTCCATTTGTATAAATTAAAAGGAAAGGAGAATTAAAATGGCAAGACTGGAGTATTTTACAAATGAGGTTGAGGTAGAGGATGATTTATTAAGAGGTATTATTCTTATGGTTTCAAAGAATTATGCAAAAGAGGCAGAGATATCAACAGACACTATAACATTACAAGAATGTTCTTGGATATTAAATGCTTCAACAGGAATACTAAATGATCTACTTGAAAGACTTTTAGATCATAGTGCACCACTTAGTATGCTTTATAAATGGAAGTTTAAACTAGATGGTAAGGATTTGATTATTAAACAGAAGGATATATGTTCAAGTTTACTTGTAAATGGTGCAACTTTTTATGTAGGTGTTGTGCCTCTTGAAAATGACTTTGATACTATTGGTTTAATATCTAAAAATTTAACTTCTATAAAGAAGAACATTTCTAAATTAAAAAGAAATAACGGAGGAGCAGAATATTTAGGTGTACGTAGTCTTATAGATGGAAATATAGTTGATTATTTGATTAAGGTTAAATACATTTTAAATAAATGTAGAATATAAATTAAAAAGGAGATGTGAAAATTATGTCAAATTACAAAAGTTTAAGAGATTTTAGTTATGAAATTACAGGAGAAAGTGGAAGTATCTTAGATGCCATTATCAAAGGATACGTTAAGTATTATATTGATGAAGGTGTGCTTACATGTTCATCTGAATCTGCTATTATAAGTATAGCTGAATCAGCTGTTTATACTTTAAAGGAATTCTTAGGTATAGTTATAGATAAATGCTCTCATGAATATACTAACTTAGGAGTAGGAACTGTACACAAAATGAAGTATTCTATAAGTACTAAAGATATAAAGATTGATACTTATCTACCTATAGATGTTAAAGACCTGATGGATTTAAGAGTTAGTGGACTTCTATCTCATATGAATTTATTTATTCCATTAACTCCAGAAATTGAAGGATTTAATGAGGATATGAATGAATTATCACTTATAGAAATACAAAATAACGTTCCAAAGATAATAGAACTTGTAAATAAAGTTGCAGGTGAAGATGCTACTATGGAAAGAATAAATGATGTTAGCAGATTATTTGGTATATATCATGTAGACTTTACTGTTCCAGATTTTGATAATAAGAAACTTATAATGCTTGTAGTTGATAATATTACTTCTGAAATAGCTAATGTTTCAAATGATAATGTTGAAATAGAAGAGAAAGTTGTATATGAAGGATTTAACTTTCCAGAAGAGCAAGAACCAATAGAAGATTCTCATATTGTAGGTTATCTAAATATCATAAAAGAACTAAAGAAATCATTTGGATTTGCAAGTGCTTATGACGAGAAGCGTAACTATACAGTAGCAGAAGGTGGAGTATTTGGTCAAATTATAGATTTATCTATAATTAATTATCTTAATATAGAAAAAGAGTTTAAAGATATGTTTAAAACTCCTAAACTTTCAGATGCACTTAAAGTTATAGCACTTGCAACTACTGTATTTTGGGACTTAGTTGATGATATAACAGCAGATGGTGTTATAGTTCCAGACGATATTAAGTTTGATATAACAGCTACACTTTCAATAGATGACTATGGTTCTGTATTTATTAAAGTACCAGAAGTTCTTGAAAATGAGTATAGATTTAATGATGAAGTTATTTATTCATCAGAAGAAGAGTTATTTGAAAGAGTATGTGACTGTTTAAACTGTACTGCAAATGAGTATAATTTTAATGGAGATGAAAATTATGACATTAATATGCTTAAGATACTAGGAGCATATATTGGTTCAGACTTTGGAGTGCCTGTAATAGATTTTATAGAAGAAGTTAGACAAAAAATAATTAAAACACAAGATGAAATAAAATCTAAGGTTAATTTATTGTAATTTTATAAAACTGCTTAAAATGCCCTTATTTTCCAATATTTACTTTAAATCAATAATTATACATAAAATACAAAAGATTGGATTTTAAGGGTATTTTAGAGCATTCTAAGGTGTATTTAATAGGAGATGTATATGAAAAAGAGATTTGATTATTATGAATTTAGAAAGAATGTTACCAAAGAGCTTTTACAAACCACAATGGATGTAGATGAATATGTTTCTGCTGTAGTTTTAAATGTAATTGCAGTAAGTTATGTACCACTTGTTGCTATACTGTATATCGTATCACATATAGTTGCAATACTTGTATTTAGTTTATTTGAAGTAGATTATGTAAGTTTAACTATAGCATTTAATAAGCTTATAAGTTCTTTATATGTAGGTGTTACATTAGGATTTATCACATTTGCAGCACTTACAGAACTTAAACATAAAAGCCAAACACTTAGAAATTTAATGTTACCACCTGTTAGATTAACGCTTCTAGTAGCAGGTGAAATTAATACATTTAAGAAATATTCCTTAGGACTTATAGTACTTGCAACATTTGTATTTATTACAACGCTAGTTATTATGAGTTAGCGGAAATAAAAAGAAGCATTCCCGAATACTATTAATTTAGTATTCGGGTTTAATTCTTTTTTTTCTAGAATTTTCTCATTTCTTTTATCATCTTTGTATAAGCTTCTAATACTTTATATAGTATAGTTAGGTTAGCTTCCATCATTTCAACAAGTTTATCAAACTTCTCGATTTCCTGTGTAGTTCCATTAAGCTTATAACTAGCTGATATTATTGCTTTTGTAGTTCTCGATACAACTTTGTATTCTGAACCATTTAAAACAGTTACACATCTTTTTAAAGATTCAATTTCAGGACCTGCATTATCTTTCATATATTCTGCAAACTTTACTTTCTGTTCGTATGTCCAAGGAATAGTTCTTTTTTCAACTATTATCTCATCTAGTCTATCAAGAATAGAATGTCCATTTCTAGTTATGACAGATTTATAAATAACTGATAAATCTGTGTAGATAACTTTATAGAAGTCTTTAAGATATTTAACATCTTTTTCATCCATAAACTCATCTACTCTTGAAGTTTGTATTACAGATATAAGTGTAGCAAGTATCCCTAGTGCCATATTTGTAAGACCGAATATAGTTAAGCATCTATTAAACTTTCTAAATCCTTTCTTAAGCCATTTAGGAGCTCCTTCTACTAATGGATAAAGTGCCATAGGGAATGGAGCCTTATCTTTGGTATCAATTTCATACATATCTGCAACTACATCCATTCTATATCCCATAATACATAGTTTAAATATATTATTTAAAAGCATAAACTTTGGAGATACTACTTTACCTATAGTATCAGTTGCATCTTTTGCCATAAATATCTTTTTATCTATCTTCTTTATTATTTCAAAAGCACGCATTGCATGGTTTTGTAGTCTTTCAGGTATTCCTTTACCTATTTCAACTATATCCATAGCATCCTCAATTACTCTAAGATCAAGTGCACTAATACTGTGTTCTGTAGTCTCTTCTTTAATCTTCTTTATATCTATATTCTCAAGACTTTTAAGCTCATTTAAAGCAGCATTTACATGTCCTACTAGGAATCTAGTAGTAGATAGCTTACCCCAAATACGTTTTAAAAATCCTCCTTCATCAAAAGCAGATTCAAGTCCAAGACCTTCAATATATTCACTTATTTCATCTTCTTGCATATTAACTACCTTTTTAATATCTATCATATCTTACCTCCTTCCACTTAAAGGTGTAGTGATAAGATCTGAATCATATCCCATCATCTTAAGTACTTGATCTATAAGTATAAGTGACTTCTTATTCTCAGGATCGTTTGGTAAGTCTTTAAGTGATACTTCTCCTGTCTGAGATAACTCGTCTCTATATACTTGCTTTGCCATCATGTCGTGTGATGCAGCTCCTAGTAGTTCACGGTTTATAGCATATCCACCATGTGCTATAGTAGTTGCAATTTCTGTATCAGAGTGTTGTGCTTTCTTATCTTCACCAGTAACTTGGTTTGTAATATCACGTACTTCTGCTTTAGTTGCAACAGAAGACTCTTTTGCAGAGATTTGTTGATTACGTCTTATAGGAAGTATATAACAACAAGCTTCTCTTGCCATTATAATTCCTTTTGGATCATCTGGGTTTTGATCAAACACACGGAAGTGCTCTTGAATTATGATACGATTCTTCTTTATCATCTTCATAAGTGTTTGCTTAGTAGGTTCTTTTCCTGGGTCATGATAAAGATTTTGCATATTACACAAGTTTTCAATAAGCTCTTCATCTGTCATATCGTCCCATAGAGCTAATATTCTTTGCACATTAGTAGGAGATAACATTTCTATCTCAGATATTACATAATCCATAGTTGCCTGAAGTTCAGGCGATCTTTTACGCATTTGTATTTCCTCCTCTTTCGTTTTCTACTTCTAATTGTGCATCTTTAACAGATTGAGATATTGAAGATATAGTTTTAGTTACTTGATTTAGAGCGTGGTTAAATCCTTGTATAAGAACCTTTGTAGCTTTTATACAATGTGTAGCCATTCTACTAACAAATATAAAATCCCCACCTTCTCCACCAGGTACGTATTTTGTACTAGGTGCTTGAACTCTTGTTTCTGTAGCATTTTTAATGGCTTTATCTATATCTTCTTGCTTTGATTTAATTACATTATTCATACTTCTAAAAGTATTCTTTACTTTCTTTATATAGTCTTCAGCAAGATTAAACTTATTTGCTTTTATTTTATCAAGCATATAGTTTTCTATTTCTTTATCAGGTTTAGTTATATCCAAGTTGATTTCAAAATAGTCAAGTTCATATTTACCAAAGTCTATATAAGGTTTTGCGAAGTTTATTCCACTATCTTTATTCTTTGTAGATTCTATTATAGTATCAAATGCAGGGAAAGATCTTTGTGTTAGATTAGTTTTGTTACTATTTGGATAATAAGCCATAGTATCAAGAAGAGGTTTTGCATATCCTTCTTCATCTTTTACAAGCTTTCCATGTATTATAAGAGAGTAAACTCCACATGCTGTTCTATATAGAGCTAAGATACTGTCAAGATATTCTTTAAAAGGTTTATATTCTACAAAGTCTATCTTGCTATCTTCTATAACTTTAGTATACTCTTTACCAAAGTCTTCTATTCTAGCTTTATTTTGAACAGCTTCTGATATAAATTTATCAAGCTTATCAAGAAGAGGTTGTGACATTCTTCTTAATTTAACTTTTATGTACTTAGGTTTAACTTTCTCTTCTTTTGCTTTATCCTTAGCTCTCTTTACAGTCTCTTTGGTGTTATTCACAACTTGTTTAGTCTTTACTCCAAATATACCTAGAATAAATTCTATAAACTTAAAGAAGTAATCTATAAGTTTTGTAAAGAAACCTTTAATACCTTCCCATATCTTAGCAAGTACATTACCAGAGGCAGACTCAAGTCCACCTCCGATAATTGTAGTTTCTATAGAATAAGTATTAAGATCTGCTTTTGCTTCCTGTATATCAAGCTGGGATAGATTTGAATTTATAAGAAGGAGAGATTCTGATTCTATTATTTGAGCTTCAGATTCATAACCGTACTTAAATATCATAACTACCTCCTTAACTTTTTTCGTTTACACTACCCTTAAAATACTTATCTTGATACTTTTCCTTATACATATGTTCAGCTGAAGTAGAGGATTGAGCATATTTTATTCTATTGATATTGAAGTATACTGTAAATTTCTTTATAACGGTTTTAAATGGCATTATGTATTCATTCTTTAGTTTATTTACATACTCAATATCAACTTCACCACTAGTAAACATATTAGCTAATATGTTATCTATTTCATTATCAGTAAGTCTCTTAGTGTATAGATATTCGAAGTACTCTATTGTGTCTATTATAAGTTTGTAGAATAACTCACATAATACAAATGCAGGTGAATTTCTAAATGCAGCAATACAGTCAACTCTCTTATCTTTAAACCAATCAATAGGAGCTTGTATAAGTACACGGTACAACTTTAATCCGCCAGTTTTATCCATAGAATCTATAGCTTTTTGTACAAGTCCATCTTTAACGTCTTTTGGACTGGCTATTATAGTAGACATAGACGCCTTTTCATCAGCACCTAATTCCATAAGAGAGATTAGGTTAACAACAGCACCTGCTCCGCTATTACATATATTTATTAAAGCAGACATAGCTCCATTTGCATTACTGTCAGTTCTTTCAGAAGAAGCTTTAGTCATTTGTAAGAACTTTTTAGCTCTTTCCAAATAAGATTTCATACTACCACTATAGTTTGCTATAGGTAGAACTAGAGCCATGTAATATGTTGAACCGCTGCTTTTATGATATTTCTTGTCTAGATATTGATGAAGTATATCCATAGCTATATTACGTACAGAGTACTTACTGTTATTAAGAACGTCAGCATCTACAGCTTTTATACCATCGTCAGCTTCAAGTCCTCCACCTCTTACAGGTCCTAGTTCATCTTTTATTCTTTTAATAATTCTATTTCCTAATTCTTCATTAGATGCATCTGGAGTTTTAGCACGTTCTTCTTCACATATCTTAACTACATCATGTACAACCCCTACACTATTTTCAGCTTGGTTAAGAACTTTATTCTTTCTCTTGAATAAGTTCTTAAGCCATTTACATGCTTTAAGTACATATTCTTTAAGAGCTTTCCACATCTTAGCCATTTGATCTTTTATTCTTTTTAAAAGACCAGGTTTTTTAGCTGTAGCTGCATCTGCTTCTGTTGCAAAAGTATATTGAGTTGACTCTATTCCAAAGTCAACTACTGCTTTACCAAATTCAGAATCAGCTTCAGACATATCAAGAGATAAAGCTAAGCTTTCTATGTCTGATTCAACACCAGCAAGTATTTCACTTGCTGGTTTTTGTATTAATCCAATTGAACCTGTTTCATTTAAACTGAATTTAAAATTCATTTAGTTCCTCCTTTATCTGTAATCCATATAATCATCCATCATTTTCTTAGTCTTTCCTAATTTACCTCTGAATGATTTATTGAATATCTTCATCATGTCCATTGATGCATTAGAGAGATGTTTTAAACACTCTCTCATTACAGAGATTCTTTCTTTATGAACCTTCATTTTATTTTCATAGTCACTATCAAGACTACTGATATTATTAAACTGATCTAGTACATTTATTGAACTTTCAACATGTTCAATATTGTAATTTTGATTATCAAGGAACCCTACTATTCCATCTATTCCATCTTCTGTTGCAGCAGTAACTTTATCTAATTCCTTAAGTTCGTCTTCATTGAACTTACCATCTGGCCCCATTTTTACAACTACTTTAAGTTCTACAAGAAGGTCTTCTGCATTCTTATCAGTTGCATATTTTGAAGTTTTGTTTTCTATTGCTTTAACATATTCTAAAACTTTATTCAAATCATCGTAGTTTTCATCGGCACCTTTTACTGATTCATAAAGGTTTCTCAATTCTTGATCTTCTCCGTAGAATAATTTAAGCATCCCTTCTATAAGAGTAGCTGTTATCAGTATATTTGTAACAGGTTTCTTCATATTATCAACATGAGGTATTTCCTTTGCTAACGCATTGGTTCTAGGGTTTACTCTAGAAGAAACGTCTTCATTTAATATCCAAGCTGTTATAGTAAACTCAGATAGCTCATTTTTAATAACACCCATAACTTCAGTCATTATTTTAGCAAGTTCTTCATCTGACTTGCCTTCAGCTATCTTTTTATTACCTTTTATTAACTTAGCACACATTTCAGTTATTTCCTCAATGTATTCAGCTGTGTTTACTTCATACTTTTTCTTAAGCTCTTTATTTTCATCTATTAATTTATTTAGCTCTTTTATTAATTCTCTTGCAACTTCAGATTGCTTTTTAACTTCTTCTTTTTCTCCAAATATCTTTTTCTTAATCCATTTGAACCCTGATTTTATGAATCCTATGATTTTAAAGAATAAGTCCTTTATAAACTTCCACATTTTCTTATACCAAGGGTCATTAGAATTTCCTTCATCTGACTCTGTTCCGAATGCAGTAAAGTTAAAATCAATCATAGAACTTCTAATATCATATGCAAGTTCAGATAGTTCAAAATACGATGGAGTACTATGGTTTAATGATTCAAGCCCTGCTGTAATGTTTACAGAACTCGATGGTATCATATTGTAGTCATACTTAAACTTCATTATATTCCTCCTTAATTAAACTTTCCATTATCAAGTTTATCTATCTCAGCAGATGCTCTTTTTATAGTAACAAGTGAGTTTTTAAATGCACTTAATATAAGTTGTGATGCTTCAAACGTTAGCTTAAATAACTCTTTTGTATTTCTAAATATTTCTTCTGCATCAACAGTTATTATTTTTTCCTTCTTAGCTATACTCTTAACATCTAACTTATTTACATCTCTTGAGATAGAAGACATATCTTTTTCCATTGAGCTAAAGTAGTTATTTATTTCAGGTAATAGATATATAGTAGTTCTATACTTCTTTCTAAATTCATTTAATGACTTATCTATAACATATCCGTCTTTATCTAAAGAGAATTCATGTGTTACCTTTTTAAGTAAATTAGCCCCTTTATTCTGTACAGATTTTAAGAAGTTAACATGTCTTCTACAGAACTCTATTTGCTTAGCAAAACTAATTTCACTATCTTTATTTACACCCATTGATGCAAAAAGTCCACGGCTTTTATCCATTTCCTTACGCAAGTCCTCGTAGTCAAAATCTGTAAGTGGACCAAATGTTATTCTTGTAAGTGTGTATATGTTTGCATTCATGTCAACTAGTGCATAAGCTGGAGATACTAAGAACATACGTTTATCTAAAGTTGTAAAATATGGTACAACTGTATTAAAATGTTCAAACTCTTTCTTAGGTATCTCATTAATTCTTTTTTCAACGTCATCATCAAAGACATAAACTTCAACCTTCAAGTTTTCACCTTTATTAGCTATAGACTTAGCTATCTTTTCAGCAACTCTATTTCTTTCAGCAACAGAAGTTTTACTATAAATAGGACTCTTATTAAGCTTTTCTTTAGCTATAAGTAATATAGAGTCATAGTAACTTTTGACATTATCTCTATTGGGTACAATAGCTCCACTTTCTATTTCATCATGTATTCTGTCTCTTTCGTCTGTTTCAGGTGATGGTCTTTCTTTAACTATCTCAGTGTGTATAGTTATAAGTGACTCCATTTTTTCCTCTTGATTTGCAACAGGTGAGTCGTCTCTGAAGAATATTCTTTTAAGCCATCTAAACCCAGCAACAAGATATGAACCTAATTTAGTAAACATGTCTTTAATCCATTTCCATAATCTTACATACCATGCTTCTTTAGTTTCTGATGTTTCTGGTTTATCTTCGTCTGCTTCCATTCCTTTTGAAATTTCAAAAGTGTCTATCATACAAGACTCGAAAGCAAATTTACAGTCTTGTAATTCAATAGCTTCTAAATTTGAATCTATAACAGATTCAAGTCCAGAGCTTATATTTATTTCTTTTGCTGGTATTAATCCTTGTTCATATTTGAACTTCAAATTAAGCACCTCCTTTAAAGTTTTCTTTCAACTTTATTATGAAATTCACTAGCGTTATTTCTTAGCTTCTTCATGTTTGCAGAACCAATTAACTTCGTAGTGATTTTACATATATTTCTAACCTTAGAAAGAGTCTCTGTAACCATTTTTATATCTTCTTCTGTTATATTCTGTGGTCTTTCTTTATCAAGCTTATCTATTTCATCCATAGATGTTTTTAGATTAGTTTTAATATCTTTTATCCCAGACAGTATTCTATTAGAGATAGTTTCACATTTTACCATGATAGCTTTCTCTTCTTGTGTAAAAATTGTCTCTATAGTACCATTTACTATCTTAACATCTATTGATTTATGCTCTAACTTTATAGATGGTTTAGACATATTCTTAAGAACATTTTCTATATTATTTAGATTAGCTTTATCTTCATCTGTGAATTCTTTATTTACCTTATATTTACCAAAATTCTCTATACTATATAGAGTACATAAGATATATGCACATACATAAGCAGATCTTGCAAATATAAGCATATTATTCTTTATGACATCTGAACTTGTGAATGATTGTACCCACATATCGTCTTGTATTTCTTCGTATCTAGAAATCATACCCTTATCAAATATGTAGTAAGATAAGTGTGTGTTTATTACACTTCTTTTTAATTTTCTTTTTCCAGAATCCTCTTCAGTTACATCATTGAGTATAACGTCTTTTACTTCATTTTCCATTTCAGATTGGATGTCTTTAAGAGTTTCTCTTAACTCGGATTTATTTACTTCTTCATCTATATGTTTAGAGACACTCTTACTTATTTCACTTTTACTCATTCCTTCTGGTTTATTTTCTATATCTTTTGACACTTTGCTTATGGTTTCAGTTTTTGCTTTAACTTCTTCTTTAGCAACCTTAGCCATTTCTATAGTACCTTCTTTATTAAACTTAGAGAATATCCAGTTCCATAAAGATATAAGCCATCTACCTATTGCCTTGAACATAGCTTTAATCTTTTCCCATAACTTCTTGTACCAAGGATCTTCTGCTTCAAATCCTTTTGTATTAGAGTAGATGTTAAAATCTATCATACAAGATTCAAATGCTGCAAGACTTTCAGATCTTTCAAGTTCATATAGGTTAAGGTCATAAGCTTCAGTGCCTACAGAAAAAGAGGGAGCACTTAGGCTCCCAACTTCATATTTAAATTTCATAATGCATCACCTATTCTGTTCTATCAACATCTAAGCTATTATAATTATTCTTAGTAACTCCACTTCTAACTCTAATATCTGATCTTATATACTTAAATAAGACTTTAGATATAGAAGCTATTAATCTTCCAGATGTTTGGAAGTTTTTAAGTATAACTTTAGGATCTTTTCCATCTTTTATATAGCTTTCAAAGTCAGATTCTTTAAGAGATTTAGTTTTTTCTCTCACTCTTTTTAGAGCTTCATCTGATTCTGTCATGAACTTATTAAGATTATTAGCAAATTGAACAGTTTCTCCGTAAGTTTTATAGAACTTATTAAGCTCTTCCTTGCTTATCTTGCCATTTTCATTAAGTATGAATTCATATGTTATTTCTTTCATAACAGGCGATCTATCTACACTTTTAAGATTCTTTTCTACTTCAGTTAGTAACTCAACTAATGGTTCTAGTGTTCCGTTAGTTACATCTGGTATGTCTTTATCTACTTTTATACCATAGAAAACTTCCATAAGTGATTTAAGTGCATATGCTGGATACATAACTACAGTAAATAGTCCACTGTGAGTAGTATTATTATTTGAACCACCTCTGTAGATGTTACCACTGTTTTGGAAGTTTATTCTCTTTGTAATTTCATCATTGAATATCCAGAAATTCATAGATGATTTTCTTTCAACTACAGCTTTTACAACTGTATTTACTATTTGTACCTTTCTAGCAGTCGGAAGCTTTGATATAGTTGGGTGTTTCTCTATATTCTTTCTAGCAAGTTCTTTTATGCTTTCTGTATTGTGTTGTCTTCTTGCTTGTGGACCCACTTTTTCAAGTTCCTTTGGTTTAGCTTGTTCAGGTGGTTCAGTTGGTTCAGCCGCTTTAGGTTCTTCTTTTGCAGTTTCAGTAGCTTCAACCTCTTTTGCAGTATCTTCTATAACAGCAGCTGTTTCCTTAACTACTTCATTCACCTTTGCAGGAGACTCAGGATCTCCAAAAAGTTTTCTTCTGATCCATCTGTATGCACTTACAAAGAAGTCTGATATTCTTGACCCAAGTGTCTTTATCCATTCGTAAAACTTTTTATACCAAGCTTTTTTATCAGAAGAACTAAGAGTTGCAACTGCATCTGCTTCCATAGCAACTACTTCATTTTCTAATTGAAATGTGTCTATAACGCAAGACTCTAGTGCTGCATAATTTTCACTAAATTCTATATCTTCAACGTTTCCATCTATAATAGACTCTAAACCTAATTTAATAGAAGACACATCTGAGAATACGTTTGACTCATTATATCCGTACTTAAATATCATTAATTACCTCCTAACGTAGCATCTGTTCTAAGTATAGTTTCTATCTTTGTAACATTTGACTTAGATAGTAACTTATAAACAAATGCACATTTATATTTTGTATTATATGTTTACATATTGATATCTTACATGAGTCTTTAATACCTCTGTTTAAAAAAGAGGTAGTGTCGGTATAGAGAGAATCTATACCGACTAACTTAGCCTCATATTTAAATATCAATATGAAACACTACCTTTATTTATTAAGCTTGAGCAGCATTGCTTATGATTTTAGCCATAGTTTGCTGTCTTATAAGATTTATTCCGTTAAATCCTATAGTCTTTACAGAAGTCAATATACCTTTTAAGTTTTGATGAACTCTTGTATCGTTATTTGCTCCTGGATCTCCTTTTTTAAGGAAGTTTAAGTTTTCTAAAGTTGCTATAACTTTAGTTACTGATTTCATGTAGTTTTTACAGCTGTCTGCTAGATTTGCTATATGATTACTTAAATCACTAGATTTAGTCATTTCACTAGATTTAGCAAATGCATTATAACTAGATTTATCTAAAACTCCATTTTTAACAGTAAATTTAATCTTGTGTTCTTGCATTTTTATAACAGGTTTAGATGCAGCTAAAGATTTAACATCATTTGATATAGTTGTAACACTTTGGTGTATATTAGAATATTCATCTAATGTCATGTCTTTATTTGTGTTAAGTAATCCTTGGAAAGAATCTTCATTCTTTATTTCTAGTCCAAATAAAACATGTAATAAAGAACCTATAGTTAACACAACTTCAGCTGTTAATTTTGCTCCTATTCTTAAAGGTGCTTGAACGTTGTGAGTGTTATCTTCTTTAGATAATGCTTCAGCTCTAGATGCTAACTCTCCAACATTTTTAAGATTAGTTCTTAATTTTTCTATTCTACCTAAAACTTCAGGAGCAAAAGTGTAATATCTGAACTCAATGCTTCCATTAGTTGGTGTATTAAGTATTTGAGATTTAGATACTATTTCTTCAAATACTTCGTCTTTTATCTTAGCTATAAAACCTGATATTGCTTCGTATTCTTTTTTATCTTTAAGCTCTCCAATGTAGTTAGATAATATTTCTTTAACTTCATCTTCAGATAAACCATTCTTTTTAACAGCTTCTTTTACTACAGCTTCAGTTAGTTCTGCTTTAACTTCAACTGTTTTCTTAGCTACTTCAGCAACATCGTTAGCTCCACCTTTTCCGAATTTCTTTTTAACCCATTCCCAAGCAGAAGTAAACCATCCTCCAATAGCTTTGAACATTCTTATAATAGCAGCCCAAAGTCTTTTGTACCATGCTTCTTTTTTAGCATCAGTTTTTCCTTCTTCTTTATTTTCTTCTTTTTTAGGGTCATCTGCTTCTGTACCAAATTCATACATAGTACCTTGACTTAGCAATACATTTATGTCTATGTCTAGAGATTCTATAGCAGATTTGTATTCACCTGATTCAACATCAAATAGGTTATCTTCTAACAATGCTTCAACTCCAGTTATTCCTGGTTCGTTATTTGCATCGAAATGAGTATCGTAACCCATTAAACTTTCTAATCCGATTCCAAATTTCATTAAATATCACTCCTTTATTTAAATTAAGTCCTTGCTTTGCATATACATGTTAGCAAGTAAGTATAAATAGATTCTTTTTCTAAACTCGATTCTTTCTATTTTAATAGTAGGATTTCCTTTAGAAATAAGAATATTTACCAATTTGTCTATTTCACTCATTATATAAGCCACATTTCTTGCTATACTCATAGTACGCAAAAACTCAGTTCTAAATGCCTTTACAGATATTCTAGAACCAATTCTTTTTATCCACTCATCAAGTATCATATTAGACACTTTGACTAGATTAGACTGAACGTTCTTCCAGTAATCTATTATAAGCTTACGTTCTGTTGCAAGCTCTAGATCTCCACTCATAGTAAATCCAGCCATCTTTAGAATAGCTTCACTTGGATAGGCAAGATTATCTATACTACGTTCACGAACAGATTCAATAACATTCACAGGAGATAAAACTTGTTTACCATCTTGTGTTTTACTGTATTGCATCATTATCTTAACGTCTTTATCATAGAAGTTCTTATAGTATTTTTGTGAAATAGCTTTAACCATTGCATTCATACGAGTAAGTATAGATTGCAATAGCAGTCTTAATGTCTTATCGTCGATATTTTTAATCGACAGTTCTTTTCCAAATTTTGCTATATACGTATCAACCTTCTTATTTACAACTGTTATAAGACTCATTCCGTAACGTTTAAAGTCTGTTCTATCATCTGCCGAATTCTCTAAAGTATAACGCATAATATTTCTATCGTAGTCACGTTTAAAGTATTTTGGCATTCTAGCAGAGTAGTCTAGCATAAATAAGAATACAAGGAATATCCTTGATCCAGTTTGTATATATGATATTAGTAGTCCCAATTTTAATATAGATGCAGAATTAGCAAACTTTGAATACTCAGGAGATTTCTTAACTTTATCCCAATCAGAAGAAGATAAGTGATAGCATGAGGCCATATCGTCTCTTACAGTACCACTTATCTTAAGTGTAGTATTTATTATACCGTCACTTACTGCCTGAATATTATTTTTAAAGAAAGCATTTATCTTCTTAGCTACTTCAATATCTCTATTAGGGACTTTACAAGCATTATAAATATCTATTATAACAGTAGATTTTGACATAGAAATTAAACACCTTCTTTATTATAAAGTTTATAATCCTTTAAATATATCTTTGAATAAGTCTCCAGAGTTATCAAATGTATCAGCTGTATTAGTAGCTGATTCCATTCCAGATGTTCCTATTCCCATCATAACAGTTTCAAAACCTATTTGAGCACCCATTTTTCTTAGTTCTGCTCTTACAGATTCAGCATGAGCTGCCATTTCTTGTAATCCACCAGTTACTAAGTCAGTATTTTGAGTGTAAGTTTCACCAACTGTAGAATCTTCTCCTATTTCATCAGTTTTAATTATGTTGTCAAATTCATCTGCTGCTTTTTCGAATTCGCTTCCGTGTAGATCTACGTCTGTATCAAGAGGATTAGTGTCTCCAGCTTCTCCAACTTGAGCTCCTTCTTCAGAATTTCCTCCAGCTGCACTTACATCTCTTTGAGCATCGTCTACTGGTTGAGGATCTTTAGGTAAAGTATCAGGTTGTTCCCCACCTTCAGGTACTTCAGTAGGAACTTCATCTGTTCCAGTTTCTTCAGTTTCTTCTACAGGTTCTTTAGTATCTTCTTCTGTAGGAACTTCTTCTACTTCTTCTTCCTCAGATTCAGTTCCTGGTAAGTTAGAGTTTTCTTCTCCAGATCCAGAGTCCCCTATATTTTCAGTTGAACCGTCACCAATAGAATCAGCAACTATATTTAATTCATTAAGTTCAGCTATTATTTCTTCAGCTCCAGGAGCAGCACCTACTGAACCAGTATCTGCATTTTCTTCTTGAACTATTTCTTTTACTGGATTTTCAGCTGGTAATTCATCTTGTGTTAAATCTACTTCTATAACTGGAGGTATTAAATCTTGTACTTTATCTCCATCAGTAGTTATAAATCCGTCTACTTTTTCTTCTATAACAGAACTAGGATTAGCAACAGATACGTTTACATAGTCTGTTCCAGTTTCATCACATTCGTTTCCTAAATTAGTTTCATCTTCTTCATCTTTTTCTTCGTCCTCAGATTCAACTTCTTCTTCAGGTGCTTCTTCTTTTTCTTCAGAAGTTTCTTCTTCAACTGGAGCTTCGTCAGATCCAGTATCTTCTGGTTCATCAGAAGGAGCTTCGTTTGTTTCTTCAGGAACATCATTAGTTTCAGCAGTATCTGCTGTATCAGAACTTCCGTCCATTGAACTATCTTCTGGAGTATAAGGTTCTCCTTCAGTTGATTCTTCGAATGCTTTATTTAACTCTTCTTCAGCTTTTAAATAAGCTTCTTCTAAGTTATCTTCATGATCTTGTGCATCTGCATTTGTTACATTTGCATCAAATACTATAGCAGCTGTTTCATCTGTTACTCCACTTGCTGCTTTTTCTTGTTCTGTATCAGGAGTAGGGTTTTCATATGGTGGAGTTACAAGTGTAGGATCTTCACCTAATACTCCGTCTTCTGTTTTGAATTCATTTTCAATTATTACCTTTGGTTGGTTATGTCCCATTTCAGGCATAGTAGTGTCAGTTTTATTTACTTCTTGTAAAGATGTTGGTGTTTCTGGAGTATTTCCATTTACCATATCTTTGAATTTTTCTTCGGCAGCTTTCGATACTTCTGCCATGTTAGTTACTATTTGATCATTCATCTAGTTAATCCTCCTTTAAGCATTTTCATTCTTACTAAACGCATTAGACACATTACTTATTTCATTATGACATCTAACTACAAAACTCATTAATCTTGAGTGAAGTTCAGGGTGTTTGTCTGCTAAGTTTAAAAGTCCATATTTAAAAGCTATCGCAAGTGCTGTTACATCTACAGTTGAATGAGCTGCAGATACTTCAGATGAGCAATAACATATGAAATTAAAGTCTTCTATAAACTTAACTTTTGGTACAAGTATTCTATCTGTGAAGTAAGATATAACTCCTATTTGTGTATCAAGTTTATCTTTCTCAGTTCTTTCACTATAGTAGTAATAGAAGTCAAGATATATTGCATACACTTTATTTAGAATACTATGTGTAGCAAGAGTTGCTACACTATCATTTCTAAATTCATCCATAACTCCATTAACGAGTTCACTTACCTCTCTTAATAAACTATTTCTTCTACCAGTATCAAGCTCGATTCTATCATCTTTTATAGGAATAGGACCGTAAGATGCAGCTATTTCGATTGCTTCATTTGCTAGATTGACATAAGTCTGATGAGATATGAAATTAGTTTCTGCTGGATCGTATTTAGTTACTGTTACACGATTTATAAGATCTGTTATAGTAGTTTCTTTTTCCTTCATATAAGAAGCAAACTCAGAATCTTTTCTTGCTATCTCAAATAGTATACTCATTGCCATAGCATTAAGTTGACCATTATCAACATGCATTTGAATCGGTACAATTTCTTCTGACTCGAATGAGTCTTCAAAATCTTCAAAGTCTTCATCGTCAAATCCAAAGTCACCAAATTCCTCAGCAAAGTCATCATCAAAAGAAACCTTACCTTCATATATATCAAGTGCTGCTTTCTTAGCTAAAGCTGTTACTTCTCTAAGCTCTTCTTTAGTAAGTCTTATGTTATCTTTAAGTTTAGCTTGTTGCTCTAATATCTCTTTTTTAATATCATCAAAAGAAACCTTCATAGGTTTAACTTCTATACTTGAGTTATCCTTAACGTCAGATACATACATTTTAATTACAGAAGAGAAAGCCTTTTTAAGTACACCAAACACACTGGCTTTATTAGTTTTTTTAATATCGTCCATATTAAAAGTTCACCTCCTTTAAGATTAATAAGTGTTTAATAAATTTGCTATGAAATTTACTATCTTTTGTTTTTATCCAATATATGTAAAAATGCGGAAAAAAATAATGTGGAGTAACTACCTAGCCATATTCTTCCTAGGTAGTTACTTTGGTTTTTAGGTGTTTTACTTTATAAGATATTGGTATTATAAGTAAAACCTATGAGAAAATAAATGTCCAATTATGTGAATTTTCTACATAGTTAACAGGAGGCGTGAAAATTATATGTTAATAAAGAATGTATCCATTTTTTACTAAAAACATTTTCATTGCCGTAAGTTATTCAGCTCAAATCCATTCACTGAGCATTAGTTATGTTAAGTGTCCAACTCATGAGAATTAGAGGTTTTATGAAAAACTAAATATATAAAGGATAATTTAGTTACATCTTTCTGTTGTTATTTCTTTTGTTGCTGCTTCATGAACATTTCTTTTTGGAAGTCCATGAACTCGTATTTATTCATCTTTTGTATGTCTTCTTTAGAATAGTTCTTGTTATTTACAAATTTTCCATTTCTAATATCTGCGACACGTTTAGCATGTTCTTCAGCATATCCAAGTAATATATCAAGCTCTATATCAGAGCAGTTAATAAGATCTACTCCTACTAACCGCCCTTCAAAAGCCATAGATATAGAAAGTATCTTTTGCATTCTAGCACTTATCTGTCTATGAGGACTTATACTTTGGACAGACATTGAAAAAGGATTGATCTCCAGTCTAGTACTAGTTTATCAGATCCACAGAAACATTTTCCTGAATGCATGTTTTCTTTTTGTCTTGTATACTCTTGTACATATTTTTCTATATTAACTTCAGACTCTCCTTCGTTTTTAAGAAGTTCTCTATATTTTTCTTCTGGTGCAAATAAGTCTTCAAACTTAGGCATAAATCTAAATATGTCTTTAGAGTTCCATTCAATTGCTGTATCTTCTATAACTAGATTAGTTTTATCATTTAATCTTTCTATAGCTTCACCAATGTCTTTTATATCAGGTATTTGAGTAAAGATTTGTAGAAGTTCAGGATAGTTACTATGAGATACAGGACCTGCTATTCTTTCACCAGTTGCATTTGCAACTACTTCAAGTGAGTCTACAAAGTTTATAATTACCATTGCATAATCAATATTTTCAGCATATTCAGCCATAAGCGGTAGAATATGAGTTAAGCATTTGAAAGTTTCTTTATTTAAAGCCTGTTCTTTTAAAGCTTCTTTTCTTAGAGTTTCATCTTCTATTTCCGCAAATGTAGCAGAGAAGTCTTCTAGTCTCATTCCTGATACTCTAAGCGTATCAGCTTTAAACATATCAAACGGAGTATTATCCATATAAATTTCAACTTTACTAAAGTCTCTTCCTATTCTTGCTTCAAGACTTGCTCTAACTGCACCTTCTGATTTGAAATCTGATCTTAATGAATCATATAGTATCTTTTGTGTTTCTTCTTTTTGCTTATTAATTTTATATAAGTTTAAAGGAGAAAGTATTAAGTTATAAGTTACTATATCGTCTTTAATAGAACAGTATTCATAAACTCCTGATCCATTTTGTTCATAAGCTTCGCTTATACTCTTATATTTACCATTATCAAATTTAGACTTTCTTTCAAGTAATGGTTGAGATAGTTTATATATCTTACTAAACTCTTCTAGTATGTCTATTTGTAATGGATGTGTTAAAGAGAATATCTGTCTTTGGTTTCCATGATATTCTGAATTACAAGTTACAGAGCTTATATTTACAAGACATTTACCATCTTTATTTACAGGTAGGTTTACTATAGCAAGCATCATTATAGCAAATATGATATCATTTGGATGTGTACACTTTAAGAAATCTTCTCTTGATACAGGTTCTTCAAAGTCAAATTCCATATTAGCATATAATATATTTACACACTCATCCATTATAAGTTGATCTACACTTTGAGTAAGGTTTTCTTTAGGATCAAGCATTGTAAGAAGATAAGATATTTGATCTTTATCTCTTATCTTTTTTATGAATACTTCATATCCAGAGTTTGGCATGAAAAGTTTTCTTCCTTCTTTTGCAGAAGCTTCATACATTTTTATTCTTTGAAGAGGGTTTGAGACTGTTCTTAATATAGATGTATCTGGATCTGTTTTAATAACAGGAAATTCACTATACGCATCTCTTCCACTTTCTCTAAGTTCTCTATGTACAGCATCTCTTATTTTAGCAGTTAGTTCTTCAATGGACATATTTTCCATTTTATTAAGATCTTCAATATGCTTTAACTCTTCAACTTCTTCTTCAGTAAATTCCTCACCATTATCATCTACTACAGTAGTCGTATCAGTTTTAATTACGTCACCGTTTTCATTCTCAGTTATAACTATACTAGCTTTATAATTAACTTTATTTTCTTTAGGTTCAGGTGTATTAACTGGAGTTTCTACAACTACAGTTTGCTTAGACTTTTGAAGTTCTAACTCTAATCTTAGTTTTTCTATTTCTAATTCTTTTAACTTAAGCTCTATTTCCATTGCACTTGTGTCTTTATTATCAAACGTATATGGATTAGGTGTAAGAACTACTTTCTCTTCTTTTTTATCTTCTTTCAACTCTTCCATTGACTCAACTACTTTGTCTTTAGGAATTACTCCGTATAAATGAGTTTCTGGATGAAGATTATATTTATTACCGAAAGCTCTAGTTTCTTCAAGTTTTATATCCTCCACTTCTTTCTCCTTTCTTTCTTCTTCTTGCTTACTAAACTTCTCTTTAAATTTAGCAAACTTATCTTCTTCTGGTTTTGGTGGTATTATTTCTTTAACTTCTTTATCCTCAACTTCTATCTCTTTATTTTCAAGTAAAGCTTTCTCACGTTTAGCTTTTCTCTTTTCAGCATAAGATAAAGGTTTATCACTTCTATCCACACTTTTAGAAATTTGATTATCTGAACCATAGTATCTTCCTTCAGAAGCAAGCATTATTTGAAGTCCGTTTTTGAATGTTGACTCCTTGCTTTGGTTCATAAGCTTTATAAGTTCACCAGCTGGTTTATTAAGCTCTTGCTCTCCTTCTTCAGCTATATAGTCTTCTATTGGTTTTGTGTCGTGTTCAACTATCTTATTAAACATTTCAGTTGAATACTTTTGAAGCTTTTCTCCTGTTTCTTCAAAGTGCTTTTGCCATTCTTCATCTTTAACTAAAAGTTTAGCTGCATCTTTTGCACCTTCAGTATCATACTTTGCTTCTTCACGAACATTATACTTACCTTCGTCAAATGATTTCTTTGTGTATTCTATACATGCTTTAATATAAGCATCTACACTTTCTTCTGTATATCCATTTTCGTTTATAAGTCCAATCTTTAAAAGCTCAAGTCTCTTTCTTGTACCTACACTCAAGTCTTTAAACGTATATTCAAGTCCAGATAAAGACGAAGCATTAGATATAGATTTCCCTATTTCATTACTTGAAGTAAAGAATTTTCCAAGTAATGTTTCAAGGACTCCTATCTCTTGCATATCAAGCATATCTGGATCTAATTTCTCAAGTATACCTGGATGATAAGCAAATAAATAGCTTTTATTTTTTATGTAATATACTTGTGTATAATTTCTTATAGTTCTCTCCATAAGCTTTATAGTTTTCATAACTTCTGGATTATCTGCACCATCTTGATCAAATTTCAAATAGTTTTCAAGCTCATCAGGTTCTATATCCATAAACAGATTCTTTTTATAGTCGTCTGTTTTAGATATAGTCGGATCAACATTTGCTATACTCTGTCCAAGCTTTTGTACCTCAGTTAGCTTAAAACATTCTTTAAACACTAAAAACATTGCCTGAGTTAAAAAATCCATTGGAAGTAAAGCCTTTAAACTCTTTGTGTTAAATCCAAAAAACTTTCTTAAAACTCTACTTGGCATAATAAACATATCATCTTGAATATTAGGTATGTCAGTTATCCCTATAGTTTCGTTATTGTATACATACTCAGCTGGTATAGTCGGGAATATAATCTCATCTACAACCTTAGCTTCGATTACATTCTCGTTATTTGCTTCTTCATGAGGAACTTCTTCAACTCTTCCGAAGTCCACAACATTATCATTATCTACCACGTTCTCATCTCCTATCTAACTCTTATCGGTTTAAATAAAATATCTTTTTCATTCATATTGATTATAGTTCCAACCTTCGTAACATTACCAAGATTATCACGAACTATTACACTAAATCCTACTGAATCGTCAGATACTCTTTCGTAATCTATCTCAATTCCATCCTGAACTTTAAGAACTTCTTTTAGCATAACTTCAAGTTCCATCTTCACAAGTTCATATTCATCACTTCCCATAGAATAAAAAAGTAAGTCTCTTCTGTCAAATCCCATAGACGGAGTTTCATAGAAACTTCCCTTTGGTTGAGACAGCAACATTTGTAAAACTAAATAAACAGCTTCTCTTGCATAAAGTCTGTCGTCAGTAAACGTCATCGACTTACGCATAGAAGAAGTTTCAATTATACCCATTTTGGCCTCCTTAACTTCGCAAAATCAAATTTAAATTAACGTCAAAATTTGTTAGTATTTTTATCAGCACATATAAGGTATAGATTCTGGAAATTTTTAACTCGGAAAAGTCTTGTAATTTTGTGAATTTTTGGTGATAATTTTTGCTAGAATTTGAGATTTTTGAGTAAAATTTGCTAATTTTTGAAGAAAAAGTGGAAAAATTGATAAAACTTTGAATTATATAACAACATTTTTGAAGGAAAAACTCATCTTTTTCTTTCTTTTATTTTTAATTTTCTTTCTTTTTCTCTAAAAAGAAATAGATTTAATTAATTTATTAATTAAATCGTGTTCTTCTTACAACGATTTATTTAAAAATAAATCGGTTGTAGAAGGAACCCTCTCGGGTTCCAGTGTCTGCAACCGTTATTTATTTTTAATATCGCATAATATAGAGAAATAAAATGATATTAATAAATCAATATCATTTTATTGATTGATGTGAAACATAATCAATCAATAAAATGGAATGAGAATAAATTAATGAATTACATTCATTAATTACTCTTCTCAGAGTAATTAATGATGTTATCTCTAAGAAAAAGAAAAGAAAATTAATAATATTATTTACTTCATTAACATTCGTAAATAATATTATTAATAAAAGAAAAGAAAAAGTATTATTCTCATTTATTTATTTTTTTTTTATTATAGTTTAACCTAACGGTTACTAATCTTTTTTATTGTTTAAATTTTACTACGTAAAAGTTTACTCTAAAGAGTTGAATTCTTTGAGAAAGAAAACTTAAGAAAAGCTAAGAGAAAGTTATTCTCATTTAGTCTAAGAATATTGCGGGTTTTTAATATAAGATATCATTCTCATTGGTTCTATGTATATTGCGGCGGCGGCCGAGTGCATTAACAAAGTTATATGTGTAAACTAGCTTGGTAAATGTGTTTTGGTACTACCTAATAAAAATCTAATTCAATACAGTAATAATAGAAATCTCAAATTACTTCTTATTTAACTTAACTTAACAAGTGAGCAATCTGTTGAAATGAAATGCTACGTTAATACTGGTAACAACATAGTATTCGGGGTTTAAAGGCGTTAATAAAATTTTGCAATTTAAACACCTCCTATTGAAATGTTTAGTTTACTTTTAGTAAGTTAGTTTACACTACACCTATCATTTATTAGATACATCAATTAATAAGTGATAGGAATGTTAATTTATTTTTCCGCAAAATATAAAGGAGGTAATTATATGGCATTTGGAAGAGGAATAGGTGCGGGACTTAGTAGTGCAATGAGTAAAGTCAGAGATGCGGTTATGAAAAGTAAAAGTGCGGCAAGTAAAGCGTCTAAAGGAGACAGTGAGGCTGTATCACTTGAGAATGAGGCTGCAAGACAGGACTTAAAAGGATTTGAAAAAGCAGAAGGGTTCTTTGCAACTCCATATTTCTTATTTGTAGATATAGGAGGAGTAAAGTTTCGTGGTGCAGATAAAGATCTCATTAGTATGATGGTTGAGGAAGACTTCATTGGAAACGATTTTCCAGTTAGAATACTTACTATAAAGTGTAGAGATGAGAAGTTTCATAGAATGCTTAATACTGAAAAAGTAGATGTAGGTAAAATGAAAGGACTTTATAAAGTAATGATAAATTATGATATGCAACTTAATAAAGGAAATAGTAATGAGCCTTTCTTACCTGGAATGTATAGAGGATTTTTAATAGAAACAGAGACTACTACTGAAGAAGGTAAGGAAAACGAAAGTAAGACTACACAACTTGAAGAATACAAAGCTCACTATAAGACGTTTTCTATGTATATATATCAAACGTCGGAGCTTACGTTTAACACAAGATTTCCAAAGAATACTCACATACCACTTAATGCAACACCTATGGATATATTTGTAAAGTTATTTAGTGAATATAACCCAGATATGAAATGTGTTGTGTCACCGTTTGAAAATAATAATCCTATTAAGACATTTCCACCTATAGCAAACTTACCGTTTCTTGATGTAGTGGATTTACTTGATAAGGAGTTAGGTTTTTATAGAACTAGATACTTCTATTATATATACAGAGGACTATTCTGCTTTATGAATACAGATACTAACCATAATATAATAGTAGAAGAATATAATAATACGTTTACTATATATCCTATAAGGTCAGAACATGATTTTAAAGGGTATAAGATAGTACAGATAAGTGATAGATCCTTTGGTGTAACTATTAAAGCAGAAGACATTAAGATTCAAACAGACGTGGGTCTTTCTTTTACTAAAACAGAAGTATTCGTGAATGCATCATCTCAAATACTTAATACGAATTATGATGCATCAAGAGAGCAAGATACTACTAAGAAAGTAACAGATGAAGAAACTATTCCAAAAGATGGTAATATAAGATACGAAACGATTGAGTTTACAGTTGAAGGATTTGTTGATGATAAGTTCTCTCCTTTCACTGTTATTATATATCCAGACTCACAACTTGGAAGACGTGAGTATAGACTTATGGGAGTTAAAACAGTTATTACAAGTGGTGACTACTCTTATACAAGACTTAAAGGATTTAGACTTCAAGAAGAAGGTGGAGGAACTGTTCTAGAGGGAGCAGAAGCAAGTGCAGGTGCTGCAGAAGGTGCAAGTTCATCAAGTGCAAAATCATCAGCAAAATCAGCTGGAAATGCAAAGAATGCAAGTAAAGCACTAAAGTCAAATCTTAAGTCTGGAGGCAAAGGAAAAGGAAGCTCTAAACCGTTTAAATCTCCAAAGCTTAATGGACTTATTCAAGATGACTTAAAAGGTAGTTAAAAAGGTATAAAATAATCAACAAAGATTGGATGTAAGAAGGGAGGAGTGGCAAAACCTCTCTAGAAGCTTTAATCGCACGTTAAAGTTCTTATCTTACAGAACCACTCTCTAATGATGAATACTTGGGTAAATACTAGTTGGAAAATCTGCAAGTGATATGACTAAATATTCGTATAATTGTGTCAAATAAAATAAAGGCATGAAGTGTAGTGTTATCGACAAACCAAAGCACTTTAATATGTATTTACCCTTGTATTCTAATAGTTGCTTAATAAACGACTATTATAAATTATAAGGTGTATCAAGTTCAATAACGTTCTTAATTCTTGCATGCGATATAAGAATGTTAAATATAAAATTATGGAGGTAGTACTATGAACAAGGCTGCAGCAATAGGACCTAGCCAATGGGCCTATACATTAGAAGAAGTTAAAAAATTGGTAACTGGAGAATCTTTTGTGTATCCAATAGCATACACAGGTGACGGAAGTCCTTATATGGACAGATTGAACTTAGAAGAAACTGGTGGAAGAGAAGAAATCAATATTGAACTTCCAGCTAAAGATAAGGATGGTAAAGAATGTAAATTTACTGTGCAAATGACTTTAGCAGAGTACAAGTATACACCAGTTAAAGGAGACCCAGTTAAAATGTGGTTCCCAATTGCTCCTGAACAAAAATCTTTACAAAAGCTATTGGAACAAAATATGCAAATTCAAAAGTTAGCATTAGCAATGAGAACTTATGTTGATATTACTCTTGCTACTAACCCAGTAATACTTAATGCAGGAGTTCCTGAAATAGGACTTGCTCATGCATTAGCATTAACTGGAAACGAAGTTACTAAAGAAGTTGAAAGCACTATGCTTGCAAGCTTAAGAGGTAGCTTAACACCAAGTGAAGCTAATAAAGAAATACAAAATATTAGCTCAAAAATCAACAAGAATTACATCACTGGTCAATACAATGTAATCTCAACTAAGAGATATATTAAAGCCATAGAAAATGTAATTAAATTATTCAAAGAAAAGAATATAGATGTTTTAGGAACTTATACATCTATCCCAAGTAGAAACTCTTTACTTGAAGGTTCTGACATGATTCCAACAGTGGTAGTTCAAAAGTCTGGACAAAACATAGAAGGGATCCCAAGTAATAACAGAGTAGCTACAGTAGACAGTAAGTCTATTAATCTATTTTAAGATAGGTCATTCTTGAATTCCTTAAAATACTTTACATCAAACCTGGATTTAAAAAAGTCTGGGTTTGGTGTAGAGATCTTATTTTTTTCCGCATTTTATCCTTCGTAAAGTCTTTGAAAATAGCTATTTCTAATGTAAATGATGCTTATATATAATAAAGTGTAATAATCCAATAATGGTTATTATAATAAAATTAAAAATTATTTAGGAGGTATTAAAATGATGGAAAAACAAAAAGAAGGACTAATGGAAATTTTAAATGGAGAAGGTGCTAACAGCGAAAACAAGTTGATCAAGTATGCAACTTACGCTGTATCAACTATTATTATAGGTGGCGTATGTTACGCTGTCTACAAGTCAGTTAAAAATTCTAAAGAGATCGAAGCACTAAGATCTCAAATTGAAAGAGGAGTTGTAACAACAGCTCCTATCTCCGATGATGTTGTAAGTTTATAACATCATCAAAAAGAACATCTTGAAATATAGATGTTCTTTTTTTCGTTTTTTAAATTGATACAATTTCTAGTTTATAAATAAAAGAACTTAGGAGGGAATTTAATGAGTTATATAAATAAGATATTAGTTAAAGGAAAGAGTGTCAAATCAGATACATTGGTACTTATGATACACACAAAAACAGATGGAGAGGATCTACCTGAACATATGATACATGGATACTTTAGTCCTAATGTATACTACAAAAGAGAAAAGAAATTTAATGTAGTATTTGCTATATTAAATAAAGCAGAGGATCAAATAATATACTCTAAAGATATTATGGATATAATAGATGAGGTAAGAGATGACTATAAGAATATAAAGATACTTACATATTCAAGAGATATTTATAATGCAGTTATAAAAGCACAAGATACATTAAAGCTTTATAGAAACGACAAGATTAAACCACTTAATTTAACATTTGAATATATAGGAAGATCTATTCATTCAGAATATGAGTTTGCTATTCCTTCTACTATTTTTTTCCTATACGAAAGAGAGCCTAAAAAAGTCATAGAAGAATTCTGCGATAGAACTTATCATGTGTATGGATGTGAAGGATATAGAAACGAAGACGATGAGCTAGTTCCTTATATGAATGATTATGCAAGATACGAAGCAATAAAAAGAGATTTTAAATATACGTTTATGGGAGGAACATGGACATATACTTATACAAAGAATGAAGAAGAAGCGATATACATAGATGACCTACCAGTTGTGATATCAGAAGAATATGCATTGAATAGTTTATGGAAACTACAAGAATTCAAACACTTAAAACCTATAAAATGGAATAGTGAAAAAGTAGAGGTGATGAAAAATGACGTGGAAGAAAATTCAAACGAATAGTACAAGTAAGTATTACTATACTGTACAAAACATATCGGTAATACCTAACTCTAAAGTATACTTAAAGATAAAAAATGCAGATACTCCACCTACTGATACAAATGGAGCTATTGTACTTACATCTAAGAACTATTTATCTTCTGTACTACCTACAAATTCGTATATTTACGTAGCTGAAGAAAATGGAGGTATAGCTGGAACTATAGTATCTGAAGTAATAAATCAAACTAACTTCAGTGTAGAAACAGTTCATGAAGATAAAACTCTTACAACTATACCTACTGTAATAAGTGTACCTAAAGGAGGACTGTTTGTACTTCAAAATAAATCAGATACAGATTTAAACTTTAAAGTATCAAATCAATCTGGTAGAGGAGTACTTGTTAAAAACCAAATGTTTGCTATAGCATTTGCAAAAGATACAAGAGTTACGGTTACTGGAACAGCTGGAGGTATATTCTCATATATAATAACATCATCTGTTAATATGACAGCACTCGATGATCAATTACAAGCTGATATAAACTTTATAAAGGCACATCTTCAAACTGTTAACCGTAGATATATAACATCTGAGTCTCTTGATCAAATATATTCTCAACTTGGAAGAGGATCGTTGACTGAAGAGTTAGTAATAAGAGGTAATAATAGTACAGAACATGTATTTGATACTGTTAAATTAAACCCTGTTGATACAACTGTCACTTCTATTCCTGATAGATCTAATATAGAAGTATTTGGAGATATCACATTTAGAAGCAATGGTGGAAGAAGTACATATAGAACAGCATTTAGCTTTACTATAAGTTCTAACCCTGAAGATAACTCTATAAATGATATTTATTTTGCTAACAAGGATGTTAGAAAGTTTATAGATAAAGTATACATAAAAAGAAACCCAGCTAAAGACAGAGTTCAGTTAATTCTAGTTACAAGTGGGAACTATGAATCAAATGGTAAATTCAGAATAAGAATAGATGGATGTAGACTTATTAAAGATCCTACACCTTTATCTGGTACTGCAACTAGAGAAGAGGTTATATATAGACATGATAACCTTGAATTCTATGAAGATGCCGATAGAAACGAGCTATCTTCAAACTTAGTTGAGAATGTAAATACACAACTTCATACTAAAGAGAACTTCAGCTTCAATAACGCACATTCTAGTGCAACTAAAATAGTACTTACATTACAAAATGGTAATGTTAATAATATGAGAGATGCTGTAGTATTTGAACTTAATGAAGGAAGTGGAGAGCTTATAGTTAGTCTTGGTAAAACACATTATAATGGATTTCAAGCAAATAAGATATATAGGATATACACACTTGGAAATAAACCAGGTCTTACTGCAACTTTCCCAATTCAACTATTCTCAGAAGTAAACCAAACTCAAGTAAGAGAAGATACTCCTGATGCAGTTAAATATAAATTCAAGTTACATAGATTCTCTAACGTAAACAGAAGTTACGAGTTCTATAAAGATTTCTTTAGAAAAATATATGACAGAATGAGAGCTTCTTTAACAGAGCAAGTTGTGACTACTACAAGTAGTGTAAATATAAAATATGAGTAATATAAATCCCGATATAGGAGCTCTTTCTTATATCGGGTTATACTTTATTTTTACCCCCATTTTTGACAATTGGATATAAATTAAAAGGAGGAATTAAATATGCGTTTTGACATAACTAAATCTTTATTCTCTCAAACTAAGAACACTGAGATTGCTGGTATGGAAGCAAGATCTATACTTAAAGATAGTAATATACGTATGCTTGGAAAAACACAAGTGTTCGTAGGAGAGAAATCGTCAACTGAAGTATCATTAGTATTTTCGATGTGTAGAAATATGGACGAATCACTTCAGCTTTATAAAGATATTAAAACTAGAAAGTCACCTCTTCTTATAGCTAAGATGAGAAGGTATTATACTCCAAGAAGAATAGTTGCTCCAATAGGAATAAAAACACTAAGACTTGATAATGCTAAAAATATAAGATATATAATAGCACAAAGACAGTCTTATTCTCTTCAAAGTATAATATCAAATGATTCTCTTATACAGGCTGACTCTGTCTTTTATGACTTGTCAACTTTATCAAAATTAATAGAGGATAATACAGTTGGAAAAAATCTAAAACTTACAGCTAAGATAAGACAGGCATGTCTTGAACTATACAAATCTAGAATACAAGCTTATACACCTGAAGAAACAGGTAGAGACTTCTATAAGTTTAGAATACTATACTTTAGAGGACCATTTCTTACTAATACAGGTATAAGAACTTCTATAATACTTACTCAACTTATGCGTAATTTTTCTCCGCTTCTTCTTTTCCTTGAATGGATGGCTACAGATATGATGGGATTTAAAGAATGGATGAAGAAATATGGAGTTGTACTTCTATTTGATAATGGTAAAGGAAGTTCTATGAGTTTAGTATTCAATGATACTTTCTTAAGAAGTAAAAACTTTAACTTAAGATTTATACTTGCTAAACTACATGTTCTTGATGGTAAGGATATTCGTGAAGTTGAGAATATGATGGAAGACGATTTGAATACTGAGATAAATGATGCTGAGTCTTTAGCTGGAGCAGATGACATCGAAGATTCTGAGCAAGATGTTAGAAAGGCAGAGAAAACTATACTTAAAGATAAATCTCTACCAGAAGAAGAGATTGGTGATCTTAAAGAAGAAGTATATGATGACAAAGTTAATCTTGAGATATTTGATGATGCAGAAGACACTGATATTCCAGAAGATGAGGATAAACTAACTGAAGACACTCTTCGTAATATAAACGAAGTAGATGAAGATCTTGATGATGAAATAATTCAGATAGCACAAGAAGTTGAAGATAATAAAATCGTCAAAAAAGACAGATCTCATGAAAAGTACTTTGATGAGATAGTTGATAAAAAAGATGCTACACAAATGGAAAAGGCACTTGCACTTCAAGAAGTACACAATTATACCAATCTTAAGAAAGCTGTAGAAACTCCAGAAGTTAAAAAGCTTAGAAAGAAACTTGTTGCGTCTTCTAAAACACCTAAAGAAATAGCAAGTGATGTTAAGAAACATATTCTTAAAGTTGAAGATACAAATATAGATCCAGATTCTGACTTCTCTAAGAATATGGTAATAACTTATACTAAGTCATATAAGAATGACTTTAAAGAAAATGATTTCCAAAACATAGTAAAAAATCCTATGAAGTATACTTACCCTGCTCTTCTTACTGATGTACAAAGTAAAGACATATCAGACAGAGAATTTATGGGATCACTTAAAACATTTAAGTATCAAACTCATAATGGTCAAGAACTAGAATTTAAGCTTCAAGTTCCTGAAACTACTGAAGATGGGCGTATATTTATAGGAGGATCTTATAAACGTATAAGTTTCCAAAATGCAGCAAAACCAGTTATAAAATCAGGAGAGAATGTAATCATAACTACATCTGGTGGTAAAAAGATGATATGTTCTATTCAAGGTTCATTTGCATCTATGGAAGAAAAGTCTGTAGTTATGACTTTAAGAAAGCTATCAGAACTTACTAAAGATATAAAAGTTAAAACTACAAAGGATCTTGGAGATTTTATATATAAAAATAGAGTATCTTATCCACTTATTCAACTTAATAAATACTTTACATCTATAAGAAGAGATAATGTTGATATAGATTTCCGTGGATACAGCAATGAAAATGGTAAAACATACATGGGACATATAGGTTCAACTCCAATATACCATGATCCAGAAAAGGATACTATGTGGGTTAGTGTAAATGGGCATAAAAGAGAAGCAAGTTCTATGAAGTTTATATTATCACTTTTACAAGAACTATATGGAGATGATGCTAAAAAAGCAATAGCAGCTGCACAAAATGTAACTCATACAAGAATAAATGGAGCATATGCAAGAGTAATGGGTAAAGAAATACCTATTATACTTATACTTATGATAGCATGTCCTTTATTTACTAAGGATGGAACAGATGGTCTTTTAAATATACTTAGAGATACGTTAGGACTTGAATATAAAGTAGTTAACTCTAAGAATATGGCTGCTGATAAGAAACCTGTTACTAACAGAATATATGGTGTTCTTGAACTACAAGACTATTATATACTTATAAAGTATAATTCTGTTACAGCAGAACTACTTTTATCTCCACTGCTTGAAATGGATTTTACACAATATAATAAACTTGATATAAACGTAATAATGCAAGACTATATTAAGAACTCTAATACTACTCTATATATAGAAAACTTCGTAGAAGACTTCTTAGATCCTATAACTGAAAGAATATGCTCTGTATATGGACTGCCTTCTGATTTTATAGGACTTATGTTATATGCTGTATCTTTATTTACAGATTATAAAACATATACTTCTTCTGATATAAGAAACTATCGTGTGATAGGTCCAGATGAAGTTATAAACAGATGCTTATATCAAGTTATATCAGATGCATTTGCTGCAAGTAACGCTAAAGTAAAACGTGGATCTAGACCAGATGTAAAGATATCACCAGATGCACTTGTACAAACTATAAATAAACTAACTTCTAAAACAGAAAGTAATGACTTATCTCCTATAAGAACAGTTATGCAACGTACAGAAGTATCGTTTAAAGGACATGGTGGTATAAATGATGAAAGATCATATACACAAGATAGAAGACTGTTTGCTGAACATAACGTAGGAACAGAAACAAGATCTACACCTTATTCTGCTACTGCTGGAATAAAGAAGTTTATGCCATTTAATCCTGTTATTGCAGATGCAACTGGAACATATAACTCTGAGACTCCTGAGAATGCTGTTAAAGACTTCAATCCGTCTAATATGTATTCATTTGTAGAGTCACTTGTACCATATATAGATTCAGACCATATAAACAGAGTTATAATGGTGTCTGGTCAATTTGGACATATTCTTCCAATAGAAGAAGCTGATACTTGTCCTATAAGTACACATGCAGACGAAGCTGCAATATATATGACACCACAATTTGCATACTTTGCTAAAATGGATGGTAAAGTTAAAGAAGTAAATAATGACTATATAGTAATAGAATATAAAGATAAATCTTGTGAAGGTGTAAAACTTGAAGACATAAATCGTAACTCAGATAAAGGTTATTATTTAAGAAACGATTTTATACTTTCTAGAGGATACAAAGTTGGAGATGTAGTTAAAAAAGGAGATCTTGTTGCATTCAATAAGAACTTCTATAAAAAGAAAAATAACGGTAAAGTCGGACTTGCATTTTCATCATTGCAACATGTGGTTATCATGGACCATCAACTATGTTGGGAAGACAGTTGTGCTATATTTGAAAAGCTTTCTAAAGCAGTTGCAACTCCACTTGCTAAGAGAGTAGCTCGGACAATTGACCTGAACAGTACGATCACCGATCCATTAACAGACATATACTCGGAAGTAGACGCAGGAACCGTACTTCTAAAGTATTCACAACTATCAGACGATGAAACTATCAACTCTATTTTCTCAAATGCAGATTCTCTAATACAAGAAGAAATGCATGCTAAATATAAAGGAAGAATAGTTGATATAAGAGTTTACTATAGAATGAAGAAGGATACTATAATGAGTGACTCTGTAAAGAAATTCATAAGAGATGTAACACAAAAACAAAGATTACAAAAGAATACAAGATCTCTTGAATCAGTTACTTCGAAGTTCAGTAAAGCAAATCTTTCAGGTGAACCACAACTTCTTACAAGTGGAAGATATTCAAAGATCAACGGAGATACTATTGAAGATGGTAAGATGCTTGTAGAGTATTATCTTGCTGTTAAAGATAATGCAGGTTCTGCTGATAAAATCGTTCTTGATAGATCTCTTAAAGCAGAAGTATCAACAGTATTCCCAGATAGATTAAGACCAGAAGGAACTCTTACTGGCAGAAGACCATCACTTATATTCTCAAATTATAGTGAACTTAATCGTATGACTTCAGGACTTAATAAACATGGTATGATACTTGCGATACTTGCAGATATAGCAATAAGAGCTAGAATAATGCTAAATAAGAAACCAGAACCAGATAGTCTACTAGACTATAAGTCTAATATGGATATGGTAGAAGGAAAGATAGGATTTAAATAAAATAAATTAAAGGAGGAATATTTAAATGAATGAAATAAGTTTAGTACAACTAAATGACCATGATGCAGATAAAGCATTAGAAGCCATGTTTGGAGGGGAATCTGAATATACTTCTGCTGTAGAATCTTTTTTCGGATTTGAATCTGCTTATCTAAATGACGGAATACTTCCATCTATTGGTAGAGCATTTAGAAATGCAACTACATTCAAAGATACTACAAAACTTAGAAATATGATGGACGATATAAGAAATATGAGTATAGATAAGATATCTCAAACTCCGTCAAATGTACAAATTAGTTATGAATATTTTCAAAAACTAGTTAACCTTGCTAAGTCTAGAATTAAAAACTATCCTGAAATAGAAAAGTTGACTAAAGAACTATTAAAAGAATACGACCTATTCTCAAGAGATGATAAAATGCTTGATGTATTAGGAGCAGCTGTAGAAGGTAATATCGGTAGTGTAAAGACTATATTAATTACTGGAATAGGAGCAATAGGTTCACTTGCTGCAACAGGAAAACTTATGTCACTTGCATTTGCTCCAAGTACAACACCTATAGGTGGTGCAATATTTGGAATGACAGCTGGTATGTCTGCATATGCATTTGGTGTTTGTGTAGCACTTTTTGCTTTAGCTTTAATGACAAAATTTGGAGAAAATCCAACTGAGAATACATCTGTTAAAGCAAACATGGATGAATGTAAAAAGAGACTTAAATCACTTGCTGATAAAGGACTTACTATAGTTAAAAAGCTAGCAGGAGTTAATCCTCAATCTAAAAATGTAACACAAGACTTAGAAACTTTAGCTGAAAGACAAGGAGTATTCTCTATTAATCAATTCATTAAGCAAACTAAAGTTAGACAAAGTGTATCATACGAACAAAAAGTTAAAATTGTAACTGAGCTTAAAGAATTATCTAAAAATGAAGAAGCTGTAAAGAATGCATTACAAACATCTGATTTTAAAAAGATGTTTACTGATTTCAACTCAATAATAAAAGGATTTAAAAGATGTGGACTAGACTTTTCTGAACTTGAACAACAAGTTTCAAACAGTGTAGAAATCCTTAAATATATAGTACTTGTAAATGATACAATGGTACAAGCTTTACAACAAGTACTAACAGACGCTAAGAAATACTAATAAAAGGATGTGATAAATATATGAAATTTGGATATACTATTGCTGGATTTGAAGGAGTTAATACTTTAGTAGAATCTGGTATAAATTATGCAAAAAATGACCTAGAGTCAATACAAGCTAGACTTGATGCTGAAACATATGAAATAGCTATGTTTGAGTCTTTGTCTGAGTTTAAAAAGTATGAAGTTGAATCTGTTATTTTATCTGATTTTTCTACAGGTTTAGAAGCAGATGGAAGTATAACAAATAAGGTTCCTGATTCTAATGCTCCTTGGTATAAGAAACTTTGGGAAAAGATTAAAGCTATGTTTAAAGCTATTGGAGAATTCTTCATGAACTTCTTTAGATGGATAGGTAGAAAATTAGGTATAATTAAAGAAGGTATAAGAACTAAATATATTCTTTTCTTAGCAAAACATACATGGGCTAAGAAAGCTGTCGACTTTATACTTAGAAAGAAACCAAATGGAGAAATTACAGATGCAGATATTGAAGAAGGAACAGCACAAACAGAAGCTGAAATAATAAAAGAAATTCAAGCAGATAGAGCAGCATTTGAATCTGTATCAGTTGTAGGAACTGAAGGACTTGGTATATGGAAAGCTGTTTCTGGATTCTTTGGTAATCTTAAAAAGAAAGTAGTTAATTACATTAAAGGACTTGTAAATAGATATAGAACTCCTGATGAACTTAAAAGAGCAGCTGGAGCTATGAGAGTAGCACAAGTTATGTTTGCTGAAAACGGAGGTAAAACATCTACTGTTGACGTTCTTGATATACTAAAAAGAACTAATCCATATCAAGCTACTACAAGTGGTGGAAATATTAAAAGTTTAATAAACTATTTAAGAAGTTATACTGCTGTAATAGCTACAATGCAACAAGATAAAGAATCTGCAAAAGAATTAAGTGAAAGTAAAGACTATGATAATGAAGCTATGATAGAGCAAACTATAGCTACAGCTAAAAAAGTTTTATCAGTTGGAGACGATAAAATGTTCTCTATTCACTATAAAGAAGTATCTCAATATACTGTGTATGAAGCTTATAAAGATAGTCAATTTGAATATCTACAAAAATTCTTAGATATGTTTAATGAACTTGCAAACACATTTTCTAAGAACTTTGAAAGTCAATACAAATATATAAAAGATATTCTAGATAGAGGAGATGCTGCAGAATCTGAGCTTCTTAAAGGATTCTTAGAAAACAGAGACGACAAAGTAAGACTTGAGAAAGCAAAAGATATATTAAGTATGTTAAGAGATTGTGGAACTAAACTTTCTAATATCTCTAGAAAGCTTATAGCTTCTGTATCTGAAATAGAATCTTATATATCAAGTGAAGACAAAGATGCTCCAGAAAAAGTAGTTATGTCTTCTGGAGAGTTTTAAGGAGGTAACTAGATGAAATTTGATTTCAGTCTTAATGGACTTGAAAATATTTCTTCTTTTAAACCAACTGAGGACAGACTATTTGCACTTGAATCAATAGAGTCAGAACTTTTAGGTTTTGACTCTGAGATTCAAATGAATGAAGCAAAGTCTGGATTTGAAGGAGTTTATTTTGATTCTACTATGATGCTTACAGGAATGGAAGCATTATTTAGAAAAAATAAAAAAGAAGAAAAGAAAGAAGATAAACAAGATGTACCTAAACAGAAAGAAGGTATCTTTAAACGTATATGGGAAGCTATAAAAGCTCTATTTAAAAAACTTGGTGGATATGGTAAAGCTGTATGGAAATGGTTTAAAAGTAAAGTAACTAACGGTTTCCAAAAAGCTAAATCTGGACTTCTAGCTATTATCTGTAAAGTATCTTGGCTTAGAAAACTTTGTGATTGGGTATCTGATAAATTCAAAGGTAAGCCACTTAAAGAAGTTCAAGATGAAAAAGTTGCTGAGTTTGCTGAAGTAATAGCAAAGAACGACGAAAAAGAACTTAAAAAACTTATAGCAGATAAGAAGAATGCTAACTGGGGAGCTGGACCAGAGTCTGTAGAGTATGTAGTTGGTACAGAAGGAATACTTGACTGGTTAAAAGGAATTTGGGAAAGTATTAAGAACTGGGTTATAAGAGTCTTTACTGGTAAAAAGAAAGAGATCTTAAAAAAAGACCCAGAAGCAGAAGCTCAAAGAATAAAAGAAGATATAACACAGTTGACAAAGGTTCCTAAGTTTGTTGTAAACCTTGGAAATACAGCAAGAATAAATGATCTAATGAAGAAGAAAATATCTCAATTATCAGCATTAGATGCCGAACAAAATCCAAGAGGTGGAGTTTGGATGCTTAACTATGCTGTACTATTAGCTTATTCACTTGAAATGTTCAATAACGATAAGGTTGATACAGGAGATACTTCTTCTGCTGTAAAACAAGAGTTTACATATGAAGAAGTCAATAAATTAATACCTGTATTAACTAATAGATACATAGATAACTTCCAACTAAAAAAAGATAGACTACTACCTGCTGCACCTGAAGATGATCCTAGACCTGAGGATTTTAAAACTACTAATATAGCAGATTTATACATAACTAAAGGATTTAAAGATGTGTTTACATACTTTGATGCGATTGAAAAATCGGCTGAGTGGCACGATAAGATATTTAATACAGATTTTGAAATGTATTCAAAACTTGTAGATAAAGATCCACAAATAATGTTGCCTTACTTTGCAGCTGACTTTGATGATCAACAAAAAAGACAGATGTTAGTTATGGAAGTAATAAGACTTAACCAACGTTTAGTTAAGAAGTTTGTAGAAGTATCTAAAGAAGTAGTTGCAGACGTTACACAATGGATAAAAGATTGGAACGACATGCAAGAAAAGATAAAAATAAATGATTTACAAAAAGAAGCAAGAGAGCAATTTGGAGAAGACTAATCCAAAATATACCCGAGTAGTATTAATTTACTATTCGGGGTTCTTTCTTTTTATACCCGCAAGTTAGAAACAACTTTGCCGTTTAATTTATAAAGTCTAGGAGGTAATAATAGATGGATGATAAAGAAAAAAGTCCTCAACAAGAGAATGAACTTGTGAGATCTACGGTTGATAATACTGTAAAAGCTGTGGAGAAAAATCTTGGTAATGTGGACTTAGTAATAAAAGAAAGAAATGAACATATAACTAAGATGCCTGATACCGTACTTAAGAATCTAGATCCTAATGAACTTAATATAACGTCTAGAAATATAAACTTAGATACAGGTACACTATTTACATTTAATGATTTTAAGAACGGAAAGCTAAGTGGAACTAACTTAGAACGTGAAATAGCAGATGGTATATCGTCTGCAGCTGCAACACTTAACTCTTTTATGCCTAACGGTAACCATGCTTTTATTCGTATGGTTGATCAAAATATATATCTTGGTGAAAACTTTCCAGCACTTGAAGAATCTCTTCAGTTATTTATAGATAGCTGTGTAAATGGATCTTATACAGGAGATCCTCTTGCATCAAGTCATACACCTTTTAAATACTATGATAAATCAGGTGCAGAAATAACTGATACAAGTGATATAGCAAGATTTAATGAGCTTCTTATGCCTACAAGAGCAAATTCTGTAAACTTAGAGAGTTTCTTTGATATAGAAATAAACATAAGAAAACGTGAAAGACGTGATGGTATGGCTCTTGTAAGATATGTACCATTTAAGAAGGTATTAAAAGAGCTTTATATAAAGTTTTTACTTAAGAAAACTAAAGTAAATAAAACACTTAAAAAAGAAAAAGTAGTAAAAGTAGCTAAGCTACCAAATACTATACCTATGCCAGAAAGAAAACCACAAAAAGGGTTTGAAGCTACGTCACTTTTTGCAAGTCAAGGAATATACCTTACAGAAAATCAACTTAAAAGATTTGGATATACTACAAGACAGATAAATGGATTTGAATCTTTAAGAGAGATAAAAACAGAAAGTATAGACGAATTCACACCTAGTTCACAAAAATATGAATTAGAGCTTACTAAATTTGCAAATGAATCATTTATAGAGTTCGTTGAAAGATATGCAACTGGTGCAACTGAAAAGATACTTGATTATAGATCAAGTACAGTACATGGATCTCGTGATGTAGATGGAAGTCCTCTTATAAAAGATATGACTTATGGTATAGTTGCTGAGTCTGCAAGATACTCTGAAGAAACTACAAATGAATTACTTGCAGTTCTAAGAGATCATTACTATGGACTTGAAAATATATCTACATTTGGAACAGAGTCTGCAAGTAGTGAGTATATTGGAATAGAATCTGTGCTTGAAAAGAATGATACTCTTGATAAAATATCTTTCTTTGATATCTATAATACACAATTTCCTGATAGTTTTGATATAAACCATGTTAATAAAGGATTTGAATCAAATGAAGATGGAGATATTGTAAAACCATATATAAAAGATGAAGTACAAAAGCTTTTCTACGATACAGCAATATTAGTTGATATAGATTACAAACAAGTAGGAATGGAAACATTTGAAGTAGGAACTACCCCAGATGCAGTTGCTAGTAACTATTTGCTAAATCATAGAAATGGAGAACCTATACCTCCTAAAAAGCAGATAATATCTAAAGATGAAGTTAATGATAATGCAATTGCTAAAGGAGATAATATAAAAGAACCTGATGAAAAAACTGTAAAAGAGCAGATACCTCATGGTAGAATAGAAAGATTATTTGCATCTGTAAAAGGTGGAGTTGTTGAGATACTAGATGGACAAAGAGCAATACCTGTAATGCCAGGTAAACGTGTTCTTGGAGCTTTCTATATTACACATAGTCATGAACTTATGAGAAACTTACTTCTTACAAGACAGTTTATGACTCAACCTCAGGCATTTATGAACCTAGTTGATTCAGAATACGAATATGCTGGATCACAAGAAGAACTTGTAGGAAGACTTATATTCTCAGACTACTTAAGACCACTTATAGAAAAGAATATGAGTACAAAGTTCTTACGTGAAAATGCTGATGTTATGTATACAGTACAAAAGATAATAGAAGATCAAGATTTATCAAATTCAATGAGTTATTCTGATATAGCAAACTATAATATGGTAAACTTATCAAGAATAACATTTATACCAGCAAGTGAACTACATGTTGCTCGTAATACAAGTGAAGGATTTGGTGAAAGTTTCTTCCAAAAAGCAAGAGTTCCTGCAAACTTTAGAATAATAGCAAATGAAGCATATCTTGCTTGGGTTATACACGATGGTAAACCTATAAACGTTATTAAAGTACAATCTGGACTTAGTGATGGTGGAGGAATGTTCGGTACTAATAATGCTATGAGACAGTTTCAAGCACATAAAATGACACGTGGTGGTCTAAGACGTATTAACGGACGTGGTCAAAGTATAACAGCTGATACTATAGTATATCAGTCACAAGGACAAGATGATATCATAACTCATACACAAATACCTGGTTATGAACTTAGAATAGAAAAAGACATGATGAGACAGTGGGAAACTGAAGCTACGTCAATAGTAGGATTTAACTCAGCTCTGTTTACATCAGAAGATGGTAGAATAGAACTTGCACGTAAACTTGCAGATCTTGATGAAATACAAACAAGTAAGATTATACACGAACAAAGACGTAATGCAAGACCAGCAAGTGATAGAGCTACTAGACTTTTACACCTAAGAGGTGGAGATGACGTTAAAGACATAACAGTTGAATACATGCCACCTTATCTAGTACGTGATAATAATATTAAGCAAAGTGAAACATTGAAAGAAGTAGCTGATACATTTGAAGCTATTAAGAATATTTATGAAGCTAAGTATGAAGAAAATGAAGAATATCAAGATGTTAAAGCATTTATCTGGAATAGTATACTTGAAAAGATGAACGTTTCTGATTCTATAATTACTGGAAGTGATGAAATACTTGCAGAAGCAAAGAGAAAAAAAGAAGCGGCAGAATCTACAGTAATGAAAGAAACGAAATAGAGAAAATAAGAACTCCTATACTCATTTATTCTGAGTATAGGAGATAATTATTTTTTTTACCCCATTATTTATATCTATTAAATGTATCAATAGATATAACTATTGATGGTATTAGTAGTAACACTAATACCACTTTAACAACAGTAACTAACATATCAATCCCCTCCTAAATTAATATATTACATTTTATTATATATAGATATTAAACTAACAACCGTACCCCCAATTTGAAACAATTTTACCCGTTTATTTAATTAAAAATATAAAGGAGGTCATCCTAGTGAAAACTGATTTTTTAGTAATAAAGAAAGAAGAACTTATCGGAATAATTAAAGAGATTATATCACCAGTAGAAATAAAACTTCATCCTACTACAGATATGTCTTCAATTATCGACGATATAAACAAGATAAACTCAACGTTAGATTATCTGAGATCTAGTTTATCTGGATTATATACTAGTAAGTATTATAGTGGAAACTATGAGGCAGTGTATTTTAAAGTTCCACCTACATCAAATCCACAATTATCTACAGAGTTAGAAATAAGAGCAACTTATAATATACAAGATAACACTAACCCATCACAAGGGTTAACATCTGTATCTGCTTTTTATATATCTAAACCTTTTATAATTGGACAAGGACCTACAGGAATACTTAATCTTGGAACTAATAGAACTGGTATAAGTTATTTGAATAGCATGATGTTTGAACTTGTTAAAGACAGACGTAATAATACACGTTATGTTAAAATGTATGTAGGTAATAAAAAGGCTCCTAATTCTACGTTAAGAAATATGTATATCTGGTTTAGATCAGATAATACAGATTGGATAATGTATCCTGAGTCTAGATTACCTGGTGGAACTACAACTCTTGGAAATCTTGTAGCTGAAACTACTAGAGAAACACAACTTGAATCTGAAACATTACGTAGAGAAGTTCCTGATATGGATAAACTTGTAAGATCAGATGATTACTCGTTTATTAAATCATTAACACAAGCTCAATTTGAAACTATGAAACAAAATGAAACTCTTAGAGAAGGGATTCTATACACAACAGATAAGATAGAGGAAGACTAGTATTAAAGGAGGATTATAATATGAGTGAAGTAAAAGTTATATCACTGGAAGAAGTTGAAGCTATAAAACAGAATATAATGAAAGAAACAGAAAGTTTACGTATGCAACAGCAAGAACTTAAAACTGGAATAAAGCCAGGATATGTAAAAGAAGACTATATAAGTGCAATGTATCAACAAAGTTCTCAAAATGATCCATTTAGATATGGTGAGGTAAGATATAATACTTATAGATCTTTATTTAATAAAGAAAAGAATGCATACAGAATAATAGATAACCTTATACTACCACCAGTAGCACAAAGACTTGATTGGAAGGTAATAGAAGATACATTACTTAGAAATACACAAAATGTAATACAGAGCTATATTCAAAGCTCTACTACGCTTGATATATCTATGTATGCTTATACTACAAAAGAACAGCTTATGGATATGAAATATCAAATGGGTAGAATCTATAACGCTCTTGATGATATTGCAACTATAGTAGTTAGTGCAACGTCTAACTTTATACTTGCACATATGATGTTTTATATAGACAGAAGTCATATCTTTTTACATATAAGAGAGAATGTATTAAGACCAAACATAAGAAAGTTTATGGAACAAGCAAAAGAATCTCTTATGGATCAAGATATATCTGAAACTATTGAGGATATTAAAGGAGAACTTAATCATACTGTAGAAGAATACATTCATGCAATGCTTATAGCTGTAGATACTAAGAAAATTCAATCTACAAGAGAAAAACTTCTAACATATAGAGATAGATTCTATAAAGACTTAGATGCTGCATTTGCAACTGGAGAATTTCTAATGCCTCAGTTCTTGCTAGATTTGGTTCTATTCACTACAAACGCAGAAGAGATAAAAGCATATAATGACTATATTAGTTTCTTAGATAGCTATAGAACATCTCTTACACTTGAAGCTAATAGAATTATATTTAGAAAGTTCTGTAGTCCAGATATAGTTGATACTGAGTTTGAAAAGAAACTTAAACATACTATACAAAAAAGAAATGCTTTTAATGGTATATATCTTGATGATGATAAACTTATTGATGGTATTACTTTTGATGAAATGAATATGATTATTCGTGCATGTTCTGGAAGACTTGATCCAGAAGATAGAGCTATGCTTAATGGTACAAGATATGCTAAAAGAGTATTTGAAATAATAGATCAACATGGTGGAATAAACTATTCTTGGTACTTAAAAGAACATAAACTTGCAAGAGTTGATAACTTTTCTAAACAGGAAGTACTATATGAGTTTAGAACAGATAAATTCGATATAGATGTAAATGAAGACATTAAGAGATTCCCTGAGTTTATAAAAAATGCTCTATATAAAGATGCTGAAATTAAAAATATACCAGAATGCTTTATTCATCAAACTGGATATGTTATAAACTCTATGACTAAACCTGAAATAATTGAAGGACTTCTTACTTCATATAAGAATATGTCTGTTAAAGAAAAACTTGCACAAAGACTTTCTGTTATAAATAACTATATGATACATGTAAGAAAATACGATCCTGAAAGAGTTGAGTACTTACAAAGTATAATGAATGACTATGAACATCTTGGACCATCTGGACCTGTATCTAAAGACTATGTTGATATAGGAACTAATCCTGTAATAGCCGATACTACAGAAGAACTTATAGATAAACTGGTTATTATAGAAGGTTTATGGAGAATGCTTTGTCAAGCACAAGATAAACGTAAACAGAAACTGGCTAAACTTACGTACAGTGACTATGAAGATAATAAAGAAGAAAAGAATAAGGATATTGTAATAGGCAATGATGGAAACTTTAGATATTCTAATGATGAACTGGAGTACAGAAGAAGCTTAGGTATACCAGATGATGTTACTATACCTAGAATACCTATTAGTAAAAACGAAAGAGATAAGATGTTAGATGCAGAAATAGCAAGACTTAATCCTAAAGGACAAATGTTTTCTGGAGGAGAAATGCATCCTAATATAAGATTCCTTACAAGAGTAACAGACGACATATACTACGATAAAGGAATGCCTTCTCTTAAACCTATTAATCCTAAAGATATAAAAGTAAATGATACTCTATATTAAATGAGGTGATTAAATGAGAATATTTGATATTGATATACCTGCCTATATAAGATCAGGTAAAGTTGGTATCGTAGACAGTACTAATAAAAGGTCCGAGGGTGGCCTTTTTTCCACTAAGATATTTGGTATTACAGAAAGAGAAAAGGAATCTCGTTGTGGAGTTATAAACTTAGGTACGTATATAATGCGTCCTTCTATTCTAGATATGTTTCGTAGAGTAGATACAGTAGTTTATAAATGTTGTACAGATTTTAAAATGCAGTTTGTAATATATGACGGACTGCTTGCAAAATACGACCCTAAAATACATCATGAACTTATGGATATAGGGTCTGGTCCTAAGTGGCTTTACGATAACTGGGATAAAATAGATAAAAAGAAATACTTACAAAGATCAGGGCAGTATGCAAACGTTGAACTTAAACGTGTTATGAGTAAACTAGACCGTGATCAAACATTTACCCACCACCAATGGGTAGGACCACTATTTATGCGTCAAGAACTTACAGAAGACAGTGTAATGCAAGACGAACTTAACGTATACCTAGAAGACATACTTAAGTATTCAATGATAGTAAATAACTTTCCAGAAGGAGCAATTGCACTTCAAAATAAAGTTATGGACTTATTTGACTATCTTGGAGAAAGATATCTTGGTCCAAATGGTGCAGCAAGAAAGAAAACTATGGCAAGAACTATAGATTTCTCTTCTCGTACAGTTCTGCTTACTAACGTTTACAGACACGACGAAATAGGAGAATCAAAGATAGACTGTACATCTGCAGGTATGGCAGTACACTTACTTGCTGGAATGTTTGTTGATACTACTATTAAAAACTCTATAGACTTTATAAAAGATCTGTATGACAGAGGATGCTTTGATTCTGATGTTACATCTGACATGCTTATAGTTTATGATAAGGAATATATAAGAGAGCAAATTAAAAAACTTGAAGATCCACATCATAAGATAACAGGATTTCCAGCAATATGTGCAGATGGAAGCTTTAGACCACTATCTATTCCTATAGATGTCTGGGATCCTCATAATAAACGTTATGTAACAGAAGAAAAAGAACTTTCTTGGATAGAGTTCTTTTATATAGTACTAGAAACCTATGTTGATGTGTATAAAAAACGTACAGTAAAGGTTACAAGATTCCCGACAGACTCAACACTGTCAACTCAGTATCTTAAACCTGTACCACTATCTTTATACCCAACATATTTAAAGAAATGTAAAGTATTCGGAGTAGAATACAAAGACTATCCATATGTAAATGATTTCATAAAGAATAACTACGACCAAAGACTGTTTGAAACAGCTACAAGAATAGCAGCTGGTACAGTAATTGGGTTCAATGGTAAAATGGTTGCCCCTTCTTACAGTAATGTGAGATTGAAAGTGTGTTAAAAGCTGGGAACTCCTAAAGCCTCTATGCCAGTAATGGAGCGTGAGCAGAAATAAGTTAGAGGATGATAACTAGAGTTTAAATGAAAAGGTTAAATACCCACTCTAGGTCGATACAATGGAAAATCAGCACTTAAATTGAATAAAGGAGTGTAATATGCTAGATAATAATATTTTTGTCGAAGGAAGATACTATAATAATGAGTACATAATAAAAGATGACTGTGCTGTACTTAGAATGATTAGAAAGAGTGACGGTAGAGTAACAGAGTCAATTCTTGATATAGATGATGTCGGCAGATGTAGCAAGTATATATGGTACCCTCATCACGATCCATACAAACCATCTAGCCTTGTGTACATAAGACACAGAGGACTATATAGACTTCACAGATTTATTATGAATCTAGATGATAAATCTAAGGTTGTAGATCACATTAACAGAAAACCATTAGATAATAGAAAGTGCAATTTACGTATATGCACTGTTTCAGATAATAATAAAAATCTTAGCATATATAAAAATAACACTTCTGGAAATATGGGAGTTTATTATAGTAATAGCAAAAAGAAATATGTTGCATGTAGAATGGTAAACTATAAACTTTATAGTAAAGCATTTAAAAATATAGAAGATGCTATTGCATATAGAAAAATCCTAGATAAAATGTAATCAATTTAAGTTCAACGACTATCTCTGAGATGAGAGTACTGGATAAGTGTCTGGGAAAAGCACACACCCAAGTAATTGGGATTGATTTAGTCTAATCATGTATAGTAAACGCCAGATACTATGCACCTTACAGATAACTGTAATGTCTAGTGAAAGCTAGAGAGTCTACTTGAAATAGTAGCACATGAAAGTAACGAATTCATGTAATAAAAATAGATCACGATGGCGATGAAACTTCTAACTCTCCTCTTAACTCAAAAGAGGCAGTTGAAGAAGCTCATAGAATTAATAATAGTTTACTTCAGCATTTTACTTATTCTGGTAAGTTTATGAATAAGGTTGGTAAAGATGCTGATCAACTTATGTATACATTTACAAGAGATAGAAAGAAATATGACCCACCTAAGAAATCGTGGGATAGTAAACATGAATTTATAGATTACATACTTAATCTTAAAGATGGTAAGATATCTATATCTACACTAACACATTACACATGTATTCAAGAACTAGGTAAAAGACCATTTGTATCTTTATATGATGATGTAACATTTAAAAGATTAGGTAAAACATATACTACTACAGTCGGAAGACTTATAATAAATAAAGTAGTATTTGCATCACTTTGGGATAATAAAGTATGGGATTTAGTACTTACACCTTTATATGGTGATGGTATTGAAAATCTAGTGGTTAAAATAAAAGATTACATGATAGAGGATAAAATAAAAGATCCGAATGCTATAAAGCAAGTTATAGATAGATATACAGAGTTTGGACTAAGACTTTCTACTATCTATAATGCAAACGTAACTAATACTATGATTTTATCAAATGAAGAGTTTGATAAACATAGAGATGAAACACTTAATGCAATAAAAGAGAAAGTTGAAAATGAAAAAGATGTAGAACTTTTAAATAAGACTATAGATGGACTTGTTGAAGATGCTAAAAAAGAGTTTAAAGATGATCAAATGATGGAGATATACGAATCTAAGAACTCAGGAAAGCTTGATAACCACTTTAGAAATATGAATATAGCAATGGGTGGTCTTCCTATGATAGGTGGAGGTACTGCAGTAATATTAGATTCACTTGGAGATGGTGTTAAACCTGTCCACTTCCCAGCACTTGCAAACGTTGGAATGGTAGGAGCTATATCAAGAGCAAAACAAACAGCTCTTGCAGGTACACTTCTTAAACAGATATCAAACGCTATGCAAAATATAAGAGGAATTAAAGGTGACTGTGGTTCTAAAGAAGGTATAGTAATAAGAAATGCTAGAAAAGTTGATCTTATGTATAAATATGTATTAAACTCAAACGGAAGTCAAACATACATAACTTCTGATAACGTAGATAAGTATATTGGAAAAACTGTTGAAGTAAGACATGTACTTAAATGTAAAATGAAAGACGGACATTTCTGCTCACATTGTATAGGAGAAGAACCATTTAAACTTGCTGGTAGAGATAATCTTTATATAGGAATGTTCGTGTTTGATGTGTCTTCTGCAATACTTAATATGTTTATGAAAATGACACATAACTTAGGAGCAGATGTATTTAGAATAGTAGATCTTGATAAGTTTATTTACCCTACACCACCTAAAGGAGTATTATTTGAAATAAGACATGATCCACTTGAAAAGGTAGATAAGGTATATTGTAATACAGATATAACTTGGTATGTACCCAAATCAGCTCTTACTCCAGAAGGTACAAACTATAAGATACTTGCACATGGATCTATTATAGAAAATGAAACACATAATAAGTACACGTTTACCTTAGGAACACAAATAATTACAAATCCTACTGAACTTTTAAAACCAGGACATCCATCAAACCCTAGCTTAACACACTATAAACTTGTGTATAAGAAAGGAGATGCTATAATAGAAGATACTATTATACCTAGAGATGAAATGACTGTTTATAAGATGTTTAATATATTCTTTAAAGGTTCAATAAGTAACCTTATACCATTAGAAACTCACTTAGAAGTATTCCATAATACTATATCTAATAACAAGAAGGTAAACATAAGTGATATTTCTATGGGTCTTATAATAGCATCACTTGCAAGAGATGCAGCAAATACAAGCAAACCTGCAAGAGAAACTGGTTCTAAAGACTATGTAATGATAAGTTGTGATGATCTAACTATCATGAGTGGAACGTTTAATGCGTTCTTCGGAAATGATGCTAAACGTGCACTTGCTATATCTGTTGCTAAAGATCCAGATAAACAGGATGAAGTTATTTCTCCTATGGAAGTAGCTTATAGAAACTAATAAAAGGAGGTTTATAGATTGGCTAATACAAAAGAGCTTAATATACGGTTACAAACAGCTAAAAGACTTATTACTAACCTTATAGTTAAGCAAAGTAAAAGAGCATTAGAACACGAAACAGAAGAGTCTATAAGAAACTATGTAGAATATTATAATGCTTTTATGAAACTTGATAAACTTTCTGACTATCCAAAATGGACTAAACAAGAAATTAAAGATGCTCTTATTGGAATTACCGATGATGACGCAACTATGCTATCAGAAGATAATGTAATAGTAGAACTATACAAACAAGGTAATTTCAACGATCATGAAATTGAAAGATTAATTGATGCAAAAAGAGCTTACATAATTACTAATTATGTGGAAACTAACGAGTATTATCGTATGCTCGTTGGTTTACCAACACTAGAAGAAGTGAAGAATAACGAATTCGTATACTATGAAGGAGTACCTCTTCATGAACTAGATTATGCAACTAAGTTAAGACTTAGACGTAATGGTAAATTTGATGAGTTATTTGATGATACTAGAAAACAGTATATTAGATTTATAGGAAGAGAGATAGATCTTATAACAGCTCGTGAAGCAGAAGAGTTTGAAGTATTATCTAATACCAAAGATAAAGCAGATCATGAAATGTATGCAATCTGTTATAATAAAGAAAGAGAAATGTGGATGAGAACATTCTATAATGAATATCTTATGTACAATACTGACTTTTATGAGGCAGAAGATGTGGTTACACTTAAATTGCAAGCACTTATCTCATATGTACTTGAAAGTAAGAAACCATTTATACATAAATCTACATATACTCAACAGGAAGCAATTGATATATGGAAATCACATGGACTTACTCTACCTAAAAACATGCCAGAACTTTATAGAAATAGCTGTACGTTTGTACTTAACTATCTTCTTATGTTTAAAGGAACTAACTATGTATTAAACTACATAACAGAAAAACTATTCTCGGGTCTTAATCTTTATAAGTATTTTATTCGTAAAATACCAAAAGAGAACGTAAGATATCCACTTACTGGAAATGAAAAACCTGAGGAACTATATGATGTAGAGTTTATACTTCGTCCATTTAAATGGTTATATCCATATCAAGATGATTATACTGCAAATGAAGACAAGATTTTATCATATGATGAAGTTGTACTTATGGATCCTAGATGGCGTGATACTGAAGAGCTTAAAAGAGCTGTATTTAGTGAGGAGTTTTCTTTTGCTGAATCTAAATACTTATCTTTAGGTAATTCAATAAACGTAACTAAGTTTGGACATTGGTATGCTATAATGCATAGATATATTATGGAAAATAGAAGGCTTGCTGAAACTCATAATATGACGTTAAGATCAACAGGACAAACACATAATTTCTTTGCTGTATTTATGTACTACATGTCTTTAACTACGTTCCAAGCTCATAGATATCATTTATTTGAAACAGATACTATGCCTGAAATTAATAAGGTATATGGATTCAAAATTCCTAGTAACTTTGATGAGATTAAAATAATGTTTATATCTGAGTTTAATGCAAGAAGTTTTAAATTTGCACTAAATGAATTCCCTGATGCTTTAAATAATAACTCTACTTTTATAGAAATGCTTATTGCAATGGAAAAAGCTATGGGAATACATGACATATTTGATAAACTTAAACTTAAGATTAGAAACTTAAGAGAATATCTTGTATTAAATGAAATAGAACGTATAGTAAGAGAAGTTGATAGAGTTCCAGAAGTATTTAATCAAACTAGAGGAGCTGAAGTTCCTACTACTTATCAAGATATACTAAGACAAATAGATCCAATACTATATGCAGAATACGAAAGAGTTAAAGCTCCGTTTGATATATCAAACCCTACAGATGAAGAACTTGCAAGAAGGGAAAACCTTATAATAGAACTAGATAACTTAACACAAGAGTTAATTCAATATCTTACAAACCTATCAAGAAATACACTTCCTAATTCTCTTAGAATGGAAAAAGTTCTTGATATGACACAAAGATTTATGAATGGACTATCTAAGTATCTTTTATACATACTTAAAACCTTCAAAGCATATGCTGTAGACTTCATATCAGAAGGAGGACTATTAAAAATGGGTCCTGACAGAGAATATCAACTTAACTTTGATAGTATCTGGACACATGTTAGACATAATCAAAATGAGAGAATGAATATAGGATCTAATGATAGAATAAAAGTAAAATACCTTAAACCAATAGCTAAAACTATACAGTCTAATCATGATAGCTTAAAGATTTCAACTATATATGGAGATGTTGCTATCTATGATGGAGAAGGAGGAAGAATTTAATGGAAGAAAAAGATTTAAATCTTAAAACAGACGAGAAACATAAGTTCGTCTATAGAATATACGACGATAAAGAAGATGGTCACGTCGTAGGAGAAGTTGTAGGTAAGAAATTACTTGAAGATGGTACTTGGGTTGAAGTTAGATTTAAAAATAAAGTAACAGTACAAGGACTTCAACATATAGTTACATCTATATACAACGGACTTACACCTACACTTAATTCTAAGTACTTCGAAGATGAATTATTTAGAACAGATGTAGCAAATACTAAGTCTAAAGTTACACTTAAAGCAGGACCTACAAAGATAATAGGACTTAACCTTGCTAAAAATGGTGCAAATGGAGGAGATATTATTCCATTTAAACGTCATCTTGATGGATTTAACGATAACTTAGATGATTTAATACCATGGAGAACAGTCTTACTTACACAAAATGACTGGGTTAAATATAAACAGATATATTTACATCATAGAATAGTTGAAATAAGTGGTATCAAATATGTAGAATACTTCACAAAGAAAATCACATTTAGACCATTCTATAAAACAGATGATGGACATGACATACCTGATAACCATGGACAAACTCTATCAACTGATAAAGATTGCCGTGCTTATATAGAATGCGATATAGATGTTGGAACAGATGAGTTGCAAGAACACTTCAGACTTAAACATGTAGGAGGAACAGACGGTACATCATTCTCTGCATCTCTTCTTATGTTTGGTTCACCAGCTGAAATATTACTTGACGGTACGAAGTATGAAACTATTACTAAAACAAAAGTATTCTCAAGATGTAATCATATAAACTTATATCATGGATCTGCAGGACTTGTTGATGTAAAATATGAAGTGAACCATGTATAGAAGAGGTGGTTTAAATGGCAAATTTTGGTAAACATGGAGGCTTATCTACTGCTGTTGGTAAAGCTAATAAGGGAGCATCAAAGTTAGGTCCAGGAGCATTAAAAGATAAACTTGCAGGTGGATTTGGTTTATCAAACGGAGGTAACTCTGGTTATAGTGGTGGATATGGTCTTGATTTCGGACTTGGTGATGAAGGAGGAGGTACTCCTTTTAGAGATGTTATAACTGGAGGTATATTTGATATACTACAAGCTAGTAAACCAACAGGTTATGATGAAAGAGCTAGTTATGCTAGAGGAATTAAAAATGATCTATATGGACTTAGAGACACTATAACTAGTAATAAGTCTTTAATACAAAAGACAGATGAAGCTCTGCAACGTATAGCATCTATTGCAGAAGGAGTAAGAGTAAACCCTGCTACAACACTTGAGGATAAACTTAAAGACTTAGGATACGGTATATTTCATGACTTCTATGAAAGAACTATGAATAAGTATGGTAAAAAGCTTGAGAAAGTAAATAACTTCTTTAATAGATTAGGAAGCATAGGTAGTTCATTTATTAATATATTTGGACTTAATGATAACTCTATTATATCAAATGCAAAAGCTGGTACAAGTAGAGTATTCAAATCAATGAATGCAGATTATGTTCAAAGTATAGCTGGAAAAGATTTATTCTCAACTGGTTTATACTTTGGAGAATATGCAAGATTTATGATGGAAGATCTTGGATATATTTGGGATACAACTAAATCTATAGCATTCTCTCGTGATTATGCATTTGTACATAGACCATTCCTTGAGTCTGATAATACAGGTAGAATAAAATCCTATGTATTCTTTACAAGACCAAATTTAAATCTGTTTGTAAGAGGTAATAATAATGAAATAGCAGCAACTGGAGAACTAGTACGTTATGATACATTAAGACAGTTAGTTCTTTCTGATCCAGCACTTTATTCTGAGCTATGTAGAGATGGGTGCAATAAATCAGCTTTATTTACATTCTTAAATAACTACTGTCTGGAAGTTCCAGCAATAAGAATGAATGAGTCTTCTCGTGAAGGTGTTCGTAATATGCATGGAGGAACTATTCCTGTACCAGGTAAACCTGAAAACGTTGGAGTTGAAATATCGGTAACATTTACAGATAATGCAAGAGCTGATGTTGCAAAACTTCTATACTGTCTTCGTAAGTATGCACACTATGTAGCAGAAGAAGGTTACGCAATGCGTCCAGAATATATAAAGTATCAAGCACTTGATTCTTATATGTCTATGTATGTTGTAACAGTTGATACTGATTGGAATATAATAGGATTTGGATTTGGTTGTATGTTATCTCTTGCTGATACTCCTACACATTTTACACAACATAAAATGGAAGGATTTGAAAAACCTGAGTTACTAGATAGTTTCTCAGTCACATTTAAAGCACTAGAATGGGATGCTCATGCACCTGAGTATTTTGATTACTTTAACTGGATAAGTAATTTTAACCCAGCTAACGTAGTTGATACACGCGGTTCAGCTCTTACTTTACAAGAAATAACACGTGATACTCAATCAGGAAGATTTGGATGTCCTTATAGAACATCTGTATGGACAGAAGACTGCGGATTTAAAGGTGGATATGCTAGTGGTCCTAGTATAGCTCCATCATTTCAAAGTAAAAACATAGATGCAAAAGCATTTCCTAGAGTATTTGAATATGTAAATTATGCACACCGTGGAGTAGGAGAACTTCTTGCACGTAATCCAGGTGTATATGTAGCTGTAAATAGTAATGATCCACATCGTAGAATATTTAGATTAGGGTTTAGTTATTAAGGAGGTATAGATGGCATTCGGAGAAAGAAATAGAGAAAATACAAAAACACTTCCAGAACTAGATCTTAAGGGATTTATAACAAAAGCTAATGCATACTGGCAAGTTATATCATATGAAGGTAAATCTAAACTTATTATGAATAGATATCATACATGGGATACCTGTTATCATCATATAACAGAACATCTTATGACATATTTAAATGAAACACTTGGTTATAAGATAGATGGTACAAACCTAGAACATGTTTCAGCTGACCCAAGCTATGATATGCGTGATGTAAGAAAGATACAGATACAACCAGATTTACTTCCAAGAGGAGTATTTATATTTACACAAGATGTAAATCAAACTGGTATAGTTAATATTCCATCAATGGATCAAACTAATATGTTTAAAAAGAAACCTAGATTTACAGCTATGGTAGTTAACTATAAGAAAGATCCTAATGATGGACTTATGTATGACTATATGAAAGATCTAAGATTTGCACTTACTGCTGATTATAGATTTAATACTATGCTTTGTGCATTTACGGTTATGGTAGGAACATTAGCTGAGAGAATGGAAGTTGCAAGACTTTGGAGAGAATTCTTCCCAGATAATGTATCTACTGACATATATAGAAACTTCTTCCCTTTTAGAACTATACTTGACGATGTAATACCTATAAGTTATGATATAGAAACAGTTATACCTAGGGAAGTTGAAAATACATTAAAGAAGATGTTTGGTATTGACTACATAAATGAAGATCAAAATAGAAGATACAAACGTCCTTCTGATGATAAGCTTTTAGACTTACTACAAAGATACTCTGAAACACCAGTTGATTTTAAAGTTATTGGTGGAGAAGGAGAGTTATACTTTGTATTTAAGTACAAAGCACAAATAACTTTAACTGCAGAATCTATACAAGAAGATACTCTGCCTCTTAATAACTTAAATATACATCAAGTTAGATTTCAATTCCTTGTAACGTATCCAGAAGTTACAAGACTTGCACTACATGCTGATCTAACATGTCCAAATTTTGATAATCCTAATCTTGATGTTAAAACTGGTAAGTTATATAAGATTGCAGATGAAACATACGAAGTTAAAGAAGTACAAGACATAAGAGTTGCACATTGGCCTGATCAAATAAATGAAACTGTACTTGAAAATAATATAATCTATAAGATATCTCCTGAAGATGTAGTTCTTGATGATGTCGGAGAGTATGCTTATACTGATATAAAACTTGACAGACTTATGATAAATCCTTTAGTTTATGGATTTATTAAAAGAGCGGAAGCCAGATATGGTTCAATTGAAGTTGAACCTGGTAAATTTAAAGCTAGAGAGTTTTATAATATAGTTGCTATAAGAAAGAAAGTTCGTAAATTCGAAGAAGAGTTACCTGAACCTTATGGTAATACAGTTGGTACTACTATAGATTATAAAGAAGCTTGTATAAAAGACATTTATGCTAAGGTTGATGAGGAGATATTTATTGGAATATACTTAAATAAAAAGGAATACACTGTATTCTTAGAAAGAGTAGGTTACACTGGAAAACCTAATCTTGCTAGACAAACACCAACTGGAGAAATATAAAGTAGTCTGAGTTCCTTAAGTGGGACTCAGATTTATTTGTACGCAAAGGAGAGATAAGTGTGGATATAGATAAAAGAATAATTATGAAGCACAATCTATACGAGAAATATCAGGAAGAATGTCTTAATATATTAAGGAGACATAAACCAAAAGCGTGTGTAGTAGTTGATAAGTATACAGCTCCTCTTCATGATTATATATTAAAGATTGCAACTGAAGAAGATCTTAAGTTCTATACTGATAAACCAAGGGGTAATGTTATTTCTTGTAAATATATTTCTAATAAACTTGATATGGAAACAGATTGTAAACTTATGGTACTAGAAGATATTTATGAATATAAGGAAGAGATTAAACTTCATATAATAAAAACCACTACTACAGATGATATAGAGTCGTTTATTAAAGGGATGACTAAAAAGTTATCTTCACTTGGTATAGGTGCAGAAATAATAGAACTTAATGATTTGACAGATCTTTTAGATTACACAGAAGATCAAAGACACACTATGACACCGTTTATAGTGTTAAAACCACTATCTAAAATATTTACAGATAATGTAGAAAGTCTTAAAGTTATGTTAGGATCTCTTGATAATGCAAATTATCGTGATGTTGATTGTTTTCTAGACATGGATACATCTACTAAGTTAAATAACTGTAAGCTGGGATATGTTCCATCTACACTTGCATCTGTAATAGAAATATTTAAAGAATTTAATATCACAACTAAAAACTATACCCATGTATATGTACTTGGTCAATCACCTCATTTAGGAAAACCAATAGCAGACGTACTTGAATATAATAACTATGCTACATATACGGCAAATTCTAGAACTTCTAAACACGTAAAAGAAGCGATATTCTATTCATCAGATGTAACTATATCTGTTACAGGATCACCTGATATATGTAAGCTTTTTAATAAGCAACATGTATCTACAAACTATGATCTTGCTAAACGTGTTGTAATAGATGTAGGTATAGTAAAAGAAAATGGAAAAATAAGAGGAGATGTACCAAATGATATAAAGTCGCAGTACATGCTCTATAACAAAGTTCCTAATGGAGTAGGACTTATAGATACTTCAATAGTTGCATTAAGAACTATTGAATCATATTATACACAACTTAAGTTGAAAGGAGAACTAAGATGACACAATTTGATAAGATTTATAAAGATATAGTAGAAGACATTATAGAAAACGGATATGATAGCAGTAATTACGGAGATGTAAGAACTAGATACGCAGACGGGACTCCTGCACACTACAAGTTTAAATTCGGACTTCATTTTAAACTTAAAGTAGACTGGAATAATCCAGAAACATTTCCTCTATTAACTTCTAGATATACACCAGTTAAATCAGCGTTTAGAGAAATAGCTTGGATATGGTTATTTAGATCTAATAATGTTAAAGACTTGAGAACTAGACTTGATTGTAGATTTTGGGACGAATGGGAAAGAGCTGATAACACAATAGGTAAAGCATATGGATATCAAATAGATAAACCAGTTTATAATAATAAATCACAACTTCATTATATAGTTGAAACTTTAAAGAAAGATCCTAATTCTAGAAGATGCATAAGTGAAATATGGAATGTTGACGATTTACCAGATATGCAACTTACACCTTGTGTACATCTAACTCAATGGAGTGTTGCAGGTGACGAACTAATACTTGAAGTGAAGAGTAGATCATCGGATATAGGGTTGGGGTTAGTTTCTAATGTGGCTCAATACTCAATACTACAAAAGATAATAGCTGATGAGTTAGGACTTAAAGTAGGAGAATTTATATGGTCATCACATAATTACCATATATACGATAGACACATTGAAGATATTCAAAAGCAAGTTGAAAGCACTGAAACACCAGGAGATTGGAAACTTGTTATACCTGATAATTTCCCATCTATTCTTAAAGATTGGGATATGAAAAATGATGAAGATGTAGAACTTATTAAAGGAGTTTATATAGAAAACTATAAACCTAGTGATTTTCCTAAATATAATTATGAAGTAGCGATCTAAAAGGAGTTGTGTGTATGCTTAGTTTAGAAGAAGTAAGACGTCCTAACTATATGGACTATAATATAATAAAAAGACTTGTCGAAGAAGTAACTGAACTGTCTAAAGAAAAAGCTGAAGAATTTGTAAGCAACCTAAAATCAGTAAAGGAGACACCAGCAATTGCATACACAAGAAGAATATTCTTTCTTAAATATGAAGAAAGAGCTGTTGGACTTCTTATAGTATCTAAAGATCTTATTGATCCTAAGATAGAATTTATGGCAATAGAAAAAGCTTACCGTAAGTTTGGAGGAGGAACAGACATGTTTGAGAAGTCTTTTAAACTTCTAGGTACTACAAAACCTGTAATAGAAATACCAATAAATAAGTACTTAGATTTTAAAAGCTTCATAGAAAGATATGAATGGACTGCTAGTACATTTTATGTTAAAGATGGTATTAAGATATTTATTATGAATAAGTTTTAAATGGCTCTAAACGAGCGTATAATGGGTCTATTTTCCAATATTTTATGTATTTAATGCAATTATACTATGTATTGGAAAATAGGCTAAAATAGGAGGTTTATATGAGTGAAGATAAAAGAGATAAATTATTAAGTGGGATAAGATCATTTATAGAAGAATTTAACTTTAACGGAAATAAATATGCACCTGGTGAGGTTATACTTAGTAAAAGAACTGTATTTGAAGTATATCTAAACGATGTATTTAAAGAATTAAAAGATCTTACAAGAGAGGATAAAGAGTACTTATTTAAAGAGATAGTTAAAATGGAAGTCTTATTTCCTATACCCTACACAACTAATAACTTTAAAAAGGTACACTATTTTGCAAATGTAATACGTAATGTTGCAAACATAGTATTCAGAGATGTAGAAGAAAAAGAAATAAAGATAGATATCGTTTCTAATGAACCACTATTTAAAGACTTCTTTTTGTATATAAGATCAAATAATGAAGAAGGAGCTTTTCTTTATAGAAATTCTGTCTTTGATATAGACTCAGAGATACTCGAAGAAACTAAGATAGAAAAAGAACAAGCAACTATTTTAAGAGGAAGATTTACATCACCTTATGTTAAGATGAATATAGCTCCAGTTACATCTAATATATCTATAGTAAAGCTTCCAATTAGAGAAACTACAGCTACCGAATAAAAACAAGTTTCCGTATTTTTAAAGCAAATCAATACATAAAGGAGGTATAATATGGCTGATAAAAATATCTATGGATCTCAGCAATTAACTGTTTCTGATAAGTACCAGTTAGGAGAGGCCATAGTTGAAGAACTAATAAACTCTGGTGTTGCTGTAGAAGATTTACCTATCATGGGACCAGAATCACGTATGATACAAATACTGTCAATGGTACACGATATGACTTCTGAGAAAATGGACACTATGTATAGAGAAGCATCTATTATAGACTGTAACTTCTATACAAGTCTATATTCACATATGGCACAACACGATCTTGACATATCTCTTGCTCATCCATCTAGTATGGAGATGTTCGTAAGACTTCCTCTTACAGAAGTAATAACACTTGGAAGACTTATATCAAACGATACTTGGGAATTCTTCTATACAAACGCTAATACAGTTGTAATAAATGGCTATCCTTTTATAGCTGAAAATGATATTTATACTATAAGAGTTCAACAAGTTGATACAGATTTTAAAGTAAAAGTTCACTACACAGACTCAAATGGAGACAGACATTTAATTCCTACACAAAAGATACTATTCAATGACGACTATTATATTCTTTTTACAGCTAACTTTTTACAAGTTACAAAAGAAATTAAGTATATGCCAGTTGGTAATAGAGACATACAAAGATGGCATATCCAAACTAAAGGACTTATATACTCATTTAACTGTACATATAAGAATACAGTAGAATCACCTGAAATAGATCTTACACCAAGAAACTTCTATTCACGTGGACAAGGAAATTTTATAGAATACAAAGTATCTGGAAATAAGTCGCTTATATTTGAGCATAAATATGTTCCAGGTGGATTTAGACCAGAAGTAAATGGTATCATAACTTGTTATTTACTTACTACTACTGGTGAAAATGTTAAATATAAAGGTATTGCAAAAGCAGAGGATGTATATCCACCTGAAATGAATATCTATTATGAACCAGTTGGTGAATACTTTGAATCTAAAGGTGGAAGAATAGCTGATTATGGAAAAGAATCTATAAGAAATCAAGTTATAAAGACTAAATCAGCAAGACGCAGAATAGATACTGAAGTAGATATGACTAATTACTTAAGAACTTATGAAGGGGCATCTGTATTCCATCCTAAATTAGTTCTTAATAATGTAAAATCTAGAATATTTAATATCTATACTGTACTTAACTTTAATGAAAGTGCATCTATTACTAAAGAGCATAAGTATACTATACCTACAAACTCTTTAGATATAGAACTAGATATATCAAGACTACCAAATAGAACAGTTGGAGGAAAAGATTTCTTCTGTCTTCCATCTACAATGGCACTTAAATCAACGCAAGGGACAGAAGCAGATCTTACAGTTCCTTTATATGGTGGATGGACAAGTGAACCTTCTGAGGTTGATGCAAGAACAGCTAACTCATCTGACTATCTTCATAGAATTCCATTTATATTAACTTATAGTAAGAAAGAAAATGCTATAAGAACATATATGAATATGCAAGTTGATGTTCCTTACAAGACTAAAATAATAGAAGAAAACGATGATGACAGTATAAAAACTCATATTATAAATACTACACTTAGAATGGACGACTACGAAGAGTATATTGATCCAGATTTAGGTGGAGCTAAGAAGTCTACATTTAGAGTTAAAACTGAAATAAGATCCGACAACGAAGAAATTCCACTTATAGCAACAGGAGGAGATCAAAACTTTACAGCCACACTTACTATAACTGGAACAAATGGTTACACAGCAGATGTACCTCTTAGTAGTATGGTTGAAGTCGGAGAAGATCAAAAGTATACTCTATTCTTTGACTTTGAAACAGACAGACTTATATACGATAAGGAATTTGATCTTAAGTATACTGATAATGGTGGAGTTAAAAGACATATGACTGTAAATGTAGCTCAAGATATGGTTCTTAAACTTTACTATATAACAGGCGGAGTTCATAAGATAATATCTAAATACCAAGCAAGAGTTGAAATGTTTAAAGATGTAACATCAAACTTCTTGATTCAATCTAATCCTATTGCTAAAGTAGGTTCTGTTGGTAACGATATTAAATTCCTAGCTGTTCCAGTAGTAGCTCATTACTTCTATGAGATATTAGAGAACAGAACTAAAGTATATAATGAGCTAATAAATGTAATGAACTTTATGAATAATGAGATTTATGCAGAACTTGATCAATATAGATCTCATGGTTTTACATTTAAAGACTTACAAGAAACTTCATTTGGAATGAGTTGTAAGTTTGCAAGAACTTATGGTAAGTCAAGATTCTTACAAACAGGTTCATTAACATTTAAACCTCTTGTAAACTTAGAGTTAAGACCTACATTATACCTAAGAGTTCTTGAAGATAGTTTTGATAAATCTACTATCTCTGAATACTTAAATAATGGATTTACATCACATGAGTTCTTAACATCAGATTTACATATGTCAACATACATAACAGACATGACAAATGAATCAAACGGAGCATTTGAATTCTTACAAATGGTAAACTTCGATAGATACCAAGCCGATTCACATATGATTAAACACAACGGTCGTGATGAGAAGAACGACGATGTACCAGAAGTTATAGCTATAGCCTCACGTTATAATAGAGAACGTAGAATGTGGGAATATGATGTAACTTATGGAGAAATATAAAAGGAGGATTATAATATGGCTGAAATAAGAACCAAAGTTATAGGTGGTAATATAGATAACATTCTACCTAATACTAAAAAGTATTTTAGAGTAGTAATTCTTACAAATACTGAATCTGATTACCCTTTAACTGAGTATCTTAAAAATAACACAAGCTTATTTTGTAAACAGTATGAACTAAATGGAGCTATCGTAGACTGCGACTATTACTTTAATTCATCTTATGGTATAGGAATATTCTACTATATGGCAGAACTTGGAGAAGGATCTACTTATAATGATAAAGACTTTGCTAATTCTGAAGCATCGTCTTTTGTAATAGATATAAATGAAATACTTGCTGGTCAAGATCCTAGTGATCATCCATATCTTCATGTGTTTGATTATACTAAAGATAAAACTGAAGTAATAGATACTATAAATAGACTTAGAAAAGATGTAGTATTCAAATCAGATTTATACGCAGGTAGACTACTTGGAGATATAGTAAATGACTTAGAGATACTATTTGGTGCAAATGAAGGTGTTCCTGTTGAAGTAGGACAAGTAGATCTTAATAAAGAAACTGAAAATGCTGAAACTCCGATAGAACACTACTTATTAAAAAGAGATAACTTACAAAGAGATATCGAACATAAAACAGGAGTACTAGAAACACTTAAAGCTGAGAAAGCCAAGATTGATAAAATTATAGAATCTATGGGTGGAGATCCTTATAAAGAAGATAAAAATCCTGATGATGGTCCTATAGATTTTCTAAAGGAAGTGTTTAATCGTGAAGTCACTGATACTCAAGTTGAGGAACATAAGGAAAAAGAAACTGAAGAAGTTAAACCAGTTGAAGAACCTGCTCCTACAACTGTTGAAGAAACTAAAGAAACTACTGAAAGACAAGAAAAGACTATAGAAGATGTAGAAAACATTCTTAAAGGATTAGATGTATCATTAAACGCTACAGAACCTAAGACTGAACCTACAAGTGATACACCACAAGAACCTAAAACAGTTAAAGAACAGATAGAAGAAGAAACTCAAGTTGCACAAAATGTTATAAATAACGTTAACTTAGACAGTGTACCAGAAAGAGTTGACGTAACTAAAGAATTATTAACACCAACATCTGAACCAGTAACAGAACCAGATAACGTATCTAAAGATGAAGCAACTATATATGATAACGCGAATCAAGGACGTAACTTAGAGGAATATGTAGAAAAACTTATATCTTCAGATGATGATTTCTCTGGTGATTGGGATGACGAACAAGAGTTATTCCAAATAGTAATGACAAATGATAATAAAGCTAGAGAAGAGTTATCAAAAGATGAGTATAAAGCTTACTTGGATTTAGTAACTAGATACTCTCTTAATAAGAACGACAGACAAGAACTAAGCTCTGGAGTTTATAATTTAAGAAAAGCTAAGTTTGATAACATAGGAGCTTTTGGATACGTTAATGATTAATAAACAGATTATAGGAGGATTATATTATGGCAGTAAAAGATGTACAATTATTTTCAATGGTTAATTTTGGATTTGGGGAAAATGCAAAGCAAAGTAGACTAAGACTATTAACTAAAGGTTATGACTTTGAGTTAGCAATAGATAATGGTCAAAAGACAGATGGAAAGCTTTCGTTTAACCAAGCAGCTTCTGTTACAATTTCTCAAGATGATATTACTACACTTAAAATATCATTTGTAGATCAATATCTAAAGCTTACTAGAACTAAGCTTTGGGAAATTAGAAAAGAAGGAGTACCTACTAGATTACATGACATGTTTATTTCTTGTAAAGGTGATGAAAATCACAAACTATATGCTTTGAGATTTATTACTTTCTGTGATTTTGATGCTAATAAGAAAATGAATATGACTACTAAATGGATGATCTATGGATTAAGCGGATACGAAGAATATTCTGAAATAAGAAAGTCTAAGGAATTCCCTAAAGAAGCTGTACTTGCTGAATACACACTTAACTCATTTGGATCAAATGACGGAGAACCATATGTACCTAAAGCAACTGTACTTATGGAAAAACTATCTAATATTCTTGAAGCAATTATTTCAGGAACATCATTTACTTATGGAAACTTTATAATTGAATACGGAAAGGAACAAACAGAAAATAAACCATCTTCTGGATCTAAACCTTACTACTCAGGTAATTCAGCACCTCCAGTAGATAAAGTAGATGAAGACGAATTTCCTTTCTAATTAAAAGGAGAGATTTATGGCATTAATGGATTTAGCAGATGAAGGTAGAGGAAGATCTTTGTCTAATAAATGGAGTGTATCTCTTTTTACAAATAAGAAGAGAAATAAATACGTTCCTACAAGTGAAATAAGTGGTATCCCAAAGGAAGATGCAATAGAACTTACGATGGAGATAGCACAATTACAACAAGCACTTGCTAAATATATAGCAAGTAATGAAAGAAAAGGAAGTTCTGTTAGGACTTCCTTGACTGAGCTTGAACTTTATATAAAAGAACTTAAAGATAGCAATGCAAGACCAGACTTTGTAACAGCAGCGTATTCAACTAAGTCAGATCTTCTTAAAACTATGGATAAGTTCGATGATAATACATGGAAGGCTACACTTGATGCAGTTAAAACTAAGAAAGATGTAAGAAAGTTCTATGTAGATAAAAATAAAGAGAGAGCACAAGCTACAACAGCTGTTGACGTACAACCTGTTGCTGCAGGTGGAGCAGTTGGTACTATGGTAAATGTATATCCAAATGGAATGGGATCTCAAGCACCTACACAAATGAGAACATTTGATCCTAGTGTATATACACCACCTATACAAGTAATAGATCAACCAAAGACGCTAACACCTATGCAAGTAAATACTGTAGTAGATGCTGCAAGATCTGTAGAAGAAGTAAAAGAAGTAGTTGGTACCCCACAGAGAGGAGTAACTGCAGTACAAGAAGCTGTAGTTACAAAACCTGAATTCTATAAAGGTGATACAGTTGTACAAGAAGGTATACTACCATCACAAAATGTAACTACTTCTGCACTTAATAATGAAGCATTAAAGCTATATGAACAAAGAAAAAATATGACTCTTGCATCAGCAAGTTCAACTCAACTTGGACATGACTATACTACATCTATAAATGGAATGATGAGTAAAATGGACGATATAGAACCAATCATGTATATAAACCAAATTGATGGTACTTACTATGTGAAGGCATATTATAAAGGTGAAGATGGAAAGGCTGATACAAGTAGAGAATATCCATATTTCAACCATCCAAGTCTTCTTCATATAGAAAACTTAGAAATGTCTCCATCTGGAGATAAGATTAAATGCTTTGCATACAGTAAGGGAATTCCATATAAGTTTGTGGATAATAATGACGATATGCCACAAGTATATAAGAACTATTGGAAACTTCCTGAATATCAAAACTACTACATACCTCAAAAGACACTAGAAAACTTTAGAAGATTGGGGATGAAGGCAAATGATAACTAACAGTATGATGAGTTGGGGAGAAATCCCTGACTCATCTTTTTTATTCCGCAAGTTTGATGAATTGAAATGGTATAATATGATAACAGATGATGATATTATTCGTGTTAATAATACTTTATATGATGTACTTGAAGAAGTGGATAATATAGATGCTGAGGATTATAAGAAAGCAAGACTTGTATTTATGTATATGAATGAGAATCCTGCATTTGCTTGGGTTATAAACTTAAATAAACGTGAATGTTTAGATTATTCATATATGCAAAGAGTTATTCCTTATTTATCTGATTATTTAGTAAACATGGATAATATTACTGCTGGAAGAGAAATATCTTTATTTATAGCAAAAGGAACATATGAAACACTAATTGGAAGTTGTGTAGATGTAAGATATCATACAGATAAGGATATAATACAAAAGATAGCTGATATAATGTTTGTATACACACATCTTCTTAGAATAGATAGTAACACTAGTGTACAAGATATGGATAGTATAGTATATGAAATGCTTGATAAAGTAGTAGATATATTAGATGAGAGCTTTATAGATCTTGGAATAGAGGAATTACTTGATGATTATATTCGTAATTTAAGGCATGATCCATCTGAAATAGAATATGATGAAGTATTTCAAGAAGAATGTGAATACATAAGGGATGAATTCATGAGTTACATACTAAACGTACTTAACTATGCAATGTATAGAGATTCTCCTATAATAAAAGAGAACTCTGATAGAATAACTACTCTACTTAGTAGATTTAAAGGAATGGAATATGATATTCTTCCTATACTTTCTACAATATTATCTTTTATATATAGAGAGGCTTTATTTACTATATCTTTATTCTACCAAGATCAAATAGTATATAAATATCATGATAGCTATGAGTTTACAAAGTTTATAAGATTTCTTTATAAAGATAACCTTATTAGTTATTAAATATTTAATATAGAACGAAGGAGGTTAGATTAAAATGTTTTATAAAGATGATTTTATTACATGTGGAAGAAGTTTAATTGAGGTAATAGATGAGGCTAGAGCTGAAGCTGGAAGAAATATGAGTATATCTGAGGACATATACAAATACTATAATGAACTTATGACTATATCTACTAACTACAAGTATGAAGTACCAAGTGGTTTTGAACGGCAACTAATAAGCTCTATCCTCAGCTATCCAATGTTAGCCTTGTATGCTTTTTTGTTACCTGCAAGATTCTCTAGGTTTTATGATAAACTTGAAAGAAGTCTACTTTGTGAGATTAATACTAACTATGATGGATCAATTACAAGATTTCTAGTAGATGTATTTAAAGAGATATCAAATAATACAAAGGATATAGATACCTTTATAATGACTGATTCTATAATATCTGAGATAGCTAGACATAATACAGATACGATTGAGTCTCTTGTTTACAATACAACTAGCTTTGAGATAAATACTGAAAGAAATATCTGTATAGCAATTATACATGAAACATTAGAAGAAATGAGATATATACACAAGGATATAATACATAATGCACCAGGTGTATTATCTAACTATATAGACATAGGAGACAGATACATTATGTCACAACAAGATGAAATCATTTATGATTTAATGTATTCTGTAGATGGAGCTATAAAGCAAAGTATTATTGATGGAACAGAGATTCCAGATATAGAAGAAACTATGGCATACTTTTCTGAAGATATTGAAATTAATATGGAAGTTGATGGTCTTACTGATAGTCCAGGTGAAATAGTAGAAGAAGCGTATTTTAATATAATAAATACGTTATTTGATATATTATCAGGAGAATCTATGGTAAACAGTATCTTAACACATTTATTTACATCATATGAGGAGTATGACATAAGAGGAGCACTACTTGATATATTTGAAGGATTTGAAGAAAACATAGGACTAATAGACATATTATGTTACGTCCATAGATCATTACAAAAAGTAGTATTAGATTTTAGTTAAAGGAGGTGTTTAAAATGCTTGAAGATGAGTATAGTGTATCAGCGTATCAAGTAAAGAAGCATATAGATAATAAGGTTAATGGGACATACTATATAAGAAAACATATAGAGAATATTGAAAGCAAGATATTTCATGGAATAGACAGAGGAGATTATGAAATACTTATAAAGGATCCAATTGCAATTTTATATGCACTACTGACATATAATGTTGATATAACTGATAATGATGATTTTATACTATTTAAAGACTATATACTAAATAGATACAGATACAAAGAACTCTATGATTCTATACACGAAATAGTTACACCACTATTCTTTGGACTTAGTAAACCAAGTATATACATCACAACTCATGTATGTTTAGAAGTGGTAAAGTATACATCGTCAAGTGAGATGCTTAATCATGTAATGTATAGAACTAACTGTGCTGATAATGAAAGATTAGTTTTAGAATTAGTACCACTCATTGCTGAGAATGAGATAGATGAATTCTTGGGTTCTGAATCTGTATATTACTTACCAGATATAAAGGAATATATGTCAAATAATGAGATTTATAATAATGTTTTAGAAGATAGAGAAAGTCATATAGAGTCCCTAGATGAGCTTAATATGTATGAAATAGCTTATTCCATTATGCCTAATCATATATGTAGGTATTTCTATGAACTTACAGTTGACACTATAAGATATTTCAAAGGTAGTTTACCACCTTCTTATAAGTTATTCTTTAAAGTATTTCTACGTAAAGCACAACTACTACATAAGGAGATGTATGATAAAGTATTTCTACTAGATAGGGATGAATTAGAGGATCTTGAGTATACATGTCGTTATATATGGTTTTATGCGTATGATACAGGTGTTATCTACGACTATTACATATCACTTAGTATAGAGGTATTTACATTTGAGTACTTTAAAGACAACCTACTAAATCATATTATCATAAACTCAACAACTTTGAGATCACTTAAAAAAGGAGAGGATTAAATGAGACACTACTGTACTATTGAAGAAGCTATATCTGAGATAGATGATAATGATGTAAAAAATATGTTAACTAAAACGTTTAAAACGTTTGGTTATAATCCAAATAAAGATTCAGTCGACAGTGTCGATGTTACTGACTTACCTAGGATAGCTGAGGGAATTATCCTAGGTGCTGTTGACATTTTAAAGAATGATGAAGGAGTAATCTATGCTGTTATGTCAGATTACTTGTACTTTATATTCTATCAAAGTAAACTATTTCCTACTATAAAAGGACTAAGTTCAATAAGTATTCAACTTAGAAGTTACTTTATGAAGTACTTACTTGATAAACAGATACCAGAGCTTATACTTATGAATATGGAGCAAGGAATATATCCTCAGTTTTATTCAGCTACAGTAATAAATGAGATAAGGAAGACACAGTTTTATAAGTTCTTTAATGAAGCTACACTAGATGAGATCATACATTCTGTTACACTTGGTTCAAATGATATAAATACAACTTCTATATGTGTAACTGTAATAGATGAGCTTATAGAAGACATACTTGCAAATAAAACTGATGATTGCTACGAAGAAATAACAGAACTTGTATCTAAAGCATACTTATTTAAAAGAACACCATCTTGGATGTATGATGATCTTGATTCTACATACAGAAAAGCAGAGATAACGGCAATATTTACGGTTGCATTTGGAAAAGAAGAAAAAGACATGCCTATTAAGTTTGATGAAGACTCTCTTCTTACTCATTCAGATAAGATATATAGACAAAATACAACTTCTCTTCTAAATGATATCGTAACTACATTCTCTGCACATACATCTGAACACAGAACAGAACTACTTGATAAATTCGTAGTTACCAATAGTTCGTTTCAAAAGACGTTTGATACGGTATTTTCTGACTATGTAAACCTATTTTCTTCAGAAGATATAATAACATTCAATGAAGGTGTAGCTGAAGAAGATGTACAAGATCAACTATACAGAGTTCTTCTATACCTTACTTCATATACTATCTGTTACATTATTATGGAATTTCTATGGATACTTAAAAAGAAGAACATAGCTCCTGTTACATACTCTCTTATACTAACTAATATAGTAAGAGAAATATTATGTTATAGAATTTATGAGGTGAATCCAACATGAACATTGACACAAGACCGTTCTTTCCCAAAGATTGCTCTATCGTAAACTATGATAGCAATCTATTTTTACTACATACACATTACTACAGGGATATAGACACACTATTTAACATCTATATAGATAAAACTACAGGAGTTTCTCGTCTTGAAAAACACGAGGCTCCTGAAGTGCCTGTTTTTATAGCAAGAAAAACACCAAAATACCCACAAGAATACATAAGTCGTGACTCTTGTGAGAGATACATGATTCCTTATTCTAGAAAGAATAAAGCAACTCGTGAACTTTTATTTGAAGGTAAACGTATTTACTTTAAAGATGAGTGGGGAAATGAGATGCAAAAAGTACTTATGCCAGATATTCCTTATAAAGCTGAGTACTTGCATCCAGGTGTATTTATGCTTGATGTTCCTATTGAACAGTGGGCTTATGTAGAGAAATCAAAGACTATGTATCACTACAACGAGAAAGACAAAGTGGTGGAATCTGACGTTACTATACCTGATATAAAATATGCATCATTTGACATTGAAACTTCAAAAGATGAGAACGATGAATGGTATATTAATATGAATACTTTTGTTGATGAGTATTCTAAAACAGCCTACATAGACTTTCCAGTATTCAAAGATGGTAGATATAAAAGACAGGACTATCTAATAGAGAATAAAGAGCAATTTGTAAAAGATTTAAAAGCTAAATTCCATGAAGTAATAGAGAATCTAGAACTTAAAGCAAATGAAAAAACTGTTAAACTTGTAAAAGATACATGTAGAGAGTTTATAGATACACTTGATATTAAAGTGAGACACTTTAAAGATGAAGCTACATTTATAGATGCTACAACTAAGACCATGTTTACAGAACATAAACCAAATATACTTATGGCATTTAATACAACATACGATATCGGAATGTTCCAAGAACGTATAGAAAAGCTAGGAATGCCTAAAGGTACATTTAATGAAAGAGGAATAGGCTACGATAACGTATCTCCTCCGTTTGCATCTACTAATAATAAAGACAGACTAGATCCAAAAAGATTTAAAGGAGATATATTCAATCCTACAGAACGTAAAGTTTACTTAAATAATATATCTCATACAATGATATCTGATTTTCAAACATGTTTCTACTCAAACAGACGTGGATCAAACTATTCAACATTCAATCTAGAAGATACAGCAAATAGAATAATTGGCTTTGGTAAACTTGATTACTCACATATATGCAATAACATACTTTATTTACCATATGAAGACTTCTATACACATGCAATGTATGCTCTTATTGACTCAATCTTACTTATTATCTGTAATAAAATAGGATCGGAGTTCTATAAGAAACTTATATTCGTTCAATTATCAAAAACTAATATAGAAGAAACTCCAAGTCCAAATATAGCTGTTATAAGAGCATATCAAACAGATGCCGCAGTTCTATCATCTGTGATACCTGGGTGTAATATAAATAAAGTATTGCTTGGAATGAAGATGGAAGATGTAGTTAAGGTATCTAAAACACTTAATATAGATTATACAAAGCAAAAACACACACTATCACAAAATGTATCTTATGGTGGAGGACTTGTTGCAGATCCTCTTCTTAAGAAGATTATGGATGACGTACTTAATGCCTTTCCTATACTCAAAGATGAAGCACATATAACTACATTTATGAAGTTTATATCTGTTCTATACCTAGATCTTAAGTCACACTATCCATTTACTATGTATACACGTAATCTAGCTAGATCAACACTAGTAGGAATTATAAATATGCTTGTAAATAAGTCTAATAATCAAATAATGAAATATACTGGATATATAAAGGGTGCATCTTTTAAGAATAGAGTGAAGTCTTTTGGAAATCTTAATGTTGCACTTATTAATAAAGATATAATTACTTATGCTAATATTGCAAATGGATTACCATCACTTGATGATCTTATTAAAGAATTTATGCATTTTGACTCAGAACCTATAATAAATACAGTTAAACCACTTGAATATACAACTGAGATAGATAAACCTACACTAAATGCATTTGGTAAAGTAAGATCAATACTTACATCAATAAACAGACTTAGAATAGATAAGCAAGAAGAGAAGTATATGGCAAAAGATGTAAAGCACTTCTTTATAAATGATGGTGAAATGGTATTTAATAATTCTTGCTTTGTAAGATACAACTATAGAAATAATATATTTACAGATGAAATACTAAACTTTATTCCAAATGTGGATAAATCTGTTCCACTATATGGAACTATTAGTAAGTCAACATTAACTCTATCTGATTCTAATTATAAAAAACCAAGAAATAAACCTTTTGAATTTCCAGAAGATTCAAAATGGTATCCAATAGATGAGGAAGAGCTTATAAAAATGGCAGATGCTGAAATATATCCAATCATAATGAATCTTAGAGATGGAATTAAAATCAGATCCGTTAATAGATCATTTTATTTCCCATTTGCTTATTGGGTAAAACAGATAGAACTTGCAAGGATAGGTAAGAAATTACCAAAGAAAGAACCAGAGATTTCAACACCAATATATCGTTACATAAAAGGTGAGGAAACTACTAAAATTCAGTTTCAATATAGTATCTATCATCCAGATCTTATTGCTCTTGATATAGATATCTATATGCAAATAAAAAACATTTAATTTAATAGGAGGTAGAATTATGAATTTTTCAGAAAAAATGAATGTATTCAGAAGAGTAACACAATCAAAACCAGAACCAGATGTAAGGACAGTTACAAACACAGTATTTCCAGCACTTGCTGGAGCAATGCTATCATCTGCAGAAGCAATGAGTTATGTACTTATAAAACAAGTACAAGAACTTGAAAATACAGGTAAATTTGATACACAAATGAGATTTTGGGTATGGAGAAACTTTAAGGTTGCTGTATTTAAATTAGTAGAAGCTTTTACAAAAGTAGCAAAGACTAATAGAGAGCTATTCTTAGAAGCTATATCTAATAACGGTATAGAAACTGTAATAGCTATGTTTATATGGACAGCTGAACCATCAGACAGAGATGCTTATGAAATGGTTGAGTTATTTATGGAAGCTATGACAGACTCTGAACTTAATAAAACTAGATATCCAATCGACTATCAAAAAGTATACAGAATGTTCCATTACTTTATAGACAAGTTTGGACTTCAAATACTAAGAGATAGATGTGATGAAAGAGATTCAGCAAGAATAATGGATGCTATTGAAGTTTATATGGATGGTATGTATGATAATGCAAAAGGAGAATACACATTACAAGAAATAAATAACTTTATAGTATCAAGATTTAAATCAGAAACATTTGAATGGAAGTACAACTTTATCCATTCAATATTCCTAGATACATTCTCTAAATAATAAAAACAAAGCCAAGTTAATGAAATAAATAATTGTTATAAGGAGAATAAATATGGCAAAACTAATGGCTAGAAATAACCTTTTTGTACCTACTTTATATCCTGCACTTGATATAATGCTTGGACAAAATGTAAGAAACCAGAAAACTGGAGAACTAATTGCAGCTGAACGTGGTTTTAGACTTGGATGGCAATATGTACTTGGAGCAAAACCAGGTATAGGTAAGACATCCCTATCTATAGAACTTGCTTCAGTTGCAATTAAACTTGGCTACCCAATTAAAAAGGTGATAATAGTTGATTCTGACTGCTCGTCACCGTCAACTGAAAGAATATCTAAACTAACTAAACTACCAAAAGAAATGGTAGATGAGTACTTTGAAGTTTGGGATATGAACGTAGTTGAAGATATTACAGATAGATTCGTAAGACTTTCAAATGAGTATTCTAAAGATAAAGAAAATCAAAAGTATGAGGAATTCGAAGATCCTTACTCAGGTGATATGATTAAAATGCGTCCATTCTACTTTGTAATAATGGATACTGTAACATCTATGATTGCTAAACGTAACTCAGTTGAATCTGTAAAAGATAAAGACTCTGAAAACGTAGTAGCAAATGAAGGTAATATGACGGCATTTCTTAAGTTATCAGGATTTGTAAATGACTGTACAAACTTCTTTGATGGAAATGCTATATGGTTATGGAACGTTCACTTAAAGAAGAATCAAAAAGAAATAGGTAAATATCAAGCAGAAAAAGAGTTTAAATCAGCTAACTCAGAATATAAACTTCATATGCCTGAAAGACTTAGGCAAAAAGCATCTGCAATTATGATTTACAATTCTATACAAGACAGTCAAAATCTTGACTCTCCTACACATCCTATTAATGCTTATGGACTTGAAGACATTAAGTCTAAATCAGTGTATTCTACAAGTATTATACTTAATAAATCAAGAACAGGAAATGAAGGAAGAACTCAAGCAAGACTTCTATATATAGATGGATCATTTGATATTGACATGCATGCAATAGCAACAGCACTTGATCTTGGAATACTTGAAAAAGGAAGTGGAAACTATCCTAACGGTCAAACTCCACATATATTTAAAGAAGATCCTGATGCTAAATATGAAAATGAAATAATGGGAAGAAGAATGAAGCAATCTCTTATGCTAAAGGGATATTCTCGTCCTACTAACATAATAGAAGCTAGACTTCTTATGAAGTATACTGGAGACAATCCCGAAGTGTGTAAAGCTAGAGACGAATTTATAGTAGCACTATATCAAAGACTTGAAGATGTATTATGGTATGAACTTGAAATAAACTCTATATCTGAAAAAGAAATGGAAACTTCTAAAAAGAAAACACAACACTTATTTAGCTTAATAAGAAATGTTACTAAAAAGACCGTTTTAACAGCAGATGAAATAGAGGAAAAGAAAGACGACATACCTACTACAGTATTTACAGTTGATAGTTCTGTTATGGACGATGCTCTAGTAAGCTAATCTAAAGGAGGTTTTAAAGTGGTACTTAGATATGTACAAGATGAAACTAAAGTTATAGTTAAAGCTGGTTCTGGTGATATGGAGCTTAGTAATGCTAACGTAATTGGAAATATGATATATGGTGATTTAAACGGAGAATACATTCAAATATGTACAGCTCCTGAACCAGATGGATTCTTCTATGGTATTTTCAATGACGGATCTAGATTACAAATAATCGGAACAGATAACTAAAACCAAATAACCTGGGGCGAAAGCCTCAGGTTTATTTGTCCGCAATCTATAATAACTTAATATAAATAGGAGGTAAAAATGTTTAAGAAAAGAGAAGACAAAATTAAAAAATTATTATTAATTAAAGGTGTTAAACTTGTGTGCATTGCAATTGAGGGTCCTGACTGTATAGGAAAAGGTACATTTGCTAAGAACTTACATAAGTATTTAAAGAAACATGTAAGTGAACTTAATACAGATAAGAGAAAATTTGCTAAACCAATATTAGTTTCTTTCCCTGATTATAATGAACCTTTTACTGGACAAGAAATAAAAGACTATCTTCATTCAGATGAACCTATTCAATGGATGCTTAATGATCTTATGATTGAAAATAGATATAATGTATTCTATAAGATTATGGTAGATATATTAGATTCTAATGATGAAATATATAATCCTAATATAGAAAATGGAGAAGAAACTATTCAACTTGTAGTGTGTGATAGATCAGTATTCTCTGCATGTAACTATACAACTGTAAAAAATATACTTAGCTATGCTAAAATTAGAGCAGGGAAGAAAGATATTGATGGTGGTTTAACTGCTATGGAACTAGTTAAATCTACACTTGAATATGCATCTAAAGAAAAAGATGTTAAAATTTATCAAGACTACTATGGTACTAGAATTAAAGCTACTGATACAAATAACTATGCTAAATTTAAAAAGTACATAAATGAATATTCTCCTGAACTATTCTCATTTATATCTAGTAACACAAGTGATATGTATCATATGTCATGTATATTTGACGGAGACTTCAATAGAGGTATTCCAGTTCCTGATTTCTTAGTTCAAGTAAATGAAGACTTTGATGATCCTAGATCAAGAGAAGCACATAAATTTACACAAGATGCAAGAGCTGAACAAAGAGCTAAGGATTCTAACGAAAGTGATGAAGAATTACAAGATGCAGTTGCTATGGCATACTATTACTACAGAAACATCTACAGTGGAATAATTGAAGCTACATGTAAGTTTGACTTAGGAGAAAAGAAAGATATGTTTATTCCATTTGGTACAAACTTTGGAAATGAAAAATATGAAGAAAAGATATTTGAAATTCTAAAGAATGCATCATATGAAACAGTTGTAAGAGACATAAAAGAACCAGACGCTGATGAAATAGATGAAGACGAAATACCATTCTAGTAGAGAAAAACAATCCTTTGGAGATAGGCAATACAATAACTCAAACTAAAGGAGGGGTTATAATATGGAATACTTACAAAACGGATTCACTTACTTACTTAATAAACCTTACGGTTGGGTATTATTAGTTGTAGTAGGAGCTGTAATAGTTATTTCTGTTGGATTTGGTGTAGGGCTTGCTCAAGTTAAGAAATACATCAAAACTGTAGGAAGACAAGAAGTTCTTGATGCGAAAGCCAAAGGATATACAGTATCTCAAATAGTTGACACAGCTGTTGAGAGAACTGTAGCTAAAGTTAAACAAGTTCCATCTAAACTTGCAAAAGTTGTAGTTGGAATACTAACTTCAAAATATATACTTTCAATAATTAAAAAAGGCATTACTAAAATAGTACATGCTATATCTGAAGACGAAGTTAAAGCTGAAGTCAAAGATGAAGAAGAAAAATAATACATTAAACTAAACTATCTCCAGTTTAATACATGTATAGTACATCTGATCTTAATTGGTTAGATGTACTTCTTTTTCTTTTTTTTCGCATTCTTGTTAATACATAATTACATATAATAATGTGAGTTAAGTACTCAATAATATAAATTTTTAGGAGGTATACAAAATGGAAACTATGGTTTATGAAATTGGTTTAGTTAGAGGTAGGCATGATATTCCTGGTATAACTGAATATGTGTTTGATGGAGAAATAGAAGATCCAAGTGATATTCTAGGTATTCAAGATATAGCATATCAAAGTATAGGAAACATTCCTATAAAGTATACAGATATCAAGTTATATGTTACAGGATTAACTCCATGTCTTGTGGAAGTTATAAATGTATGTAGATATTTTAAATTTAAACTTATCTTAATGCATTATAATCCTAAAACTAATAGCTACTATGAACAAGAGGTTTTAATGTAAAGAAAAGAGGTAATAATATGAAGAACTTTATTAAGGTATTTTTACAAAGTTTATTTATAGGTATTATAATTTGTGCAATTATAATGCCTAATAAAATGCTTAGTATGTTTTTATAAGAGGTGAATATTATGATGATGTCTGATAAGGTGTTAGTTGTACTTGCAATAGCAGTAGCAATACTGTCTATATTGCACTATTTGTATTAAGAGGTTGAGATATGAATTATGTATGTGATTGGGTTAAAAAGGTTTTGTATATAGCAGGTGCTATATATGTAGTTATATTATTACTTGGTAAATATGTTATATTAAAATAGGAGGTATTAAAAATGAAAAATGTGAGTATATTAAATGAAATGGTAAAAGAATATGGTGTAAGAGATCTATTTGAAAGTTTGACAGATGATACATTAAGAGAGAATACGAAGGTTATTTTTAAAGATCAACTTAGAAGACTTTGTATTATATTAGGTATAAAAGTTAAGGAAGACTATTATGATGATACTGTTAATAACATAACAAAAGTCTTCAATGACTTTAAACCAATATACAAAGAGTTATTTTCAAATGAACATCTTAATATGATCTCAACACCTGATGGTAAGAGTAAACATACTGAGTATGTAACAAAGAATATTCTACTTTATTCTGTAAAGATACTTGATGATTCTGATAGATTATGGTTAAAGCAACAAGAATACAGCTTTATAAAATTGCTTTACGGATTACTAGAACTATCAAACAGTTCGTATACAGATAGTGCAAATAGAGCTTTCAAAGGAGCTTCTGGTGTTTATAAAGAATATGATTTAGTAAATAACTTTAACAAGAGTAACTATAGAGAAGATTTTAAGTATGACATGTATTATAAATTTATCAAAAATAGAGCTAAATATATATTCATGCAAGCTTTTGTAAACAGTGAAGAAATAGCTGATAAGATTTCTCTTGTTGATTTCATTGAAAATCAATACTATAATACAGAAGATGTAGCAGAAGTCATTGGAGACATAATAGCAAGAAGAGATATTCTTGTATACACAAATGATACTCCAGGAAAATATGCTAATCTAAACTGTGTTATAGTGAATAATAAAAATAAAGATAGAGAATATCTAGATGTAGCATTAGGTATTAAAGCATTTGAAAGTCTTGAAGAAGAGTATAAGTGTTGTATAACTGTATAATAAATGGAAATCCTGGGTTTATACCTGGGATTTCTTTTTTTCTTATCGTTTTAATGTCTATATATAATAAAATGTAATAACCTTTTAAAGGTTAAAATAAAATTATTGGAGGTATTTAAAATGAAAGCAGAAAAAGTATTTTTGAAATGGGCGGAAGATGTAAATAATGTAGAGGATATAGTAAAGAATCACCAAGATGATATTATCAATTCTTTACTAGACTTTAACTTTATTAAAAATGGTAATGAGGATAAATCTGATATTAGTTTTTCTATCAATCCAGATAAATCAATCTATAAAAGACATTTAGAAGGATTTATTAGTATTGCATCAAATTTTGGTGATATACTAAATGATACTATATTTGGTAATTATGCTTGTAAGTACACAGATAAATACCAAAATATTTATAATTGCATATGTTATTCTTTACTTCTAAGAGATGTAGAAAGAATTCCTACACAAAATGAGACAAGAGAAAAACTAATAAAGTTGAAATTAAAACACGGATTCATAGATGTGTTAGAAAGAATGTTTAATATATCTATGAATGAGAAATTAGCAAATTTATATAATAGAATGTATAAAAATGCTAAAGAACACATGAATGAATACTACTATTTATGTGATCTAGATGATGTACTTGATGAGAAAAGTGTATTCTCTATATTTTTAACAGTTAAAGAAAAAGTTAGATCTTCTTTATGTAGAGATTTAATTTCTAACACACATGAATTTGATAGAGGTGACATTGACTTCTACTCTGATATGATAAGTATGTCTGCATATTTTGCAGAAGTACTGTCTATTAATTACTTATCAGAAAAATTCAAAAATAAAATATCAGATAGCAAATTACTGTCTGATTTCTACTTTAATGACTTAACAAAGGAATACTCTTTTGAAGTAGTCGGTTAAAAAAAGAAGAATAACTAGAGACTAATCATCTCTAGTTATTTTTTTTCTCCTTTAAAATAGCATCCCTTCATCTTCTCCTCTAGGTTTCCAATAATCCTCTATAGTTTTATATTCATTCACATCCCTATAGTCATTTCCTAAACCTATACTTTTATTCTTGAACGGATTCTTTTTTCTTAAGTTTACATTACTTGGCATCTTACTTGTAACTTTCATTACAACATCTGCAAGTTTCAAGTTATTCTTACTTTCTTCTATAACTTCAGGTAATGTTAAATTAACCTTAATACCATTTATTATCTTAGTACACTTAATTTCTTGCCAACTATATCCACTTGCACTATCATACTTATCAACAAGCTTCCAATCAAGTTCCCCCTCACGGTCTAAGAACACCTCTTCGTTTTCCATTATTCCAAGCTTATGTTCTCCCATAGTTTCAAACTTAATTTTATGCATATCTACTACATAGTTAAACTTCTTATATACGTTTTCTCTATAAAGCTCATCAAATACAAGTCCATATGCATGAAGTCTTGCAAATATTCTGTCATCATGTGCTCCAGCTTTAGCTTCTACTCTACCTTTATCACCTTTAGTTCTTTTAAGAGTTTTAACTTCGTCCAAAGCTTTAGGATGACAGAATGTATAAGGTTGAAGTTCTACAAGCTGAGGAAGTAAGTTTTCAGTCATCCATTTACGTCTTCCGTTTACATGAGAACCCATTATAGTTTTACTGTCTCTAGATATATTTTTATCAAATCCTCTTACAGTTCTATCATTAAGATCTTTGTTATAGTAAATAGTATATCCAAATAAAGTTTTAGCATACTTAGGATCACGTTCTAATACAGGAAGTATATCTTGTCCAGGTCCATCCCATTCTAGTGCACTTATAATAACTAGGTTAGGATTTGCTTTCCATGCTAAATCACATATTGCTTTATATACAACAGGAAAATCAACTACAAGCAAAGTATTAGTAGCATACTCAAACACAGGCATACACGTTTCCATATTCATACCAAAGAATACAGTACTATCTCCAGACGAACCATGAGCTATATCTATACCCATACAGAGAACACTCATCTTTTTAAATTCATCCTCAATAGTTTCACTTCCACTACTTCTTATATAATCAATCATATATCTGTTATCTAAGAAATGAGTATCCCATTTAACAGCATCTATCCAAGTTTGAACTCTTTCTATGTGTTCTTGAGTATACAAGCTGTCTGCAGAACTACTTATCCAGTCCATAAGTATTTCATTTCTAAACTTAGCTGCAACTGGTATCTTTCTACGTCTATCATCATACCAAGCTTCACTCATTCCAAGTTCTTGATATCCGTATTCAACGAAGAAGAAATCCATTTCAGCACTAGCAAATAAGTAAGTATGTAAACTAGAGTAATTCATTCCAAATAACTTATTATCAAATTTACATATCTTATTAGTTACAACATCATACATCTGTCTACCAGCAAGTGTAGTTAAATCTCCTGCTGTAGATGCATAATGTATAGAGTGTCTGATTCCTTTTTTTCTAGCAAAGTCCATAGTTGCAGTAGTTGCAAACTGAATACCACTCATTGCAGCCATTATACATTTAACGAAGTTGAACTCGTCGAATAGTAGAAATCTTAAACGACGTCCTCTTCCTGCTCTTGCAGCTTGTTGCTCTTGAGGAGATACTGCAATTGCTACAAGTGTGTTACCAAGCTGTTGATTCTTAGTTTCCTTACTTGCAGATTTAGAAGAAGGCTCAACGTTTTTATATTCAACACCTTTCTTTCTACGATTTACTATTTGATGAAATCTTAGAAATTCAGGAAATTCATCAGCTATTTCTATAACTTCCCGTTTATTATCTACCGCTCTTGTATATTCATAGTGTAAAAATCCACATTCAAAGTCAGTACTTCCATATGCAAATTCATATGCAAGTAAATGGTTGACTATGTATGTTTTCCCTATTTGTCTTGGTGCTGATAAGAATGTATTAAAATTTTGACAGTATAGCCATATAAATGTAAACTGCTGTATAGTCATTTCAAAACGTTTAGATTCACCATTTTTAGTAATTCTTGCACATTCTCTCATGTGAAACCAAGGATTAACCATTCCTTCTCTTGCAACCTTAACTTGCATCTCACCAGGAAGTATACTCATAGTATCTATTCCAAGTAAGTCTCTGTCGAATACTATAAGGTGTATCTTATCGTTAAATCTTATTTTAGATACATCAGAGAACTTCTTAAGATACATATGGAAATCCCAGAACTGTTTATTCTTTGTAATCATATCATAGTAAACAGTTTTAAATCTACCAGTTAGTTTACCATTCTCATCAACGTCTATATATACATCCCACATGTCATCAGGAAGTCCATCTACATTATAGAATATCTTTTCTTGCTCTGAGATAACACTATGGTTTATCTTATCGAAGTTACCGTTAAGTATCTTATGATAAGGTATTATTTGACTCGCTTCATCTGAAGGTGCATCTTTAGTAGATAAATACTCCTCAATCATTTTGATTGCCGAATCTTTAAATTCTATATACCCTGCATAGTCGATACTTAATATTTCAGAATAGTAATCTTCGGTATCTTCGTCTACAACCTTTCCTGCAATCGTAGCTAAATATCCGTTATAGTCAGTTGATAATACTAGCTCCTTAGTAAATTCATAGTTAGCTCCATTCTTTTTAAGCCAAGCCTGAAACTGAATACTTTCTTCACTAATATCATCAAAATATATTTCATACATATTCATAATTTACCTCACAAAAAATAAACCATCCCCTATCGCTAGGAGATGGTTTTTATTATTAGTAATTAAAGTCAGCTCTTGCTATACCATAAAGTCTAGTTGCTCTTTCTCTAAAGAAGTTTCTGTCTGATAAAGCATTTCTAATATCATACATTTGATCTTCTAGAGCAATTGCTAAAGATTGAAAAGCTTCGTCGTTCTTATATTGGTTTCTATATACACCAATAACTCTTATATAAGAAGCTATCTTTCTTAGAACTACACTTTGAGTATTAACATCATCACAGTTCATTGCATCTGATTTAAGTTTTACAGCCTCAGATTCAAGTTTTCTATATCTTTGTGCTACATTAGGTGGAAGTTTTCCAATTAGTTTAGCAACAGATACATATTTAACTTCTTTATCTTGCTGATTTATTCCTTCAACAGCAGGTGAAGCTATAGGAATAATTTCATTTTCAGCAAATTCTATTATCTCATCAGTAGTATCATCACTTACTATCTTATCAACTATATTTTCTGTATCTTTTATAAACTCATCCCAATTAATTAAGTCTTCTTTGTCTATATCAATATTTTCTGGTAGTTGTCCAGCTACATCATGAACTGATTCAAGTGCTACATCAAGAACATTAAGATTTCTTCTACCACCATTAAGTTGATATACAGCCATATCTGCTGATAAAACGTAGCTTCTCTTCAATGTATCAACTCTATCTATAGTTTTTCTTATTATGTAGTCTATGTATCTAAGTCCATGTTGCTCATATATAACATTTGGTCTACTCATAACTTCGTATGCTTGTGTAATACCTTCTGCTTCTGTTACTCTAGATAACGCAATTTCTAAATACTCCACCATGTCATTTAAACTTCTTATAATAGTTGAAGTATTGCATTCATTTATGCTATCATAGAATGTCTTGTATACAAATAGTATCTTAGTCATGTTGATTATGTTAGAGCTTACGTATTTAGGATCTTCATAACGTCTACCACGATTTACTTTAATAAGTCCTAAGTTTGCAAGAACTCTTATAAATGAAACATGGTTTAACATAAATAGAATAGACTTTTGTATTAAAGTGTCAATTATGTATTCATCATACAGCTCTTTATTCTTAAGATATCTTTCATTACTCATAAATCTTACAAGCAAAGTAGAGAATTCATACATAAATGTTTTACAAGAATTAAAATCATCATAGTTTACACTATTTCCTAAGTCCCATCCAACCATACAAGCTGATCTTATATCAAACGATAGTCTATTAGAGATACCATCGTCATTATCTATATAAGAATACGCTTTAGAAGATTCAAGTTCCTTTTCTATAGTAAATTTAGATCTAGGTCCTGTTTTTATATCTCCGTATAAGTTAAATTCGTATTCTTCACGGTTAACTCCTGATTCAATATTTCTTGAATCAAAGCCTCTTGCATTATAAAGCTCTTTTAAAGCTTTAATTTGGTCGTCTCTGAATAGTTTATGTATGTATGCTTTATTTTCAGCATGTTTTTCATCAGATCCCCTATCGTCACCGAAACCATTGCTATCTTTAAGTAGTAGTGTAAGTGTATACATAACAGGTGATCTATCGTCAGTTCCTCTAAAAAGTTTATCTAGTGCTCCAACACAAAGGTTATTAAGCATCTCTATAGCTTCAGCATTTTCTGCTATAAACTTATCATAATGTGCTTTGTTAGCTGGATTATAAATAGTTTTAAAGTAATTCATATATTCCTCCTTTTTATTTTTCACATATTGTATAAACGTTATAAAATTGTTTCGACCAAGACCCACATAGAAACAAATAAGAAGTTAAAACACCTTTGATATCAAAGGTAAATAAATAAAAGGAGGTTAAATAAATGGTTGAATTAACTGAGTTTATCGTTGCATCTCGTGCGAATAAAATCATACGTAATTCAAGACTTACAGATGTTTCATACACTGGACTTGATAGAACAGAGTACGGCTTTTATAAAGATACAACTGAGAATTATCTAACTAAGATAACTTCTCCAGATAAAGCCTATATGATACAAAAAAGATTAGAAGATATTCTGTTCTTTTTATTTCCTGGTACTACTTGTAATAGATTTGTAGGAGTTGAGGATACAACTGATGTAAGATATTTCTATCCTATAACAGTTGCAGATATTACTATAGATGAAAAGAAAGCATTTGTACCGTTTTTCTTTGGAAACGATACTATATTTGCAATATCACCATTTTTAAAACTAGAGAATACTGAACGTATAGGAGATAAGTTTATTGCTCCAATATGTAAAATATCAGATCTAGATAAAGAACTTACATTCTCGGAGCTTGAAGAATTACTTTCTGTTGAAACTGATAACGATAGATCTTTATATGGAACTGCTAGTATAGGTGATAGATTCAAAGTAGTAGTTCAGTCTATAGTAGAACTTGTATCTCCTATATCTGAAGCTATTAAAAAGACATTCCCTAGGTATGAATATAGTGCTGAATGTGAGGTAGTTTCTGTTAAAGAGCCAGGATATACTAAAATGTATGAAAGACTTGGTATGGAAACTGAGCTTTTTGTAGATACTGAACTTGGACTTCTTAAAAACCCTGAAGATATAATAAAAGAAATTGACTTTTTACCTATAGTTTTAAAACATGAAACTAATAAAGATGGTAATAGTGTCGATTATATTACTATGTCTTTAGTAGAAAAGAGACAGGCTGATGGATCTCAAAGAGTAATACGTAGAGTAAATCTTAGATCAAATGATGAATTGAGATCTAGTGAAGATTTATCTAATGAAGAATCTAAACATGTTATAAATGATTTGCTTGTACTTCGTGAAACAGGTTCTATTTATCCACTTATAAATATAGATGAGTTTGCATACTATTATAATGGATCTGTATGTTTTATAAAAGATGGAACTATTCTTGATGGATTTAAAATAGAAGATCTATACGAAGTTAGCAAAGGATATCCTGAAGTAGCTGAAAGTCCAGCTGTAACTGAACAAGGTGAAGAATATATAAGAGCAGAAGAAGGTGTATCAGACATAGTCAATTCTCTTAAGGTAGTTGGAATAAGAACTGGATCTACTTTATATGGAATTATAGCTCCTATATTTAAATTACCTAAAGAAATAGTAGTAGACTTTTGGAACTTCATAAGAAGAGCATTCTTTATGAAGCAAAATAACGCATCTAAGGAATATACCGACGAACTTAGAGTTAAAGCTTTAAACGACGACCTTGATGTGTATACTGATAAAATGAAAAGATGGATTGAAATCCCTATATTAGGGGTAGCCTCTTGTTTTATAGCAGGAGGAGTAGTATTTGGATGTACACTATGGTACATTATGAATAAAGTAGCTAAAAAGTACAGAGCAAAGGCTATGGAACCGTTAGAACATCAAATCAATACTTCTATTCAAGTAGTTGATATGAAGATAAGATTTGCTGAATCTGAGGGGGATACTAAAAAGATAGAAGAACTAATGCGTTATCGTGGTCATTTAATACTCATGAAACATAAAACTGAAAACTACAAGAAAGAGCTTACTGATAAAGATCAACTTGAGTACAATAAAGTGCAAGAAGTTGAGCGTACTGGTGGCGGATATTAATAACTTATTAGGGAGAAACTGTTACTCATTCTTGCAAAGGAGGTATTATGTACTATGATGGATGGTATAAAACACTACGTAAGTCTAGCTCTGATAACTCTCATTCTATTCCTAGCAACGATGATAGTAAAGAGTCAAGAGAAGATAGAACATCTAGAGAGAACACTAAAGAAATAAATTACGCATTAGAAGGGTTTTTTGCAGTATATAACGATGAAGATATCACATTAAAGTCTAAATATTCAAAAGGATTCGAAGCTGATGATGATTTTGGAGATTTAGGTGGAGATGATGGTGAAGATACTGCAGATGATACAGGTGATGATGGTGGATTTGATGACATGGGAGGAGATGATGCCTCTATGGATACTGGGGGCGATGATAATGCCTTTGGTGATATGGGCGGAGATGACGATTTCGACTCTTTTGGAGACGATACGGACTCGTATTCGGATGAAAACGGAGGAGAAGGAGGAAAGAAAAAGAAATCATCAAAAGTCTCAAGAAAAGAAGCGTTAAATGAAACGTATGATCAGTCTACTCAAATAAGAGAAGTACTTGAATTTCCAAAGAAGTTCCAAGATCTACGTAATGTAATAGCTTCTAATACAGATATTGCTCTATCTCAAACTCATACTAACCCTAAAGTAGAAGCTACTATTAGAAAAGTAGGAGAACGTTATCAAGATCTTCTAAGAAGCATTGATTTATATATGAAATCAATGAGTACAAAATTATACGAAGATTTATGGAGTGACTACATAGAGTTTCATACAATAGCTAAATCACTAAAGCTTAGTTTTGAAGCTTTAATTGCTGTGTAGAAATAGCAAATTAACAATCGTTTTGATAAAAATACTTAAAGGTTTTACCTTTAAAGTATAAAATATATTTTTAAAATATCTAAGGAGGTAACAAATGGATAAATATACTGAATCTAATCTATTCTTTGGATTAGAAAATGTGGACATGCTTGACGGAATCGCAAATGGAAAAATAGCTCCAAGAGAAGGAGACTATGATTCTATGTACGAAGGAGGACTAGAAGCAGAACTTGAAAGATTAACTGAAGAAGCAGATCAATATAAAGGAATGGCAACACTTATAGCTTTAGAATGTGTAAATGCCAACAGAGCTTATGCTGAAATAGCAAGAGGAACTGATATTGAAACTGCATTCAGAATGCATGGATTTGAAGCAGAAGATGGAAAAGATCCTAAAGAAGCTGTTTCTAAAGAAAACATCTTCAAAAGAGCATGGAAAGCAATCGTAGGATTCTTCTCAAATATCATATCTTATTTAGCTCACTTATTAAAGATAAAAAGAATATCTGGTAAAGTATTCGACGTTATCTATGCTGATGCAGATAAAATGATTAAAAACTTAGAAGGTGCAAAAGATAAAGTTAATGATAAAGTTGATGCTAAAGTTGCTTTAACTAAAGACATTAAAGCTAACTGGGATAAAGTTGAAGCAATCTATAAACCTGGAAGAGCTACTGACGAAAAAGGTGCAGAACTTGAATTAGGAAGCACAGATAATATAGACTATAAAAAAGTTAAAGACTTCGTTGATGCTTATGCTGATAAGTTTGGAATTAAAAATACAGCAGGTAAATTAACTGTTGATGCTATTGAAGCTCAATTCACTAAACATGAAGAAGACTTAAAATTAAACGGTGCTGAAGAAAAAGGTGGAGAAGAAGCTGTTTCATCTGCATATGGAAAAGTAATAAAAACATTAACTGACATAAAAGAAGCAGCAAGTGGAAGAAAAGGAAATCCTGAAGGTGGACAAGGAGATGCTATTAGACATTTCGAAGGTGCATTTGAAGGATGTAAGAAAATGCATAAAGCTATTAAAGCTAAACTTGATGAAGATAAATTACCTGAAGATGTATCTAAAGAAGCATTAGAAACATTATCTGAATCTTTAAAAGCTATGGGTAAATTATGTGCAAGACAAGCGAAAGTTTATAATTTCTGCTTAAGAGATTTTACAACTTTAACTGGATATGCAATAAAAGATGGAGCTGCTGTAGTAGCTAAATTAAAATAACATAAATATTGAAAAAGGGAGGAGTATACATGATTTTCTATGTACCAAGAGAGCTTAATAAAGATCTCATGAATACAATCGTCGATGGGTTTGAGTCGTTTGAAATGACTGAACTTAATGATATGATTGACTCTAACCTTGAAACATTAGCTGGTTGTGAAGCTTTAACTGAAATAAGTTCTGCAATAGCTGATTTTGGTTTTGATATTTGTGGATTTGAAGCAAGCAATAACGTAGGAGCTGAAAGTAGAATCAGGAGAGCTGTTAAGTTCATAAAAGATATTATCTTTAAGATAGTAAACTATATAAAGCTATATTTCAACTCCTACGCTAAAAAATTAAAGAAAATTAAAGAAGAATTAAAAGAACTTAAGATTGCTATACAGGCAGCACAAGAACTTGGTGGAGACTTACCTCAAACTGTAAAGGCTAGACTAACGATATGGAGAGATAGAGAAAAAGACACTCATTATAGCACAATAAAATCAGTTACGAGATTCTTAGCTAACTGTGGAAGTTTAAAAGACTATAAGATAGTTACTGAGAATAAGAGTTCTAACGATGTCTTATCTGAAACATACACTTTCATAAGAGAAGTTTCAAAGCAACTCGCCATTTCAGCAGGTAAAGACAAATCATCAATTGGTGATGGTGCTAATACTGAAAATGATAGAAAAGTGGTATTAGACTCATTTAATGAACTACAAACTATATTAAAATCAGATGAAGTTGTAAAGACTGCTAATCCTGATGTAGTTAAACGTCTTAAAGACATAGGGTTAAAACCTTTTGTGTATATAGAAAGAGCTTCTGAAGAACTTCTAAGTAAGGCAAAGTTAAGAACCGTAGATGTTCCACAAGAGCTATCTACTAAAGAAGTTCTTGATACATATCTATGGGGAACTGAAAGGCTTATAGAATGGCTAGATAACGTAACTACTAACCTTTCAGAAGAACCTGTAAAAGTTAATCTTGAGAATAAAGATGAAGACATTACAGCTTATTCAAAAGAGCTGTTGAGTTATACAAAAGATATATTAGCTAAATTCAGAGAATGTTATGGAAGAACAGCAAAAGCTGCTTTTACTTTTATAAAGTATTTCCACTCTGATACGCTTGATGTATTAAATCAAATTAAATCTAATAATAATGACTAAGGAGGAAATAAGTAATGAACGAAAGAAGACTTGCTGATGGTGTCATAAAAGAAATTTTCGCTTATGAAAGCATCAATGGAGCATTATCAAATAAAACATCAAAAAGAAAAAATGGAGAAGATTCATCTAATGCATTCTTAAATATGACTGGGGTTAAAAGATGGGGTGCTGAAGATTTACAAAGCATCTGTTCTGTAATCAGACAAAGACAACAACACATGCCTGATACAGTATTATTCTCACCTGAACAAAGAAGAGCAGCTGAGTTTGTACTTGCACAAGAAGCTATTAATAAAGCAGTAGATGCAGCTTTAACTTCTAAATCAGTATGGGATAAATTACCTAAAGCTATGCAAGATGTAGCTGGATATGCAAAAGCTGCATACGATAAAGAAGCTGCTGTATTAAATGGAGCAGAAAACTCTCAATTAGAATCAAGATATGCAACTGAATGTAAAGCTGAATGGGCTAAAAATACAGTTAAAGATATCTTATTTACAGGTATGGCATCTGTAGTAAACGGAGCAGCTGAAGGATATGTAAACTTAACTACTGGAACATATATTCAAGGGATAGAAAGCTTACAAGCTGGTTCTGCTTATGCATTACACTACCCTGTACTTGAATTCTATGCTCAATGGGTAAACGCTGCTGGATGTATCTGGTCTAAACTTGTTAAAACTGTTAACATGTTATCTCCTGAATCTTCTATGCCAATCGAACATAAATCACAAGTTTATGTATTCAGAGATAAAGATAATAAGAAAATCGCTGAAGTAAAACGTGAAGATTACTTCAGATATATGGATATGAACTTATTGAAAGAAAAGAACTTATTAAGTGCTAATATTGATATCTATAATCAATTACTTAAACACTTAACAATTCAACAAGCTGACTTCAATAAGAGACTATCTTTATATGAACCAGTAACAGGATCTACTGAAGCTGTATTAAAACCATTACAACAAGCAATATTCTCATTTGAAATAAGTGAATTATTACTTCAAGGTGAAACTTCTGGTGGAGCTACAAACAAATTCAAAGGAAACATCTATGATTATGATGGAACTCCTATTCAAGGTACTCCTTTAACAGAATTCCACTATAATGGTAGAGCATTATTCTTAACACCTGATGCTACAAAACCAACTGAGCAATATGTGTTAACTATACACTTCGATGCTAAATTAAATGAAATATTCGTTTCATATACTAAAACAGCAACTACTCTTGCTGATATAGAATCTATTAAATTTGATGTTAAAGTTCTTGACTTACCAAGACTTGAAACAGCAAACTCTCAAATAGAAACTAGAACTTACAAGACTAACATCACTGCTGGTCCTGTAATCTTAAGAGAAATCAACTTCAACCCAGAATACAATAGTTTCTTAGAAGCTAAAACTGGTTCTGGAAAAATAGTTGAAGATGAAATCAACGCAAGAACAGAAGAATTATCTAACCTTGCAGAATCTATCTTTACTGATGGATATAAGAAAATGTGTGCAACTATCAAAGAACAAAGAAAGAAAGAAGATACTGACGCACAATATCAATCATATGTATTTTGGGCTCATGCTGAAATGGACTTACAAGAAGCAAATGCATTGATGAAAGGTGAAAACTACAATATGAGAATGAGTAGAGTATTCCAAGAATTATCTACTTCTTATTCAAACTCAGCAAATACAAATGCTGTAGGAATGAACATCTGGTGTCATGTTGAAAGTTTAAACCCATTAAATCCTGCAATGATGCCTGTAATCGGAACAGTAAACTCTGATACAGCAGGAGACTTCTTAGGAGTAGTTTCTCCAGTAGAAGCATATGTATTTACAGCTGGTACAAATAATGGACCATCTCCTGTAAAAGCAGTTATAGTTGGAACTAAAAAAGCAGACGACAGACCTGATAGAAATAAAGCTTATGCTGATGCATTAGCAGCTATTGGTGGAGGAGCATTAAAACCTACTCAAGATCAAATATCTGCTCATACAGTATTTAACTATAATATATCTCCACAATTCGCAGAACCAAACTTAGAAACTCATTTCATGACAAGAGTTGCATTATCAATGACTGACTCTTCAATGGGATATAGAAGTGCATCTGTTCCAAATGTACCTCATATCCAAATGAAATCTGGTTTCAAACACCAAGTAATAAAAGGTGCTGGAGGACATTTAGCTATTAAAGGTTACATGGCTCCTACTGTTAATAACTGGAAATAATAATTAAAATATTGGGGAGGGGACGAAAGTCTTCTCCTCAGTATTTTTTATCGCAAAAATTGAGGAGGTATATAAGATGAACCTTATAAGAAGTAGAATGATAGGTGCAGGTGTAGATATATTTGGATCTAACATGATTGCAGATATACACAATATTTCACTTATCGGACTTGAATCAGATGGTCAAGTCTTACAAGAGTATACAGCTAAGACACATTTCCTAGCTGGTATTACTATGGATCAAGTTATGAAACTTAAAGCTGGACTTATGTATTTAGAGTTCTGGACACATGGAATAGATCATACTAAACCTACTATAAATAGAAGATGGTATCCTTCTGATAAAATGAGAGAAAGTCTTGGTGCAGATGCTATTATAAAGCAATTAAACCAAGGTGGAATACCTGGATGTGCAGAGCATCCACAAATAAAAGCAAATGAAAGAGCAAAACCTGGAGAAGCTCCTAGCCAAAATGAACTACAAAATATAATATCAGACATTACATTTATAGATCCAGCTAGAGTTACTCACTATATAGTAGGATATAAATGTTTTGAAGATAGAACTATATTTAAAATAAGAACTGCTTTAAAGAATCTTACTATAGTAAATGATATACTAAATGGTAAAATACCAGCATTTAGTATAAGAACACATGGGTTATTTGTGCCTGATAATGCATTTGGTGGATGTCATAAAGCGGCAAAGATTAACTTTGTTACTATTGACTACGTAGGAAACCAAGCAGATGTTCGTGCTATAGCTAATCCTGAAATGGAAGTTGTAGATGTTACAAGTGGTGAAAAGATGAGACTTCAAGTAGATAGTAGAATAGGAAATGAAAATGACATGGAAATCAATAACTTCTATAAGAAGAATGATATCTGGGTAAAGAAAGAAACTACTGCACTTGAATCAGCTTTTAACCATGGTATTCAAATATCTGTTAAAGCTAGTGAAAAGGAAATGTTAAGAGAAGTAAGCAACAGTGTGTGGTGATTTATGTGAACATAAACGTTCTTATATATAGAATAAAGAAGGCAATTGGACTTAATGGAGTACTTAAAAATATCTACTCTGATTACAAAATAAGAGATAGTATTATGAGCTCTCTTATTGAGTTTAATAGACATAGTGGATTTGCTATTGGTTATACATTAAGAGAACTTATGCAATACACAGATAGATCTCAAAACGATCAGCATTATGCAGTTGGTCAATATAAAGATATAGTGGTTGCAGTACCGCCTGATCTTATGAAAGATATTGAAGATGCTGGTTGTAGAATAAAGTCTTGTAGAATGTATGAGATGCAAAACGTTATACTTACACTTAATAATAGAGTTAAAAGAGGTATAAAGGACTTAGCATGGGATTTCTCAAAGCAAGAGATGTATACTTGGAATGAATCTGATATGCAGATAATGTTTCGTGCACCAAATTCAATAGTTCTTGAAAACTGTTCTTATATAATAGATCTTTTATATGATAAAGAGATACAAATTATATGTGAACACCCAAAGAACTTATCCACAATATCTATTAATTTAGAGTCTAGATTTGAAGAGCTTTGCAAACTTGATTTAATGATAGATATGTTTAATAATAATCTAGCGTTTCTAAAGCTTGATATAGGAAACGGAGCAATTGATCCACCTTTACAAGATTTCCAAAACGCAGCAGATCTTAAGAAACAGTTATTAGAAGACTTAAGGATAAGAGGCTCAATCGACAACATACAAATGTAATGCGGAATAAAATAAGTAATGAACCTACTCTGGGTAATTCCAGAGTAGGTTTTTGTGTCCGCAAATTATTTTGATTGTGTCCTCCTTAATCTGCGTCTTCTTGCTATATTTCTAAATAGGTTCCTTCTCAGAACTAATTTCTTAGATATAACTATAACATCAAGAGGCTTGTGTACCTGAGCAAACATGCTGGGCTTTTGATAAATAGCTGCGTTAGGAACCTTTTTAATGTCATTAACTTCACTCTTTATTTCAGCAACCTTCTCTTTATCATTAGTTATTATAGCATTTTGTATACTAAGCAGTAATTCATTAAGAAGAGATCCTTTTTTTGTAACCTTTATAGCAAAAGAAGTTATTCTAGAAAATAGAACACGTAATATTACATTACATATTTTGATAGCAAATGCTCTTAGCTTTTCATTTTGTAATAAAACCCAAAGTATCCCTAGTGCACCACTAATTTGAACTTTGGAACCTTTTATATACTCAATTACTACGTCTAAAAGAGCTTGTAGTTCTTCCATCGTCAATCTCTCCTTTCATTAATTAAAGATCTATACCAGAATTTGTTTTTAATGAGGTTAAAATAAAAACAAGCATATATTGTAATTTGATTAAAAGTAAATTATGGGAGGAATAAATATGAAAAAGACTATGCTTATAACAGCAGATATTCACTTTGAAAGGATACCAGTAGATAAAAGAACACCCTTTATAGACTATCTAAAACGCTCTATAATCGAATCTTTACCTGATTTCTTTATAATTGCAGGTGACACGGCAGATTCACGTAATTTAAGAGCAGAAAGCGATGATTTTCATGAGTTATGTAATTTTATAGAAGAGATAAAAGATTTATGTAAAAAACAAGGAACTACTTTTATAGTACTTAAAGGAACTCCAAGTCATGACGGAGATATAATGCAAAATGTATGTTCGTTTATGAAAAATGATATTCTATATATAGATACAATGTGTACACAAACTATCAAGGGACTTAACATAGGATTTATCCCTGAACTATACTATAGTAGATATGATGATTTTTTATCAGATTTAAAAGAGAAGATATCATTTACTCAAGATGTAATTATATTCCATGGAATGATGGGGTTTGCAATACCAGCTGTAAAACAGATAGACTCACAATGGAACCTTCATAGAAATCTAGTTATGAGGCATAAAGATGTAGAAGACTATGTAAAATGTCTAGTTATCGGAGGACATGTACATAACTTTATGAGTACATCTAAGACACATTATACAGGAAGAGCTATAAATAACCCAGGAGAAGTTACATTTAATAGAGTATTTGGAGTGCAATTAGTAGAAGTTGACACAACAAGTCGGGAATATACTCTGAAAACCATTACCAATAATATGGTAAAAGATGTTAAAAAAGTAGAAATAAATATGGTTACAGACGATGTACATAGATTTATTGAAGAATTTAAAGATAAAGATATGGAAGGATTTAGGTTTGTTATATCTATAAATAGTAATAATGAAACTATGAATAAGTATAACGAGTTTATAGACGTAGTTAAACCATTATATACACAAATAAAACATATAAGTGAAGAAAAGAAAGTGTCTACTATTAAGATAGATACAAAGGATATAGATGAACTTGTATATGAGTTTTATAAATCAAAGACAAATGAAACTATATCAGAAACACTTGCAAAAGAAATTCAACTTAAATAGGGGGTGATTTTATGGATAATGAGTTATTAGGAGAATTACTTACGTATATAATAGCAGATCCATCAGATGTAGTTTTTCTAAGAGGAATTAAAGAAGGTATAAGTTATATTCAACCTCAGGATATGACTCCAGAAGTTCCAATACTAGATAGATTTATAGAAGATTTACTTACTTCTAAGATAGAACTTCCTCGTGAAGCTATGAGAATGTATGTTAGTTATGGATTTTCTGATACTACTAAGTCTTATGTATCTATTATAAGCAGTAGTAAAGTCAACAGAGGTTATAAGAATGACTTACTTGACAGACTTAATGCAACTACTATAGTAGGATGTTTAAATCCTATAGTAGAAGTCCTACAAGATGAACTTATATCTCTTGAAGCAGGAAATCCAGGAAAATCAAGACGTCAATACCAAGAAGACATACTTAAATATATACAGAGCCTTTCAGATAGATCAATAATATTACAAAGAGATAGAGCAGTTGGTAATTCTATGATAATAGATCCTTTAACTGGAATACAGAACTCAGATGCTGTTGTAGAACAGGCAGAACGTGAGCAATCTTTGCAAATAAAATCAATTCCAGGAATAGATCAGCTTGTAGGAAACGGATTTAGACCAGGTACACTTTCTATGGTGTGCTGTTTGTCAGGACATGGTAAGTCTCTTATAATGCAAAACGTAGCAATTTATGCATCTATTAATAATAACCCAGAGGATCTTACATTTAAAGAAGGAAGGGTTCCATGTATACTTTTTGTATCATACGAAATGAAACTTATACAGCTACTTCAAAGACAGTTATCATTCTTTGGTGTAGATAAAAACATAATATACAAAATACCTAAAGAAGAGCTTAAAGACAAGCTTAACTATATAATGATTGAAGAAGCAAAAAGACACGGAGTTAAACTTCCTTTAATATATGATGACCAGATAACTATAAACGAGAACTCAACTGGTAGACCTACTGCAGACGATATAAGACGTAGTATAAAACGTTATCAAATGCAAGGATATGATCCAGTTATGGTTATAGTTGACTATATTGGTCTTATGGGAGTTAAATCAAGAATAGGACAGCAACTTGGTACTACGGGTGGGGATATATCACAAGCTTTATCACTCAAAGCAATAGAACTTCGTCAAGTAGCAATAGAGTACAAAATACCTATACTTACAGCTCAACAGCTTGATACAGAAGCATCTATGATGTTTGGACAAATGCAGGCATACACAAAGCTTATAGACCCTATAGTAAGTATGGGTGATAATATGCTTAGAGGATCTAAACAGGTTAAAGATAATTTAGAAATACTTATGTACGGAGATGTATTTAAGATACAAAGACCTATAGATCCAGAAAGTCAAGACAGACACATAAGATACGATACTTATGTATCCCTTGATATTAAAAAGGATAGAGATGAAGTGGCAAGATATAAGCTTTCTGAACGTGATATAGAAACGGCTGATAGTTATAAACGTATTACAGAAAAGATACGTAACGATGCTCAAACAAGACGTTTCTTTAGAGAACCAGAAGTTGCAACTTGTGTAATGCCACTTATTGAGGGTACTATGAAGATACATCCTGAGGATTATGGACGTAGTATTCGTACTTACTACTGTAACTCAATGGGTACACAAATAGATTTAAATGCTTTAAAAGATACTAATGAAATAGATTTAGAGTTTGAAAGTGCAGAAGAAGAGTTTGAAACAGGTGATTTTGAATAGTGTTCTAATTATGAATACTTACATATAATATATTGAGATCAAGTTAGTCAGACTTGTATTTTAGCTAAAATAACAAAATTAAACAGGAGGTAGAAAAAATGGCTGAAAGAGATATTGGAACAGGGAGAATCTTAAATGAGGTGGATAACTATTTAAAAAGAGTTAGCTCAACTCAATGGGATTTCAAGAAAGAGGATTTAGGACTTAGAGCTAAATTCTTATTTAGTTATTTTAAACCAGTAAATGGTGAAAACTTACTTGAGTATTATAATAAGATACTTAAAGGAGTTTCAGACAGAAGATTACTAGAAAGTTTCGCAACTAGTGATTTCTTGTCTATGTCAGATGAAGATCAAGGAATAGTTCTTGATATGGCAATTCAACTTATTAACTACGGAGATAGAACAAATCTTATCCAATTAGTTAACCACAAAATCAATGCTGATTTTGTTGAAAGTGTTGAATCACTTGGTTCTGGAAGAGTTAACGAGGAAGGACAAAAGTTCTTACACGTTGAAGACTATATCCAAGAACTAGATGCAGATGATGTTGTGGTTCTTATCGACAGACTAACTGATATAGGAGTTATGTCTGAAGAAATTGAAAACTTAGCTGAAGGATTACAACTTGCAGGACCTTTATTAATAGCTGAGTTAAGAAATGCAAATGTAAGTCAAGAACTTGAAAATCTAGCATTTGATATGATATCAAGTGTAGACTTACTTCAAAGCCTTATTAGAATTATAAAGAAACTTAAATATATTTCTAAGAAAGGTGGAGGTAGAGTAATAACTGGTGGATATAATAAACCAAATAGATCTTCTTACATGAGTGATATTGAAACTAGTGTGTCAGAAGAAGCAAATGGATTATCTCCAGCTGAAGTGGAAGAAAAGCTTGAAGATGTTTATGCTTACTTAGAAGATGTAGTTACAAGACCAGTTGCTGAAACATTTAGAGCACTTGTTGAAGGAAACAGAAACTACCAAGTAGTAGGAGCAGATATAGTAAGTATATTAAGTGGAAAACCTTTTGATGTAAGTAATAAAGTAGCTTATATTAAAGCTAAAGTATTTGAAGGTTTAAATAGTAAACTTGAAGTTCTTGGTGTAGCAGTAAATCAAGATGTAAGCGTACTTACAACAGCTTTCTATTATCTATCTGTACTTGCTGGTTCTGATAATCCAGTTGAAGATGTAATGAATGTACTTGGAACTAAGGTTAGAGGAGAAATAATAAATCCTAAGAGCTATGAACTTGAATCTTTATTAACTTATACTTATATTACAAATGACACTAATCCAGTGCTTATGTATGCAAGTATGATGAAAGATCAAAGAGTTGCAAAATTAATTCAACACATGTACTCAAAAGACAGACGTGGAGAATACTTGATGAGTATTAAAAACATTGATAACTTCATGAAAGAAAAAGAACCTGGACTTAAATCAGGAAGATATCAACTTTCAGATATAAATACAGTACTTAATGTATTCTCAGGTGGAGTTAATAAATCTTATAAGCTATCTCAAGAAGATGTTCAAGATTTAGCTGAAGTAATACTTAATGCAATAACTGAATAAGGAGGATAAGAAAATGGCATTAGGAGATAAATTTAGAACTATAAAAAGTACTTCATCTGGTGCAAATAGATATGGAATAGAACCAGGAGAAACATTTGCATCACTAAGTAAGAAGAAAGAAAGAGCAAGTGTTGTAGGTGGTGGAATAAACTTCTACAACACTACACCTGCAATGGCTTCAAGAAGTACTTTGAAAACTAGAAAAAGTTCAGATGAATATGTGCCTGTACTTGGTAAGGCTTTAAGAAGTAAGAAAGAATTAGAAGAAATAGAAATAAAAGAAAATAAAGGAGGAAATAAAATGGGTAAAGGATTAAGTGGATTATTAAACGTAAGTGCAGCAAAAAGAAACTCTACAGCAAGAAGATACAGTGAAAACAGATCTGTAGATGTAGGTGGGGGATTACAAGCAATACTTGCAAATAAAGGTAAAAGAGACGACAGAGACAGAAGAGCATCACTTAATAGAAGAGATGATATAGTTGTAGATAATGGATTATTTGCATTTACAGCTGATGGTAAGTATGTTGAAAAGCAAGTTGAAAGTACAGATGCTTCAGTAAATGTATTAACACTTGTTAATAATATACCTGATAATATAATAGATTCTGGTGTAGAAGTTATGTGGGGGTATATGGTTCTTTTAGAACTTGGAAATAATAAAGATTTCTTTAATTTCATAACTGATGATATTAAAGATGATATAAGAAAATTAGGTAAAGCAGTAAATGATAGAGACACTGACAGAATCAAACAAATATTTACAAACTTTGCAGAAGCTTTAGGACCTTACAGAAGCTGTATACCAAATACTGCAGTTGTAACATTTGCAGTTATAGGTAAATATGCTAAAGATATTGGAGTACCTAATGTTAAAGATGGAACAGAATTACCACCTGAAGTAATTACAGCAATGGCAAACTTCAGAATGTATGCAAATGAAAACTGCTTGAGAAATAATAATATGAGCCTATCAAGCAGATTACCTGATTATCTAATAGATGATTTATATGACTTATTAGATACATTCACTACTGGAAACATAGATGACATACTAAGAGCAATTGAATACGTTAAGAAATCAGCAAGTTCTTATTCTCAACAAAATAAGAACATGTTCAATAATGCTGGAATGTTATCACAAAACTTGAAGATGCTTCAAGACACAATTAACCAATATACTAAGAGAGGAAGAAAAGCTGGCAAATATGGTGGAAGTTTAAGTGATAAATTCGGAATTACTACAACAAGTACTAACAGATACGGAATAGTTAGTGACAGAATGGGTAGAACTACTGGTGGACTTGCAGAAAGCTTAAGAAGAGACAGAGACGATGACTATGATGATAACTACAATGGTGGTGGAGCATTAAGCATACTTACTAGAAGAAGTAGTAATGTAGTTGATAGAGACTCTGGATTTGAAAGATCAAGACGTGAAGCTGAAAGAGTGAGTCCTTATATAGCAGGTAGAGACATTGGTATTGGTAGAAGTAGCGGAGGAGTTTATAGAACTGTAAATAGAAGAGATGACAGAGATGAAATTTCTGGTGTTCGTGATGCAGAAGCTATGAATAGAAGTTTAAAAGAAGCTACTGGAATGATATAAGGTATTGAGCTGAGGAAGACTCAGGAATGAAGAATCTGATTAGAAAATAAATAAAGGATGAAGTTCCACACTGGCAAGAATAAACAAATTGTACTCGAGATAAATATCTATTAAAGTATACCTTAAAACGAAGAGGTATAACATTATGAGGGACGGTAACTTGTATAAGTTAAGTTCTGTGTGGAATGTAATCTTGAAATAAGATTGAAAAGGAGGCTAATATGTATTTTGATATTAGAGAAACAGTAGAAAAAAGAGATACACTATATAAAGTATTTAATTCGAATAATATTTATATAAGTGATTTCTATCCGTATTTAAATGATAAATTGTATCCAACTATACCTATGTCTGATATGAGTAAGAAACAAGTGTTTCCACTTTTTAAATCAGTAGGTTCAATTGGAAGAGTAAAATATGAGGTATCAAACCCAGTAATATTTACAGGTTACTGTGTTGAATCAGAGTTAGATTATAGTTTTAAGTATAACTTTGATAGATACAAAGAAGAGTTTGAAGAATATACAGACATCTTGAAAAGAGATGGATATACAGTTTATTCAAGACCAGTAGAAGAATTATTTACATCCTTTATGGAAGTTCAAAAAGTAGCTGTAATAGGTGGGATGGTTGCACTTGAGTTTTCGGAAATGTACCCATCAACTACTGTACCAGTAGTTAAAACACACGAAGTATATGATGAAGTAATGCCACCAATTGAAAGTTATGTAATTAACTTATTAAGTCAAGTAGACTTTGTAGCATTTACTTTAAATACACTTCTAATGCTTCATAATAAACTATATATTTCAAGGGGGTTCTCAGAAAATAATGAACCTATCTGGAAATATGACATAATGGTTATAAATCATCCAAATCTAAAATCTAGAATAAAGGCAGTTACAAAAGCAGTAATTAAAACATTAGGAAATTATGATCTTGATGCGGCTTATGTAGAAGACCTTTTAAATGGAAGAGAAAAAGAAGAAATATTTAGAAGTTACTTCAGTGAAATGAATATCAAATTCGGAATGAGCGAATCTGAATCAGCTCATGCACTTGTATTCTATGATACAGTATTTCCAGAATACAGAGCAAGTTTTAAACAGAAGTTTAATGTAAGTACTCAACAGCTTAAAGGAAGAGTGCTATACATTATACCTGAAATAAATCAGGAAAGAATTGAGGAAAGTATAAGTTTAGGTGGATTAATATAAATATAGATAACAGGAGGAAATAAAATGGCAGTAACAAAATTATCAGCTGAATATGTAGCACTTAGTCTAGAACCTTTAATAAGAGCAGAAGTGTTCACACAATTAAGACTAGAAAGAATGATAGAGTCAGTTGTAGGAGCACAAGCTTCAATAGGACAGAAGAGAATAGTATCAGTAAATCAAAATAATAAGAATACTGTAATAAAACTTGCATACAACTATGATGGAATATTAGGAAATGCATGTGAGTATTTGTGCTATTCAAGACTTGTAGGACTTGCAGATTCAGGTGAAATAACTAATGAGGACTTAGAGTTATTTGCGGCAACAGATCTTGTTAATAATTCACCATTCGTTATACAACAAGAATTCGGAAATGAGTTTCCAAACGACACTGATTTCCAAAGATGGCTTGCAGATAATTATCCAGAAAAAGAACATAAACCTTGGCTTTATGTTTCTGAATACATCTTCAAAACTCCAGAGTTAAGAGAAGATGCAAACAGAATTCAACAAATCTTATCAAAGTACTTTGTAGCATCAGACGTTCATGTTATGCAAGAACCAAAGAACTTTGCAATAAGATATATACAAAATGGATCTAGAACTATAAGAAGACTTATGCTTATAGATATGGATTCTTGTATTCCTATGTTTGAAGATGACAGAGGAGATTTAATAGCTCCAGTTTGTCCAGTGTGTGGTGGAGCAATGGTTTATGTACCAAATGCAATGAGACCTGGACAAAATATAGAAGCTCTTCAAAATCAATCAGGAGTATACACTTGTCTTAGAGAAGGATGTGTAAATGATATTCGTCCAGTAATAGAGACAAATGGTTATGCAGCTGATAACTATGACATAAGAGATAATAACGTATTTAGAAAATACGTTGAAGAAGATTGTGCTTATGAGCTTATGTATGATGTTGCAATGATGTGTAATATTTATGCTCCAGTTAAAACTTGTTTTACAATAGCAGAATATAAGAAAGCTGTTATTGAAGAACTAGGTGAATATGTAGTTGAGTTCTGGGGAGATAGAATATTCCCAGCATTTAGAAATTACCAAAATATATTAATGGGTCAATATCTAGCTGGAAATTCAGGAGCTATACTTAGCAAAACTAAAGAGTTCATAGTAGATGAAAAAATGGACTTTGTTGATTATGCAAATAGCATTGCTGAATACATTCCTACTAGAATAAATAATGACCCAATTTCAATGAAGCTAATTGCTACACTTTATGTACAAGGTGTATGTGGTGAAGACTTCATAACTTGTGCAGAAATGTACAATGCAAGATCTGCAAAAGAACTTGCCGATGTAGGTAGTGAAGTATTAACTGATACAGACTTAGATAATATTTACGATCTATATAAATGGCTTTATGTTGTGGAATAATTAATTAGGCACTTGGGAGTTATCTCCTGAGTGCTTTTTTTATCGCTTAATTTTAAATTTACAGGAGGAATTATAATGAGTTTAGAATGGAAAAGAAGAGAAATACCAAATGGATATGCTTATAGTATAGCTGAACTACCTAATGGTGGATATATTGAAATATTTCATGATTCAAATGTAAATAAGGTTTCAGTTGAGACTAACTTTAGTGTATATAGTAAAGGAACAGCAAAAGGAATACCTCATTTACTAGAACACTGTATATTTAGTAATGTTATAAATGGTAAACCTATGTTTGAAGCAAGACCTGAGCTTACTGATTTAGGAATTGATTTAAATGCTTGTACTGAAATAGATGGAATAACATTGCAAGCAACATCTGCACATATTTTTAATAGTAACTTATATGAAAATGATGAAGAATATCAAGAATTTGCAAAAACAAGAAATTTAAAAGCCTATATGACTAACATTGGAGAAATACATAGAAATCTTATTGCAACTAAAATACCTAGAGATTACTTTGAAAAAGAAAAAGAAATAGTATTATCTGAAATAGATACAAACTATTCAGCTGATGCTTTAAACATTGCTAAGTTACAAATTCCAAATCTTGTATACGGTGGAGATTACTCAGCTATAGGAACTGCTGATAATGTAAAGAACGTTCCATTTGAATATATAGAATGTATGAGATGTATGACATTTAGAGAAGAAATGATGACTAATATAAGAATAGAGGCTCCATATGAATTAGATTACAAAGATATAGAAATCTATGTAGACTGCATATTCTCAGCACTTAAAGAAAATGTAGACTACATGAAACATAATGACATATATGAAGGAGTAAGAAAAGAAGACTTAACTTCACCTGATATAATACTGGATAGTTGTGTTAGTAAACATCCTGAAAATGATGATACAGATGCATATGTTCCAGACCAATATAGTTACCAAATACTTTCAATAGGAAGTCCTATAATGGAAAAGTCTCTTGTATATGATTTAAAGATGGTTGAAAATCAAAAGAAATTAACATATGGAATAATTACTATGCCTACTATACCACTTTTAGATGATTTAAGAAGATTTGACACTATACTTGCTATAAATATGTTTATTGATTTATTTATAGAATTCTATAGAGAAAAATATCCTTATATGTATAGATTTGACTTCTATGAAAGAAGACCTTTTATAATAAACAGAGAAATATTCTTAACATCTAGTGTAACTTCTATATTCGCAGAATCTGTATCTGTTGAAGACCTTGAAAGAACTTACGAAGAATTTAAGAATGAGTACTTTAAAGAAAAGTTCGATACTACATTTAAATCTAATATAACAAGAGCTAAAAACTCTTGGTTCTCATTTGTAAATGGAAGTAAAAACTTTATGAAAGAATCAAGTGGTTCTTTAGTACTTGATATATTAAAATCTTTACCATGCACTAGATATTTATCTGTAGATGAAAGATATGGTATATTAGATATGGCAGTTAGTACTAAAGAAGGAAAAGCACTACCAAGTACATTAAATAGCTATTTATATCATCGTGATGATTTTATAAAAGCTAGTATACTAGAACTTATAAATAATGCTAGATTTACTATTATAAAAGTATCAGGAAATGAAGGAGAAGATGAATAATGAAAACTAGAACTAAAAACTTTACATTCCACGGTGGATTCAACATAGGACCTTACAGATATGATGTAGCTAACCTAGCTACAAGTGGATCATATATTGAGGTTATAAGATCAGAAGAAATTAAATATCCAACTATAGTAATGTCTTTTGACTTATATAGTTATGGTATTGCACAAGGACTAGGACATTTTATAAAACGTTTAATATGGGATATACTTGCAGAGTCAGATAAATACAAAGAGACTGGCAAGCTTGATATATCGTCTGCTTATGCAATTGATGTTGATGATGACATAAGGCATGTAAACTTTAAATTCAATACTATGCAATACATGCCAGATAAAGAGTATAAAAGAGACACTATTCTTAAAGAAATGATGGGAAGAAAGAAGATGACATTTAAAGATGTTAGTGAATGGTGTTTATCTAGAATTAAAAGATGTAAAGACTATAAAATAACAGAAGAAATACTTGAAAGTAAAAAGAAAGAATTTAAAGATTATAATAAGATTGAAAGAGATAGTGTAAATATAGTACACCCTCTTATCTCAAAAGTTGCAAATAGTGGGTTAGATTTATCTAACTGTGCTACTGATATTAATATTGATAATTTAACAGTTGATGATGTAAATGACATACTTCATAATGTATTTTCCGTTATTAATTTTAATTTTATACAATTCCAATCACCATCTAATGTTACATTATATGAAATTGATGAACTTGTAGCTTCTATTATAGGAGATGTCTTAAATAGCTCTCTAAAATCATCTCATTATGCTAAATGGATAACAAGACATCTACCTGTATATGAAGAAATGATTAAAGTAAGAGAATCAGCAGAGAAACCAATATATGCTGAGGGTGAAGTAGATAAGATTGCAATAGATGATACTTTAAAGATAACTGAATGCTCATCTAAGTGTTATGGAGAAGAAAATCCATCAAAACATATATTAGTTCGTACATGTCCTGATATCATAGATGGAGCTCATTTAAATGACACAGATAACTTTAGAGGAATGTACGCTTATCTTGGTTCTATAATAGCTATAATTGTATTCAATAACTATATATTTGCTAAACAGAAAGATAATGTCAAGAGAATACATGCAAATGATATGGAATCAACAGATGTTGTAAGAGTTTCTGCTGAATCTATAGCTATTATAAGAAATAAATTAGTCACTATTAATAATAATACAAATATTGAAAATATACTTTCTGGATTTAAAGAATATGCTAGAGATAATTATGAACATAGTGCTGACTTCTTTATAAATACTTTGAAAGAAGAACTACTACTTCTATTTACAGGTGGAGTTTCTTATAGAAAACCATCATTCTTTACAAATAATGAACTAATGATGTTATGGAATCATAACAGAGTAATGAATGTAGAAGAAAGAGCAGAAGACATAGACTTAGTATTTGGTAATAGAGAAGAATACTTATTTAGTCCATTTGTAAATGCGTTATTATCAGAACACTCAGTTAAGATAATAAAACGTTTTGTTATACTTGCTATTAATAACTTAGAGTTTATAGAAATAAATAATAACATATAGGGATAATCCCGATACTGGAGAAATCTGGTATCGGGAACTATTTCTTTTTTCTTCGCAACTTCTTCTATTTTAAACACGAAAAAAAAGAACTCGTGTGAGTTCAACTTATCTTTTATTTCACTAGTAGATATGCTAGTGATGCAGCAAATCCTACTGCGAAACCTATAACTGTAGCGTTTTGAATTAATATTTTTTTCTTTAATTCTTTTATTTCCTTCTTAAGATCTTTCACCTTGTTTTCAAGTATTATTTCTTTATTTAGTATCATTATTCATCAGCTCCTTCTTTTTCTTCCTTTGACATTAATATAAGTGCACAACTTCTAACTCTTCTCCAACCATGATCATAACTAGTAGAGTATTTTATGTCTACTAATTCATAACCTTTATTATTTCCTTCTTGTATTGCTGGTCCTATCAAAGCTCCAAGATTTTCTTCAACAGTTGTTATTTCTTGTGTTCTCCATAATTTCATTTTTATACCTCCAAATAATTTTATTAGTAATAAACTTTCACATATAAAAGATTATTACACTTTATTATATATATTCATTAAAACAGTTAGAAATACCCCTTTTCCAGACAATTCTCCAGTTTTAAAACATACTATAAAGGAGGTTTAAACTCAATATGGCTTATAATAGTAAAGGAATAGATTCTAATGATATCCTAAGACAGAAAGCAAGTTCGATGGAAGCACTGTCTTCAGCTAAGAAATCATCTGAGTCTACACGTAAGATGTTTGGTGGATTCTCTACTAAAATAGCAGGAGATAGTAAAGCACGTACTAACAAACTTGCTTTAATGAAAGAGCAAGAAGTTCAATATCAAATACTTGCACGTTCTGATAGATCTTCTGATAACCTTGATCCTTATTCGTTTCCTACACAAGCTAAGCTTCGTGCAACAGAGAAACTTGCATTAAGAGAGCAAGGATACACTAACTCACTTCTTACACAAATTATAAAGAATCAAACTAATACTGCTAATCTACAAGCAGAAATTCAGTATAGAGACTCTGTATTAAATCTATTAAAAGAAATAAGAGATAATACTAAAAAAGAAGAAAAGAAAGCAACTAACCTTGGACCTAATAAAGGATATGAAACTAAGGTTCGTAAGAGCTCAGACCTTGCAGAAGCAATACTAGGTGGTAATCCTAAAGAGATGCTAAAACAGCTTCTTAAAGGAACAGAACTTGGTTCATTAGGATTTGAAGGTCTTGATATGCTTAAAGACTCTTTAGATATGATGAAAGAACCTGGAATGCTTAAGCAAATGATGAAGGGTAAAATAATGGAGTCTATAATAGGTAAGCTTCCAAAAGACATAGCTTCTCATCTAACTAGAATGAGAGAAGACATGGGAACATATGTACAAGATATGATTAACCAGTTTGCTTATTCTAAAAACTCTACTCTTCGTGCAATGACAAAGGGACACTATAAATCAGTAAAGCAAGATAGTTCTTCTGTTGGTAAAACAGATATGACTAAAGAGGCTTTATTTGATAATAAGTTCTATACTGCGGTTACTATGGAAATACCGTCTATATTATATTCAATACGTGATGGTATTAATAAGTTCGTGGGAGAACGTTATGACTACGATAAGCAAGAATGGACTACATTACAAGCTCAAATAAGAGATATGGCAGAGTCTTCTCAGTCTATGACTACAGGTGTAGATCAACTTGTAAGACACTTGTCAAACGTATCAGAAAAAGCAATGTCTAATACTGGAGGTATTACTAACTCTTATATGGGACAGCTTTTCCAAACTGATAAGTATGGAGCATACTCTAAAGACAAAGGTGGAAAACTACAATTCCAAAATGAAACACTTGTAAGACAGATACTTACTGCTATGATTAAAAAGGGTATAGATACAAATGCATTACAAGATGTTAACCCAAATGCACTTATAAACGATTTCGGTATAAGAAACTTCGTTGCAAAAGAATATCATAGCATACTTCCAAACATAATACTAGGAATGTCTGATGTATTTAAAAACCTTTCGTATGAAGAACGTAAGGAATTTGATGAAAGAAGAGAAGGAGTAGTTAACTCGGTTGATAGAAACTACCTTAATAACCTTAATAAAATAACAGGTTACTCACCTCAGTATATAGATGCAATCTATAGATTCCAAAAAGGTATGATAAGTGCACAAGATTTTGAACAGATGACTGGTATGGGTATATCTAGAGGAACTAAACTTTCTGGAGCATCTAAAGCATCATTTGGTCATAAAGTGTCTATGGGTGCAACTAGAGCAATGAATAAGGTTAAGAAGATATCAAGTGTACAAGACGTGAATAACATCTTATCGTCTCCAATACCTTCAATAGAAGCTCTGTCTAATATACCAGCAAGTGTATGGAAAGACTTGTCAGATGATACTCGTGCAACAGTAAACTCTCTTATAGGAAAATCTACATTTGGTATGACTTCATCACGTATGGTAGATTCGCTACTTACAAATGACATATCTTCTAATATGAAGACTATGACTGCTGAGCAACGTGAAGCTACTCTTAAACAGCAAAGACTTGATAATATCAAGATTATGATAAATAATGGAGGTATTACAGATAAAGGTTTACGTGATAGATACTATAGTGATAAACTTACAGCAGAAGATAATGCAAAGCTTGATAAAGAGCTTAATAAATACTTTAAAGCAAATGAAATATTTACAAAGATGCATAATGCCAATATGACGGCTGCATCTATGGCACACTATGTAGGAATGGGTGCAAAAGCATCTGACTATGAAAGACTTGGATTTGTGTCTGATCCAGCACAACTTGTACCTTTTATAAATGATAAAGGAGAGCTTCAAATAAATCAACTTAAAGCTAAGTACTCTAAGTATAACGAAGCTATGATGCTTGGTATAGAAAAGGAAGACAGACGTGTAAGAATGGGGGACGACTTTGAAATATCTACTCCTATTACAAGTATTAATAGAATGCTTACAAATGTATTCCAAGATGCTAAAGTTACACGTAATATGGGTATACTTGGAGGAGCTGGAGCTGGGTATGCAATAGGAAAGCTACTTGAGCAAAAAGGTATTATTCAATCTCCTTGGCTTGGTAAAATGATGGCAACAGTTGGAGCTGTAGCAATGAGTTTTGCTAAGAACAGAGAAAAGATAGAAAACATACTTGGACCAGCTGGAGAGTTCAAAAACGAACACGGTGTTACAAACAGACAGATATTTATGGCTAAGTTTATAAATAAATGGCTTCCTTCAATAGGACTTGGAGGTAAAGTTGGTTCTATGACTATGAAAGCATTTCAGGCTATGGGACCACTAGGTACACTTATATCTCCGTTTGCTGGACTTATGACTGGACTTATTGCAGGTTCTGTTGCTCCATCACTTCTTAGATTTGCTCAAAGAAGACTCTTTGATGATAACGATGAAAGTAAGAAGGGTATATTTAAAAGAGTTGGAAGATTTCTTATGAAGTTTGACTTTGTTAAGAAGTACTTTAATATAAGAGATAAACGTACTAATCGTCAAATAGAGAATGAAATCGTAGGAGATATGATTCGTAATCTTGAAAGACATAGTGAGCAACTAATAGAGAAGATGAACAGTCCCGATACTCCAGAAGATGAAAGAGTTGAAATAGGTAAGCAAATTGCAGAAAATACAAAAAGAATAGAAGAACTTAGAGAACTTGGAAGAGATCTAGCAGACATAGAAGAAAATGCAAGAGCAACTGAAGCTGAAAAGGAAGCTGAAAGAAAGAAAAGAAAGGCAATGCTTTCTGAAAAGAATAGAGAAGCTTATAACCTTAGAGAAGAAACAGAAAGAAATAAACGTGACTTGTCTCAATCTGGAATTGCTATGCATGATATGAAGTTTATGACTAAGGCAGATATGTATAAGCAAACTAGAGATAAAACATTAGGTAAGATGAGAGTAGATGCTTATTCTGAACAAGTTGAAAGAAATAAGACATTTAAAGAAGGTATAGATAGTTACCTAAAAGGAGATCCAACTGGAGTTAAAGATCCTGAGCTTCTTGAACTACTTAATAGATTTAGCTCTCGCGGATATAATTTATCTGATGAGAAGATACAAGAACTTATCAGAAGATATTATGCAGACCGTAAGTTTTCACAAGAAAGTAAGGCTATAAATGATATGGATATGTTTATACAAAATGAGATAATAAATCCAAAAACTGGTAAACCTTTAACTGGTAGAGATGTTATCTTTAAGTTTGGTAAACCATATCTAGAAGCTGCACTTGCAAAACATAACTATGAACGTGCTATAAAGAATGGTAAGGTTCTTCTACCTTCTGAAATAGTAAGATCTTCTGATATGGCAGAGTTTAATAAGATTATGCAAAATAGTGAACTTACTCCAGAAGAAAAAGAAAAAGCTATTAAAGCTTGGTTTGAAAACCTTGATGAAGATAAGCGTAAGGGACTTAATGATGCAATAAAGTTACGTAAAGATATATCTGGAGGACTTGATGAACTATCAAAGACTTATATTAGATATCTAACATTTATGAATCCTGAGATGAAAATAGATGCTCTTATGCGTAAAGCAATGTACGACATACAGGCAACTGTAGTTCTTAATGACTTCAAAACAGATCTTGGAAACATAAAAGGAATAACTGGTGATGCATGGGATAGACTTATATACGAAAAGTTCCAATCTGGATACATAGTAAATGACAGTAGATCACGTGGAGAATCAGAACAGCTTATATCTACACTTATGAATATGCACAAATCTGAAGTAACAGGTGGTGCTGGAGTTGATAAAGAAACTACACAAGATACACAAGCATCTTGGCGTATGAGTGACTTTAAAGATCTTACATTTAAAAATGGAAGAAAGGTTTCGGCTGCTGGTTGTGCACTTGGAGCATTTAATGCTGCAATTACAAGATTTGGTTATCCGCCTATATCTGCACAAGCAATGCTTGATGTAGCAAACGAATACGTTACAGATGACGGAATTAACATGGAATTCTTTAAAGTTATGGCTGTAAAGATAGGATGGGAAGTTACTCAATATAAAGGAAGTGAGAATAAATTCACTCCTCAAAACTTCAAGAGCATAACAACTGGTGCTAAGTCTTCTGTAATACTTCAACTTCAAAACCTTGATAATGATGGTTCACACTATGTAACATTGCTTCAATATGGAGCTAAAAAGTGTCAAGTATGTGATCCACAAGCACAAGTATACAAAACAGAAATACTAACTGGAGACATACTTACAAGGCTTGTATCTGCTACAGTTCTTACACATCCAGGTGATGCAACTCTTAAAGCTGATACAGATATGAGTAAAGTTGATAAGTTTAAAAAGAAGATAAAAGATAGAGCAAAAGACGCTGTTAAAAATACACTTAAATCTAATGGTATAGGAATGGCTGTATACGGACTTTATAAACTTGGTCAATATGCTAAAAACAGAAATGCTGGTGGAGGTTTGGTTCCTACAAATGGAAATACAGACGGCAGTGATACTTCTCAAGATGGAACAGAAACTACAAAAACAGAAGATCCAGTAGTTTCTAAATTACAAGCAATACTTGATAAACTATATGATTATGTAAATGTTCGTATTATAGGTGACGATACTATAGCTCTTACAAATACAGACTTGGAATCATCTAAAACTGCATTACAAATGAGTTTTCAAGATGCTAAGACACCTAAAGATAAGAATAGACTTCATCATATACGTCAAATGTTTAATAAACCATCTTTCCAAAGAGACCAAATTAAAAAGGAAAAGGTTGAAGATGCTATACTAAATGGAGCATTACAAACACCTGATAAACCTTTACTTCCACTTCCTGCACCTGATGCTACTGCAACCAAAGAGAAAGGTGGTGGACTACTTGACTTCTTAAAGAATTTAGGAATTGGATCATTTATATCAAACATGCTTGGTAAAGCATGGGGAATGATAAGTGGCCTTCTTACTAAAGGATGGGCTCTTATAACTAAAGGTATATCATCTACATTTACATGGATAAAAGCCTTATTTACAGGAGAAGGATTTATAGCAACTATAGCTAGATCACTAGGAGCAGCACTTCAAGTTCTTGGTATATTTGGTGCAATAGTAGGTGCATCTAAACTTATAGCTTGGCTTGCTGAGAAGTACACTGGACTTAAAGAAGATGACATGCTTAAAATGGGTGTAAAAAATGATGTTGGAACTACAGAAAATGTAGACTCTTCTGGTCGTACTAAAAAAGAAGCAGTTGAATCAGACATGAGAAATGCTTCACAAAGTTATATCACTACTCCTGAATGGTTAGAATTTGCTGAAAGTGCAGTTAAAGAAGGATGGAACAGTCAAAATAAAGTAGGTAATATGGAGTATGCACGTAAAAAAAGTGCAGTTATGCAAAGAATAGTTGAATACCATGGTTCACAAGTTGATTTAACTCCTAACAAATACGAACTTAATATTCCATACTTACTTAAACAAAGAGAAAAACTTAAAAATAAGTTTGAAACTAAGTTTGATAAAGAAAATCCTGACTATGATAAGTTCCGTAAATGGGATAAAGAAAAAGGTAAGTTTTACTATACTAATGATATTAAAAAAGAAGAAAAACCACCTGCTATGAACTTCTCTGTTACTGACTTTGGATTTGGAGGATTTGAATCTGGAGATGGTCCTGATGAAAGAGGTAATAGGACATATATGGCTAGGGCTTACAAAACGTTTAACTTAGGAAATCTATTAGTAAATAGAGTATCTAAGTTTAAATATGGTACATATGATGAGGCTAATAAACGTCTTGGAATAGTTGACTCTTCTCCAACTGGTATAAGTGGTGGAAAATTTGGAATTACTATGGGACAAGGAAGTGGATTACAAGGAGATTTCTCTAACATAACAGGTGGAGATCCAAACCCTATAGCAATCATATCTAAGGTTGCTAAAATAACAGGGGTTGATGAAAACCTTATGATGGCAATAGCTGGTAAAGAATCTGGATTTAAAGCTGATGCTGGGGCAAAAGGATCTTCTGCAAAGGGATTATTCCAATTTACATCTGCTACATGGATAGAAGCTACTAAAAAACATGCTAGTAAAATAGGTTTAACACCTGCAGAGATGCAACGTGGAATGGGAACAGCAAATGACCCTAGATTTAACCCATATATGAATGCATTTATGGCTGCATTCCACTTAGTTGATGAATATAATATTGCTAAGAAGTATGCTGGACGTGATCCGTTACCTGAAGAAGTGTATATGGTTCATGCATTTGGTGTAGGTGGAGCTAAGAAATACATTCAAGCTTCTAAGGATGCAATAGGAATACAACTAGAAACTTCACAAAATGTTATAAACTCAAACCCTTATTTCTTCTATGAAGGTGGAAAGAAACGTATAAGACCATTTACAGTAGGAGAAATGTATAATTGGTTTAGACAAGGACTAGAATCTGGACTTGCAATTAGAAATAAAAAATCTGGTTCTAATATTAGCTATGCAGCTGCCTTTGGTGCAAATACGTCGGGTGATCAGATATTTGAACCAGCTAGAATAGCACCTGATATTAAAATGGGTGAATCTATTGGTAGAACTTATGCGGGTATTATGGATAATATGCCTATTAAAGGAACGAAAAAAGACGTAGTAGTTACATCAGCATTCGGTCCTCGTAATGTCAGAGGTGGATCTAAGAACCACAAGGGTATAGATATACGTGCATATAAAGGCACACCAATATATGCAACTCATAGTGGTAAAATAACATCAAATACATCTAACTTTGGTATAGTGCAAATAACTGATGATAAAGGTATGTCTACAAGATACCTACACTTATCTAGAAGAACTCCTCTTAAAGTAGGAGACTTTGTAAAAGCTGGTCAACAAATAGGGGAAGCTGGTGGAGTAGGACCAAATGGTAGAGCAGACGCATATGGTTCTCACTTACACTACGAAGTAATAGACTCTTCAGGAAATAAACTAGATCCATTCAAAGTACTAGAACTTAGCTATAGTAACTTAAAGAGTAGCGAACGTGAAAATATTAACTACGCTATTAGAAATGGACTTGTAGGTAAGGGTATTAAAACTGGAATGTCTAATATCGATATGACACCTGTATCTAAACTAGAAAAAGGAGATGGACCAGTAAATCAAGACTCAAGTTCAAAACCAGTACCTAGTGCTGGATTTGAAGAAAAGATGATAAGTGCTATAGTAAAAACTATGGGACAAATGTTTTCTGGTGTAATGCAACAACAAGCTAAGACTACAGAGGTTCTGACTAATATTCTATCATTCTTACAGTCAGAAACTAGGGACAATTTCCTGATAAATAATGCAAGAATGATAGCAAAATCTAAATATTAAGGAGGTTAATTGTGGGACTTTTTACAAATATAATAGACGCAGTTGATAGAAGAATAAGAGGTTCTGCAAGATCTACTGTTGGGGATATTAAAAATAGAATATTCCGTGGTATTCCTGGTGCTGGAGGATTTTATAATGCAGGTGGTAAACTAGGTGGAATAGTTCAAAGTGACTTTGACGCAAGAGCTATGTCTGCACCGTTTGCAAAGAATGACTTTAAGCAATTAGGAACCTATAAACTAGGCGGTAGATCTAAAGTAGAACAGAATCCATCAGCCAAGTATTATGTAAGACTTGACTACAAGAACCACATAGAGGGTATGCCCCCTATGGCGGACAATATAGTAGACCCGCCTCCCTTCATGCAAGAAATAATGTTCAGATCTCAAGCTACGTCTTTTGATAGTGGACTAGTAGGTAAAAAGTATGCTAAACTAGTAATGGAGAGAGGAAACTACCTCTCTCTTACTCCACTTAAACTAGATCCGTCTCCATTTAAAACTATGATACTTGGAGGTAGCTCTGGTAATCTTTTAAATAAGATTAAAGGTAGCTTATGGGGTTCTATTAATATACCTAGTTATGGATTTGATGCAGATATTGAAACAGAAGGTTATTGGAGAGATGTTTGTGTACATGCAAGAGCATCCCTTATGCTGCTTGGTCTTGGAAGTTATACTACTTCTGAGATGGAAAGTTTCTTACCTAAACACATTTGTGATAAACTTGGGGATAGATTCTCTGCAATGAAAGGTGAGATAGTAGGAACTGAGTATCAAGAAGGATGGGCTGCTAAAGCTGCTAAAGCACCATTTAGAGGTGCAAAATCTCTAATTAATATGATAGGAAATGCAGCTGGAATGGCAGTACATGATGATATGGATGAATCGGCTGGTAGACAAGTATATCAACAGAATAAACTTAAAGGTGCAGCTGGTGGACTATGGGGAGCTGCTGGAGGTAAAGGAGCAAATCCAAAATCTAACCTTGCAAAAGCAAATGAAATACTTCAAGGTACGTATACAGTTAAAAGTGGAGAACTTAAAGCGGTAGATGATTCAATACTTGGAGATAATAAGTTCTGGGATCAAAACCCTAAAGCTACTGCTAAGAAAGGGAATCCATATCCACTATCTAAGTTTGGTAAGAAAGCAAATGAACTTGCAAAGAAGGCAGGAGGACTACAAAAGAAGTTTGATAATCTTAAAAAGGGATATGATAATGTAGTTAAGACTGCAACTGAAAAAGCAAAAGCAATGGATGCTTGGGTAGATAAGTCATTAAAGAACGCAAAAGAAGGACTACGTGCTTTCATGGGTACACATGGAGGAGATATAGGACTTGCTCTTTATGATAGAGTAGTAGGAACAGCAGTTGATCAAGGTATAGATGGAATAAAGCAACTTGGATCAAACGTACTTAAAGGAGCTTTAAATGGTTCGTTTACTAAAGTACCTGGACTGCAAGATCTATATGATGCTGGTTATGATAATAATAACCTGAATGACCAGTCTGTTATAAACTTTATGAAGTATGTATTAAATGCAGATCCTGAAGCTGTTACAAAAGGTCTTCCATTTGTAACTTTCTACTGTGATGGACCTATTGAAAAGAACTATTCTTCTTCTCTTGATTTACAAGAATCTGAATTATCAGCTGCAACTGTTCAATATTGGAAAGATCAACTAGGAAATCTAGCAACCGCAGCACTTCAAAAGGTAAAAGGGTTTGAAATGTTAGGTGGAGATGCTGAAACATTTAAAGATGCGTGGAAGGAACTTAGATTCCATAACTATAAAGATGGAAGCTGGGTTGGATTTAACCTATCTTCACAGATAGTAATTCCAAAGATAATAAAAGGATCTACATTAGGAGAAACATATACTGCAAATATAAGACTTATAGCAGTCGGAACAGATAGATGGAGTTTATTTAGACTTCATTTTGCTATATGTAAACTTATACCTTTCTTTATAGTAAAGAACGAACAGGATAGTCAGGAAAAGTATATAATACCTCAACAACCGTACTACTGTGCTGCGTTTAGTAAAGGGGTATTAAACTTACCTCGTGCTGCAATTGAGAGTATAAATATTAAAACAGATGCAACTTATAATACAACAGAAGGTATAGCATCTGACATTACAATTAGTATCAATTTAGTTCCTCTAATTAATGTTGCTACTGCACCTAAACTTAGAAGGTTTACAGCAAGCGACACACCAGAGGCTATAATAACTTCAATGTTTAACCCTACGTCAAGTTTTAACTTACTTGCAACACTTGCGGGACACAATACCGTATTTACAAAGATACCTGTAAGCTTATACGAATATTTCGTAGAAGGACAAATAGGTGGATATTTAAATAGCATGTCTAATGTTATGCGTATTGCAGCTAATGCTTACCAAGATTATTCAATTAACTCAAACTTCAATTTCTTAAGAAGATTACTAACTAGATAAAGGAGAATACTATGAAAAAGAATGATATTAGAGATACAAGTAAAGACTATGCTATTCTAACTGAAATACCTAAAGAAGATAGAGAAGTATGTAGAAGATATGGTCTTAATACTTGTCTTAAGATAGTTTTATATGGAGAACCGTTCTCAGATAGTCGTCCTAAACCGAATATGAGAACTGGAGGAATTGCTCTTGTAAATCAAAATCTTATGAAAAAAGCTTTTAAACCATTCTTTGAAAGAAGTGAACTACTAAAGAAACTTACTATACTTTCTCCTTATCTTCTTAAGTGTAATTTCTACTTAGAAGCAACTGAAAAAGATAAGAAACGTATAAAGAAACTAAAGAAATACATAGGTGATCTTTATTATAAAGAGAAGCTTGCACATATGGGTGAAAAAGACGTGGATAATATGATTAAAATACATAATGATATTATGTTACAGAATGAGTTTAGGATAATACTTACTGACGGATATAATGTAGGAACACTTTTTTCACCTAAACTTATAACACCAGATAACCCAAGAGCAGAAATGTATGTGTATTTCAATAATAGTAAAGAAAAGAACGACTATTATAGAGAGAAGATAACTGAAAGTTTACATTATGAATACTGGCAACTTAGCTATAAGAATTTTAAATATCAAAGTAATAGAAGTATCAAAGAACAGATTAAACATATGAAGAAGATTATAGAGAATGGTTGTAGTTCTATCAAGACTGTTTCTAGTATGAAACGTAAACTTGGTAGAATACTAGAGGAATTTAAATATTATCCAGCTGATGTTATAAAAGAGTTAGCTGGTGTTACTGAACTTAAGTCAAAGGAGTTTAATCGTATAGATGCAGAATATAAACTATCTTGTATACTATTCGAAAAAGTTCCATTGGCGTTAGATCTTATTAAACAAGGAGGTAAATTACTACATGAAGACACAGAAAGAGATTTTGAGTCATTCGTTTAATGCTCTTAGACTTATTCTAAACAGCTATAGGGAACCAGGAGAAGACAACGATGACTTAATAGAAAGATCTATAGAAACACCAGGTATCATGAGAGAGCTCATGAATGCTGTAAATCCTTGTATGGGAAGATCTCATTTAATAAGTATTTTAAGAAATAGTGAATTTAAAGAATCATTATAAGGAGTGATGACATGTATATAAATGATATGAACCAAGTAAAAGATGCTGTACTTAAAGAGATACTAGCTAAAGTTATAATAAAAGGATGTGAAAATATATCTGAATCAGATGCATCAAAAGCTATAGCTTGTAATGTACTTGACGGATTAGGGATAAATATAAGAAGACTTGAATCTTTAGTTGGAAATGAAGCTTCTGAAGAACACAACATAGTAATTAAATCTATAGTAAACACAGTTGATCACTTATCTTCTAAAGTATTAAGAACTCTAAATGGTGAGAATATACCAGATGATTCAGTTCATCAAACTATAATATCTGCTATGGAAGCAGAAGATACGCCAAACGTACTTGCTGATACTATAAATGAAATACTAAATAATGCTGTTTCTTCAATGCAAACAGATATTAAAACAGCAAGTAAGATGGTATTACAACTTATAAAAGAAAATCAAGATGCTGAAAAGAAAGATAAAGAAACAGAACTTGAAGACTTTGATAATCCAGATATGGAAAAACAAAACGAAGAAGACGGAGATAATAAAGAAGAAAATACTGAAGACGATACAGAAGATAAAGGAGACGGAGATGGTAATCCGTTTGATAACCCTGGTTCAGATGATGGTGATAACAAGGACGATGAATCTAAAGATAATAACGAAGAAGATAAAGAGCCTCAAAAAGATGAACCAAAGGAAGAAGAAAAAGACAAAGACGAATCTGGTGATGAAGGTGCTGGAGATGAAAACCCATTTGAATCTATATCAAATAGAAAACTAGATGTTATTATAAAGAACTGGAATAACGGTTACGATATTAGAGCATTTGAAGGATTAACATACGGAGATATAGCTAACTTCTCTAACTTCTGTGCAAATGGACACGTTGGAGGAGCACTTAAAGATGCATATAGTAAAATGGATGGAATGGAAAGTGATGAATTTAAACACAATGTTGAAAAATTCAAAACTGTTTCTAGAGCATATGGAGAAGTAACTGTATCTACTCTTCTAACATTAGGAAAACTTGGTATAAAAGGTAATAATAACTGTATCAAATATCCTAAATCATATTTAGACTAATAATATAACCTAGGGGTAACACCCTAGGTTTATTTTGTCCCGTAAATTTTACACTATTATAAATAATAGTTTGTGTTAAACACGATATTATATTAAACAGGAGGTATATAAATTGAAGAAGAATGTATTTAAGTTAAGGAAAAGAGGGAAGATTGATAAGGATAAGTTATATAAGGATCTATTCTATTATATAAGAGAGTCAACTCCTAGATATACTTTATCATTTGGAGGTAAGATTTGGGAGGTAATATCTAGAAATAAGATTAGAGAGGTAAAGATAGAAGATATCCCACCTACATCTAAGATACTAAAGTTTATGGGTGTAAGCTATATGAGGATAGATTTAGATGAAGTACTTGATAGTATGAGGATATTTTTAATAAAGTACAATCATGGAAGAGTCTATCTTATAGAAAAAGAAAATCCTAGAAGAATAAAAATGAGATATACAGTAGAAGAACTTAAGGAGGAATTAGGTTTATGAAAGAAAGAAGTAATGTTACAATAACAGAGGATATGCTTGAAACTACACAAACACAGGCACTTATTTATGCAGCAAACGGGAATAACTCGTCTCAACGTAAAGATATGGCATTAGATCAGTTTATGAAACTTGTTGTTCCACTTGAAGCTGAATATCCATACTATCAAAGCAGTCTTATGCAGGACATTATATGTAGAAGTACAGTAATAAGAAAGCGTAGAGGGAAGATAACTCTACTTCATCATATTAAGTATCAGTTTATGAATTTCTATATTTATAAACTAAATGGTTTAATTTACTACTTAGAAACAGATAAGTTTCATCCAAATAACTCATTTGCATCTATATTAAATACAGATCTTGACTTACTTGAAATAGGTAAAGAATACGATATAAGAGATGAACAAGATAATTTCTGTATTACTTATCCAGATAGCTACAGTCCAGTTACAGATACACTTGGACTTGGAAAGAATATAAGATCAATAATTACTACAAATGTACATAATTCATCAGACAGTGCAAACGTATCAGAGACTTTCTGTCGTAAATTTACTTGTCTTAGACATACAGAAATAAAGATTGAACTTAACGAAAAGACTATAATAAGTAGATATCCAAATCTGTTTCCTGAAATAGGTAAGGTAATACAAGATGATATTCTATTTAAAGTAATTGCAAATACAGATGATCCTATAATACTTGGACAAAATCCTGAAATTGCAAGTGGATTTGAAGATGAGCAAATACGTGTTGATAGTAATTCATTCCTTGCAAGAGTAGAAGTTTACTGTAATCAAAAGTGTAAAGATGATAATCTTGAAAGATTTAGACTAGAATACTTAGAATATAGACATGCTATATATGATGCACTATCTGAGTATCCAGTTGATATGTTATCTGAACAGGCAAACATTATAAAAGAAAACTACAAACATGATAACTTTAGAATAAACTCACAAGCAGTAGACTATCCTTATATAAAGATGACATTCTATACAATTGATATACCAGATGTAGGATATAAGTTCTCTACTCAATCTGGAGGAAAGTTTACTATACAAAATGTATATAAAGATGGATCTTTTGTAGATGAGTATGGACGTAACATAGACTGCGAGTATATATCTCAATCACTTATAGCAAGATCAACAGCAGCACCTCTATTTGAAGTATTTCATACAGGTGTAATGGAGAAATTAAAGCTCTGTGTAATGGATGGAAGCATAACTCCTAAGAAGACATATGAATTTTTACACAAATATTACACTATACTTGATTTAGAAGAAGAGTTTCTTAATATAGGAATGACAGAAGATGATTTATTTGATTTTATAAAAGAAGGATTTCCACCAGTAATATATCTTCCTTATACAAATCAAAATAATCTTCCAAGACATGCACAACTTGCCTTACTTGCAAAGAAGTATGTTGGTTATAAAAGACTTACTATCTATCATATAGAAGACAGTGGAGTTAAAATTCCTTTAACTTCTGAACATGAAGTAGGATTTATCTGGTATAATAGACAAAGAAATGACCCTAGAGAAACTAATAGTTCAACTTCTATATCAGAAACTAACTCAAAAGGATATCCAGTTGAGAAAGATGCTTCAAAGAAAACAGGTAGAAGTAGCTATTCTAAGACAGCACAAAAGCTTGATATACTTACAAAAGAACATATGCTTATACAAATATGTAACTCTGTTAATAATGCTATATTTAACTATAAGGTAGGAGGAAAACACGTAGTACCTGAGCTTCTAATAGGAATAGGAGTTAAACTAGGTATGGATCAAGATAATTCTTATAAAAATGAGCAATTAGACGACTAAGTTAAATTATAGATAATTACATATAATTTGGTGAATAAACCTCTAATAAAGACCCAGTTAGTGGTTTATTCTACCACGTTTATTTCCTAAATATGGAGGTGATTAGATTATGAAAGTAATACAAATGGAAAGAAACGAATTATTAAGAGAAAGAAAACGTATAGAAGCAAGAGTTACAAGAAACTTAATGCGTACTAATGCGATAATATTCACTCTACCGAAAACGGCAAACGGTATGATACTATCTTTCTCTCCGTTTAATATTAACTCTTCGACTAATAGTTTCGTTAAGAGTGAAAGTAGATGGAAATACAGTCATATTTCTAATCGCCTTCACACCTTTAAAGATGAGAGAAATAAATTGGAAGAAGAAATTAGAAAGTATATAAACTTTAAAGAAAAAGATTATATACATACGATATTATCGAAATTCATTTATTATGAGTTTAGTGTACGTTATTGTATCAAAAATAAATTACCAATAATAAGTAAACACAATCATAATAAAATGAAGAAACTTATTAACAAATGGAAAGAACTTTCTAAAAACATGCACTACAAACCTACTAAGCAAGAAAAACGTAAGCTTAAGAAACTTGTACGTGCAGAACGTAATGATGTTATTAAGAGAATTAAGAGATAGCCGGTCTTTTAGTTCTATTAATATATAAAGGTAAAGTGAATTTGATGTATATATTCCTAGAAGAATAAAAAGTGATGTATAGTCTATTTCCGCACAATAGATAAATCGTCATGCATGCCATATTCTTTAACATGCTTCGTTCTAGGTAGAAAAGTATGCATTCATTGGATGCCTGAAAGAAGGAACGCGAAACCTTGTGTGTGATCGTAAAGCATACTAAAGAAGTGTTGAAGATCTCAAATAATTTAATATTTTAAAATGTGCGGATTATTCTCTAAAAGGAACTCTATCACTTTAAAACCTCTACTTTGGTAGAGTTCTTTTTTTTTTATTATTTAGATTAGTTATATATCATCAATTGACCTAAAGTCACTTTAGATACAAATACAAAAGAAAGGAGAGATCATTATGAAGAAGTATTGGGTAGTAAACAAGGACAGAAAACTTGAGTTATCAGATGAGAAGAAATTCCCGACTGAAGATCTATTTCTGTATGATGAGAGGACTAATATGATTACACTTCTTAAGTATACAGAACTTACTGACTATGACGGTAAGATTAAACCATTTGGTAAAGCAATGGATCCAAAAGATGCAGTTATTCTTAACCTTGAAGAACTACGTAAGAAACCATTATTTGAGGACTTTGATGAAGAGAAGGACATACTTTGGTTTGCATCAGGTTTTGAAGATGTATTACCTGATCCATATTCAATGGAGTTACCACCAATAGTAAAAGTCACATGTGCTCAAATAATTAAGTATCCAAATGGGTATATGCTTCCAAAAGAAGAGCATCAAAAGAAACGAAACATAATAAGAGAAATATGGGCAATGGTTAATAAGAAAAGTACTACAGTAGACTTAACTGTTAATCGTGCAAATGAATTACTTTCATATTTCAATTATAGTTTTGAAGATCTTTTAATTGCAGATTATATCCATAGTGATAACTGGTCGTTTGACGTGAACCAAAATAAGGTTCCAATATTCACAAGAGCTGTACTTAATCTCTTTGCACAAACAGAGACAGACTACAAGAAGTATAATAAAGAAGTAAATGTAAAAGTTATACTAAGAGAAGTCCTATCAAATGTGTCAAAGGGTAGAGAAATAACGTCTGCAAAAGCAGAACAGTTATTATCTGTAGTCGGAAAGTCTGTATTTGACGTATTCAAGTCATCACTCAATGTATAAATATGGTTATATATGATATTATGGAAAGAAATAGCTAATCTTTCCATATCTATACAGGAGGTGGAAGACTTTGTTTAGTCCTGTACTGAATTACATGTATTCTCCACCACAGATGCAATCAATGGTGGAGGCAAATAAAATAGGAGGTAGTAAAATGAGTAGAAGTATGAAAGCAATGAGAGAAGAGGCAGTTAAAACTCTTGCAAGATTAATTGCCAGTAACGAAAGAGCCATAGCAGATGATGATATGGATATCTTATGTCTTGCAGCTGAGCAAAAGGTGAATGTCAGAACTCTAGAAAGAGTTATTGATAAAATCACTGATAATGCAAGAGAAGACATGGTTGATATCTTAGCTGAGTCTCCAGATAGTAGATTACTATTTAGAGATGTTGTAAATGAGGCTTTGGATATCATGGCAGATGAAGGACTTATTAAAAGAAGAAGAGGTTATGAAAGAAGTTACGACTATGGAAGAGGGTTCGAAAGAAGAAGATATAGAAGTGAAAAATATGAAGATGAGAAAAGCACTGATCTAGGAAGTATTATTGATGTGCTTGATAGATATATGGCAAATAATAATATTCCATTTCCATCTACAGAAAGTGCATTCGTAGCCTTAATTGAAAGATTAAAGGGAAAATCAAATGAACCTGATATTATAGCTTATACTGGTTCAGCTAAAAAGCTTTATAAAGAAATGTTATCAGCAAGAAAAAGATAGTGGTTTAGACTCTACTGATTTTCATCAGTAGAGTTTTATATTTATTTTAAATTAAACAGGAGGTCTAAAAATGACAAATGAAAGAGAATTTATTATTGCAATATTAAAGGTTTTAAGATTAAAGGTGTCAGAAACATCAAGCAAACATAGAGATAATGAAGGGAGACCAGTTGGTTCTATAGTATTCTATACACAACCAGCTCCACTTGCAACAGGTGAATATGTATCGTTATTCGCATATAGATTCGCTCATGAAGGATCAGGGAATGGTGGAATAATTAAAATGAGTTCACCAAATGAAATAGAAACATATCTTAAAGGCGATAGACAAAGTTTAACAGATTTATATCTTGTAGAACCTAAGATGCTTGAGTCTTTAATAGAAGACTACTATAGTGTAGGTGCAAGAGGAGCAGGACTTGATTATAATAGACTTGGAAGAGGAGGAGAAAATATACTTCCTCAAGTAGCTGTTGTAGTAGATGATCTTATAGATACTCTTCTTAAGTTTGAAAAAGATTTTGAAGAAGAAGTTGACGATATAGACTTCGTTGAGTATATGAATAGCTCAGCAGTATTATCTGAAGACTATTCAATCATGCTTGGGGGATGTGTTAAAGTAGGTAATACATTACAAGGAGAAGCTGGAATAGGTGCAAAAGTAGTAGGTCGTAGTCCAGATGGAGATTTACTATTTAGCCTTACTTTAAGTAATGATTTACTTAGAGCAACTAAGAATGACCTTGTATAGGAGGTAGTTATGAGAAAAGTTGTAAATAGAAATAGGTTAAGAGATTGCAAAGTTACAAGACTATATGAATCTCAAGATGCAAAGACATTAAAAGATATCTTGTCTTGTAAGTATGAGAAACCTATTCCTAAAGTAAAACCAAGACCAGTAGCAAAACCAAATGCAAGAAGAGAAAGAGTAATCAAATTGACTAGGGTAGTAAAATATCCTAGTCTTTTAAAGATGTACTCTGACTTTATACTAAACATATTCAAATAAAAGGAGTGCCTTATATGATAAAATTTAGAAGAGAATTAACTAATCAGCAAATAAGAGAGGATAAGTTTATAAATTCATTTATAAAGAAAGGATTTGTAAATGAGGACTTATTCTCTACTGAAGATAGGGATATGTGGCATGCACTTGTAAGAACCCTTAGTAGTACAAATAACCTTGGTATCTACAAAGGGATTCTTGTAGGATATAAATATCTTCCTTATTCTGAAGAGTTATCTCAATCTATAATAATCAAAGAAGGCAAAAGAGATAAACTAGGAGATAAAGATAGAGTAACCTATGCAACTACCGAACCTCAAATGGTTCGGCATGTTGAAGGGTTGTTTATTTACTCTCCTAGTTTTTTTGCCGAAAATCGTAAAGGGATTGAGATAGCAAACACACTTGCAAAGCTAAAAGAATACAAAGAAAAAGGATTTAAAATATTTCCACATGTAATTAAGTTCTTGGAAAATCAACAGCAAATACATTTTATAGATAAAACACTTGCTGGAACAGAAGAAGACTTATTTATAAGAGGAGGAAATCCAATACTTCAAGTTCCTATGCTACAAGATAATGCATACTATAAGATACATGGGATGGTAAGATTTCCATACCTAGGTGAATATCATTACAAGAATAAAACTATATTTGGACATATAGAAATACAGTTCTTACGTAAGAATAAACCGAAAAGTTCTAAAGTAGCAGTTACAAAAGCATACTTTGATACATGTTTTGTGTACAACGACAAAGAGCAAGAGGAGGAAGTTTTCTATATGAGAATAGGTTCACGTAGATTCTTCTTGCCTTTCCTATTCTTTGACAAGAATGAGATAGATGATTTGATGAGAGATTTTATGAAGATGGATATAGTTTCTGATAGAGTAAAGCAAATACTACAAAATACGTATAGTATATACTTGCAATATTTAGAAATGGACAAAGATAAACTTGGTTATAATACAGTACCTACTCTTAATATGTGGAAGTATAATGACTCATATTACGATAAACCATCAGAGAATAAGTCTACATTTACTAAAGATACAGAGGCAGAAGAGAAAAAAGACTATATAGATTATGGAGCTAATAAAAATACTATATCTCTTGAAATGCTTAGATCTTTAATACTTGGTTATAACGACTACATAGTAATGAGTTTCTATCCACATATGGCATTTCATCTTATAAATATTCAAAGAAATAACTCATCTTATAGAGCAAAGAATAACGAGAGTAAAAATGATACTCAATATGTATCACAAGTAGATGCACCAAGAGAACTTACAATTAGTAAAACTATTAAGTCAAATGCAGATCTATTTAAAACTTTTGATAATACAAACTTTGTAGACGTATTCCACTGTCTTGCATACAAGATGAGCTTACTTGAAACTACAGAAGAAAAAGATGCAAAGAAATCTACTATATCTACTAATAACGATAGATATGCAGATAGACGTTATAGAAATGAATTTGACTATGGACTTATAGATCCTTATACAATAAAATCTCCTGAAAATACAGGACTTCAAGGTAATATAAGTATACTTGATTTCTATAGAAAACACTTCTATTTCCACGATATTAAGTATAAACCATAATTCATACATAAAAAGTAAAAGATTGGAAAATAAGGGTATTATACGCTCTTCTAGAGGCTATTTATACTACTTATATATAAGAATACAAAACAGTGTATAGCAATTTATATGCTGTTTTGTATTTAATTTTATTTTTTCCGAAGAGGTGATTAATTTGAAAATAGTAGAATATGAGTGTAGGAACATGATTGAACTTGGTGACCTACATATAGAAGATATAGATAGAGATATAATACAAATAGTAGGACTTAATGGTTCAGGAAAGTCACTACTTATGAGTACACTACATCCTTATGCTAAATCAGGTAGGTTTGATAGAGCCTATCCTATAAAGCAAGGAATGAGTGGATATAAGAAAGTTGTGTATAAAGAAGGAGATAAATACATAATAACTGAGCATGAATATACTCCTAAAAATGATACTCATAGTGCAAAATCATACTTATCTATAATGGAAAATGGGATTATAACTAATCTAAATCCGACTGGACATAGAGACATGTATGTAGATCTTGTAAATATGCACTTACATTATAACAGCAAAGTTGAAGATATAGCACATTTATCTGAGTCTTTTAACGGGATAACTAATTCAACTCCGCTTGATAGAAAGAAGATAATTGAATCTACTATAGATAGTGAGAGAATAGCCTTTCTTAAAAAGAATATAATAGAAACATTAAGAGATAAAAAAGGTGCAACTAAGGGACTAACTCAATATAGAATACAACTTCTTTCATCAAGAGATGAGAAAGAAGAAAGAGTTTACTTATCTAATATAGAAAATAACATAGAAGAGATAGAAAATGTCTCTATTCCTACACTTATGACTGAGAAAACTGAGCTTGAAAATAGGCTTAATGATATTAAAAAGGACTATACAGATGTAGATAATGACGATCTTGATAACCTTATTTATCTTTTAGAGGAAGGTAATTATGAACTTCTTAGTATGGTAAAGGAAGAATATGCATCACTATCGTCTCAAATAGAGCTTAAAACTAAAGAACTTTCTCATATAATAGAGAAAATAGATACTCAAGAAGTATATAAAAAGACTTATATGAATGAACTTCAGCTACAAGAAAAGATAAAGACTGAGGAAGCTGAGCTTAATCTAGAAAAAGATAAGTATCTTGCAATAGCAAAAAGAATACTTGAACCAGCAGAATACACTGAACTTAGATCAAATATATTAAAACTTAGAGATTTAGGAAGAGATATAAGAGATTATAATATCCAAAGAGAAGATGTTGAAAAAATAGTTGCAAATGTAAACTCTTATATAGATGAGCTGTCTACAAAGATTAAATTCTACGAAGATAATATTGCTAAGTTTAATAAAATATCTGCATCTGTTATAAAAGGAGATGACTATTCTGATATTCCTTATGCAAATAACTGTGATAGTTGCTCTTTATATAAGGCATATGTTGTAGATAAGAAGTGGATTGAAGATAATAAATCTCTTTATAATTCTTGGAATGATGGTTTAAATCATATAAATTCAGTAAAGAGAAGTATTATGAACTACTATAATGTAGATTTTAACGAGTGTCTTAACTATATTAAAGGGTTAATAAGAGAAGATGTACTAAAAAGAACTAATACTTTTGACTTAGTTAGTGGACTTATGATGGGAGCATATGATCAATTTGTAGATATTTATACTGTACTTTATGAAACTATTGCAGTTATAGGTGCACAAGAAGCAATAGTAAATGACTATAAAGATAGTCTTAAATCTATACATCATGAGTATAATGAGGACTCTTATAATGAACTTATTAAAGCTAAAGAAGAACTTGTACCAAAGATAAATGAAATGAATATAAAATATATGTTTTTGAAGAAGTATAAATCGGTACTTGGTATAAATAGTAGCTTATCTATAAAGACTTTAGATGAACTTGTGTATATAAGAGAGACTAAAATAAGTTATGATAAGGTTTATAATGAAGTTACATCTAGATTAGATGTTGTAAACAGTAGAATTACAGCACTACAAAAGGACTTAAATAAGTTATCAGAAGAGAAAGCAAGAGTTAAAGAAGTTATCCGTAATCTTGATAATACTAATAAAACTCTGCTTACATATAATAATGAGATAAAGGAGCTTGACATACTTAAGGGAATACTTGAAAAAGATATACCTTTCTATCTACTTAAAGAACATTTAGAATATATTGAAGAGAAAGTAAATCAAATACTTGATGGACTTTTCCCTTATTCTATAAGTATAATAGTAGAGGATGAAGAAATAGTTATATCTGTTTTAAGACATAGAACTAATAGAGTTACAAATGACGTTAGAAACTGTAGTTCAGGTGAGAAAACTATAATAGGACTTTTACTTAATAGTGCTGTCTTATCTATACTTGGTTATAATGTACTTTGTCTTGATGAAGTAGATGCACAACTAGATGAAGTATTTAAAAATAAGTTCTCAGATGTAATACATGAACTTATGTCTGTATTTAATATTAATCAAGTATTTTGTATATCACACAACTTAGGTTCTCATATACAAAACTCTATCACACTTACACTTGGAGATGTTAAGAACTTAACTATAATAGGAGAAAGAAAAGAGGTTTATTAAAAATTAAAGGAGGTATTAGAATGGACAAGTTTAGATCTTATTTTACATGGAGTGGTAAAACTATAACCTATATCTACTTAGGTGTAGATTACCCAATTGCAAGATTACAAACTGGACTAAGGGTAGATACAGTTACTAAGATGTGCGAAGGTCTTAATCACTTCTTATATTACTACTATTTAAAACATAATGGAGAATACGAAGAACTTGCTGCAAACTTATTTGAATATTATCTTAATACAAAGAATAGATTTCAAAAAGCAAGAGAAGTAATAGATAATAACTCATCTTACACAATGATGAAAGCAATAGAAGAAGTAGGAAAACTTAATCATTATATGATTGAGAAAGCTGCAGAATACACATATAACATACAAGTACCTAATATAAACGAAGCAAAGGCTACAACAGATGTAACTCTTACAAATCATACAGCTTTACTTCTTGCAGGTATATCAGTACTTATGAAGTTATGTTTCTTGTATGTTAATAATGCATATATAAAGATAAAGTGGATAGATACAATCTCACTTTATGATGATTATTTGGTAAATGAACTAACTGATGAGCTTTGTAAATATGATGACGAGATACCTAAGAACGTACAAGATGAGGTTCTTGCATTCTTATACGATAGAGTTGCAAATCTTTGGAGTGTATCACCTGAGTCTTATAGAGAAAAGTTTACATCTATAGGACTTGATGTTGCAAGTTATGGTTCTAAAAATAAGGTTGATATCTATAATGCTTTAAAGAAATATGTCCCTCAAATAATAACTTATGATATAGGACGTGAAGTTTATGAATGTAGAACAGATAAAGAATTAAGAGAGCTATACTGGACTGAAGGTAAGAACTTTGATGACTTTAAGTTTGTGGCTCAAAATATGGCTGCCTATATACAAAAGACACTTGGGGATATAAATGCAATGCAAGATCAAAATAAAGGTATTACTGATGTAAACGTTGCAGAAGTACTTATAGAAACAGCTGGTGAGGATACATCTCGTAGAGAAGAATCTTTATATGAAGATAAACACAAGCATTTATACAACTTAAGAAAGGAAACTTGTATAGATGTGTTTGATATATTTGTAAAAGAGATTAATACATACTTCCCAAATAACTATAATGTCATAAAAGATATAGTAATAGATGAGTCAAACTCATTTAATCAGTACATATTAGGAATATGTTTACTTTCTATGACAGGAGAATGCTTTGTATATAGAGATGTTCTTGGTGTGTATGCAAAAGTTATACTTGCTCTATTCTATCTAAGAGCAAAATCAGACCCTACACTTGAACCAATATATGATAAGTTAGAGATAATGAAGTCAGAAAAGCAATCAAGAAATACTCACTATCCAGAAGATAAGATAATAGAACATTTAACTAAGATAAAAAGAACCGATCTTATATCTAAGGTTGGAACTATAGCTGAAATATGTACTACTTATCATGGTAAATCAGGAATGATTGACCTGTCTCCAGGTTTATTTATAGAAATACTTGACTTATTTAAAAATCCGTCTAGAGTAAGACATCTGTTATTCCCTAACAGATACGAAATACTTGAAACAGAAGCTAATGTCTCAGATAATAAACATAACGACTATGTATATGAGACACTAGACAGAGTCAAAGCTAAGGTAGGTTTCGATGACTAGAGAAGAAGCTTTTAATATCTTCTACAAGTTCTTATACTCAAACATGAGAGCAAAGCAATATCACAATTCATACTTTAGTATAGACGGAACTAGAATATGTAGTGAGTGTAAGAACCATAAGATAAACCCAGTGTATATAAGGTGCTCTCCTGATGCACCTTTATACCTTAAGTGTTTCCGTGCTAGTTGTACAAATAGTAGAAAACTAACAGAAAAGGACTTACTTGATATGGGGTTTACAGACAAAGAAGCTATAATACAACTACTTAAAGATACAAAGAAAAAGAACTTTGAGTTCAAAAAAGGTTATGTACAAGAACTATTTGTAGATTACTCTAAACTAACAGGTGAGCAACTTGGGTATATGGTAGATAGATGTAAGATTGTACTTACTGATGAGACTATGTTTGAATATAAAATCATACCAGATCTTAAATCTACACTTCAGTACTCACCACATATACAAATAAATGCTGATAAGTTTAGTTTAAATCCCAAAAACACTATATGTTTTCACTCAGATAATGAAAATAAGTTTATATGTAGAGGAATAGGAAGAGATCTCAAGTTATCACTAACAGCAGATCAAGATATGGTAGGAAACTACTATACACTTAATACAGGAAAAAAGAATAAGACTATTATGTTTATATGTGAAGGTGTGTTTGATTGTATAAATGTTTATAATATGAATAGAAACATAGGCAAAGATGCAATATTTGTAGCAACATTTGGATTTGCATCTTATGTAAAAGCAATTGAATACTACTATCAGAAATATATAAATAGTATGAATCATATTGTACTTGTAATGGATAGTGATATAATAGGGAACTCTGGGTTTACATACAATATAACAGATGTAAAGGATATAGTTACTAAACTAGAGCAAAGTTTAGGAAAGAAATTTGTAAATAAAATAGATGTTATCTATAACAGTGCATCTAAAGATTTCGGAGACTTTAGAGAACCAATAGATACACAGATTGATAAGATTTACGAAGGAGGGAAATATTGGGTATAGTTAAACTTTTCATGTATTTTAAAGGTATGAATGCACATCTATTTAATATAGCTTGTGCGTTTATACTTCTTGGTGTACTGCTAATACTAGGACATGGACAGGTAAATGAGATATGTAAGAAACGTCTTGCAAGAGACGGACACTATGATAGTCCTACTTATAAAACTAGAAAGTTGGCTCAAGTAGTTGCAAGGGGTGCATCGTTTATATCGTGTGTATATTTAATTTTATGTTGCTATGGAATAATAACTGACAAATATACAACTACGATAAACTTCACTATGTTTTATAGAATGAGTATAGAGACTATGATACTCATGATAGAGTATCTTACTATAGTAAGAATACATAAAAATATAGTAGACAGAACTAAAAAACCTAGAGTAAGTGCTAACTACGACATATTAATAGCAGTAATCTACTCATCACTTGCTGTCTATATTATAAATGCTGTAAGAGAAATATTAAATAGATATGTTTAAAATTAACAGGAGGTAGAAATTATGGAAAAAAGAGAATTAAGAATATTGGTTAAAAGTTTGGTTATTGAAAATTTACTTAAAATTGAAAACATGCGTCATGAAATGAGCTCTATAGTTCCTAAGGAAGTAATGTTTGCTGATGTATACACTAAGTTTAAATATATGTCAACTAATATGCACAAAATAATAGAAGAGGCATTTGATACATTTGATAGAGCTTTAGAAGAAAGTGAAGTAGTTGATGTTAATACTATTGGATACGAAGCTATACAAGGTATGTTCTGTGCTAGATTCTCACATATCTTCTCATTCTTACTTAATCTACATCTAGGAATACTTGCAATTGGTAAATGTATAGAAAAAGAATACATTTATGATTCTAACTATACTAAATGGTGTGATAACTTATCTAAAGGTACAAACATTATGGAAACTAAGATTGGAGTAGAGTTTAAAGATAAATACTTTGGTTCTACTCGTATAGTTGAAAGAAACCTAGATGAAATAATAGATGTTGTATTTAAGTCAAATGATATAAAAGATAACATATTTAGAGAATGTCTTTTAAACATGATTGATAGAATATTCCAATTAGGAGAATCAGAAAGTGATAATATGATTGGTAGATTTATACTAGAATATCTAGAAGTTGCTCCTACTATGCATTTACGTATGAAGACAGCCGATGTTGAAGTTATAAGAAATCTTATGTGTACTGGAGATAGAGAAACATTTGAAAAAGTGTTTACTACTTATTCTATGGCTTTCCTTAGTGATAAAACTTATAGAAAGTATGGTCCTGCCATAGATGAAATAATAACAGATTTATCATACGATCAAGATATGTTCTGTAAGATATTTGAACTACTTGCAGGAGATCAACTAGATCATCTAAGAGATGGTGAACTTACTTACACAACAGATAAACTAACTGAAGCATTTAAGGAAGGAATACTAAACATCATATTTAATATGGTATATCTAAAAGTGGATAATAAGCTAGTAGAAAAAGGTTTTGAAGCATTACCACTTGATAAAATAGATACTAAGATTCGTACTACTAAAAGAAACACACTTACTTATTTAGTAGGTCAATCACAAATGTATGTAAAATCTATAATAGATTATGTATGTAGTTCATCTCATAACCAATATATAAACATTACTGATAATATCCAAGGTGTTGTAACTTCACTTAATAATATGGCACTTGATTTGGATAGAAAAGCAAATGGACCAGTTGCTAAAAAGACTGTACTTAAAAACTAAATGCGGAATAAAAAGAATTAAACCCGAATACTAAACTAATAGTATTCGGGATATTTCTTTTTTTTTGTCCGTTACCAATTCATTTCTTCAGCCATTTTTCTGTAGTCTATTTCATTTTTTCTACCGTATTCGTATTCTTCCCAAGTTCTGTAGTATGGAGGTTTAATTGAATACTCCTTACCTTCTCCACTTTGGTGTTTAGATAAGAACTCTACGAATTGCTTAGCTGTAAGACCCATAGGTATCCAGTAGTAACTTATAATACCAACTGTTTCATTTGGATATTTATCAAAGAACTCTTTAAGTCTTAAGCAGTCAGTATTTATAACGTTTTCTTGAGGTCTGTATACAGATCTATGTTGCCAACTAGGCATATTAAATTTATTAAGAGTTTCTGGTCTTCCTGTTACTCTTACTCTTCTAGATAAAGATCTATAACAGAACCATTTATCTCTTTCTTCAGCTGTACTTCCGTATATAGTCCATTCAGCTATTTCATCTGGTGTCATACCATCAGTAGGACTAGGTCTTCCAGTTATCTTAACAGGCTGTCTTACATCTGTAACAGCTCCGTTCTTTCCTTTTATAGTCCATACAATAGTAAATTCTCCAGGGAATTTAGATCTAACTTGTACAAATCCTATAAATCTTTTAGCTCTGTTAGGTGCTTCATGTGGATAGCAACTTACATATCTTATAACAGCAGGATTTCTAAATGGTATTAAGAAGTTATATCCTTCAGCTGTCCATTTTACAAGTTCAAAATAATCCTCATTCTTTTCTAAGTATATATTCATTATAGTATCAGTAAAGTTATTACTTACAGGAACTTCAAATACAGGACCTGCTTGTTTTTTGTTATTCTTAGGTACAGGTGGTACAAGAGCGTGATTAACAGGAGAGAATTCTATTGTAAAATCATCTATTCTAGTTAAATCATTGTGTCTGTAGAAACCAAGTTCTAATTTAAAAGGTTTAGTTACTGCGTCTGGATGTTCTTTTTTAACTCTAAATGTATATGTCATATGGTATTCAAGTCCTTTTTGAACATGGAAATACTCTTCGAATTCACGCCTTGTCATATTTCTACATACCATAAATATATTACCATGAGGAGCTCCTTCACCTGTATACATAATGAACTCGTTTCCTTCTCTCATTATAAAGTCACCTTGTTCAAAATGTCTAAGTAAAAGATAAGCTTCTTCTGCAGTAGCTACATTAGTAGTATCGTATTCATCTTTAAAGTATATTTCATAAGGAACAGGTTTAAATTCCTTTTTAACAGGTTCAGGATTATAGAATCTGTTTACAGGTGGATATGCAGGTTCTTCTATTGTAGGTGCTGGACTTGCAGGTCTTCCCATCTCTACTGTATCCTCTGCTCTAGTTTCTTCATGCACTTCTGTAGGTGCAGGTGTAACTGGAGTTTCACCTGCTGGTTGAGGTGTTACTTCACCTGTTGGTGTAGAAGTTTCGGTAGAAGTTTCTGCAGTTGCAGGACCAGATGCTGTTTCTTCAGTTCTTGTTTCTTCTGCTGGTAGCTTTTCTCTTGTATCAATAGAGTATTCTTCTTCGTTATCCTTGAATTTAATCATAATTTCTGCAGTAATTGGATCTTTTTCTGTTTTAATAGTAATAGATCCTCCATTCTTATTAGTATAAGCATAGTCAATTACTTCATAATCTTCTTTATTTCCATCAGAAACCGATGCTATAGTAATATCTTCTTTAGTCATAGCTCCAAGTCTCTTTCCTGGTACAGGTTTAAACTTTATTGTGTATTCTGTTCTATCTTTTGTGTATCTAGCCTCTAGTATTTCAAATACTGTCATGTTTATCACTCCTTTTTATATTTCAAGTTCTTTATTTTCTTCTTCTTTGAAGTTTACTTCGTCTTGTATTACAAATCTTGCAAGAGATGTAAATAGATCAAATAATCTACTATCATCTTTTATAATATCTTCATTCATATTATCCTCCTATGTTTCCTTGAATGTTTGTCTACCTGTCTTCAAACCATCAAGTGTAAGCTCAAGTATTAGTTTAATAATAGGTATACCTATATAGTCATCTATATTTTCTCTGTCGAATATATAGTAATCAAGTAAATAAAGATTATCTATTATACCTTTCGTATCTCCATTCATATGTAAATCCATAAACTTAGTAACTATATTATGAGTAATAGTATACTTTACATTAGCTGTTTTCTCATAACTATCACCAAGATAAGTATGATGTAGCATGTAGTTTATAGCTATACCTGTATTCCAGAAGTTTGTAAGAGCCGTATGTTTTTCATATAGTTTAAATCTAAAGAAACACGAGTAATCATACTCTGGTTCATAATCAGCAAGTTCATACTCATAGTTAAGCTTGTCTCTTACACTACAGAAGAACTTAAATGCATAGGCACTTGGATTTCCAATAAACTCAACCGTATCTTCAGTTCTATTCTTAAAAGGATTCTTCTTTACTTCTGGATCTTTTAGTTTAGGAAAGTCCTTTCTTATTATTCTATCATATAAACTTCCTTTATAAGATGCTTTTGCACCAAATAATGGATATGGTGGTTCTAAGAAAAGAATATTTTTATCCATAGAATAAGTAAGAGTAGGTATATTTGCTTGAAGATCCATAAGTGCATAATATATAAATCCCATTCTACGTCTACGATATAAATTCAACCAATCTGTTTCAAGATTTACACCCTCTATAACTTTAGGAACTAACTCAGATATCTTTCCTTCTGGATTAAACATAAGAGCATCAAGTTTATCATTATAGAAAGTATCAATATACTTCTTATTTATATCGTCTATTTTAGCTTGCAATTCATCTCTTGCACCCTTATCTGTTTTAGCAACTATTTGAGGAGCCTCAAATCCATTTCCACCATTACCAAGACCTTTATCTTCTTCGTATTCATAAGTATTAATTACTTGCTTCATTATGTCAGAGTACTTAAAGTATGGTGATGGTGAGTATGTAATTAAATGGAAATCTCTGTCTATAAGGAATTGCTTTTCTACCTTAGTAATTACAAATAAATGATCGTCTATATCTGCAAATGAATAAGAGTAGAAATGATCCATAGGGACAGGATTTACATCAGAGTAAGGAATAAGCATTTGTCCTTCTTGCTCTATTCTAATTTGAAGCTTTCTATCGTCTTTTGATCCATCTTGAATTTCACGTCTTGTAGGAACTCCATATGTAGGAATTCCTTCTATAAGATCGAACTTATTTGATCTTACATCTGAACTAGCTTTAGTTCCTTCTGCATAAGTGGTTTCTTTTTTATTGATATGAAATAAATCTATTGCAGATGCAGGTAGATTTAACATATCAGGAATACGACCACTTATCATCTTCTTCATATTTTCAGCAAGAGTAAGGTCTGCTTTTGCTCTAGAAGTAGACCCAGCCTCAAGCTTTTTAAGTGGTTCAAAATTTGCCATTTATCATCACCTTATTTCGTAGAAGTAGTTTGCTCTTTAATAGCAGCAATAACGCCTTCTGTTTCTTTAACTAGAATAAATGTAGTAGATAAACATGCAGTTATTATTTGTGCGTAATCCTTACAAGCTCTTGCAAGTATAGACCCCATAAGTCTTACATAAAGTTCAGCAAGTTTATCAGGAGAATCAAAGTTTGATTCAACTTGTTCCTGTTGATTATCTTTTTTATCTTCCTGCTTATTCTTATCATCAGTATTATCATTTTTATTAGTAGCATCATTAGCTTTATTTTCCTTTTCAGACTTTTCAGATGCATCAGTACCGTTTTTAATGATTTCTTGTATTTCTTTTAATCTTGTGTCTGTTTCCTTCTTTATAGACAGTGCTCCAGACTTAAGAACTTTAAAGATAATTTGACTTCCAAGTATAGATTGCATAAGTATTAAAAACCCATGTCCACTATTTAGCATATCATCTTTAAATTCATCAGCATTAGCAGTACTGTACGTCTTACGTATTTCCTGACCAAGTATAGCTTCTTTAAGAAAACTTCCAGCTCCAGTTAAAGCTGACCCATTTTTACTAATATTTTCCTTAGTTTCTTTAGAGACGTTAGATAGTGTAGATTTATCATTCACTAACTTTCTTGCCTCTTTCCAATCTTTAAACTTCCCTAATGTAAAGACGTTTGCAATAGCTGTACCAAATCTCTTGGCAAGTCTTGCAACAAGTCCCGATTTCTGAACATCGCTTAAAGAACCACCAGATAAACCTATAATTATAGCAAGTTCCTTGTTACTATTGAAGTAACCTATTACGTTACTACATATACCGCAGTAGTTAGTAATAGCTTGCTTGTCGTTTCTATTCAAAGCGTCCCTTACTTTCTCAGGAGTTGGTATGTCCTTAGAACCTCCTTCTGATTTAAATGTCCCTTCTATTACTCTTTTGTAATAGGCTTCATAGTCTTCGATACCATCAAACATAAGTTTTAATAAGACAGCATCAAACTTATGCCACGATAAATTTATCTCAGGCATATCTTTAACTGCAGTACCTAGGAAGTTTACTATTTCATGCACTTCTGATCCTAGTTTATTATATCTGTCAGCTACTTTCATAAGTCTTGCAAATCTTGCAGACAGTTGTGTACCTAGTTCCTTAATTATCTTTTGTAATTTAAGAAACATCGTTTTTAGGTATGCCTTTAAGTCTTTAGCATTACGCTTTATAAACTTAGCTGTATTACGTCCAGCTTTTGCTGAACCTTTGATAACGTCTTTAGTAGTTCTAACAGTAGACCAGAATAACCCTTCCATTCCAGAATCTATATATGTAAGTTCTCCAGTTACGAATTCTTCTTCAAGTCTTTCAAATCCGTTATCAAATTTAGATAGTTCAAAAGCAAATACTTCACTTTCGTGTCCATAAGACATATTTTCTATATCCGAAAGTAGAACACCATTTAGCTTGATATTCATAAAAACTTTATCCTCCTTTACCTTTAATATATTATAAAATACTAATCTTTGTTTTTAAAGGGTGGGTATAATAGAAACAAGTTTTGGTACTTATTTATAAAATTTAAGGAGGTAATTATGGCTAATTTAACAGAAGCTTTACTAGAGTTAGGAAGACTTGTACAAGCTGGAAGAGTAGGATTTAGTTTACTTGTAATGGATGAAAACGAAGAAAGAACTAAAGCTATTGCTAGTGCAAACGAACTTGTAGTAAAATACACAAATAAGGGACCTGTTATATATATAAAGCAACCAGATAGTATAGGAGGTGAGTTAGTTCCTATTACAAGTATAGATCAAGCTACACTACATAAAATACTTAATAAGCTTGTAATAATAGGAAAAGATGAACCTAGAGCTGAAGATATGACAGATAATACAATATGGGTTAGAACTATAGAAGATAGTAGTGGTTCTAACAAGAGTACTTCTAAAGATGTAATAAGAAGTTTCTATGAGTATATAGATAATAATAAGAACACTATAACACCATATATCCAAAAGATATACAGAAACGGTACAGAAGTTCAAGTAGTTCCGTTTATACATGAAAAGCAAGTATATGTTAGACTTAAATCAGACGGAGATATAGAAGATCTTTATACTGTACTTAGACGTATACTTAAGAATATGGATGCTAATAAGCAAGTATTTAATACACTAAGACTTAATATAGATAGAGACATTGCTATAATAAAGGATAAGATTGCTGATTGGCTTGATAAAATAGGAGAGGCAACACTTGAAGTTCCTAAAATGAAAGTAAGTTTAGAACAAAGTCTTAAAAACGTAATAGATAGTTTAAATATAGACGACATTATTCCTTTCTTAGAAAGAAAGATAAGACCACTTACATTTACTACTACTGGTACTACAAATGAAGTGCATCTTGTTAAGTTAAAACTTAAAGCTGACTGGGATATAGGAAACTTAAAGAATAGAACCATAGAAGATATAAATAAACTAAGTGGTTACTACGACTTCTTTAACTCACCTCTTATAGTAGAACATGGTGGGTATAATAAGAATAATAAATGGTTACAGGCAGACTTTACGAAACCTGGAGAAGTTAGAACAGCTATAGATATGATTATGAATGAAATGCTTGTAATTGGAAGCTATGGTTCTAATATGCCTAAGCAGTACTTCTATAATAAACATGTTCCTGATACTACAAGTAATGCTCCTACATCTATACATACAGGATACGGAACTAATCACAGACAAACTAACTTTACATTCATTAAAAGAGGAGATACACCTCAAATGATATTTGATGTTAGAAGATTTCATACTGGAGAAGTAGCAACTACTGATAATGAAGCTGAGTTTTCTTACATAGTTGCATTAAGGGGAGGAACTACGTTTACTTTATGGAGTAGATATATAGAAAATATAGAAATAGTACACGATCCAGACAGAAAGAATGCACGTCCTGGTGTAGATATGCCTCCAATTCCTCAGGTTTCTAACTATGAGCAAGGAGTGATAACTTTATTTACACCTATTGGAAGAAAAGCTTATTTGCATAAAGCAAACTTCTTATCATTTGTAGAACAGCTTTATATAGCAAAAGAAATCATGCTAGGAAACTCTTATATAATAAGTGTAGAGGAGTAGTGATACTATGAAAAAAGAGAGAAGAATATTTTATAAACTCGTACATAGAGATATGAATAAGACTGGACTTGCAGAAAGCATAAGTTATGGAGACTTCATACCAGAGCTTGAGAACAGAAGGCATCTTTATATAAAGACTAAATATGGAGAAGATCTTGTTATAAAAGACGAACAAGTTTTAACTCTTGAAAAACTTAGTGAGAACTTTGTACAACTTGGTAAATCTGGGGATAAAAACGTTGAACTTAGTTTAATGTTTCTAACTAAGTGGAAGAATCATTCTGATCATTATACACTTGATGGTGAAATAAGTTTTGATAAACTTTGGGAAGGAGTGAGACCAGCAGATTTTATTCCATATCTTTATAGTACAAAGGTAAATAAGAATATGGCTGAGTTTGCATCTGATTTATCTGTGTTTACATATGATGAAGATGAAACAGACAGTGCAAATCTTATAACACTACATGAAAAGTTAAAACTTCTTACACAACACTATAAGAATGTATATAAATATGTATCTGAGTCTGTTATAGAGGTGTATAAGAAGTTTTTTGATATAAGATACTATACTCATATTAGAGGACCTAAGGAATTATTTGTGTATGGAAAAGAACTTCTTAGTTTAAGTGGTGTTCTTATAGAAGCAAGTAAGGTTATAAGACAGGGAGAAAGAAGAGACTTCTCTGGACTACTTGATAAACTTGATCAAATTGAACTGTTTCCTAAATCTCAAATAGTTGACTTAACTACAGAAAGTCCAAATAATAAGATAAAGATAAAACTTCTTACAGATAATAAGTCTCCTGTTGTATCTACAACTAATATCTATACTATGGATACAAGATCTGATTCAATAGATGTATGTTGTGTATACCATAATAGATATGGTGATATAATAAACGGATATAAACCGTCTACACCAGAAGTAAGATCTAATGGAACAGGAAATAATAATATTACATTTGAAGAGGATGGATGTGTTTATCTTAAGGGAGGATACAAATATCTTGTAAGATCGAGTGGATCTGACTTACGTGTATTTAAATATGATCCAGTTTCTATAACACATTATCCTCTTTATAGAAATACAGAGTTTAGTGGAGCAAAATCATATCAAGCAGGAACTGTACTTATAGGAAGTAAAGGAACTCCGTTTCTTATAAATAGTCCAATTTTAAATCTAGAGGCTATGGCAGACCCACTTGCTTCATATGGTCCAGTTGATATTAAAGATCTATTTAAGGAGACTAACTTAAGAGATTTATTCCAGTTTTATATAGATAATCATTATGGTACACGTGCGACTGATGCAGAAAGAGACGATTATCTACCAATGTACTTCCCTATGTTAGAGCTATCAAGAGGTACAGATATACCAATTGATGTACAGTATCCAAATATACAAAAGGAACAAGAAAAATTTGAGATTGATTTTACAGAACTTGGTAACAAGACTGGAGGAGATTTTATATCTAGATGGTATCATGGTTTAGTTGTCAAAGATTCATTGATTGAAAGTAATAGAAGATATACCAGACACTTTTATGGAGGTGGAGACCTTGATGAGATTAATCATGATACACAATTTTTTACTCCTCAACCAAATAAAGTCTCAGATATAAAACTTACATCTATTGCAACAGATGACGAATATGCATATCAAAATAATATGTCTAAAAAGGAAGAAAAACGTTCTAAGTTTCTTAAATTCGGATTAAATAAAGATGACATATTCCATGAGTATCTTATGGATTACAACTACGGGCAAGGTCCTAGATTAAGACTTTTATATGTACTACATGTACATGGTGGTGCGAGAAGAAATGTAGCGTGGATGAGACTGTATAGTCAGTCTATTCCTTTCAAAAATAATACAGTAACTGGTATGTTTGACAAGAAACACGACATGCCTAAGATATTTAATAATAAATATGCTGATCCTTATTCATACAGAACATATGATAAATATTACTTAGAGTTTAGAACTAAAAAACCTCTATACCCTACACTTAAATTTACAAGTTTAAAAGACGGATCTGTTAAATACTTAGCTAAAAAATGGACTGCACCACGTGTATATACATATGAAAATGCACCAGATAGAATAACTATAGAACGTAATATAACATCATGGATACTTACAAGTAATGAAAGATGTCATCTAGAGATAAGAATTTATGACAGAGAGTTTACAGGAAGTGTTCCAGATGATACATATTATTCTGGTGGTATATTTGGAAATTTTGATCATGAGTATCAGTATCATTCAGGTGATAATCCAAGTAAGAGAGGTTTACAAAATATGAATATGAGTATAACTGGTATAAATAATGTTGCTAGTATAAGAACTAATAGTACTTTAATTAGATGTGTTACACCTTTAAAGAATATAGAGCCAGATGTAAGTACTGAAGATTATCTTGGAAACTACAAATCTGGAGTATTCCAAAATGCCAGACTTGGAGATAAATACACAATGTTCATGCGTATAACTGAAAGTAATGAAGGAACAAATCCTTCAAATTGGATTAAAATACCTATACATTTTACAGAAAATAGTGCAACATAGAAATATTTGTAGATTAACGTTGATTACATATTATTATGTGATTAATGTTAGTCTACATTAATCCTTTTTATTCCACAAAATTATAGGAGGTAGAGAATGTTGAAAGGAAGAATAGGGGTTGTGAGAAGAACAAAATCCGACAAAGGAGGTGACTATCATGAGTATAAAGTCGGACTTACCGACATTGATGATGTTGAAAAAGTTGAAAAATATGTTTGTAGTTTAACATACCAAAGATCAACACAGACTTTTAAAATGAAAGATGATGTTGATAGCTTATCAGACTATGTTAAAAGAAACATACTTGCAATACTTGGAAGTAAGGAGTTCATCGACTGCTTAAAGAAGTTCAAATATGATAATAGAGTTACATATAAAACTTTCTATGTTAGCAATAGCTTTAATGTTCTAATGGAAGATATTTCTAAAGAATGGAGTGAGTACTAATATGAAGAAAGAATTATATTTTAACCTTATGCTATTTGAAGGAAATGCAGGAGCTAAACTTACTGAGGACAAGGGATCTATATTTACTATACTTGCATCATATGTATGTGCAAAAGATGAGTATAATATAGATATAAATAAGCTTATAAAAAATAATAGAGAAACTTCGCCTAATGACGTAGCTGTTATTACAAAGCTTATTACAAATAGTAATATAGATTATATTATAAACTCTGATATAAATAGAAAAGATGTAGATGAGTTTCTAAAAAATAACCTAGATTACGATGATCCTTGGGAAGATGCATATGAATTTATGGTTGCCTATAAAGGTACAGAAGATGAAATAACATACAAGGAAGTAGTAAATACTATACTTAATGATAGTCTTCTTAAGAACTATAATCCAGATACTTATGCAGATGAGATTTCTAAGAACTTAAGAAAGTACAAATCTGAAAGCAACTTAGAAGAGATGATATGTAGAGATCTTGGGGATGTGCTAACTACCTATGATCCAATAAGTATTGCAACAGATAGACATGATTTTAAGAAGATATGTATGTTTTTAACTGAACTATATTTAAAAACACTACTTACACTTAATACATGTCTTGTAACTATTGAAGATGATACAAGAGAATCAAAAGCAAAGAATACTTCAATAGTTAGTGTAGTAGTAGGATACGAAGATGAGGAATATGATCATGAGCTTATTGAAAGACTGTTCGGAGGAGGACTTATTACAAATGAGTACGACAAAGAAGTTAAAATGATGGGTATATTTAGAGCAGTTGAATACTTCTATACAAGAGTACTTGATGTACTAACGAATGGAGGTCGTATTATACATGATGTAACATATCATGCAAATACAGTAGTTCTATCTAAAGAGAATCAAAAAGCTGCTGTTAAGTTACTTGATTATATGAAAGAAACTTATCCTGTTACTATGATGAATAATAATTTAAGAGATAATAAAACTAAAAAGAAAGTGGAAAGAAAGAAGAAACCCAAGACTAATCACAAAAAGAAGTAGGAGGAATAATCGTGGGAAGTTATGATGAAGATAATGTAAAAATGAGAAGAAAGTTAGTAGATGAGTCTTTAAGAGTAGAATTGAAACTTAAGTCAATTATAATAGGAATAATAATTCTACTTGCTACAGTGTACTTTGTACCTAGTGTCAAACTACTTAGTACGATAAGTGTTATATACCTTGCTATATGTTTGATTGATATATATGGAATTATAACACGTTATAAAATTATGAAACTCTATGATGAAGACGATGCTATCAAGATAGCGATGAACCTAGTATACTTATCAGATGAACCATATACTGATATAGTGAGTTTTAATACACTGATATACGTAGGACTTAACTACGGTACACTACAACTTCTCATATATTTATTTAACTAGGAGGAAGTATGAATACGTTAACAAAGAAAACAAGATCAAAACTAAGAAATTTAAAGAAGAAGTATAACGATATGTTGCAATTAACTTCCATTACATTTGGAATGGTAGGAGCAATGCTTGGTATGTTTATATTTGGATTAAATCCTTATAGCGGACGTAGAGAAGTTATAATATTAGGTATTATACTTGCAATTACACTACTAATGGATATACCAGGATTTCTTTATATAGAACTCAAAGCTGTACCTGATAAGGATGATTACACTGAAGAGTTAGTTGATTGTATGACTGATGAATTAAAAGAGAATGGTATGAAGTTAATTCCTATGCAGATATACTTGGTGTATATTCTTATTGGAATGACTACTTATTATCTTATTGGACTTATGACAGGAGTGGTGGTATAATGAATGATAATATGTCTATATATGAAAGAGAAGCTATTCTTAGAGAAGTGATCTCTGAGAATCTTAGATGGGAACTTAGAGGGAAGTCTTTTATAATAGGACTTATAATACTTATAATATACAGTGCACTTAGTGAAAAGCTTAATTTCTTAAGTCTTGTATCACTTGTATACATAGGTTTATGTATGCTTGATGTAACTGGAATCTATACAAGAAGAAGACTTATGAAGCTTTATGATGAAGACTTTAAGATTAATATTCAACTTAGAAATGCACAAAAGTTTGGATATTACTTTACTTCATCTATGGGACTAAATACATTTATGTATATAGTACTTAATACAGCTATACTTATGTTACTTGTAAAATATATGATTTAAATTAAAACAGGAGGTAAATAATATGGAAAAAGATGTTAAAGAGGTTAATAATAGAAAAGAGATTAGAGATAAAGAAAAGATAGAAACAGAGGAAATGGAATTTGCAGCAAAAATGATTGAGCTTAGAGAGATATTACAGGAGAGTCTAGCAAATGCACCAGTTGAATACACAGTATACGATATGATACCAACTATGAAGAAATGGGTTGCTACTGAAAAAGGTTACATAAGCTTCATTAAATCACTTATATATATGGATGTATTTGAAGAAGTTGAAGACATGGATGTAAATGATATTGACTTAGTACTTGAAGAGGCGGCTGAGCATGTACTTGATACAGATGCAAAAGAGTTACCACTTGTGAATCCAGATATAATTGACTACTTCTTTAAATGTAAATATGACTTTGAGCAGGAAAAGAAACTTAACACAGAGAAAGAAGAAGAAGAAGAACCTAAAGAAGAAGTTAAAAAAGAAAAGGAGGAAAAGAAAGATGAAAGTAGATAGCAACTATTATCATAAAGATGACTTGATGTGGAAGTGGGAAACTAAGAATAGAAGAATAATTCACTATATATCACTACTTGCAAGTTTTATAGCAGCTGCATTTACGAGTAGATGTTCTATTCAGCCTTCAGGTATAGTATATAAGGTTGGAACAGAAAAACCAGCCTACTTTTATATAGTTCTTCTAGTACTTGGTGTTATAGCTATTGGATGTGATGCTATACTTAATGGAAGAATTGAGTATATACATGCAATGAGTATTAATAATGAAGACTATGGAAGATTTGTTAAAGCACTTAAAACTACATATGTTGATAAAGTGGTGTTATTCTTTATATATTTAATAGCTTATGCTATCATAGGATTTACTATGATGTACTTGCATTTCATAGTAGAAAGAGCAGTGATGTAAAATGAGAGAAACAAGAATTAACTACACTGAGATATTTGTGACGTATATAAATAACAAGAAAATTAAAATCGTAATTCCTATATTTGATAATGATGGGTTTGTATACAACATTAATTATGACATAAACTACTGTATTGAGGTTGCAAATGACTATAAATTTGAACTAGTTGATAGTTGCTACAATGATAATTATGTTGTGCTTGGCTTTAAAAAGATTAAGGCTTCAGATAATCAATCTGTAGAGAAGCCAAACCCAATTAGGAGGAAACAGTAAATGAAATATGATGATATATTTGATAAAGGAAATGAAACTGTAACAGCATTCATAACACTTACATCCAGAAACGACACTCGTATAAATGAGATGATAAATGAGTGTATGGAGTTAGCTACAGAATACGATTACTATCTAGATGAAATAAAGACAATGCCTGATTATATTCTTCTTGTATATCAAAAGTATGACGAAGAAGAGGATGATAATGATAATAGTAAACATGGTAGTCTTTTAGAAGAGTCAAGAGGTATCTCTGGACTTAAGATAGGTAAACTTGTAAAAAGTAAGCTAGGATAGTATTATTAAAAGAGTAGCTCAGAGCAATCTGGGTTACTCTTTTTTTCCGCATTTATTAAATAATAATTACATATAATATAACGATACTTAGATGTGTCAATAATTATTTAGGAGGTATATAAGATGAAAATTAGTAAAAGAACACAAGTCTATGTAAGAGGTATTGGATTTGTGAAAGCTGAAGAACTAGTTAAGTTAATTCAAGGTGGTAACGTAGTTGAATTAAGAGGTATGTTTGGAAATTGGATTAAGATAAACGAAGGATACCTTAATGTTAAATCTGATTCTATTAAGTTAGAATTAAGAAATGGTTTATTTGTAGTTACATCAAGTGACACAAATATACTAAATATATTACCTAATAGTTATTCTATTGCAAGTAAAAGAATAGATGAGCTTAAGAAGAGTAATATACTAGTATATGGAAACCAGCTAGTAGACGAAGATAACGCAGAAAGCATAAACGACAGTGAACTTATGGATGTTGCAAATATTTTAAACTGTTGTAGCACATATGTTGATCATGGATATGAAGTGTTTACATTTTCTACACGTGATTTAAAGTTATTGGAACTTATTTATAAGAGATTTGTACCAGCGAATAAGTATTTAATATCAAAAAAGCTTGCACCTGCAAGTAAGTCTAATAACTACAGTTTTAGATTACCTTATACTAAAGGTACTCGTGTAATGGAGATTATTGAAAAGTACGACATAAGTCTAAGTAATAAGGTTATACCAAATAAGATACTTACAGCTGATAGAGATAGTAGAATAAGATTCTATAAGCACTTAAATCCAATGAACTTTTGTACTATTAAAATGAGTGACAGTGTTCGTGTAAAGGTAGGAACATACACAAGAAAAAGTTACAGTAATATATCAACACTTCTGAGTTTTATGAACACTATAGGTATATCTGGAATAGTAAGATCTACTAGGTATGATACAACTGATAACAAGGAAATGATAAAACACATTTGTCAGTTAAATTCAGAGGACTGCATGCATGCTATGTATATAGATAAACCATTTCTATACGAAGGTGCTAGAAGTTTTGTATACACAAACCCTAGTTGGAGTGTTAGCAACAAGAGTGATTATCCAGCAAGTTGTAGATCTATATTTAACGCATGTTGTGATGATAATGGTTCTGAAACTTATAAATTTCTAAAGAAGTTCTACGAACATCAGCAACCAATTAAAATTAAAACTATATCTGAAACAGAAGAGGATATGGTGGAACTTATAGCTGATGATTATGTGGATGTAAATGGTGTATTTTTGAAGTAAAATAAATTTGAGATATTTAAGTTTGTAATAAGGTTCTGGTTCATTAGTTCCAGAGCCTTTCTTTTATAAAATTTTAATTAAAAAAGGAGAAGTGATTTTATTATGAAGTATTTTAAAGGGTTTGTAACATTGGATGTATTTGGGTTTAGAAATAATCTAAGATATGCTATAGGAGATGAATTTGTGCATATTCAAAGAAAATTCTTAAGACCAAAGGCTGAAGATATTATTAGTAGATTAGAAGGTTTAAAAGAACTTGGAGTTACTCTTAAAAAGATAAAGTATTTTAAAGATACAAAAGAACTTAAAAACATTGAAATAGAAGTCGATGAAGACTTCTATGCTTGGGGAGATAATTTAAACATGGATTGCAGACCAAGAGATACAAAAATTGTAGAAGTGTTTAGATATATCTACAACCACGGTTTTGATATTCAGTTCGATTACTATGAACCTGATTGGCAACATCAAGTTGGTGGGGTTTGGAGTAGAAGAATAAAGTTTATTAGAATTGGAAAGGAAAATTATATGAATTCTAAAGTTGATTATAATAACCAATATAATCAAACATATAACTTAATAGTAAAGTACAAAACACTTTACAATTCAGATTTTCCATTAGAAGATCCAACTGGAAGAATGTCAATGGAAGAAAAGTTTATTATGTGGTTAAGACATCAAACTAGTAAAATGGTTCAAGTTGCATGTATAAAACCAGGTTGGGGACAACACCCAGATCAAAGAGGTACTATATATTGTGATCACCTTGGATACGAAGAACATCCTTTCTTCGATTACAATAGAACTTATATTAAAGATAATGAATACATGAGGATAAGAGATGTGGACAGAAGTGTGGTTGAATTTATATGGGGAACAGTTGCATTTATACATGAAAAGAATTACCCATTTGTTAATAGCAGATATTGTGGAGATAGAGATTATTTCTTTGAATATACTATATGTAAATTTTAATTAAATCAGGAGGAAAATAATATGGAAAATAAAAAAGAATTATGGGTTATATTGGAAGATATCGCAAGATTAGAAGGAAGAATAATTGTGTTTACTGAAAAGGTAAAGCCTGAGGATTATGATGACATGGGTACATTTGTTGCAAACGTCTGTGCTGAGTATAAGGATGACATAAATGAAGACGCTGCAAACTCAAATGTACTTATAAGTGTAAACTACATGCATAATAAAAACGACATAAGAGATTATGTCAAAGAAAACTATCCAAATGCTAAGATTTATGAAATAAAGTATAATTATAATCTGAATGAAAGAGGTAAGTATGCTGATGAAGCAAAAGAAATACCTATGAATACTCCTAGTGCATACGATGAGGAATAAAAAAGAAGAATAACCCTAGACTTATCATCTAGGGTTTCTTTTTTCTTATTTCTTTTTATCTTTTAACCAATCTTCATCTGGGTCAGCACCATTCTTTTTCTCCCATTCTATTTGTGCTTCTCTTGCATGTCTTACTGCATCACATCCGTTATTACGTGTTGCACTTGCTCCTTCTGTTACAAAGAAAAACGACAACCCGTATTTATCCGCAAGATTTACAACATCTAAACAGAACTCTCTTGCCTCATCAAGCTTATCGTCTTCTTTTTTATTACCTGGTTTAAATATCATACTATTTTCTCCCTTCGTATTCAACTAACACAAGTGGTAATCTCTTACAATCTATTTCAGCATAACTAAAGTTATCAGGTACACCTATCCATATTTCTTTTTTCTCGTTTTCTTTTATTCCTATTTGGTATTTAAGAGCACTTCTTAGATATTCCACTCCAAGAGTAAACTTCTTTTCTAAAAAAGCCATTTCTCTTTTACTTGTAACATCAGATTCTATTCTATTTGCAAGATCCATAGCTTTTCTATCTACAAATAAGACATTTCTTCCATCTTCACTCTTAAGCAGTTCATATGTATGTTCTCTACCAATAACTCTTTCTCTATCAAGCCAACTATATACAAGTTCCTTATACATATTGCCTAGGAATCCTAAGTTCATTATTCCATTACGTTTAATATCACCATAAATATCAACATACATAATAAATAAACCTATTCCATGTCTTTTAAATCCTACTTTACTAATAGTAGACTTTATTATTCTAGTTTTACTATCGTCTGCTATATCAAATCCTACAGCACCTTTATCAAGACAGTATCTAACTCCTAATGATGTCTGTAAACTTGGAACCCAATCTTCACTAAAATAATAATTGCTTCCGTTTGTATTATAAAATGCATTCATATGATATTTGTGAAATAAATAACTTGTATAACACATATAATATATCATATTACTTATATATTTAATATGATTTAGAGGTATATTTGCTTGATATTTGTCTTCCTTTGCAACTTTAGAGAATTTAAGCTTAAAAAAAGAAAAGACTTTAAGATATCCACTTTCTAAGTTATTATCAGCAAAACTTATTCTTAGTCTTGTGATTATAAACTCTATAGTTTTATCCTTGTCTTCTATAGGATGTACATCCATATAATAACCACCAAACATATATTCCCACATTTCATTTACTATATAGCTTCTATCTGGTACGTTTATAAGGTATCTATTTATCATCTTAGAAAACATAGGTTTATCTATTACGTAGTCTCCCTTATGAACACCTATACCAAGTCCATTAAATGTAGCAAGTTTTACATTTATACTATGTTTAGGTATACATCCATATACAAATTGTGCAAGTGCTCCTCCTAGACTATGACCTGCAAGTATAAGTGTATCTCCTTCTTTTAAGAAGTACTTTTCTGTATATTTAAACAGCATAAATGCAGCAGATAACTGATCATTAAAGTTATCATTGTATGCAAGGTCTATATCATCAAGCATATCATCTATATCATTAGTTCCAGTAAACGCAAGTATAGTTGTGTTATCTTTACGCCATATAGTTGCACGGAACCCATTTGGTACTTCTTTATCTATAAGTAGGTATTCTTTACAAACACGATTAAAATCGGAAGTATACATAAGTCTCCAATCAGCAAGGTGTTTCCTAAATACGTATTCTCCATTTATCTTATAGTTCCAATAGATAGTTCTATCGGACGGTGTTACATATTCTTTATCATAAAGAAGTTCTTTAACTTTTTTACCATGCTCGGATTTACCAAACTCCTCTAAATATCCAAGTGATACACAATTTAGAATTTCTACATCTTTAATACTCATAATATCATTCTCCTTCGTAAAGTCTTTTTATAATGTACAGGAATGATTGTATCTAAGAATAAAAACGAAAAAAAGAACATCTATATTTCAAGATGTTCTTTTTGATGATGTTATAATGATACAACATCATCTTGAAGAGGAGCTGTAGTTGCAACTCCTCTTTCGATATTCTTAACTGATTCATTGATTTCAGTTAAATTTTTATTGATCTTATAAAGTGCATAACCAGCTGCACCTATTACAAGAGCTGTTGCTGCATATTTTGCATATTGAATGTATTGTACTTTTCTCATTTCCTTTTCAATATTTTCAGCACTAAATAATTTTCCTAATTCTTCCATTTTATTTCCTCCTTAAATTTTATTTAATATAATTGATATATAAAAGATTATTACACTTTATTATATATATTCATTAAAATCACTAGAAATCACCATTTTCTTCATAACTTCTTCCTACACAACCCTTATATATCATAGAGCGAACTAGATGTAACTCTACTTACAAATACCCCTCAGAGCTCACTATAATGGGTCTATAATCCAATGTAAGCTTAATGTAATACAGAGATACATCTAGCTCTAAAATTAAGACAAATTAACGTTTAAGGAGGTGGGTTTATGATAACCCTGTATTTATCGTTGTGGGCAATTTTTGGAATATGTAGTTGTATTGAAGAATATTAAGGAGGTAAGAATTATGACTGAACAAGAGATCTATAATAGCTTAGAACTAATTGCTAAGAATAAGGGAAGTATTTATCTGTTTTCAGAAACTAAGGATCCAAGTTATTATGATGATATTCGTACATTTATATACGGTAGATGTGTAGAGTATCATAATGTTATGTCACCTAAGAATCAAAATGCTAATATCTTAGTTGATATAAATAATGGAATGTGGACTGAGTATGATATAGTAAACTATCTAAATGATAACTTTAAAGGTGCTAGTCTATTTGTAGTTGACTATGTATATGGGTTTGATATAGACCTACCTGACTACGATGATAGATGGCGTGAAATTAGATACTCTTTTATACCAATTGAAGACAGTGAATTTGATTCTCCAGATTGTGGAGATGGTGAATAAGGAGGAACATAATGTCTGATATACAATGGTTTATTTTAATCTATAGTGCCATATGTGTTACGTTTGGTGCTGTAATAGCTTATATTATAATGAAGTTTTTAAATAATAAGAAATAGGAGGAAATATTATGAAAGGTAAAAAACTTGCTGAAGAAGTAATGGAAAATGGAGCAAATAGAGGTTATGCATATGTAGTTGCTGTAGGAGAACATCCAGATAACTATATGGATGGAGCAGATTTTATAGAAGCTGCATGTGAAGAATGTAAGGAACTTAAATCAGTTGATAGTAATTTAGGTGTAGAAGTTCAGCTTATTGATCGTATAAATCATATGACTGATGAATATGATATACTAGAAGAAGTATCTGAAGTTGCACCTGGAGCTACAGTATATAGAGTTCCATATGAAGAAAGTTGTAGTGGAGACAGCTACTTTGATATAAGTAAAATTAGTAATCTAACAGATGGTGAGTATTATGACGAAGAGGAAGAAGAAGATGAATATATGAGTGAAGAAGAAATGGATGAATGGGGGTATTAAATATGTGGGTACCATTTATACATAAATTAGTTAAAGATGCAGTATATGGAAAGGAAAATAAGGGTAGTACACAAGTTAGTAAAGTTGAAAGCTATAAAAAGAGGTTAACACCAGATATGCTAGGTGGGCTAGGAACTGAGTCATGTTACTCGGATGAGGAAATTAAAGAAGATTTTAAAGAATTGAGATATGATAAGTAAGCTTTAGATAGCTACTAAATGGATGCTTAGATGTATCCATTTTTTTATAAATTAAAAATGTAGAGGAAATAGAATAGGAGGATATATGTTTAAGAGATTGCTAGGAATGATATTTATTATGTTAAGTTTTACAGTTATGGGAGCAAAGGTTAGAAACTATGGTATAACTAAAGGAGAAGTAATTCAAATTGTATATGATACTACTAAAGTAGTATTTGACGAATACCACGATGAGTGGAACAGTATTCTACTTGGAACACTTGCAGCAGAGACAGATCTTGGATCATTTAAAGGAAAGTCTACTCACGGTATAGCACAAATAACACCTGTTGCTTATAAGTTTATTAAAAAGAGTCTAATGAGTGACAAAGAAACATATGTTAGATTAAAGTCAAATGGACTTGATTTTAAAAAGATTGGGTTTAACGATCTTACACACAATCACAGAGCGTCTATTACAGCAATGGCTCTTTATTATAAGTATGTAGTAGAGGCTAAGAAAGTTAGTATACATAAAAAAGATAAAGCTGAAGTTTGGAAGAGGTACTACAACACTTATGCAGGATCTGGAACAAAAGAACATTTTAATAAAGCATACAAAAGAAATAAAACACTTATAGATGAAACTATCCTTGTGTGTAAGGAAAATGATATAAGACTTGCAAAGGAAAGTGTAGTTGAAACACAAGATGAGTACATTGCAACTAACATGATTATGACACAAACAAACAAGTTTACAACATTTACAACAGTTATAACAAAGAAAACAGATGTAATTACGAGATATATAGAACTTGTAGCTCATAATTTAAGACATATAAAAGTAGCACTAGTACCACAAGTTTATATATCATAGACTGTGATAATACATTAATAATTAGAAAGGAGAATAAATTATGTACGGAAAGAAAGAAGGTAAATTTAATGTCGGAAAGGGAACTAAGAACATAACACGTGAACTTGATCCTAAGAAATTTGGCATTAAGCAAGACAAAGAGAAAACATTATACAAAAAAGAATTCAGAAAAGACAAGAACTTTTCTAAAGCAAGAAGAATACTACAAAGTATAGCAATAAGAGGAACACTTTATTCAAGTGGGAACTCTAAGTTTTGTATAACAGACAAGGTAAATGCAATGCTTAAAGAGTTTGCAAGACTACATATAAATCTTGCATACCAACCAATTCATAACATCTATGATTTCTATGATGAGACTAAGAATAAGAAACTTACAAGAGAAAAAGTAACTTTCTATTATATAGTAGAAGAAGATAGAGTCGCAGATGTTAGATCACAATTAGAAAAATATATGAAATACTTGGAATCAGTTGAACTAAGTAGCAAATAGGAGGTATATTAATGAGTAAATCATACTCAGCTGACGCAATTGAAGTTATGGAAGGACTAGAACCTTTACAACTTCGTCCAGCTATGTATATAGGTAATACAGATAGTATCGGTCTTCATCATCTTGCAATAGAAATTATATCAAACTCAATAGATGAATATGCAAGGGGTGTCTGTACTGAGATAAACATAGTTATTACAAGAGATGGATTTATATCTATCGAAGACAACGGTGGAGGAATTCCAGTAGCTCCTCATAAGAAATATGGAATACCTACACTTCAGGTTCTATTTACAGTAATGAACTCAACTGGTAAGCTTGATAACTCTACATATGGACATAGTATAGGACTTCATGGAATTGGTTGTAAAGCAGTCTGTGCACTATCAGATCTTGCAATAGTTACAGTACATCGTGAAGGTAAGGTATTTAAACAAAGCTATTCATTCGGTAAAGTACTTACACCAGTTGAAGAAATAGGTAAATCAATGGATACAGGAACTATAGTTAAGTTTAAACCAAGTCCAAAGATATTTAAAGCAACACAAGAGTTTAAATTTAACCAAATATGTGATTTCTGTTTAGGTGCTGCTTATATAACTCGTGGACTTAAGTTTACAGTTACAGACGAACGTACTGGAGAAGTAGCAGTATTTTATTCAAAAGGTGGAATACCAGAACTTCTTGACAAAGTAGCAAAAGAAACAGAACGTAATCTTGTATGTAAACCTTTCTACTTTACAGGAGAAGGACCTTCGAAGGAAGGAGAAGGCACAGACAAAGTAGAGATAGTCCTTGCATATCATGATAAATCACAAGATAATATAAGATCTTATGTAAACTATCTTCGTATGGTAAATGGAGGTACACATGAGCAAGGATTTAGAACAGGACTTACAAGAGTTATAAATAAGATTGCTCGTGATACAGGATTTCTTAAAGACAAAGATCAAAACTTTGAGGGATCTGAGGTTCTTGAAGGTCTTATGGCAATAGTTTCTGTTAAGATGGGTAAACCTGAGTTTGAAGGACAGACTAAAGCAAAGGTAAATAACCCAGAACTTGTAGGTATGGTAAGTAGTGCTACTTATACTGCACTAGAACTATACTTAACAGATAATCCAAAAGAAGCAAATGCAATACTTTCTAGAATTATGAAAACCAGAAAGCAAAGAGAAGAAATACGTAAGATAAAAGATGCAAACTCTGATTCTAAAAAGAGTATGGTTGATAAGTTTAAAGGTAAACTTGCAGACTGCTCAAGTCATACTAAGGTAGAAGACAGAGAGTTATGGATTACGGAAGGTGATTCGGCCGGTGGATCAGCTAAACAAGGTAGAGATCCAGCTACACAAGCAATACTTCCAATAAGGGGTAAGATAACTAATGCTGAAAGAAAGGATATAGTAGAACTAATGAAGAATGAAGAAGTTAGATCTATTATAAATGCAATTGGTGCTGGATTTCTGGACACATTTGATATAAAGAAAGTTAGATATGGAAAAATAGTTATTGCTACAGATGCAGACACAGATGCTGTTGGAGACCAAAATTCATATAACAACTAATTGAGGTGATTATATGAATAAAATTGATTTGAATATAGGAAAGATATTTGACACTAACACATGTGGAAAAATTAAAGTAATTAAGCTAGTAGAAGAGAAAAGATTTTCATCAAATAATGTATATAGTGTAGTATTTATAAATACAGGTGCTATACGTAATGCTAGTATTTCAAATATAAGAAAAGGTGAAGTACTTGATTATAGTTTAGAGAGAAAAAGAGTAAATAAATATGGTGGATATGGTAAGCTACATAACATCACTGATAGTTTCTATGATGGACCTATTGAAAAAATTACAGATAGGTGGAGAAATCTATTGAGAAGGGTGTCAACAGAAGAATCTTATAAACATGTAACTATATGTGATGAGTGGTATAACTTTGATAACTTCTATAAATTCATTAAAAATCCAGATAATGGATTTAAAGGTGACGGTTATGAATTAGACAAAGACATACTCTGTCACAATAGAAAAGATAAGTTATACTCTCCTGAAACATGTCTATTTATACCTAGAATACTTAACGCAGTACTACTTGATAGACAGACACATAAAACATCAGAGTATCCATCTGGTGTAACAGATAATAAAAAATGGAAATATGATACTATATTTGCAAATATACAAATAGGAGCAAGAAAGATATCATTATGTTCGTCTAATAGAGAAGGTAGAAAAGGTGTAATAAAATGCTTTAGTTACTACAAATATGCAAAAGAATTCTTTTTGAAACTATTAGCAGACGAACTTTTCAAACTAGACCTTATATCTAAAAGGGTTAAGGATAGTGTCTATAGCTATGAGATACATGATAAAAGAGATGTTGATGATTATATAACAGATGATGAAACATACACTTATATAACATGCTACATGTCTGATGAAGTTAAGACTACTATAGAAAGAAAAGTATCTGATGCTTTTGAATTATTTAAATCAAGAATAAAACGTCGTCCATAATGAAAGATACTCAAGTATATTATGGATTATTAGGATAGAATGAAGCAAGGAGGTTCCAACCTAACTTGAGATTGAAGGCTAAGAGTAAAAACTTAGTCAAACACAACGCGTAGAAGTTGAACCTTGTAATAGGATTACAAGAATATAATACTTCCAAGAGGCTGTCCTATCAGAGTATCCCACTTATAACCGTATTTATAAGTGAGTGGTAAAAACGTACGCTAGACTGGAGTGGAATTGACCACTAGATGAAAATGAGGGTGACCTCCAGAGCTGTAGATAAAAAGCTACAGGTTAATAACAATTCGGGATCACATATTAGAACATTGCTAGTAACACTATTTTTCAGATTGATGCCTGAACTTATAGAGGCAGGATATGTATATGCAGCATGTCCACCATTATACAGAATTATACAAGGTAAAAATATAATATATTGCCTAACAGATAAAGACTTAGAAGTAGAAACAAAGAATCTTAAAAATAAGGGACTTAATAACTATATGGTAACTTACTTCAAAGGACTTGGGGAAATGAATCCGAAAGATCTATTTGACACTACATTAGATAAAAATAATAGGAGACTTGTTAAAATAGAACTAAGTGATAGAAGTAAGGCGGATGAAGTTGTATCTAGTATAATGGGTAGAGATGCTAAAACAAGAAAAGATATGATAATAAAGGGAGAAGGAAATGTCAGAGACTATAGTTAATAAAGAGTTGATTAATGACTTAGAAGACAGCTATAATGATTATGCACTCATGGTTATACGTGAAAGAGCTATATCTAATATAGAAGACAATCAAAAACCATCATCACTTGCTGTATTATATTCAATGTATGATATGGGTATATTCTCAAGTGGTAAACATACTAAGTGTGCAAAAATAGTAGGTTATGCAATAGGTAACATAACAGGACATGGTGACTCAAGTGCTTATGGAGCACTTGTCACTATGACTCAGGATTTCGGTAATAATATACCATATATAAATCCAAATGGAAACTTCGGTTCTATTGCTGGCGATTCACCTGCTAGTTTTAGATATACAGAGTGTAAGTTAAATTGGTATACAGAAAAGATACTATTAAAAGATTTAGCAAAAGGCGTAGTTCCTTATGTAAATAACTACGATGACAGCATGCAGATACCTAAATATTTTCCAAGTGTGCTACCAGATGTACTTATAAACGGTAATATGGGAATAGGTGTAGGGTTTGCTTCTTATTTACTACCTCATAATTTAGGTGATGTAATAGATCTATGTATTGCATATGTTAAAAATAGAAATATGTCACCAGAACAGATGTATGATATTATAAAAGGCCCAGACTTTCCATTAGGGGGTATTATAAATGGGACAGATGGACTTAAAAGATGTTATACAAGTGGTGATGGATATGTTAGAGTCAGAGGAGAATACAAAATAGAAGAAGACAAAAAAGGATTTCAAAGAATAGTTATCACTTCAATACCATATGGTACAAAAATTCCTGATATCACAGTTGCAGTTGGTACACTTTTTGATAATGGTGATATAAATATAAAAGACATAAGAGATGAGACTACTCAAAAAACTGGGATGAGGATTTGTATTGATCTTGCTAAGGGTGAGAGTGTTGATAGAGTAATGTCAATTCTAATACATAAAACTCCATTTGAACGTGTATTAAAGCCTTTGCATAATCTACTTATTAATGGTAAGTTTAAAGAGAAGGTTAACATCAAACAAATCATGTCATCATTTGTAGACTTTAGAGAAACATGTCTTCATAATAAGTTTATGTTAGATCTTAAAAAGAATGAAGATAGACTTCACATACTTGAAGGTTTATTTATAGTAACTAAAGATATAGACAAAGCAGTAAAAATCATTCGTAATGCAAAAGATACAACCACTGCAAGAGAAGAACTTATGAAGTCTTTTAAACTTTCTGAACCTCAAGCTCAATATATACTTGATCTTAAACTTGCAAGACTTACAAAGCTTAATATGAGTGATGCAAGAGAAGAGGAAAAGGAAGTAAAAGAAAAGATTAAAACACTTACAAGACTTACTCGTACAAAGTCTAATAAAGACGTAGATGAGTATATGATTAAAGAATGGGAAGACGTAAGAAACATAAAAGAGGCTAAACCTTATCTAACACGTAAGACTAAGATACAAAAGAAAAGAGATGATGTTACTGAGGAAGATACGATTCCTGATGAACCTTGTACTATTATAATGACACAAAAAGGTTATATCAAACGTACAGATCCTCTTGATAAAGAACAGAAACGTGGAGGAAAAGGAAATTCTGTAGGAACACTTCTAGAAGGAGACGAGATTAAGCAAGTTCTTAATGTAACAGCAAGACAGCAACTTGTGTTCTTAACTTCTAAAGGAAGAGTATACACTAAGAAAGCATATGAAATAGATAGTGTATCTAAACTTGCAAGAGGAGCACTTGCTAGAAACTTGCTAAGTCTTAGAGATAATGAGAATATAGTTCTTGTGTTTGTAAATGATAATGATTTTGGAACTTTGATTAGCTGTTCTGTTAAAGGAATGGTTAAATCAACTGATCTTAAGAACCTTAAAAAGATTAATGCAAATGGAAAGAACTTAATTGGTGTAGATAACGCAGATAAGATAGTTGATATAGTAATTATTCCAGATAGTTCAAAAGAAAGAGATGTTCTTATAGCAACACATAATGGAATGTGTATAAGAATAGATAGTAATGAGATTAAGCCTACTGGAATAGGAGCTGTTGGAGTTACAGGTATAAAGCTTGATAAGGAAGAGAAAGACTTTGTAAGCTCTATGTGTAGAGTAGATGGTAAAACTCCTGTTATATTTGTAACTGAGTCTGGATATATCAAACGCTGTGACCCAGATGAATTTAAAGTTCAAAATAGAAATGGTGTAGGAGTTAAATGTACTCAAACTAAGTATAATAACAGAATAGTTGCAATGGTTAGAAAGACAAATGATGAATCTATTCTTATATATACTAAAATGGGTAAAAGTCTAGTCTGTGATCCAAGTACTATAAAGTTAGTATCAAGATCTGCACTAGGAGTTAAAGGAATAGATTTACAAGCAAATGATATAGTAATAGGTGTAAGCTAGTATAATAAAACGGGTAGGGTAAAACCTATCCGTTTATTTGTACCGCATTTTACAAAGGAGGTTTGTGTGATGTATACTGATCTTGATGCTGCAGCTATAAAGTTTATTATAATGGCTGATATTGAGAAGTACTCAGACTACGCTATAAAACTACTTGATGAAGCATATAAGTATGAATATGATGAATATAAAAAGGATATTATTAATAAACTTAAAGTTGATTTAAAGAAAGGTTCTGATGATAGTAGATACTATAGTGTTTTAGATGCTATATATTATATAGAAAACAGGGATAATGAGGAGGATATATGAATAGTAATAGAATAGTTTTAAGTGATAATTTAATAGAGAGAATACATGTTATATGTAAAAGAAAGAGTATTACATTTGAGCAGTTTTGTAGTAATGCAATATATGATAGAGTACTAAATGAAGAGAGAAAGCAAAGAGAAAAAGAGAGTGATAAAGATGAATGAAGATAATAATAAAAACTTACCTGCAATTATATATCCAGAAACACGCATAGATATAGAAATAAACAGAATAAGAAGATTGGGAGAAGAAGATATTGATAGAATAGGTTTACTGTATTGGATATACAGTAGTATGATTAGAGATGCACATAGCTACAAGTATGATGATAAAGTTGAGTGGTAATATGGTAAAAGTGTATAAACGTATAAAAGTAGCAGAGATTAATAACATTGATGAGTACTATGATTTGAAATTGAAGAAACTTAAAGAACATACTAAGCTACTAGATGAGCTTATAGAAGAATGTAATTTGTTGTGTATTAAGGAGAAAATAGGTAAACTTTCTTATATTGAGAAAAGTGAGTTTATAACTAGAATGAAATTTATAGTTTTAAGGGGGTTATTAATATGAATGAAAAAGATTATAATGAAGTAGAAGTATATGATGAAAATAGAGTGGATAAAAAGGATATAGATATTACAAAAACACCTTGGTATAAAATAGTTAAATTTGCAGTTGCAACTATTGCAGAGGATGATCCATATATAAGAGCTAAATTTTGTCCTAAAAGAAAAACTTCTACAGAGCCTAGAGTTCTAATAGAAGACAAAGAAGGAGAAGTTGTAGAGGTGGTAGATGATGAAGAATAAAGATATAGTCATTTTTAAAAACAAAATAGATAAAATTATGGAAAAAGATGAAAATAATAAAGTAACAGTTTTAAAAATAGCTTTAGAAACCCTAAAATTTATAGAAAAAACTTCTAAAGCAAGTTAAGAGTAAACAGGGTTAATTCCCTGTTTATTTTTTCTTAAGTAAATATAATAGTGTGAGTTAAGTCGATTATTATATTAATAAAGGAGGTGTTTGTATGAAGTTTACGTTACCTAAGATACCTATTACAAAGATGAAATACAGAAAGTTCTCAGTTGCACCAAGTGATATACCGCTTGATGAAGATGGATATTATCTATTTACTAGGTCTAGAGACGGGAACTATAAGATAAGTTATACTTCTAATACACAAGATATCAGAAGACATAGTTATCTATATTGTGGTAAGGTACAAAATCCAGAGACGGGTAAGTTAGTAAAACTGTACAAAGAGAGATATGTAAAAGGACATCTAGGTTATATAGATATGGATATAAAAGGAATGGATCCAGATACTGGTAAATACTATGGTGTTGAACTAGAAGGATTTATACTTGTTAATAAAGACAAGTACTTTCTATATGACGGAAGATGTGACTATTACATAATGGAAGATGCGAATGATGTTAAACATTATGTTAAGAAGCAAGAGAATGTATCAAGTTGGGGAATTATGATTCGTCCGAAAGATGAATTAGGAGAAGAGTTTAAAACAGTATACGACATAAAGGAGATTAGTTGGTAATATGGAACTATTTAAATTTGATAACAAAGATCATCTAATTGAGCTATCAAGAAGAATAAGACAGGATGCTACAAATAAAGAAGACCTTATGATGGAATTCTTTGATGGATTTTATATGAAGGGGAATGCATCTAAGTTATTTGTAAATGCATGTTTACAAGTAATGTTTGATAGTTACAAAGTTACAAGAGAAAAAGACATAAGAAGAGACTTATTCTTTACTACTTCATATGAAAAGGGTATGCCAGATGAGTATTCTACTAAGGTTTTAAGAGCACTGCTTAAAGACAAAGACTTATTTATGCCAGAAATATCTATTCCTTTTATACTAGATAGAGTCAAATCTCAGTTCTACAGACTTGCTATAATAGGAAATGATATAGTAACAGTTCAACATGGTCTACTTGGGTATATAGATACGTATCTTAGTGATAAACGTTATCGTGATATAATAGATAAAGACGTTTATAATGATACTGATACACCTTGGGAAATAGATCGTAAGATTAAAGCAGTTGCAAAGCTGTTTGAAAGTGGAGATATATTTATAGATCCGTTAACTTACTATTTTACATCAGGTGTTAAAGCAAACCTTGCTCAAGTTCAGACATTTGCCGTTACATATGGTATGATGCCAGATGCAGTTAATACTTATATTGCACATGAACCAATACGGCATCCACTTATAAATGGGTTAAGAAAGAAACAGGATATAATGCACATGGATCAAATGGGTATTAAAGCAAGATTTGTTGGTAAGAATGATATTAAAGAAGGTGGAACTGTATTTAAACAAGTTATATCAGCTCTTTTACCAGCAAGACTTAACTCAGCTGATACCAGAGAGGTTATAAATGATTGTGGAACTCATAGAACTTGGAAGATAAAGATACAAAAGGAATCAGAGTTAGTATTCTATCGTGGTAAGAATTACTGTGATGATAAAGGAAACATTATAGGATATATTGATTACGATAGAAAAGATCTTATTGGGAAAGAACTAAACATAAGAAGTATTGCTTTTTGTGAAGGAGACCATATATGTCTTGACTGTTTTGGACACTTTAATAAGTTTATGAGAGATAATAAGATACATTATAATAACTATATAACTTATATAATAGATGACGTTGCCAAAATAGTTCAAGGAGTTATATCTATAAAGCACTTTATAGTTGCTATTATAAAGGCAATACATGTTACATTTGGAGATATTAAGGATATGGACTTAGAAGAATTTATAGAAACTACTCCATATATTAAAAAGATGGTATTTGATAGGATATACTTTAATAAGAAATATAAAGTAGAACTTAAACAAATACCTACTCAAACAAGTGCAAATGGACTTCCTATAAGAACTAGAAACGAATTATGGGTAGATGGAAAGATATTTGAAACTGGTCAAAACATAGTTGAATGTGCAGATGGAAGTTTTAAAATAGATATTCCAAATGATTCAGTTATAGCAAATGCAGAAAGATTCTATGAACTTATAGGTGGACAAAACAGCAATGAATTCTTTAAAGAGAATGCAGAATACATTAAAACACTAGATTTTGAAGGAATGGTTAAGTTCTTATTTAAGTTTATGAAAGAAAGAATAAAACTTGATCACTTTATACAATATGAAACTCTTATATACATATTACTAAGAGATGGAGAAGATAATAGTAAACGTGCTACTGCTAAGAGTAAGTCATTTAACTATGTAAATGTAAGATCAGATATTACAAGTCCTTCTAAATCAAGTAATATAGGAATAGGAATGGTTCATGGGTATATAAAGAAAGTATTTAAACTTACTAAGCAAAATGCAACACCAGTAGAAACAGATGTGTTCTATAATAGTATAACAGAACCAAGAGATACGGCAAAAGGAAGTTTGTATAGTGAGTTTAATGGAATATTAAATGGATACTTTACAAAAGATATGATGACTAGTGATTTTAATGGTATTATTGATGATGAAGAACTTGCAACTATAGAAGGAAGTGATATTGATGGCTAAGAAGTCTAATAAGGAGCTAAGAAGTACAGTAACTAAAGTTCCTAAACAAATGTTAACTAATAATCCAGCTAAGGCTAGAGTAATTAAGTCAAATAGAAGGGGGAAATAAACATGAGTGGAAGTTTTAAAGTAACTAATAACCTTATAGCACAAGGAATTACACATATTGCAAGTAATTTTGGAATAAGAGCAGTCGGTGAATATGAAGAAGTTAATGGTAAGAAGGTTTTAAAGTCAATGAAACTTGTGTCAGTTGATTTTATTTCTGATAAAGGTGGTGCTGGTGATGTCATCAAAAAGAAAGATGAGAAGAAAGAGATTTAAACTTAAAGATGTAACCTCTAAAGTTAATTTACGTGTTAAAAAGGTGACAAATAAAGCATTATTAAGAGAGATTGGTAGAGAACTTATGAAAAAGTATAAGAAGTATATAATACTTGGATAAGGAGAGAATATGTCTAAAAAGATAAAGAAAGTAAAATCTGTATTAGAAGCTGTGGATAGATCTGAACGTGCGTATAATTCTTCTACTGGTGATTTAACTGGTGTGTACTTAAAACAGCCTAAATCAGCAGATAAAATAGTTGAATTTAGTTCGCTAGAAGAGTTAAGTAAACTTTATAACAGTAAAGGAGAGTCTGATGAGAAAGAGTAGAGTAAAACTAAAATTCTTACTAAATGAATTAGATAAGATGTGCAAAAAGTATTATGCTTCGTCACTTAAAGAAGCATTTCTAGATAGTCCAAGATATAAATATAGAGTTATATCAAAGAATAAACAGTCAAGAAGTTTATTACGTAAAATGAAATCATTTGTGCTTCCTTATGAGCGTCTAGAACAAGTGTCTCCTGGTACTAGAGTATGTCCTGGTTCTGAATCAAATGAGTTTACTGTTAAGTTCTCAGATTTAGCAAGTAAGGTAGAAAGTGCACCTAAGGTTAATTTCAATTATTCAAGTATACCATCATGTGGGTACATTGGATTTGGAGTTGCACAACCTACTAGATTTGGAAACTTCAATGCAGATCTTTATAAAGTAAAAGAAGATTCAAGTATAGAAGAAATAATCAATAAATTATCAAATTAAATAATAACCAAACACTATAGTCCTTGACAAATATTTAGTCAGGGACTATAATTTCTTTTATTTTTTCTTATTTAAGGAGGTGTTTCCTATATTTGACGTATTAGAAACAAGTACTGCTTTCTATATTCCTAAATCTACTTTGGATCACGGAGCATATTTGAACCTGAGGTCTAAACTTTCTATAATAGACTTTAATACAAAAGCACAAATTCCAAAGGCGTTTTTTGAAATAGATGGCGGTGAAGATACTGTTATAGGAATTCCTAAGATATCAAAGAATATAATACAAAGTGTTACGAGGATAAGGTATAATTATAAAGAAGTCAAACTCCCATTAATAAACATAATTCGTTATAATTTAGCCTATCCACCACTTGATCATCAGAAAGAACTTGCAATTAAGTTAAGGGATCATTATTTATTCGGAGAAGATAAAAGATGTATTCTTGCATTAGCCCCAGGGTTAAGTTTTTACTAAGCCCTAACGAATCTAATTGCTTGGAGCATTCGTTTATAATGTCGTACTACTAAGTAAGTGTAGTGATATACTTATGGCAATAAGTTTAAAGCTTAAAGGTACAGTAATAATGTATAGACTAAGAATGTGTTGAGCAACAAAGTGTGTTTAGAAAATTTGCAAAATAAATTAAAAAGGAGGAATAAATATGTACAACATACACAAATTCATAGAAGAAGCAGTTAAAAAAGCTAACGAAAGTGGAAAAGCTGATACTGCTGAATTCTGGCAAGAATTGTCAAAAAACCAAATAGCTTTAGTTCATTTAAGACTTGAACTAAGTAAATCTGGTGTTGATGAAACTGTTATCACGTCTGTAAACGTAGATAAGTTTATACAAAAAGAAACTTCTAACGTTGATGTAACAGATATGTCTAAAGTATTAAGCTTTGTAAATGACGTATTTACAACATCTATAAAAGACGCAACTAAACCATCAACAGAAGCTGGAGCATCACCTGAAACATCAGAACATGGAGCAGCTGGAAGTGAAGGTGGTGCCAGGAGGAGACGATCAGTTCCCCCACATATAGAAGAAAGTGAAACACATGAAGAATCTCATGGACAACCAGCTACACCTGTTCCACCAGCTGGACCATCTCCTGCACCTGCTGAAGAAATGTATGATGGAAAGAAATTAAGTGAGTACACAGAATCTGATTTCGATGCAAGTTCTGCATACTATGACTTTGATCATCCAGAAGGTAATGGAATATTAGCAACATTATATTCAGATGCTGATAAACCATTCAGTTTAGATACAGAACATACTTTCTTAATGATGGAAGATGAAAGTAAAAAAGTTAAATTAGTAACAGTACCTGCAATAAATACTGTATTTACTGAAGAAGTTCATACAGAAGGTGGACAAGATATACTTATAAGACCACAAGACAAATACGTTGAAGGTGAAGAAAGAGATATAGTTTATCTTGATAAATCTAGTGTAGAAGGTGCTTCTTTATTTAAAGACTTATTATATGGATTAACACTTGGTTCAATGAGCAATTTAAAACCGTTAGCTGAAGAACATAGTGAAACTGGATCTACAACTACAGAAACTCCAGCTGGTGGTACAGCTAGTCCAGCTCCAGAAGCGACTCCAGAAGAAGAACCAGCTGATGCAAATGTAGGATCTTCAAACCCAACTGGTAAAGTTATAACTGTTACTTTTAAAGGTGGAGAATACTGTCTAATAGATGGTAAAGCTAAAAAGAAAATAAAAGTAAGAGGTAGCTCACCAGAAGGACCAGTTGATCTTGGAGATTTAGTTGTCCCATCTGCAACTATAAAAGGTGAAATGATTGGACACGGTTATCAAGTACGTAATGGTTACTGGAATGTAGAAAGTACAGATGGAACTATAAATAAAATGTGTAGTGACTACGAATTAATGTACTTACAAAATGTAAATAGTAACTTAACTATAACACCTGCTTTAGAAGCTACTGGTGGAGGAGATCACCTATAATAACTAATCTAAACACATGGGTCCATCGACTATCGAAACCCACAAAATAAGAGTTGTAGCAATTAATCCCGATAACATCATTTCTTGGTGTTATTGGGGTTAATACTTTTTATTACGCTACAGCTATGAGGTAAGGCACTTAACTTATTTGGAAGAAATAGCTCTAAGTTATGCAAATCTTAGAACTAATAGGGAGTAGAGTAGGGAGAATATCCCGAAACGGTTCGTAAACTATTATTAGTTTAAAGACATAGTCAGCAAAACGTAGGTAAAACTTATCTTGCAGCTCATACAATACACGAGCTCAAGTGTAAATTTATATTCATTGTGTATAACAGTGATTTAATTAAGCAAGGATATGAATCTTTTTGTAATATTTTAGGAAAAGAAGGTATGTATGTCTTATCTAAAGGTTCTGATATAATGGATCTTAATTACGATAAGATAAATGGTTTGTTTTTAACTCAGGCTATGCTTGAGAGTATAATAAAAACATATGGAATTGAGACTATATCTGAAATTATTTGTAATAAAATGAATCTTAGAATGAAGATAATTGATGAAGTTGACAGAAATGTTGCTACTACTTATAAGCTTGAAGTATACTTTAACTTCCAATACAACTTATATTTAACTGGAACACCATACAGAAACCTACAAACTGATAACAGGGTATTTCAGATTATTTATAAGAATGTACTTCATCTAGGAGACGATGTTAAAGTACCTGCAAATAAAAATATTTACTTTGTTCGTGGGAAGATGAATCCGACTAGAAAGGAATTTATGAAAATTCGTGGTTGGAATGAGTCTATGTTTAAGATAGAGTATAATAATATATTTGCACGTAAAGATATATTCTTAGATTTTATTATGGATAAGATGTATGTCAAAGATGAATCTCTTATGAAGAAAATGCTTGACGAAGATGGTAGAATAGTATTCTTTGTAGGTAGAATAGAAAACTGTGAAATAGTTGCTAAGAAACTACATGAGAGATTTGGAATTGACGAAGATGATATAGGTATAGTAAATAGTAGTAAAAGTTTAAAAGAAAATGAAGAAAATAAGAATAAGAAATTTATAGTTTCTACTACACAGAAGATAGGTAGAGGGTACGACGATAAACGTATTAGAGTTATAGTACTGCTTGAATTTACTTTTGCAAGATCTGAAATAACTCAAACTCTTTCAAGGGTGGGAAGAGTTGGGGGAGATTTAGGACACGTTGTATATCCAGTTGACTTGAGTTTTACTCAAACTATAGACACATATAACAAACGTAAAAGAGAAAATCTGTTCTCAGAAGGATTTATTCATCAATATGGAGTAGATATTCCAGAAGAATTTGCTAGTAATTATATTCATGGGTATAGAAAAGATAGTAAAGAAGCAATGGATATAGAAAAGGAAAAGAAAGCTAGTCGTAAAGGTTCTAACTTCTACAAATATATAAAATCAAGGTAGGGGATACTAGTATGAAATGCAAAAGAGGAGAATACTTAAGTTGTGATTTAAAGGATTTCGAGGATATAATACAAGCATATAATAATAAGTTTAAGCCTACATACAAGCTTATATGTATAGCCAAAAATGTAGGCTTTAAGAAGTTCAGAAGGTATATGATAGATACATATGAATTTGATCCTGATGATGTAGATAGATCGGTTGCAGTTAATGCTCTAAAGAAGGGTACATATTACCAGCTATTTATGGGTGCATGTAATATGTACTCAACTAGAGCAATGCTAGATCTATACTTAAGTTTTTATAAAGTTGCTAAAGCAAATAACTTTGATTTAAAGGATAGATTCTTGTATAATAAAGTAAATGAGGTTAAAGCATTTGATAAGTTTATTATACAAAGACTTAAAGAAAGATACTCGCTTATACCAGCAGAAACTATAGTATCTAAATAATTACATATAATACGGTGTGTAATAGACACAATAAATTAATGGAGGTATTATAATATGAAAAGAGAATGGAATGAAAAAGTTGATGTAAATGGAGAGTTTTGGAAAGATGAGAAGAAGTATTTGGTTGTTAGAGGCTTTGATACTAGTGGTACCATATATAGAAGTCCTAAACATCTTATAATAGTGTCTCATTCTGACTTAGACGGAGTAACATCGGCACTTAATATGATGATGTATGCTGAGGCTAGAAAGATTGATTACGATGTTTATATGGAAAGAACATCACGTGAGGAAGAGACTTCTAAGATATGCAAATATGCAGTTAAAGAGGTTTTAGACAGATATAAGGTTATTCCTTATGTAGTAGACATCGAAGTAGTTATAACAGACAGGATGTTTTTAGACTTAAACACATTCGATCCAAAAGATTACCCAGATCATGTTAGATTTAGCTGGTATGATCATCACTCTGGTAATGTTAGAACTAGAGATGAGATAGTTGCTGTTATAGGAGAAGATAGACTGATTGACTACGGTGTTTTAACAGATATAGAACATTGTGGAGCAACTATTAGTTACGAAGCATGTTATAATAGATTAAAATCTGAGGCTGAAATACAAGACTATCAACTTTATGAAAGAAACCTAAGAGCTTGGTCTCGTAATGTGAACCTTTGGGATACTTTCTTATGGAAAAAGAAATATACTCCAAATGAACCTCAATTCTATAGAGGTCAAAAATGGGGTACTATTGATAAAGTAGTTGAAGGAGAACAAGAACTTCTTAAGACACTTCTTGGATTTGTAGACTCTGGTTTATCTCTTGACTCAAATGAAGTTTATAACTGGGTAAATGATTGCTGGAATGTATATCAAGCAATGTCAGATGAAGCCTATAACAGAGCAAGAGATCACAAACTATGTGGTTTTATAACATTCTATAAAGAGCAACCAGTTACAGAGGAGCTTACATATGAAGGAGTTCAACCAGAAGACATAGCTTATAAGATAGCAGTAGTTCCAGCTGAATGGAAGTTTGCGTCTAATATAAAAGAAAGACTAATGGCTGAGTATCCTGATACAGATGTAGTTATAACTTTCCATAAAACAGGCGGAACAGTATACACATCATATGAGCTTGAAGATTTTGAAAGTCCTGAACTTGCAAGATTTATAGGTGAAACATATGGTTTATCTGGTGGTGGACATAAAAATGCTGCTGGTTTCAGTTGTAGACGTGACACTAAGGAAAGTATCTATGACGATGAAACTCGTGATAGAATTGCTTTAAGAATAGTCTTTGAAAGAATAGGACTTGCATTAAATGAATTCATAACTACGAGATTTAAGGAGGTTTATAGCGAATGGAAGATTTAAGGGTAAAGAGTAGTATAATATCTACTGTAAATAACGTTATTTTTAGTTATGATTTATGGTGTCTTGATATCTTGTCTGATAATGCAAGACGTATTAAATCAGAGGATTTTGATAATTTGCTTACTTCTATAGTAGAAAAGTTAGAACATTCACTTATTACACCTTATACAGTAAGAGTTGATTCTATGAATAGAATATCTCTTATGCCTAAGGAAGGAGGAATGTTTATGCCTCAGGATATTAAAAATAACTTTATGTACTTTAAACCTTCTATATTATTTGCTGATGAACTAAGATTCCTTATAAAGCATTACAAGAATTTGAGTTACGCTACTATTCCAAGTAGCGTAAACTTGAATGCTGAAAGTATTATTACTGATGAAAATAACTATTTTTTCATAATGAAGGATAACTTGATTGATGATGAGAGAATACTTAGAAATATATTTGGTAATAATATAAGATCTTTTAATAACACAAAAGAAGGTTTAATTAAATATTTAGATAAGTTCTGTAGTGGAGATCTTGGTGTTGAGATATTTCTTATATCAGATTACTTCTGGATAGATGTACTGCTATATGAACTTATACTTGAAAGTGGTTTAGAAAACGACTACAGAGTGGCTAAAATGGTTAATACAGGTAAGTCTATTTTATATACGCCTGAGAATAAAAAGTTATATGATGATTTTAAGAAAGCTTATCTTGCAGAAGAAGGAAAACTTCCTGTTGCAAGTTTTAGCTTGTCTAAGTTATGGGATAGGAAGTGATAATATGCAAAATGCTTTTAAAAGTGATTTACCGACACCAGCAGTTCCAACTAAATACAAGTTTGAGTTCACAAAAGAAGATGAGGAGGAACTAATGACTAAGTTTGAAGAGGCATCTCAAGAACCAAGTGAGATAGTTTCTCAAGTAAAACATGATTTATTTAGATCTCTTATAATAAAGTTCTTCCAAGAGAAGTTTCGTGAATGGATGAAAACTAAGATGGATCCATTAAGAGACGAATGGAAAGATACAAATGCTTGGGTAGTAAAGGTTAAGAAGTGTAAGATATGTGCAAGTGAGCTTCATCTTGCAAGTAACATAGATGCTAAAGCAGAGGATAAAGAGAAGCTTAAAGGATACAAAACATCTACAGTTGATGTAACTATAAAAGAAGAAGAATTTGACTGGGATAAAAAGAGTTTTTCTGAAGCTAAATTTCCTCTTACATATAAGTCTGATATTAGTAAGGCTGAGTACGATACACTAGAATTCGGTAAATCATTTGTAGAACTTGAATTTGAATATACACCATAGGAGGTTATTATGAAGAATGAAATTATGGTATTGGAATTTGATACAGAGAAGTTAGATATCAAATATAAGCTTACATTACCAGATGTGAGTAAATATCCAGACACTATAAAGGCAACAGTTGCTATAAAGTCTTTTATTTACAAATTCGTATATCCATTATATACAGGAATGTTTCATATGATAGACAGTGAAAGACTTCCACATGAAGCTGTAGAATATGATCAGTCTAAGAATGTGATATCAACTTACTTGTATTGGGTAGATCATATGATGAGTGATCTTGATAAGGATCTTATATTAGAACTTTGTAAAGAGAATAATATTACTATTACAAAAGAGCCAGGAGAAGCTAATATGATGTATTCTGTAATAAACGACATCTATGAAAACATAGGTGAGTTTATAGGTAATAATTATGTAACTTCACATAAAATTTATAGACCAACAACAGAAGATGTATTATAATCCATTAATCTGTTGTAAAGAGATTGGTACACCTCTCTAAGATGTAAAAAGTCTTAGAGAGGATCTCATCTTTTTATTCCGCATTTTTTAAAATCAATATTAAGTAAATAGTTAAATTATATATGGAGGTATTAGAATGAGAAAGTTAACAGCTGAAGAATTAAAAGTGGTAAGAGAGGATCTAGCTAATATGGAAGAGCTAAAGAAGTTTGAAAAGGTTTATGAACTTGAAGGTATGATTGATAAATATGATGAGTTATTCTTTGAGGAAGCTAACTTAGATAAAAATGCTATAACAGAAAATGACTTGTATTCTATAGTAAACTTTTTAGCTGAAAAGTATGAAAATAAGAAGTTTGAAGATATAGCAGCTTATAATGTATACGCTGTAATGGCAAGGACAGCATTTACAAAAATGCAAGAAATATGAAAAGAAAGAGGAAGAAGAGCCTTAACTGGGCCCTTTTTCTTCACTTAGATTATTAAGATTGGAGGATTAATTAATATGGCTTATATAGATTATTATGAATTTAATAGAACTTACACACGTAACTCACTTATGTTATTTGATAAATATGTTAGTACAGAAGGGATTGATATAGATGAAGAAAGAACACATTTTATGAATCATTATATCTATCCTCTATCTAGATTTCTAGACACTCTTAAGTCACATAAACTTATTAACTATCTCTTTAATGTGTCATTTATGAAGTTAGATATTGTAAATGACGAGGATTTTATTGATAAAGAGTTCAATAGTACTTATTTTGCAGCTATGTATTTAGCAAAGTTTACACTTGATGCATATAATAATAACTTTAAAGAGGAAACATTCGGAGACACAATTGCATCTATTATATACTTTTTTGATAAAGGTGGGTGTGATATAGATGAACTAAATGAACTTATGAATCTTGGTAGTAGAATAAGTTATATTTATCGTGACTATATTGATAACTATGTTATGAAGAGAAGAAGAAGAAAGATGATAAGAAGGGATATAGAAAACATTTATACTCAAGCAACTGATAAATTTATAGAACTCATATCAGAGTGGACCAAGAATAAGTATAACAAGGATGATACTAAATCTGTTAATATAGATAAACTTAAAAGAGCAGGAAGTAAACTTATGTCACTTATTAAAACTATTGCACTTATTGATTTTGAAACAGGACTGTCTATATATAATGATGATATTGCTACTAAGTGTAATATTTATAACGATATGTGGGAATGTAAGTGGGATTCAAGTTTTAATAAGGTTAAAGTTATGAATGATTTCAGTTTTATGTTTTACAGAGTGTATTACTGGTTTGTAGGTTAAAAGGAGGGTATTAACATGGATAGAGGTAGAGATATATTTGAAGAGTTTGAAGATATGCTTGATGAATTTATAACTAGAATAGGTAGTATTAAAAAATACATTAAGGATGTAGGTTACGATATAGATAAAGTTAAGAAATCATTTGTGGAGTTCATAAGAGAGCGTGACGAGATAGAAATTTTTAGATATAAATTTATATTTAGTGGTTTAGAATATAATCCGTTATGTGATATTTTAAAAATGATGAGAAATGAAAGTGATGATGAAATAGACAGGATAATTGATATTATAGTAAACTTTGATAAATATACTAAAGATATAGTTAGAGAAGAATATAATTCTCGTGAACACGCTACTGATCCTTTCGTTATTAGAGTACTAGATGAGTTTGGATCTAGTTATGATGGAAGGGTTTCATACAGAAGATTACCAGAAGATTTAAAATGGTATCTTGAGTTAAAGTGTAGAGTTGCATTACTAGATGTAATTACATTTAAAACTATATGTAAGTATAAGTCTTTATTTGAGAAAGTTATATTTCCTATGTGTGCTAAGTGTAGTTATGATAATTTTAAACATAATCCTTTTTGATTTAATACCTATATATAATAAAATGTAACATTAAATTATTTAGGAGGTATTATTATGAAAAATACAATTTATTTAAGCAAGAAACTAGGGAAAGAAATTTTAAAGGATATGGACACAGTTGTCAAATCTACTTCTTGGGAGGAAGTAGAAAAAATATATGACAAGTACAGTTCAATGTTTGCTGAAAAAATTCAACCTTTCTTTGGAGAAGATGGTTCTGTTGCCTTAGAGCACGACATCTTCAATTATGAATTTAGATGTAGTCCTATAGAAAGAATCAAGCAAGGTATTGAAGAACAGTGGCCTAAATACACTATGGTGGGTGGATTTGCCCACTGGGTGTATACTAAGATGGAAGAACTAGAATAGGAGGTGTCGAATGAGAGAGGCAAAAATTAATACTAAAGACAGAGCTCTTAAGGATATGTTTTGGAAAATGAAAATGTACCTAAGAGCTATCCAGTATGGTGATGGTAGATGTAAGTCTACTAACCGTACTGGAGTTAATTTCACAATTGATGAAATTAACAGTTATGGTTATAGCTACCTAAATATAGGTAGTTATGAGAACATAGCAGATCTTAAAATCAGTATTGACCGTAGTAAGATACGGTTAACACTAAATGAATAAGTTTAAGTTGAACTCACACGAGTTCTTTTTTTCTTCGTTACATCTTCCATAAATAAATTAATAGGAGGTAAATATGAATACAAATTGTGTTTTACCATGTCTTATAAAGAGTAAACTCAGTATAATAAATACTAAATTAAGTGAGGTTACTCCACCACAAGACGTGTGTTATGATAATATGAAACTTAAAGAAGCTACTAGAAATAAATTAACTAAATTATGGCCCACTATACTTAAAGATACCTATAAACTTAGTCAATTGGGAAACGTCTTAATATCTTATTATCCAGTTACAAATAAAGACAAAGTACTTAAAGAATACTTTATAAATAACAAACGTAAGATCCTTGAAGTGTATACTGAATTTGACAAATTATTTAACGAAATACTTGAAAACATAGCTGATTATCACGAAACTATAGCCGCATCTAGATTTATGCACAGATGTGTAGAGTATTTTAACTACTGTGCTTTTTAAAAGTAGTTGGTTACATATTATAGAGTGACATTAAGTCAAGTAAATTAAATTACAGGAGGTATATGAAAATGAAAGAATTTAAAATTGAAAAAGGTGTAGGTTTAGCTATTCGTAATGGAAATCTACCTGAGGAGGTATTTCAAAATGCTCTAAATAGTGTTTTTAAAGAGCTTACTGATATGAGTAGTGATAGTGATGATCTTAATTATGTCGGACTACAAGCAGACGATCACATGATTATAACTAGTTGTAAAAATGACTTCACTATAGCAGCTCTTAATAGAATTAAAAAAGCACTAGGATTTATCAAAGAAGGTTATCTTATAATAGAATCAAATGTTTCACATCTTGCTCTTTATAAGTACAAAATGGAATTCTTCAATGATAAGATTACATTAAAGTTTATAGAAGGAGGTGAATTATATGAAGAAGATAAAAAGTGATGTACCAATACTACTCCCATACATAGAAGGAAGTACAAAGGCAATTAAACTTATGGTAGATGAAATTACTAAGTTATCTAGCTATTCAGAGAAAGATAGAGAGTACATATCAAATGAGTACAAAAAGATATTAGAAAAGAAAGCTAAAATAATGGAGTACTACAAGGAATGTACTGAGGATATGAATATGCAACTTAAGATGTATAAACTAAATAAGGTTGCAATAGATAAGTATTATGATGAACTGGTTGGAATTGAAGAGGATATGGTTAAGTTCTTAAGAGGTGTTGCACATACACAAAATAAGATTAAACAAAATGCAACTTATGGATTATGGGGGATGAGAAAATGAGTAACTTTATATATACTGGGATAAGAAATGTAGTTAAAACTATTAAGTTACATAAATATATATATAGAGATGATGAAGAATATGTTAAGAAACTAAATGAATATGAAAGTAGTTTGAATGCAACATTAGATGAGATAGAAAACATTGAATTAATAATGGAATCAAATATGAAACATTCAGATAATTTATCAATACATGAGCTAACTGATGTGTTAGAGAATGGTATTGGAGGATTAATGTATTATTACTATGGTATTAAAGAGTATTTATCTACTGTTAGTAATACACTGCATAACAGAGAAATGAGAAAACTGTCTGAATTTATGGAAAAAGTATCTAAAAGTGAAGAATATGCAAAATTTAAAGAAGAAATACTTGAATCGTTTAAATAAATAGGAGGAAATTATGAATATTAAAAGTATTGATTGTATAATAGAAAGATTACAAGATAGAACGAATGAGCTTATATCAAAGAATTATGAACCTATAAAATACGAGATAAACATGTTAAATCAAAGACTCATATATTTAAGAAGAAGATACCAAATAACAGAAGATGTCTGTGATAGTGAGGGTATGGATGGACAAGAAGAATGCTACAGATTATCAGAAATGACCTCTAAACTTATAGAATACTCAAAAGAACTAAATGTTATAAGCAAAGAACTTGGCATACTATTTCTTAAGTATAATGTACATAGCAAAATAGATAAGGAGGACAAAGATGCAAAATAGATTATCAGGGTATAAAACTACTATAATAAAAATATTAGAAAAAGTCTATGGTGAGAAATACGACATCGTAGCTAGTAATAAAATAAATAACATACTTAAATTCTTCAATGATGTACCAGAGGTTTGGGATATGCTTACGTCTGATAAGGTTTATAACTACAAACCTGTAAATGATGAAAGGATTATTAATAAAGTAGATGAAGGATCTGAAGGATCTTTACCTAAAGAATACGTTCTAAGACACATATGTGAAAGTATTCTGTCTGATGAAGAGAAGTCTAGTAAACTTCAGCAAGTATTAACTGATGTTCTTAAGCTTTATAACTTCGAAGGTACTACCCCAAGTTCTAGAAAATATATAGATGACTACTACAAAGTAATGGGAAGAGTAGCTGAATATAATTCTACAAGAGAAGTTGAATCAAGTTTAAATTCTATGATTGGAAGTGAAATAACTTGTAATAGAAAAAGAATAGATGAAGAGATAATGAAAGCTTGTAAAGATAATAAGCTAACTGTTGATGATGCAAATGCTATTATGAAAGTAGGAGCATTTATAGCAGACGTATTTATATCTTACTATTCTAATAAGAAGACTAAGTATATGGATAATAACTTCAAGAAGTGTCCAAAGTTTAGTTCAATTAAATGGTTCATGTTTAAATTCAAGTTCTAAAGGAGGTAGAAAATGCAAAATAAATTTGCAGGTTATAAAACTGTAATAATAGAAACTCTACTATATAGATACGAAATACCAGACTATCAAATATGTAGAGAAAAGATAGACTATATTCTAAAGTTCTTTAATGATTTTGAAATTATTTGGGAATATCTTGTGTCAACTAAAGTGTATAAGTACAAGCAATTAAATGATATGGAAATGTATCACCACTCTACTGAAACTATAGCAAAGAAACACATATTAAGACATATATGTGAAGTAGTTATAGTACAAGAGGACAGAAAGAGTAAATTTGAATGTATACTTGATATTATAGCTGGTATTTATCAACATAAGCTAGAGCTTCCTATTATGAAAGAATACATGTATAAGTACGTTGATGCGTTCGATAAAGAAGTAAAGGCACATACACATAGAAATCTTCCATTTGACATATATCCAGCTGTAAGAGCAGGAATTAAAGCTATAAAAAGAGAAATCGACAGTAAGGTTAGGAAAGCACAAGAAGATGATAAAATAGACTTGTTTCAAAGAGATAGTCTACTAAAGATGGGAAATTTCTTCTATGATATATTCATGAGTTACTATTCAAATAGATACACAACTTATATGGATAGTAAATTCACTACATTCCCAGCAATGGGTAAGTTTGAATGGTTACTACGTAGAGCTGAAGATATATTTAAGTTATAAAAGGAGACATAATGCAAGAATGTACATTTAAAGAGACTTGGATTAATGGAGTTATACAAGCATTATCTCTTAAGGAAGAGGAACATGATAGACTTGAGAAGATATATGATGATAACTTCATTGATACAGAAATCAATATACTTAATACTGATAACTATCAGAATAAGCGTGTTGATACAACAAAAGCATTCTTCGTTCTTCCTAAAACTTGTACTATTAATGAGAATGGGGTTCTTTTTACAAAAGCATCAATCAAAAGAGCCCCAAACTCTTCTGTTATAGATAATACAAGTAATAAAAGGCAAAAGGAAAAACGTGAAAAGAATGTAAACAGTGCACTAGGAAATGAAGTTCAGTCAGCAACACATGCTAATATAGAACAGGTTGTGAAAGGATTCCTTAACTACTGTTATGGACTTTATGGATATAAAGGTTCATTCTTATTTAATAAAGAAGTTGCAGATACAGTTACAACAGGAGCAAGAAATATAACAGCAGTTGCATCTATGGTAATGGAGTGTTTTGGAGGAGACTTTAGATACTATACAATATCAGCACATAATAAAATAATAGAGGAAAGCAACAAAGATTTTAAAAAAGTAACACGCAAGTATACACTTCCAAAGGTAACGGACGATGAAGTTTTAAGAAATATACTTGGTGTTCATTATGATGGATACTATGCTAAATCTTTTTTGGTGTCTAAAATAAAAGATTTATCAGAAGATGAGAAATCTGTTCTTTATCTTAGAAATAATTTTATGGCTTGGGTAGAAGTTCCAGAAGTAAAAGAAGTATTTATATCTATACTTTCTAAATGTAAGAAAGAAAAGATAAATACGGATGACAAAGACTATTTAATTGGAAGATTTAGTATAGAAGACGGTAAAGTACAACCTATACTTAAAGAAAACGTAGATGATTTTGTAAATAAAGATCTACTTCTTGCAACATATGCATTAAATCCTAAGAATCCTCTATTTAAAGATGACTTCAATCTTCTTAAATCTATGGCACAAGATCTTATGTATGGAAACTTCTACTTTGGTTCTGATTATGTAGAGGGAACTTATCAAGATACTACAGTTGATATAATATCTTGTATGCATAGAGATAGAATAGTTACAATAGATACAGATTCAACTGTATCAACAGTATTTAAAGAAGCAAGAAAACTTACATATGGAAACTTTAGTAAATACATAGATAAAGATGATGAAGTTATGGTTTACGGTGTGATACCTGAGCTTATAGGAGTATGTGCATTAGGACTTATATCTAAGGTATTTGCTATATATACAGAGCTTGTAGGAGTTGAAGAAGAGGATAGGCACTTCGTAGAGCTTGAGATGGAACACGTAATGCAACACTTACAGCTTACAGTAAGTAAGAAACAGTATAGTTTTATATCACTTATTAAAGACTATATGTGGAGTACTAAGAAAAAGATGGAAGTTCGTGGACTTAAATACATAAAGAGTGATACGAACCCAGAAAGTGCTGATGCAACAGATGATATATTAAAGAACTTTATTATGAAACTTCCTAAAGATTTAGATTACAACGGACTTCTTAAACATGTATTTAATGTAACAGAAGATAATATTCGTAATATAGAAAGTGAAGATTATGTTCTTAATAAGAATACTAAGCTTAAGATTAAAGAAGATAGTCGTTATGGAGACTACAGAAGTAAAGCTGTAAGACTATGGAATATGATGGCAGACAGTGAATCACAGATAAGAATTCCTGGAGCATTTGGTTGTATAAGAATAAAGATAACTAAGGAAATACTTGAAGTTATAAAAACTAAATACTTCCATGTCTACGAAGTGATGAAAAGATTTTGTGAAGATCTTTATAGATTTAAGGTAACTTCTAAGATAATAGAACTTGCAGAACTTTGGGAAGATGGACTAGATACAGAAAAACTTGATAAAAAGATTAATAAACATCTTCCAGAAGAGATGGATGATGATTTGTCTACTGCATTTAATAACTTTATGCATAATGCTACAAAATACGATAAAACCGTCTATAATGAGGAGTTATGGTATAAATACACGAAAGATCTAAAAGATTCGAAAATAGAGGCATTTAAAGCGATTCTGGAGCGTATTTTTGGTAGGAGTGTAAAGGAAATAGATGAAGAAATTATTAAAGAAGTTAATAGAATTGCACTTCCTGTTGATTTGGTTGACTGTCCTGAATGGATAGGAATTAATAACTTTGAAATGGTTGATGTTGAAAGTGCTTTAGAAGTAGAACATTTGATATCATCTATGATTTATGGTATAGGAATTTGTATTACAAAGAATAAATCAAAGAACTATACAGTAACTAATATATTAAATGTATTTTAAAAGGAGAGTGATATTATGATAAATAAAGAAATGAAACTTAAAGTGATTGATTTAGTGATAGAGGACTATTCTACAAGAAGAGTCTATAATGATGGTAATGCAAGAATAGTTGCATGTTATATTAAGGTATTACATAATCTTAGAAAGTTAGTAACTGAACACGATGATAGCAAAGAGACTATTTTATATCTTGATTATGTAAGAGATTATAGAGGAGATATGTTATCTACTGGAAGAATAAATACTGGATTTCTTAAAGAGTTTGAAACAGTTAAGTCTTACATTGATAAGTTATATGGATTTATCGACGGTGTTGTAGATCCGTATGTGTTTAATAATTGCAAAGAACTTATATTTACAAAGATGTCATTAGACAGTTATGATGAAGTTGCTATAACTATAGATTTAACTGAACCTTTAGTATTGGACTAGGTGATTAATATGAGTAAGGTTGAAAAGTATGTTGTAAGACTGACTACACATAGTATCAGAAAGATTCCGTTTATTTTAGTAAACGGAGTCAAGTATGAACTTACATATGATATAGCATATAGACTTCCTAAGTTTATATTAAATGAAGCATATGGGTATGTTTATAATAAGATAAAGAGGAGTAAATAATGAAAAAGAGACGCAGAAAATTGAAAATATGTAATCATAATAATATGATGGAAATGTATGATACAGTTGGTTATGCCGCATCTGTATTTGTTAATTTAAAAAATTCATATGAGTGTATAGATAAATATTTGAGAATTTATAAAGACATTCCTGAAAGAGTTAAGAAATTAATGGAATGTAGAAGAAACCTACACTACTACGGAGATCAGTTTAAATACAACTATAGAACTTTGAGTAACTATGGTGAATTTGAAAGTTTGGTAACAGATATGTATTGGAGTATTCTTAGACTTATACGTAATTGGGAAAAAGAAGATGATGCAGCTAAAGAAAATAGAAAAGCTGAAATGAATACAAACTCTTCTAAACTTCCAATGAAATGGATATATTTTGAGAGATTTAAAGATAAACTTAAGGCTAATAAAGTTGCAGGATATAGTACAGATGAATGTAAGTTTTTACTTAGGGTAGCAAATGCTCTTAGCTGGTCATTTAGATATGGTAGACATAAAAATAGAAATACACCTATAGTATTAGAGCTTGAGTCTTCTAAACATATAACAAATAGAAAATTCACAACTGAGAATAAAATGCCTTTGCAAGCTATATTTAGAGAATATGAAACTATAGATGAAGCAAAGTCTTGTATAAGAACTTTCTTTGATGTGGTCAAAAATCTATATTCAGAAGTGAAGTTATACTGTTATAATCATAATATAAACGAAGAAGATTTTAACATTCTTGTATACGATGAAAGAGTTTGGTTAAACTTAGATCAAAAAGAAGGAGTGTTTGGACTATCTATTAGAGACGATAAGTATGGGGTCGCAACTGTTGCAAAAGAGAAAAATGTATTTCTTGCATTTACTGATAACTTTAGATTAGATACTGGTCTTAAGAATGTGTTATTTAAAATGATAGCAAGAGATAATGGTACGTATGATGTCGGATATGATATTAAATACATTTATGAAAGGTAGTGATATAGAATGAAGTTTACAGCTAATGAATCTAGTAAAGTAAAAATACATGATTATAAATCTATGGGTGAACGTGATAGGGCAGATGCTTATGCTTATATGTTACTTGCTGAGTACGAGCTTTTTAAAATGCATTCAGTTAATGGAGTTACAGAAGAAGAGTATGGAGTACACCCTAGAAATCTAGGTAGATTTCTAGCCGATATAAAAGGGTACTATGAAAGTAAGCATATATTTGCTACTATAAGTGAAGAAAGTGGTTATTATACTGGAATGGTAGTAACAAGAAAAGATCCAGATAAGGGACTGTATGTAGTATCACTTTATGTAGATGAGGACTTTAGAAAGAATGGTACAGCAAGTGCATTACTTAAGCACGTTATAGGTAATACAAAAGAGGATAAAGTTACTGCACTTATAGGTACATTTAATAAGGCATCTTTAGGTCTTTTTACTAAACTAGGATTCAAAGAACTAGGAGACACTAACATTAAGTCAATGAAAGAATATCAACTTATATTAGGAGGTAAGTAATGAAATATATTGACACTATAGAGATTATGAAAGTATCTGAAACTGATAGTGCAGTAACTGGTTATACTTTTACAGAGTATGGTAAAATTGCTATACGTGCTGAGGTACGTGATATGTTAACTGAAGTTAAAGCATTTTTAACTATGGCTGATTATTTTGTAGTTGCAAGGGATGCTAAGAAAACAGATAATACTGATTCTCTTAAAATGTATTCTATATCAGACACTATAGGTAAAGTCGGAAGATATTTAAAATGTAATAGATTTGAAAATCCTAGTATGCATACTACATATATTGCATATGAAGAGAGTAAAATAGTTGGTGCTTTAGTAATAGGACATGGTTCACTTGTGTATAAAAGCTGTTATATTGATCTTATATATGTTGAAAATGCATATAGAAAAAGAGGTATTGCAAGTAAACTTATAAATACAATGATGACAGATATACTAGATATTAAAGGACTTGATGGAAGTGTATTAAATAGAGTTTATACAAGAGTACCTGGTTATAATAAACCATTTATTAACTTACTTATGAAGTTAGGATTTAATACAAAAGATAATGGAAATAAACTAGTATGTCTTGAAAAGAAAACAGGAGGAGATAAATAAATGACTAAAGAAGAAAGAGAGAAATTAAATAAGTTGTATAATAGAATGGTTATTAATTGTGGAATATTCATAATGTCAGATAAATGGTATGATGAGACACCATATGGTAACGCATGTATGGAATTTAATAGAAGAATTAACAGAGTTAGAGAAATAGAAAAATACCTTTATACTCCATGTAATTTAGGTTATTATGATGTTATAGGTAACACAGACAGTGTATTTTGTGATTATGTTAGTAAATTAAAATTTACTAATAATCTAATTGGAGTACCTAAAGTCGTAACTATAGAAGATAGACTAGAGACTAAAGATGATAAACTAAGTAACATTAAAAAGATGCTACCTTTAACTGAGGAAGAGTTTGATAATATAGAAGCTGGAACATACGCTTGGTATTTATCAGAGCTAGATAGTACATATAAGTTTACTAGATTAGAAAAACTTTATCTTATGGAATACGTATTATTAAAATGTGAATTAAAAGGAGGTAAATAATGTCAAATAATGATAAACTTGCAAAGTTAGAAAAAGAAATGAAGAAATGTTTTACTTATATACCACCTGTACCAAACATTATGGTTATATTACAAGGTCATTCAATCTATACTATACATAAGGCTGATTTAATTAATATTATATACCCAGCAATGGAAGAGTTAAATCCAAAATTTGATAAGGATAAGTATGCAGAAGCTGCTAAAGATGCTTACTTTAGTAAATTAGAGTTGATGTTTAATGAAGAGGGTGATCATGAAGATATGACAGATGCAATTTACGATTGCTATAATATTGTAAATGATAGACTGAACTACATACACAGTCAATTTGATGCTAATGAAGATGAGTTAAGTAAGGATTTAGCATTTATGGTTGATTTTATGGAGCTAACTTATACAGCATCGAGATACGTGCATACATACATATACAGTATATTTGAATGTCAGGTTTATATAGATAAAGAGTTGGATGTCGCTAAGAATCATAGTGAACTTGATGAGTTTGTATCACTTGGATTTCATATTATAAACTATATGTTTAAAAGAACATTTATGTATGAAAAAGGTGAAATACTATATGGTAAAGAACTTGCAGATGAGTATGTAAAAGATATGTATAACGATGTTAATAATGATAAGATGTTAATGAAAGAAGTCTTGAGTTTCTGTTTAGAGAAGAGCTATATATCAGAAGAGATTCACAACGATATATTAGATGTCTTTCAAAGTATAGATAATTCAAATGAAGAAGTAGTTTATAATTAAAGATATATGCTATGATGTATATAATAAGTTAACAGGAGGTAAAATTATATGAAACATATAATAGAAGATGATAAAAGGTATTTTGAATTAATTGAAGAAGGACTTGTTGGAAGAGCTACTGATAGTACAGAAAGAAGACTTCTTCTTGATTTGCTAGAGCAGCTTAAGTGGAAACTAAGAAATTATAGAGATAATGATTTATATGTAGATGTAACATTTCTAGATTCAAAACAAGTAGAGAACGAAGATGGAAGACTTGTATGGAAAACATCTAACGCAAGAAAAGAACACATATTATCTCCGTTTTATAGCAAAAGTGATAGGATTACACGTATGATAAATACGGTTGATTTTATAGAGTTTATTTATGAGGAAGCTATAGAATTTAAAAGAATGTATTCACATTATGTTATACATGGAGTAACTTATAATCCTTGGATGTCTCCAGATGATAAGTTTATAGGAGAGCATAAAGAAAATACTATTATGATACATGACTGGAAATGTGGAGATGATGATATCTGTTCTATAATTAGAGATAGAGATATCTTTTATAAAGAATACTACACATATAAAGAAAAATACTATAAGATATATGATGTAGTGGTTAAAGATGAATACATAAAGCAGGAAGTAGATAATGTAAACCCAGAAACAGGTGAATCAACTAAGAAAGAAGTTGAAATTCCTTGTATGAAAATATATTTATTTGTGAATAAAACTCCAGAGACAGAATCTCCTTATAAATATGATTTTAATACACATGAAAGTACTAGAATGGAAGAACGTTTGAAGAAAGATAATCTTGAAAAAGATGTATACTACATTTCAGAACTTAAAAAATCATATGATATGGCAAGTAGAGATAAGTGTCCAAGTGCTATAAGTATCAGAATGTTGATGCATTTACACTTGATGACACTTAATGCAGATGATCGTAAGACAGTTATGGAAAGATGTGGTATGGGTAAAGAAGAGGAGGCAAAGTAAATGCTTGATGATAAGTTATTAGAGATTGCAGATAGTTTAATTGATAAAGTAAATGATAAAGAGTGGGATGAATATAGTGATCCTAAGATTGCAACAGAGATGTATTCTGAGCTTGTTGACTTTGTGGGAAGATGTGATATTGCTGACTATATGATAGATCTTAAAAAAGCAATAATGTATGAATATAATTACTGTAGTAGACAGCTAAAACTAGATTTAAACTATTTTGAAAAAGAAAAAACTACTAAGAATAGATTAAATCTTATGATATCTATTATACTATTTACAGAAGAGGAGGAATAAATATGAAAGCCAATGATATGATTATCAAGTATGTTAACTCAAATAGTGGTAAAGTTTGGGATTTACTAAATGAACTTAAAGAGAATAAATATACACTAGAAGATGCAAAAGAATGCTTTGGATACATGTATGCATACTTTAATGAACCTAAAGATTCTGGAGCGTACCTTGGTGTAGTAACAGAACCTTATTACACACAATATGATTTAATGCATACTTGTTATGCTATACTTGGAATAGAGACTAGTAATGGAAATACTGTTACGTCGTCATCTACATTTAACAGAAGACTTTCTATGATTTGCAGAGGTTTTCATTCATTAAAAAATGTACTTAACGTATACCTAATAGATAAGTATTATTACAACTACTCTTATAAGTTAAGCTTACTTCCAGAAGAAATACGTGAGTATTGGTTAGGAGATCATTCTATATCTGATATTCCTGGACTTTATTTCTTTGCTTTAGAAGTTGTAAGTTATCTTTTACTTACACCAGAAGAAGGTAAAAAGAAATACCCACTTATAGAATTACTTCAATACATAGGAGAGTTTACAGAGTATGAAATGGATAATATAAGAAATCTTTATATTGATTTATTTAACTATAGTGATAATGTAGTTAAGTATCAAGACAGAGATTACTTACACTATTATGCTAATGTATGTAAAAAGTTTGAAGATAATATGGAACTTATGAATCTTGGATTTGATAGATCTAGATATATTGACTTATATAGATTATTTAATGATCTTATGGATGATTTATACAAAAGACATATATCGAAAGAGAAAATGTATAACAAGATTATACCAATTGGAATATTTAGAATAGGAGGAATAGATGAAACCGAAAATTGATATACTTAAGGATAATATAGTTGCATTATTTAAGTTAGCTATAAAAGAAAATAGAAACATCGGAGAATTATCAACTGAGATGTTTGAAAACTATATGAATGGATGTGTTGAGCTTTTTAAAAACGCAACCACGAACACTCAAAGAAAACCGTATACTATAAAAGAAAGAGTAGTTGTCCCTATAGATAATCTTGAAGTTGCTTCGTATGTAGGTAATGTAATGGAAACTCCAGAGGTTATACCACCTGATGAATTAGCAAAGAATAAAGAAAAGCTTAGAGAATTTCTAGGAGACATAGTTGATCATGTAGTTTATATAGACAAGTTTACTACAGAACATATAATAAAAGCAATAAATAATTATGATAAAGCTGTAGATGTGGCAACACATGGTGCATTTGATGATGTTATATGGGAAAAAGGAATATTTAAATCAATAGGTAGTCCTTATTATAAGGAGATATCAGTATTTGTATGTCCTGGAAAGATGGACGGAATATGTTTAGAAGAAGGAGTAAAAATGAATGAACATGCTAATATGAGTAGTCAAGATCTTATTAGTATCTCTGAGTGCATACTTGGAACAGGTAATATATCGTCTAATAGCTATAGTAATACAGATTTTTATGTTAAGGTAAAGACTGAATTCATTAGTTATTTTAAGAATGAAGGAGTAGCAAAATATACTTTTGATGCTAAAAGAACTGAGTGGGATGAGTATGCAAATGATACTGGAACTAATCATCTTAGGGCAGCACTATCTCATTATAATAGAGATACATCTGACATGGAGAGTTTACTTGATTTACTTATAACTTTAATTATTTGGTGTAAGAGTCCAGAATGTGAATTTTAAATAGAAAGGAGATGTAATAATGCATAAACTTACAAACGAAGTACTTGCAATAGCAGAACGTGTATATGATAGAATTAAGAAAGCAGAAAGACAGTATCAACTAACAGAGAATACTACTTGGCCTTTAAGATATTATGAATATAATGCAGATATAGAGGATGAAAAAGATTATAAAATACTTGAAAAGCTATTCTATGATGCATTTAATAATAATGAATTTATAGATAAAGAATACATGAGACATTATCTAGGTATATTTTTAGAATACTTGGATGGACCAGCAGGTAATTATGAGACAGATCCTAACGGTATAAAAAGAGCAATAGATGATCTTAGAAATAAAAAGGATTTTATAAGCTTGATTGATCTTATTTGTATTTTAATTATATGGACTGAGAAGTAAGGAGGGTAAATATGAGTGCTTATATTAAACTTATTAAAAATGATGATTTGGATAAATTAAATGATGATATTAATAAATATATACAAAGCTCTAATCTTAAACTTGAGAATATTGATATAAAGTTATCTAAAGAGTATATTGCTATACTTATGTTTGAGTCTGAATCTAAAAAGACTGAAGTTGTGGAGTCTGTTGCTAAAGTTGCATATAAGAAAGATCCACTTGATGTAATTAGAGATATTGGTGGATACGCTAAGCTATCTAAAAAACGTAAGACAGAGATAGAAGAAGACTTTGATGAAATTAGGGTTAAATCTAAAAACTATTATAATGAAGCAATTAGACATGTCGAGTACCTTATAACTAATAGTGACTACATCTATAATGAATACAAAAGTACATGGAAAAAGATGACTAAACATGCTATAGAGCTTGCTATATCAAACCATCTTAATATGAATTATGTAGGTAGAAAGGCTATACATGTTTCATCAGAAGAGTTTATTAGTGAAAATAAAGCTATTTATAACTGGATTTTAGAATACTATATGAATAGATATAAAGTTAGTGAAGAATAGAGTAGGAGGTTAAGATGGGTATTTTATGTAGTACTGCTGCAACGTGGGAATATACTATAGCTAAATACAACGTTCTATCGGTACTTGATACGGTAGAGTGTGTTATTAATAAAAGAAATCTTGAATCAGAAGATATTTATAAACTAAATAAATATAGAGGAAGACTAAAGTATTACTTAGGTCAATATAAGTACAGATATGAAAATAATTTAAACACGTATACATTTAGTTGCAAAGTAAATGTATGCATGCAAGATATACTATCATATATTAAAGATAGGTTAGGTACTTATTAAATATTTGGAAGAATAATAGAGGGAAGGAGAAAAAAAAGAAACTAGGCTTTTACACCTAGTTCTTTTTTTTCTGAACTTAGTTTAAAGGATTACTCCTTTTTTACCAAGCTCATTCATTTGTTCTTTTGTCATGTTCATTCTGATTTTAAGATTTGCTCTACCTTCTTTAATTTCAAGATCTTCCAATTTAATTAATTCTGGTAGACTTTCTACACCTTTCATAATTTCTTGAACATCTTTTATTATATTACTTGTTTGTTCAGATTTTAAATATACAAACATACACATTTCTACACTATCTGAATTAAGTCCTTTATTATGTCCTCTAGATTCATCTAAAGCTTTATAAATTGGTTTACACATCTCTGACCAACTAACATCATTACCGTTAGCTCTTACAGATTTTAAACCTTGCAATAATTCCATAGCTTGATTCAAGTCTCTTTCATCAAAATTCCCTAACATTTCCAATACATCTTTTTTACTTAACATTTCTAATACCTCCAAAAATTTAATTTATTTAATCTATAAAAGATTATTACACTTTATTATATATATTCATTAAAATCACTAGAAATCTCATATTTTGCGGAAATAAAATAAATGTATAGGTAGATAAAGGATCTCTCCTCTACCTACCTTTTCTATTTATCCACATAAGTGCAGCAACTCCAATACATCCAGCTACCACACCTATTCCAATATAATACACAACCTCACTCCACAACACAACTTTACTCAATATAGTTAATGTTTTCATATCTATCATCTTCTACATAGAGCTATAGGTACTTAGAGTAATATCATGTACAAATCCCTTTCCACCTTTTTTCTCAACTCTTCCAAACATATATCCATTGAATGTAAGTGGACTTAGAACTCTTGCACACATTGCAGCAACCAAGTATCCTGTATTATCAAGTACGAATATTCCAGTACTTCCTAGTCCACGTAAGCTACTTTGTATAAGTGTTTCTATACTTAGTCCTTTTGCTTTATACATAGGATATTCAGTAACGAGTGTTTCAATAAGCCAATCTATTTCAACATCATCACGCCTTCCCATATTATAAGTACGTTCTAAGTTCCCCGCAATGTCTTCATTGAAGTGAAGTACTTGTGCAAGTTCAGTTGCAGTCTTAGTTCCACCATAGAAGAAATAGCTTAGTATAAATCTAAGTTTTTCTCCGTCTACTGGATTAGATACGTGTCTTGATAGTATTTCTGCAAACATATCAACATATGTTTCTCTTACGTATGTTTCTATACTAGAGCTTTGCATTATCTTTGTAATATTAAGATAAGCAAATGCAGAGAAAAGAAGTGCATATAGCATTTCATATCCTCCCACAAGTGCAACTTTTTTGATAGTAGAACCTGTGTTCATATCTATTCCAGTTGATTCTTTTGTAAATCTTGCAATATTTACAAATACTTTTTCTACTGTTCCAGATGCTTTGTTTACAGCTGGAAGATAGATAATAGAGTTTGATTTGTCTGTATCTACACAAAGAACTATTCTATTGCTATTATATGCATTTAGAATATCTTTAATCATAGAGTATTTGAACTCTTTAAGCTTGTCTACTAGTTCTCCAAATGTTTCTTTTGGAAGATGACATTTTGTGTCTGTAACGAAGTTTATAGATGTTTTAACTCCGTCTTTTGTAATTGCCTTAAACATAGAAGAATCAGAAAGCTTAAGTTTATTAAGATTTATTTTCAATTGATGTTCCTCCTTTTTATATGTATTATGTGTAGGTAGGGTTAGTACCTACACATAAAGAATTGTATTTGTGTTAGCTAGTTATTCCAGATTTACCTATTATGTTAATCTTTCCATTAAAGAATATTCTATCAAAGTTATCTCTTACATAATTAGCTGTATTAAACTTGTATTTAGCAAGAGTAGACGAATATCCTGGTTTAGATAAGTCATAGTTGAACCATCTAAATCTTATTCCATTAAATGCATTAGTTATGTTAAGTCTAGCAGTAGATGGATAAGATGCATGGTTAAATCTAATAACACTATTTTCAAATGCATTTAAAGCACCATTTGCATCATTACCATAAGCAGAGTAGTAAGACATTTTAGCAAAATCTGGTCTTGTAAATGTTGATCCAACTGACGAATAGAAGTTTGTTATATCACTATCTCCTTCATATATCCAAAGTAAAGGTTTTGTCCAGTTAGTTGGTAATGATGCGGTAGACGCTTCCCACCAATCAAGCTTTAAAACATTATTTGGATTCTCCAACCATCCACGTTGTGACTTACAGTATACAACAGGTGTTTGATCCCCATATATAATAGTGTTAGGTTGACCGTATAAGTGAGAGAATCTATAGTCATCTGCTACTATTATACCAGCTGGTGGTTTACTATTATCTCCAGACGAAAGTATAGACTTGTCACAAAGTTGATGTAAGCTTACTGTATTTTGAGTAGCAAACCAATATCCAGCAAATGTATGTGATAAGAATACCTTTAATTCAGGATTATGATTCGGATTTCCACTTAATCTGTATCTACCCTCACCTGCTAATCCCATATTTGATCCAAGATAATAATCATTAGGTAAAGATATTTCGTCTTTATATTTTCCAAACCACATCATAGTTACAGGGTACAAACCACGGTTATTTGGTCCTGCAGCATGTAAATTAATAATTTCATTAACACCGTATTCTAAACTCTTACCTTTAGCAGGGCCATAATTAATATGTCCATTATTTTGATTACCTACTATGCTATAATCAAAAAATTTGGCTGTTTTTGGTCTAGGTACAGGTGCTCCACCCCATGCATTAGTTTCTATATTAGTCCATACTCCCATAAATGTTCCTTGTATTTTTATTCCTTGATAAGGAGTTTGTTGATCTTTTGGTAAATCTTTTCTTGCATACATAGTTCTATTAACCCACTTAGGATCAACTATAACATCAACATAAGATGAAAATTGTGATACTGGATCTTGATCAAATGTTGAGTTTCCTACAAATCTTTCTCTTTTATACGTAGGAAATATAGCTGTTCTCATATTAGTTGAGGATGCATGTATTTTTTCCTCTTCACCTGCAATCCAAGTCCAGTCATCTACACTTCTACCAAATTTACGACCATGTAATACTCTAATACCGTAATTAAGTATATGTGTAAGTGCAGTTTCTCCAACCGTTAAATATAGTGGTGAAGTTGAGAAATTTCTTATCTTTGTAAGACAAGGTTGAAACGGTAAGCTTTCTTTTATAAAGCAATTTGGACTAGTTTGATTATAGCTAGGATGCTGAGAAGCTTCATTTATTTCAAGCATTATATTTCTATCAGGATCTTTAATTTCTTCATCAAAATACTCTCTGTAGTCATTATCAACTTCAGAACATGATGCATTTACTATTTTAACTTCTTTAAGATGTGGATGACATCCTATAAACATTTGGTTTGGATAGTACCCTGTTTCATTTTCTATAAATATTTCACGACCCACATCTATATATTGAGTCATACCTGTGTCATCTATAAGTCCGTAGTTAAATCCATTGCATGCCCAATGAGTTAGATTTCTTATATTTTGAAGTCTTCCTTGATATGCAGAGTTCTTAAATATCATAGGTTGAATCACACCTAATATAGCTCTTTGATAAATCATATGATTTGAACTCATTTGATTAGTAATGGTTTTATCACTCCAGAAGTTTCCAGCATAGTCAACAGTACGTAATCTTCCATATCTTGCTTTAATCCTTCTTTTACCATTCATTCTAAACATCATATTCTTAGATGGTTCACATGTTACAACTGAAGTAAGTAGAGCTTCATTTTCTAGTATATCTTGCTGATATTTAAATCTCCACTTATATTCAGGAAGTCTACTAGGACTGAAATTAGGGCTATACCACTTAGGTTCTTGAATTATAGTTTTATCAGAGAAATCTCTTAGTCTTTTAAATATTAAAGATCTACACTTCATAGTTTCTTTATCTGCATTTGCCCAGTTACTAGTATATCCTTGTGGAGTCATACATTCTAATGGTACAGTAGTATACCAGTAAGTTTCTGTTCTTCCTATTTGATTTCTGTAAACTTTAAGAGCGAGAAGCTTCATAAGTGATGAGAGTATCGGTGTGTATCCAGTTTCAACTATATTTCCAACAGTTTCTGATATCATATCACTAGGATAATATATAGAACTTCTAGAGTACCTTTCAATAGATCCAAACCCACCATGAGTAACAGCATGTCCATTATAGTATTTACTAATATGACTAGCTATTTTTGTAAATCTATTAACATATATGTCATATTTATCACTTAAACTATCATTGTATATCAGAAAATTTGCATTATGCATACGATGTGAAGTCATTTTTATTTTATATATATTAGCCCGTCTTACATTCTCATGTTGAACAGCATATATACTCTGATCAAAACATGTCTGATCGAATCTATGTGGAGAATATCCATCAAAGTCTATGATATGCCCTATTCTATGGTCAGAGAATACATAGGCATCTGAATTATCCTTAACTCTTATTGTACCATTCAAGAAGAACCACTTTCCAAAAAAAGAAGTTATAGGAACACATGGATAGCTAGGTCTTGGTAGAACTTGCCAGACTCCTCCAAAGGTAGTAGCATCTATATTTTTAAATGATTTATATCCAGCTTCCATATGTGCAAATCTTTGGTTTGCAAAGTTTAAATTGTAAAGGTTTGGTTCTGTAAATCCAAAAACATCATCTGTATACACTTCAAATAAATCACTAAATCCTCCAAGATAACTTACATCAAGCTCATCTATTTTATGTGGTATAGATAGTGGAGAAGCATCATGTACATTAGAAAATGCTCCACGAGAAAAATCCAACGCATAACTTATTTCCTGTTCACTATCACGAACATCTGGTTGCTTATTAAAAACTGGTCTGTAATTAAACCTGTCTTCAAAACCAGCTAGGTAAAATAAGTTAAATGGAGTATATCTTAAAGGATCACCTATTATCATATTATCTGTAACTCTATTATAGCTTATATTATACGTACTTTCTAAGTTAGAAGAGTAGTCACTATCATTATCTGAAGTAATAGCAGGGTTTATATCATTTACATTATTTGGTATATACATATTATGTCCAGTCAATCTATTATAGATATTGTGTTGACTGTCTGGTCTAAATATATTATTTAATGTTGCAGGCAAATTATCTGTTACAACCTTGCCACTTTCTCTGATATATGCAAGCATATTCCATTGGTTTCTAAGTCCAAGAGATGTATTTACTTGATAAGCATTTCTTATATTACGTTTACGAGTATGCCAAGAATGAGGATTTGCATATCTTGTAGAGCAATACAATCCTTGTATTCTCAAGTTTTCATTTCTTGTACCCCAGAATAACTTCTCAGGTAAAGAACCATCATATTCTCCAGTTATTATACCGTGAAGTTTAACATCACGATAGAATATACCTTCATAACATCTTTGCGGAATTGGAACACATCTTGTGTCTGTTCCAGTTGGAAGAGTTCCTCTCAGAACACCCCATAATCCTCTCTCCCAGTTTATTGCAGGACATACATATACATCACCATAAATTCTAATAGATTTTATAGTAGGAAGTCCACCTTGTATATATAACGAAGTAGCATTAGGAATATTAGAATAATCAAATACAGAAAAATTAGGTAAATCTTTTGCTTTTCCTGTATAAGTTATAATATCTTCACTCATATCTACTCTATTATTTCCAGCAGCTATATATGGGTTCATAATTACATTATGTTTATGATTTATAGGTGAAATAGAATGAGCTATTGGTACTATAAGTATATTTTGAAATCTTACAACCCATTTAACTGTAATTATATCATCAGGTTTAACTGTCCTATCAGCAACTACCCATTTAGTATAATTCCTTCTCATTTCATAATAAGTAGGTTCAGGAGAGTTAGCTTTAAGATATATCTCTCTATCCTTTTCACTACTAATACCAGATAAAGTGATTCCTATTTTCCATTTACTAAACCCTTCAAGAAAGTTAGTAGGACCTAGAGTAATTTTATTATCTGTACTCCACTCATAATATTCTTCCATTTGTGTTCTAGCTCCATTAGACAAGCTGTCTTTTCTTCTAGTAAATAACATTATATTAGAAAAATAATCAACACTGTTTACCATTTCTATATTATTATTCATAAATGGTTTATTAAGCCAAAGAACAGCATCCATTATACCTTCTTTGTACGTCTGATTTGGTTCTAAGAATTCTTTATGAAAGTGAAACTTACTTATTTGCTCAGGAACACATTTGTCTGGTACATATACAGTATCAGCAAAGTTAAATCCGTCAACTTCTGTTACAGTTTTTGGAAGATTACTAAATGCAAACCCTAGTGTCCATCTAAAGTTTACAATTGGAAACTCACGTCCATAAGCAGTTATAACTTCTCCAAATTTAGTTTGTCCCTTATATGTAGTAGGTTCTAATATATAAGGATTTACTCTATGTGGAATGTTTAAATCATTATTATCTATCTGCATAAGAGCCATAGTATGTTTCATGTGGTCATCTACTTCTAAGAAAACATCATCTATTTCAAAACCTTTCATTTGCTTATCATAACATTGAGTCTTAAACCAATCGGCATCAAAAGCTCTTTTAAATACTGGATATTTTTCAGAATAATCAGAATAAGGTGGAAATTCTCCTGTTATGTAATCAGAACCTTCAAGCCACAGAGGTATATCAGAAACTACCATAAGCGAAAATTCTAACTCTTTTCTAGTAATATCAAACTCAATTCTATCACTATACTTACGAACTACGATTGATTTATGTATTTCTTTAGGTAGTTGATTTACCCATCTTGATGTTCCTCCCATATTTTCATCTTCACTGGCACTCCACTCTGAAGCAAAAGTTGATCTACAGTAAGAAGTAGGAAACATATAATCATAACCCAATCCAGAGTTTTGAGCAGTTGACCATAACTCCGCATTTGCAGCAAAATCTTCATAATCATTATCTAAATTTTTATTTAGTGTAGTACCAGTTTGATTCTCGTACACTTTACCTATATTTTTTAGTTGAACTACATGTCTCATTGGAGGCTGAAAATTCTCAACTTTAATAGACTCTGTTAATGTATTATTCATACTATCAAATACTTTACACATTTCTCTATATTGCGGATTAGTACCATCTGTAGGCATTAACATTATATTTTTTTCATCTATTTTTCTTCTACCCCAATCAGTTTCTGATATCATAAAAGCTTTAAATTCAAAATTAAAACTTGTAAGGTCTACATTATATGGACATCTAAGTACACATGTAACTACGTTATCTAGAGGTCCATCTATTAATTTTGCACTTTTAAATATAATTGGAGTTCCTTTATAATTCCAATTTCTTTTAACCTCTTCAATATTATCAACTATTGCTCCATTAAGTGCGTACTTTAAAGGAACACTTTGAAGAATAAAGTTATTCTTAGTTATTGGAAATTCTCTAAATGAACTACTTTTATCATAAAGTATTTTAAACTTAGACATATTATCTATATATGGCATTTTAAAATTTTTTATATGTATATCCACATCATCTGGGAATAGTTTTCTTACATGTGAAATACCTAGGATCATACCATAGTTATCAAGATAGTTACAAGGTACAGCAGACGTGTAATCAATAACATTAGTAGGCATATAGTTGAACTCATCAAATGTAACTGAATTTTTCCCTTTAAACTTATACTGAATGTTATCAGTTTTTCTATATCTTGCAGGAGTAGAAGCAACCTTAGGTACTATCATACTATTTATTCTTCCAGGATATCTTTCATAAGAGTTAAACTCATTAAGTCTTATAGCAACCATCTCATTAAACTCTTCTAAGTTTGGGACTATTCTTTTTGGAATAACATGTTTAAGATTTGTAAAAGGTTCTCCAACTACAACTGTATTAAATGGTCTACTTATAGTAGGAATATATCCAATTACATTTTCATCTTTAAAGTTCCAATCACAATTATGTTTTATAACTCCGATTGTATTCTTTGTAGTAATTCCTTTAATTGAGTTAAATTTTACATCAGAATGTACTAAGGATTTATTAAGTCCAAAATGTAGTATCATTCCATCAAATGCATAATCTGCGTTTGTAGATGAGTTATTTGTATTTACTATAAACTTACCTTTGGTAAGTAAAAAGTTAGCTCCTTGTTGACCTCTTGGGTATTGACCGTTCATAGTTTGTCTTTTTGCATATCTACTTTCTCCCATATACTGAGCATTTATATACTCGTATAAAGTAGGATATCTATATTTATATCCTGTTATAAGAGGTGGAAATATCCAGTTAAGTAAGTTGTCATCATGAGCCCAAGCCGTAGGACTTCTAAATCTATCATTTCCTCCAAGAGCTGAATTAAGTCTTAGGTATTCAAATTCTTTAGTTTTAGGATCTGTCCAAAGAGATATATCATAAGGAGATACTCTAGGACATCCCATAGATATAATTCTATTTTTATAATCAGATCCAATAAGATCTCCATAACGCTTAAACGTAGTCATATTATAAGCAAGAGCATGTTCATATCCCCAAATCTTATTAAGTTCATTATCATCATATATAGTAGCGTCATTAAACCACTTTCTATATTTAGATTTTGGCTGGAAGAAGTTGTCAGTTGCAAGGCTTCCATAATAAGTCTCATTTTGGAATATTCTTTTTATATTTACATCTTTATCAGACTTTATCAAAATATCGTCTTCATTATAACTATAAAGACCAAATCTATTACTATACACATGGATATTTCTTTTTACTCCAACTATCATTATTTTAATGATTTGATCCATAAATAGGTCTTTGTCATATATTTCATTCATAGGAGTTAGATCACATGCAAGTGCTCCTACATTTGCAAATAATCCTTCCATATTACTCATATCAATTATTGCAGATTTAAATCTATTTAAAACAGCATTCTTTAGATCTTCGTCCAACTTAGGGTTATCAAATATAGATTTACCAACAAGCATCCATCCAACAGGTGATATCCATTGTGGATTTATAAATCCTGTCATGTATCCTCTTAGGTATTCAGTTTGTCTATTATGTGTAAGATCAAAATCATAATCAAAGTTTACTTCTTGCATAAAAATATGATTTAAGAACTGTTGTATATATCCGTCTGTTTTTATAGTTTTAACAGAAAGTATAGAACCCTCACAATTCATGTAACTATAACTCATCATATATCCATGTGCAAAATCAGTTACACTTTTGAATATAGGAGTTTGATCCACGTTTCCACCAAGTCTATCATTTGGATAAGGTTTTCTTTCTAAGAATAAGAACCCCAAACACATATGCTTTAAATCAGCATCGTTCTCTTGCTTACCAAATATAAAAGTAGGCATTTTATTTGGATCAAATGTAGTTTCTCCAGTCATCTTATTAAAGAAATCTCTCATCTTATAACTTGGTGTGTTATTCCAAGAGCTTCTTTGTTTCTTCTCCATATGTCCATTAAACGGATTTAACGCATGTTCATTGCTATCTCCATCTTCAGCAAGTTCATTTATAACATCACACCAATGCATTACTCTAGAAAGATCAATTTGTTTGAATTCTATTTCAGCTGGATTTTCATATTTACTCTTTTCTGGTCTTTGACATATGTCTCTTATACGCATATAACCAACGTCTTTAAATCTACAGTAAGTAAACACTCCGTCTACTTTCTCAAGACTGTTGAATCCATATAGTAGAGATACACCGTCAAAGTTAGTAGTCCAAGCATTATCCCCTAGTCTTAAAGGTTCAGGGTACAAATCACAACAGAATACCATGTTTTTAATAACTCTAAGTTTAGAGTTTTTATATTTAGCAGAAACTCCATCATCGTTATCAAAAGGAAGCATTCTAAATCCACCTTCGTATGCTTCAAGATCATTATACTCAGACTTTTCTCTGTATACTCTGAAACCTTTTTTGTAGAACTCAAGGTTAGAGAAAACGATAAGGTTTTCTATTTCTTCTACTGTTTTAGGTATTGCAGCCAGAAGTTTATGTTCATTTCTGACTCCATATAGTTTATCATCAACGTACCACTGCTCAACTTTATATATACACTTCATAGACTTAAGTCTATTTGGTAACGATTTAAATAAATCAAATACACCATTTGTGTCATAAAGCCATGGTGATGTTACTATAGATACTCCATCTGTATCTTGATATCTCCAATCAGAGTAGAAGTTACAGAAAAATCCCCAAGTTTCTTCATTTTGCATATTAGAAAATAATTTATATTCTCCATTTGAATTAGGATATATTTTACATATACTACGATATGGATTCATAACTGTATGAACTACGTTATCACTTGGTGCTCCTGTAACAACGGCTATTCTAAGTAAACTGCTATTTATATGTATACCTTTGTTTATAAGAGCAGGTGTAAGAAGAGGATTCACTTTTATTCCATAAGATCTCCTCAATATACTTAAATAATATTCACCTTCAACATTTGCAGATCCAGAACATAAATATGCCTGTATCGGAATAGGATGTTGATTAGGTGTTCCTATACTTTCAAGTAACTCTTTATTTATAAATCTATTATTTCCAGCAAGTGCATACATACTCATAGAACCAGGAGACTTGTAGTCAACTATATTCTGCTTATCATTTGTGTTTATAGTTGATATTATATCGTCATCTATACCATCCGTACCATTTTTAGTATGAGCTATCTTTTGATCAAGTGGATGGAATATTCCTCTTTCAAAAACTCTAGAGAAATCTTTTCTGTATTCTTCTGTAGGAAGTCCTATGCAGTTCATTGGATATTCTCCTCCAACAGAAACAGCAGTTGAAGCTATACAGCTATACAAAGCTGTCTCAAATCTCTTTGCACTTCTATAAAGATTTACATTTTCAAATGTATCTTCATCAAAAGGTAGTTGTATGTTCATAGCACCAGATGTAGTATACTCACCAGCCATATTACTTATTGCATCCACATCAAGAGATATAGGCATAACTATCTCATCACTTTCTATGCTAAGTCTTATACCATAAGCTCCATTTGCAGCAAATTTACCATCTGCTCTAACATCATATTCATGGTAAAGAAGTTTCTTTCCAGGATTTTTAGATTTTTCTGGTACTGGGAAAAGTTTTATATCTTTAATATTACTGTTATTTACATATGGTTTAAATTTATCATAATGAAAAGTAAACATATCTACATATTCGTTTCTCACTATGGTTTCTGTACCATCTCCCCAGGATATATTAAACTCAGGTTTATCACTTGTCCAAGGGGTTGCATTATAGTTAAATGGGTACACTAATGCCACTCTAAACTTACCATCTTTAATAGCACCATTAATGTATACAGTATAAAAATAAGTAGTCTTTCTAGAACGTTTCTTTTTATAAGTTAGCTTATCTTTTATGTAGGCTTCTTCTATCTCAATCGTAGTATCAATATTTGCCATCTTTTATCACACTCCCATATATTCATATTTATGTTCAGAAAACCTAAACTCTCCAGCATTGCTTATTGGTCCAAAAGTTATAGATGCCTCACGAGGAGAATCAGTCACTTTATTAACCACAGTAGGAGCAACATCTGCTACTATCTTTACTGGAAAAGTCTTAGTTAAGCTATTATTTATTCTTGTACACACATAGATGTGTTGAAGACCAGGTACACCTACAACGTGTTTTGCACCGTCTCCCCAATCAACTCTGTATGTTTGTCTGTAATTATTTGTATCAAGTATAGAAAAGTCATGCATAAAGTCAAAAAGATAATCTTTAGGAACTTTATTACCATGACTATCTACATCATATGGAAACCTTATAGTTACATTAAAAGACCAGATAGTAGACTTCTCTCTTAAAATACGTCCACCACTCCAGATCTCAGTAACTTTATGTGTTTTTCCATTCTTAAAACTGTACCACATTAGTTTACAACTCCTTTCGTAACTATATTAAGTATACCTGTTAAGCTAATTTTATCATCTATATAGTAATCTTCTATGTCATCATAGTTAAGATTATACTTCTTAGTATTATCAACTATATCCATACCAAGTGATATAGGTTCTTTATCTCTACTGTTTACATATCTTGGTTGAGAAGACAGAAGCTTATACCAAACAGCTTCAGAAACCAATCTTTTACTAATACTTTCATGTATTGGTTCAATTAGTTTCTTTTCATCTTCTGTTAAGTCTCCTAGCACTCCATTAGGTTTTATCCATTTACCAGCAAGTGGAGCTATTTCTGTATTAAACTCAGCCACTTTATAAGGCTCTATTCCTATATTAGAATAGTAGTATCTAAGCATTACCTTATTAAACATAGTAAGTTCTGGACTTTGAAGTTCTTGTGCTGGACCGTCAAAACTATCCTCATCAAATACAAGATATTCTTTAACGAAAGGATAGTTTGTAAGAGTATTATCATTATAAAATCCTACATTTGCAGTCTCAGTTGCAAGTCTTGTAAAGTCTATACCAGGATTAAGTCCATGTTTTATATTTTGTGCAATAAGATCCTTTATCACATATTTAGTATCAACTACTTCATCTGGAATACTTGCATAAGATGCATACTTTCCTCTAAACGGAAGTTGATTTCCAAATACACGAGAACCATGTACATACCCACCACAACTATCAAACATCAAACTATTATACTCAGACATATGATTTGCAAACTTTGTAGTAAAGTTATTGCTTGTATAGTCTATTAAAATAGGCTCAGTAGTTTTAAAATATACCCTTAGAACAGCGTATAATGGGTCTATAAGCCTATAAAATATAGTTTGTCTACCAAAGTCATGGAAGATACCATATTTGTCTTTATAAAGCGTTTTACGAGGTTTCCATAAATCAGCTTTAGTAGGTGTAGTTGTAAGAGTAAAATCAAGATCACCAAGCTTCCACAAGTTTATAGTATCAAATCTACGAAGTATGTCAGGATTCTTAAGACTTCCATCTGGATTTATATCAAATGTCTCTGGTGTATAATATCCATTTGTAAACATGTGTCCAGCAAATCTTCCTTTATGTTCTGTTTCTCCGTATTCGTCACAAACCAAATACTTAGTTAGAGGTTCACGATATACGACAGGAGACGTAAAGTTATTTATCAGTTTCTTACTTTGTGTATATACTACATCTATTGCATGTAAGTTGCCTTCAAGTCTTTTCTTTACATTATTAAGTGTATTTTCTCTGTTATTAGTAAACTCTTTTTCATCAAATGTAATACCCAGCATCTTCATAAGATCTTTTACATTAAGATAAATACAGTCAAGATCATCAACCTTACGAATAAACGGAACATTTTGGTAAACTCTTCCATTTACAAACACAACTGGATGAAGTTTTAATCTGTTTACACATTTGATTTCTATTTTTGGTTCATAGAATATCTCATTTTGTATTTCATTTATAATTCTAACTTCACTCATATCAATAGAATGCTTTACTTTAAAGAAGTCTTCTACTATCTTAAGTATATCAGCATCATATTTATATCCATATTCAATAAGTTCTGGTACAGATGGTTTATTATTATAGATATATTCATAAAGCTTAGTAGTATCTTTTTGACTTCCTTTAAGTTTTTGATATGCAAGTGGATTTATATCTACAGATTCATAATATACAGAATCTACATTAGAGAAATCCTGTCTTTTATGATTTGTATAAAATATTATTATCTCTTTTACATTTGTAGTATTCTTTACTTTAACACTATGCTTATCTATCTTTTCAAGATAAGTTCCAGCTTGATGTATATCAAGTTTTTCATGTGTCCAACTATTATTATCAAATATTATAAATGCAGAACTAGATAGAATTGCATCTGGGTTATGTATATAATCACCACTTTGCACAAATGTATACATCTTAGGTGATATAAATGCATCGTGGAATTCTACCGAACGGTTACCAGGTAGAGATTCAGTTGATATTGGAGTAGGGTTTTTATCTACCTTAAATCTAAAGAACGGACGATTTACTATTATGTCTATTCTTGGAACATTAAGATTTGCTTCTATATTAACATTCTTGTTAAGTGGAAGCCAGTAAAACGTCTTATCAAACACAGGTGCTTTTGAAGTATCTGGTTTAAGATAAGAAAAACTATCACGAAGAGATACTATTTCAAACTTGTGTCCAGATGAGAATATATTTTGAGACTCTGTGTTCTTATAGAAGAAATAGTAGTATCCATTATGGTTGTAAGAATAACACTTAGTCATATTCTCTTTTATAACGGAAAAAAGAAGATCGTTTATAATTACTATGCTTCTCCCAGCTTCGTCATATTGCTCACTTATTTGTATATTAAGTGGAAGAGAACGAGCTGAGAATACATCTGGTAGTATAACGAACTTATCTGTATACTTTACTATATCATCGTACATATTAAGACGTTTTAAATCTTCTATAAGATCTTTATGTAGCTCTTTTACTATATTAGAAGTATCAAAGATTTCACCTTTCCAATCAATAGGTATTCTATTAAATAGAACAGGTTCATTACGATTTTCTACAGCATATGCGGTTATTTTTCTGTAGATTTCTTCGTAATATCTTTCAAGACCTTTTAAGTTCATATGGTTAAACCTCCTTGGAATTTATTAAAATAACTTGGATTTTGTTTCAAATTAGGGTGTTTCTAGTTACTTTGATGGGTATATATAATAAAGTGTAATAACCAATTAATGGTTAAATAAAAGAATATTATTGGAGGTATTAAAATGAAAAAAGTTTTAAATGTTTCAAACCATGTATTAACTGGTGAACAAGTGGATGAATTAAGAGATAAGTGGGAAGTTGAAGTGATGGAGCTTCCAGAAGGACTAAAACAAATGTGGTCTAATCTAAATCCAGATAACTACAAGATGGTATCTAATGCCATTAAAGGGTTTGCATTTGATGAAGGAAATGAAGTAGTTATGCTTCACGTAGCGGGGTTTCCTGCTGCTGTAAATTATCTATGTAATAACTACCCAGGTGTATGTTTATATGCTTATTCTGAAAGAGTTAGTTTAGATGTCCCACAAGAGGACGGAAGTATCAAAAAGGTTAGTCAGTTTAAACACAAAGGATTTTACAGATACGACTAATCAAATAAAGACAAAGTTGATCGCACACGCGATCTTTTTTTCGTATTTAAAATAGAAGATCTTACGAAGAAAAAAAAGAAACTCCCAGTAAATCACCAGGAGTCCTTTTATTCTAACTATTCATTTTCTTCAGTAACCAATTCTTTCTCATATCTAAAAGTGTAATATCTATCCTCATGTCCAAGATTCAATGTCTTTATAGCTATCTTATCTATCAAACATTCAAGTCCTGCTTTAAACTCATTTACATTATTAGGTTTAATAAGTAAGTCATCTAAGTACACTCTAGCTATGTCACGTACAACATATTCAGTAAGTCCAGTTAGAGTAAATACTTCTACAAAATAAACATTCTTATATACAGGTGGTTTATCACGTTGGTATCTATAGTTTGCTATGTCACTAAGACTTCTTTTCAATTTAAACTCATCTGGGTTAAAGTTTACAACAGGTGAATACCTTAATGAATTTAAAATTTTTATTTTTATTTTGCATATATCAGACAAATGTTCTAACATTACTTTTGAGAATAAACCTTTCTTTTCTTGTATAGTTTCACTTTGATCCTCAAACTCTTCATACATACCTTTAATTACTTCATCTCTATCAAAATCAGCCATCTTATTTTCCTCCTTATTAATGCGGTATAAAAAAGAACTCCCAACCAAACGGTCAGGAGTTCTATAATTAGTTATTCATGTGTTAATTTTATGTATGACAGTTTTTGTGTTGCCTCAACATCTTGATTCTTCAGAGCATCTGTTATCTCTTCAGCAAGTAACTCTATTTCTGTTTCAAACTGCTCCATAGATTCAGGATCCAATATCACTTCTTGTATTAGGAAATCTTTACTTTTATTAGTATCTAGATTTTCTATTCTAAGGTGATACTCTGTTGTATTGCCAAATATAAATTGTGGAGCATTAGGATCTTCATCATATTCAGAAGGATCAAAGTCCTCAACAAGAAGAGACTTTGAAAGTATATTTAATATACCCATCTTGATTGATATCATGTTCTTAAATACTCCTAAGAATAAAGGACCAATTCCAATCTTATCATTTTCAAGTTCTTTTGAGCCCTCCTTACATCTTTTAATAACATTTCTAATACACTTTGCTTTATCCACTCTTTTCATATCAACTCTCCTACAGATTCAAACAGTTAGTACATTCCCAAATTCCATCTTTGTTTACAAACTTAAAAATTTCTTTTGTAACATAGTTTTCAAAAGGTTTATCAGATTCATAAACTCTTGCACTAACAGTTAAAGTCTTTACTTCCTCACAGTCATATTCTATTAGCTCTTCTATGAACTTCTCCATATCAGGACCACAGAACTCTTCATTCGCACTATAATCATAGAATGATAGATAAGATGATGTAAGTTTCTTATTTATAAGAACTCTTCCAGATAATACTTCTGCAAACACTTCTAATTCGTTTGCTATGGACACAGTGTTATTTACAAATACATCTTTAAATCCTTCTAAGAATTTTCTTCTTGCTTCAGCAAGAGATGCGGCTCTCATAAATGTACCACGATGTTCTATTATATTAACATAGTTACTTAGAATTCTATCTACAAGGTGAGATTTAAATTCTTCTACAGTTAGAGGTTTATCTTCTATTTCTTCATCAGCAACTATTTCATTATTTGCAACATCAGCATTCTTTTCAACCTCTTCAGGTTCAGCTTCTCTAGTATTGACTGTTGCTTGATGTTCTTGTGTTTCTTTAGGTTCTTCTTTTAAATCCTTAAGCGGAATTATAGGTGTTCTTGGTTCTTCTCTAACACTATTCTTAGTTCCTACTAACTTACTAAGAATAGAATTTAATGTAGTTGCTCCATCTTGAACTTTTTCTACAACTTCTTCTTTATCAGAAAGCTCTGCTATTCCTCTTTCATTAAGAAGTATTATGTGTTTTTCAAGTTCAGTTGAATATTCGTATCTACATAACTCAACGCTATAGTTTTTATCACTTAATCCTTCTATTTTAATAATATAAGGAACATTTAAATTAAATGGAGACTCTTTTAGTTCATCAATAACTCCTTTGAATACATCTTTAACAGAGAATATAGTTTCATTTAATCTAAATGGATTTGGTCTCATTATTCTTACAACTTTTTCTGATGCATTATCAAGTGCATAATGATGTACAAATTCTACATGGTTTAATTTATTTAATTTATCTACTGGTAGAGATTTGTAAAAAGCCAAATAAATATCCATCATATAAGTAGTATAGTTTACACTATCTATGTCTTCTTCAGTTTGTAAAGCTTCTAAGTAATTGCTAATTAATTTAGTTAATGCATTTTCAACTCTTGTTCTATCAATATTTGCCATATTTATCTCCTCCTATTAGTCTTGCGATACTTTTCTTAATTCGTAAACCCAACCAAACGCTTGCTTTTCAGCTATTAGTAGCTCTTTCCATTCTTCTTTAAATATAGATGTACTACCATTACAGAACTTCTTATACTTCATATACACTGTAATCTTTGTAGGATTACCACCTGCTTCACATATCTTAGATATAAACGTATCTAATGAACTTTTAAATATTTCATCCATTGGATATCTATAAAATACATCAGGCAGTGTTTCACTATCAAACTCAGCTTCATAATATGTTTTACTAAGTGATTTATCGGCAGTGCTTTCCATATCATAACTTATAACATACTTAGTGTCATTTGAGTATCTAAAAGAATTAGTTGATATTACTTCTGCTAATCCTTTTAAAACTCTAATCTTTTCTTTAATTTCATTAGATTGTGTAAATGATAAACCTTTAAATTTCAAAGTATGTTCATACATACCAATTACATCTCTAATACATTTTTCTCTTCTTTCACAGATTTTTCTAAACTTATCTCTTTCTGCATCATCAGCGTAGCCTTGTCCTCTTGATAGTGCAAATGCAAGTGATTCCAAGTGTGATTGGAATGGAACTGCACCTATTTCTCTTATATGAATTCCTCTACCTCCTCTCTTTCCTGTTTCTGCTTTTTTACCTTGTGGTTTTCTTTCATTTTTCATTCTTCTACCTCCTGTTTAATTAAAATAATAAAATACAAATCTCAGATATTTTGCGGTAAAAATAAATAAGATGTATCCAACACTCGTTGGATACACCTCATTATATGTAATTATCTGTCAAAGTTGTCAAATATATTCATAAGTATAGCAAGTGTAAATAAACCTAAGAATATACACATAGTTACCATCGCTTATCAACCTCATTTACCACTATAATAATTTAAATCTCATAAATAAAACAAGTCCACTATCAGTCTTCTCTGAATACATAGTATCAAACATATAACCAAGTTTATATTCACTATCAGATACAGAAGTTACTATTTCTTCTATATTATGGGAAATGGGATACGGGATATAGACAGTTCTTAAGTGAATGGGATTACGTCTGGTTACAGGTTGATCTTCTATGCATTTAGCTGGTACTGGTGGTTTTTCTTTTGATGTCCATAGTGTTGTGTCACCTTGTTCCTCTGCATCTTTTTGTATATTTCTTATCGCAAATATAATAAACATTATAAGTAATACAGCAGGAACTACCACCATAATTAGAAATAAAAAACTACTAATTACTAGTTTCATAATGAAGCACACCTCCTTTTTAATTATTTGGTACACTTCATTATGTATAATTAACTTTATTTATAAGACACTAAGTAATACTTATTCAGCTACGTCTTCTTTTACTTCTTCTCTTGGTTCTTCCGTAACTTTATTACTTGGAGCAAAGTCTGTAAGAAGTAAGAATAGTAAGCTTATAGTATTAATTTTAAAACATGCAAGTACTATAAATAAAAGCATAAGCTTTCTTTTATCTTCACTTTCTATGTTTTGGAATAATACTTTTGCATATGGTTCTATATCTCTTTTATATACTGGGAAATATAGTTCTCCATTTCCTTCTTCAAATGCTTTCATTGCATGTAAAGATTGGTAGATGTCTCCATTGAATGTAAATTGAGATACGAACACTTTAAGAAGTCCAATACTACTTAAGTCTTCTGTAGTTAAAGGAATTTGTTTTCCGTTTTCATCTTTCTTTCTTATAAGAGCTCCCATTTCATCTTCAGAAGAATTAGGGTTATCATATAAGTGATCAAGTATTTCAAGTTCTACATCTGATACACAGTTAAGTTTTTCAGCTTGTTCAAATAGATCTTTAACATCTTGAAAACCTTCATCTGATAAGTATTTAGCAAGTAGCTCATACACTAAGCTATCTTTAAGGTTTTCTTGTTGCTTAATATTTAAATAAGTAGAACTCATTGAATCTATTGCGTTCTTTTCTATTATAGTTTTGATTAAATCATCTGTAACAGGTTGATCAAGTATAGGATCAGTTGCTATTTCTTTACATTTATCATCAAGTTCTTCCACATTATGAGAAAAAATACTTATGATATGAAGTAACAGTCTTGAAGCTATAATGGGTTCTGTTATAGTAACGTCGTGTGTTTTAACATTTAACTTTATTTGCTTTAAGTCTGCAAGTGTAGTTTCTCCATTTGATATAATAGAGCATAGTCTATCATAAGTTTCTTCTAGTTTGTATCTTTCTTCTTTTAATCTAGCTAAATCTGGGTCATTATCTAAATCTCTTGCAGTAAGTTCTGTTCCTTTTTCTTTTGTATAGTTTGCTTCTATTTTACCTATCTTAGACTTAAGATCTCCTATTTCTTTTTTAAGCTCTCTTTCTTTTATCTTTGCAGAAGCTAAGTCTTTTTCTATTGCATCACATTTGTGTTGAAGTGATGCTGCTATTCTAGCAAACTGTTCGTCTGATATAATAGGTGCATAGTTTAAGAACTCTTTTGTAACGTATTCTTTTTGATTTGCACTTTTACTACCTTCAAACACTCTAACACCTACTGTTTTATTAACTCTGAATTTACCAGAGTCTATAAGAGCTTTTATTTCAGGTTGAGAGTGTATTGCATTTAATTTAAAGTTAAATAAATGCTGAATCTTTTTACAAATTTCATCTCTTTTATCAAACTTTTCTTCCCAAGGATCATTATTAGGAGCTTTCTTAGTTTCTTCTATAATTCCTTTTGCTCTTTCTATTACTTCTTTCCAAGACTTTCTTTCAGTAGGTTTTCCTTCATTTGCGATATTAGATATTATTTTTTGTGTTGTCTCGATTGGTACTTTAACGTCTTCCATTATTCATCTTCTCCTCTTACTATTTCTTGTGTTGTATCAGCTAGGTTATCTTTATCTATTGGGTTTCCGTCTTCAATTCTCATAACTAAGTGTACAGCAGTAGTTGCTTGCATCCAGAAATGAGTATGGAATCTTACAAGTGATTGAGTTGCTATGTATTCAGGACACATAAGTCTAAATAAACTCATATAAGAAAGTGCAAATGTGTCTGTAATTTCAACTTCTCCATCTGTATCAAGTATAAACTCTTGCATTATTTGTGTTACAAGATCTACTACATATTGAGCACCTGAACTTAGGTTTGGAACTATCTCATTTGTAATTTCGTCTTTTGTATAGTTATTTCTAACTTCGTCAGATGTTACAAGTAAGATATTATAGATAAGCTCTGGCAGTGTAATACTTCCATAGAAAGCTTTATCGTGGTTTCCGTCTTCTCTTTCTTTATCGTTTGAACTTGGATTAAGTACAGTTATTATATTAGCTTTACAGCATACAGTAAATGCAGTAGCGAGTTCTTTAAGTTCATCAGGTTGAAGTCCCCATGTATTAAGTTCTGCTCCAATAATTTCTGGTCCATTAAAAGCAGTTATTGTATTCATAGTTAAATTATCAACAAAGTCTTCTTTATCAGAAGGAACATACTTTCTTAAAGCATCTTTAAACTCTTTAAAGAATAAAGGTGCTATGTGATATGGTGTAGATGGTCTTTTATATAACTCTTCTAAAGCAGTACTAAATACATCGTCTTCCCAATCAGCATATTCTTCTTCATATTCAGCTGGAACTTCCATAGCAAGACTTCCATCAGGTAGCTTTTGTGGTTCCATTTTATGTAACTTTTGATATTTAACCCAGTTTACTTGCTCTTTTGCTAAGTTTCTAAGTGCTTTAATACAAATATCTTCAAATCCTTCGTCTGCAAGTAATCCATCATTTGGATCTATCATCTTTTTAAATTCAACATATAGTCTTCTAACTAATTCTTCTCCTATTCCATATAGTCTGTATCCTGCTTTAAGAGCAAGTCTATTATCAGAGAATGTAGTTCTAATTCCTAGCATTTGATATGCTTTTGCTTCTGCATATAGATTAACACTGAACTGAATAGCTTCATATGCTTCTTGTGTACCGTCTGATAACTGAAGCATTTCGTCTATATTAAGGAAATCTACTAGTGTTAAAGTATCATGTCCTTTAGCAGCAAGATCTTCTTTAAGGTTCATTACCTTTTGGTTTCTATCTTCTGCATTATCAAGAAGTTTACTTTCACTTTCTTGAAATGGATTTGTAAGCATAGTTAGGTTTTGATATACATGTGATACGTTTGCATTTTGCGGTATAATATATTCCATTATTTACCTCCTTTATTAATACTTGGAATAGTAGGTTTAGGATCATTATACGGTTGTATAAGTTCAAAATGTCCACCATCATAAAATCTGTCATTTCTAAAGTTACCATCCATATTCCAATCTCCACCTGATCTTGCAGGTATTCCAAGCTCTTTTGCTGCTCTTACAAGTTCTTTTGCTACTTTATCAAATCCATTAGCATCATTCCATCCTGTAAATGGATACATTATGAAATCAAATGCACATGATGGATCATAGCAATGTTTGCTCATAGGTGCTTTAGATACTCCTTTTTTAAGATTTTGTAAATGTTGCTCTATACTTCTTTGACCTTGTATTACAGAAAAGTCAACTGTTCCATAAGACAAGCATTTTTCTATTATTTTAATAAGATCAGGATGAACGTTTACAAGGTTCTTTTTTGATCTTTCTGATAATTCTGGCATATTATTTATCCTCCTTTTATTTACGTTTACGCTTAGGTTTTTTGACTTTGACACTCTTAAGTTTTAAACTAGAATTAAACATCTCTCCATCATAGTCTCCAAGTACAGATTTAGGTAGAGATATAAGAACCGTACCATTAGGCATTTCCTTTTTAGATGTACAGTAATCAGGATGTTCAAGTGCCTCATGCATTATCTTTAAATTCCAGTAATTAAAATCCATCCAAGCCTCAAAATCAGCAAAACATTTTTTATTATAATTTATTATATCATCCTCATATACTACACTCTCAGAAACTATAGAAAGGAATAAGTTTCCAGTATTCTTAGTTTCTGTTTTAATTAAATCAAAGTTTATATAGTTATGATTTAACTCAAACATCTTTCTATAGTGCTCATTTAGTAGTTTACACATAAGTCTTTGAGATGTATCTTTCTTTACATCTTTTCCAGGAGCTAGTAATTGAGGAAATGTATAGTTAAATTTATAGTTAAGGTAGACATGAACCATGTCTACCAGATTAAACTTTCTTATTTCCATGATGTTCTCACCTGTTTACGTACTTTTTTAAGGCAAGACTTATGTTTAGTCACTTTCATATTATCCCAATCTGTATCTTCTGTGAACTTTTTCTGATTTTTAACGGTGTTTATTGCAGGTGTAGCTCCCAATACATCAAGTGAGTCCATTGTAAGATGAGGTAATAATATAAATGAACCTTTTATATCAGTGAATGTTTGTATTTCTTCATTTACCTTATCCATAACACCATGTATGTCTTTAATCTTATCTTTCATCATATAAGTACGCATAGAAGTCCTCCTATTTTTCAAGTTTATTAAGTTTATTTACTTTTGGAGCTATTTCTTTATTTCTTGGATGAAGTGGACCTCCATCAACTATTCTATATTGAGGATGTGCACCTGCATGTCCAGGTTTAAATTTAATAGTTTTAAGATCTAGTAAGTCTTTAGTAAATGATAAAGCACAATAGAAGTTATCTATTGTAGTTTGTGCAGCTTCAAATACTCTATTATTATATTCTCCTCTTATAATATCATAAGCAAGAATAAACTTATCAGGATTTTTCTTATTAAATGTTCTAAGATCTGCAAGTCTTTGCAGTCCTTCATCTCTTGATGGGAATAAGTTTATAAATAGCTCACCATAAGCATACTTAATAGATACAAGCAGTGTCTTTAGGAACTTAATATATCTATGATTTTCTTTAAGATTCATAGGCTTTATAAATTCCTCGTCTACTCTTTTAAGTACGTTTTCAGAGAATTCATTAAAGAACTTAATAAATCCAATATTACCACCAGGCATTACACCATGTACATGAACAGAGGCAAATACTCCAATTGCATCTTCATATAGCGTTTGCATAAGTGTAGCTTCGTCATTAGTTCTTGCATATATGATTGGATATATAGAAACAGAAGACAAAGCCTCTACTCTTCTTACGAAGTTATCGTCTCTTGAAAGACTTGATTTGCTATTCTTTATCTCTTTATCAAGATTTTGCTTAACTACTTTCATAGTTGCAATTTGACTATCTTCTGTAGGAGCAAGATAGAAAGAGTTTCCATCATATGAGTTTATACATAAGAACTTTTCAGCTGTATCTTCAACTATATCAGCAGTTTTATCTACTTCAACCATATTTCCTTCGGCAAAGTTAGCTTCAAAATCTTTATAGTCGTCCCAAAGCTTAGTATAAGTAAGAGGTTTAAATTTCTTATATGTAAGTTCAAGTAAATCTAGACTTGGGAACATATAGAAATCTGCTTCATATACTTTTTCAAATGGTACAGCTTCTATTTTAGTTCCTTTTGTAGAATCAATGTATTTAACACCGTTTTTCATAGCTTCACTTGCTATAAATCTATCTATCATAGTAAGATCAATTACATTATCTCCTAATATTTCTTTTATATCTGTATATCTATCAGCAAATATAGAGTCAGTATATAAGTGCATAAATAAAGGTCTAACTGATATTCTTGCACCAGATTGATCTTGTGTATTATCAAGCTTTATTCCAGTCTTATGTAAGTCAAATATAATGTCTTTTAATACTCCATTAGGTGCAGTCATTAAAAACATTGGTTGACCAAATAGTCTGTAATCATCAGTAGGATCAAAGAAAGATTTACCATTTACTGGATTTACTTGATTTACAAGAGTTTTAAGCCATTTAGTAAACGCTCTTTCAAATATTTCCTTATGTTCAGGAGATATATTACCTTGTAATATAAATACTGGTGATAATCTTTCTGAATAAGATGAGAAAGCGTTATTTAAAGGTTCTGCTCTCATTTTAATACCTTGTTTTACTTCTATCTCAAATGCAGAATCTCCACGTCTGTTTGCAATTTGTCCAATAAATGCAGATGTTACATCAATATCGTCTTCTTGAACTCTTTTCATCAGCTTTTCAAATCCATCTACAAGTAAAGGATTATTATCAACAGTAGTTTTAATTGCACTTAAATTATACTCAAATCCGTTTTCTGTATATTCTCTTTTTTCTGGGTCATAAGTTCTGTATCTATATTTATCTACAAGTTTAGTTCCTTCTTCAGAAAGCATATTAAACATATAGCTTTCAACAGATAAAGGAACTTGCATGTATTTTTCTTTATCTTTTCTATTATTAACTCTTGCCATAAGTACAGATTTTGCAAGAGAAGCAGAAAGTATAGCAAGTGATGTAGTACCGTCTTTACTTGACTTAGTATTTCTAAACTCAGATATAAATTTAGTATACTGTTTTATCATAGTAAGAACAGCATCATCTACCGTATGATCATATCTTTGTGCCATAAGATAACTATGTCCATCCTTTGACTTTGCAAATATCATATCATCAGAAACATCTTGAAGCTCAATGCTTCCAATAGACTCTCCATACCATCCACCATATGGTCCATACACAAGTTTAGAACTCTCAATAATATCATCAAGAGCATTTATAGTTACGTTATCATCAAGTCTTAAGAAGTTTGATGATGCCTTATCTGTGTAAACTCCAACAGGATTATTCTCCCTCTCATGTAGTCTGTCTTCCAGCCAAGTTTTAGCTATATAGTTACCGCTAAATAATGTTTTCATTATACTGCCTCCTTTATATTTTAAGGTATAATTACCTTTTATTCACTTTGTGTTTTGTTTCGATTTTCCTATATTAAAGGTAAGTCCTCGTTACTTTGGTCAAAAACAATCGTCGATGTTTAAAATTGTCTATCGAAATAGACACATATAAAAGATTAAAGGAGGAATAGAAAATATGAAATTAGACAGCTTTTCTTACTCAACACCACTTATAACAAGTCCGTTCAATGCTTCAATTGAATCGTCTACGGTGTTAACAAGAATCGACAAGAGCATAAGAGACGAGGAATATCCTCTAATCCAAGGTTATAACTTATACCTAGTAACTTATTTCCCTCAAGGAATTACAGATAAAAGTATTCACTTTACAGGAAATAATGCATACAGACTGTATAAAAAGTTATTCCCTAGCCCAAATCCTAGACTATATGGTCCTAACCCATCTATTATAGAGGGTGCACTTAAAGCAGGATGGGGTGTTATCCATGTTAACGTTGCTGACCCAGTTGCAACACATGCTAACTTTACAGTTGAATTTGAATTTAAGAGAGCAGAAACTAAAAAGAAATTCTTAGTTCATAAATTAACTGCAAACCCTAACTTACTAGCATTTAAGTGGCTTACAGGAGATCCAACAAAGGATACTACTATTAAATCAGAATTTGATCTAAGAGATGATATTGATGTTTCTGAGCAAACTTATGAATGTGAATTCAATACTTGGGACATTGGTTTCAAAACAAGTTCTATCAAAGGAATTGGTAAAAATACAGATATTAACTCTTTCTTAGAATTAAAACCTGAATGTAATAAATTTAACATGAGTGCTGGAGATACTATATCTGCAGACGACTTCGGAAATATTATCCTTTACGGATTAATATTCAACGGAAGACATGCTTATGCTAATAAGTATAAAGCAGTTCTTCAAACATCTGTATCTGAAGATGATTTAGATAAAGGTAAACCAATGATACAAAAGATGACTATTATGGATGCAGGAGAAAAAATGTATGAATTTAGTTTTGCTAACTACGATTATACAGATCCTACAACTAAAGCATCTTATATCTTCGGTTCAAATGCATTAAAATCATGTAAAGAAATATTAACTAATGTTGAGCATATCCAAATGTTCTATCCTATTACACATGAAAGATCTCTTGCTATGAAGTTTGTAAAAGGAATAGAAGAAGTTGAAAGAAAATTAAAAGCTGAAATCACAAATGCTATTAAAGCACATATCCCTGATTTCACACTTGAATCTCAAACAGCTGGATCTGAATTCCATAAAGCAATAATGGAAGATTTCACTATATTCAAGAGATTTAAAACTAATCCAAATGATTTAAATGACTCTCCATTTGCAAAAACTAACCCTGCAAATAAGAAATGGGGAGATTTAACTATAATGAATGGATCTTATATTAGTCCAAACATTCAATTTGCAAATGGTACAAGTGGAGAACTTATAAACCACTTAAGAGATAACCACTGGGATTGGGATATAGATTATCAACCAATGGATACAACTCAATCTCCACCTCAACCACTTATGATACCAAATCCAACTGGAGCTGGTACAGTACAAGCACCTAAAGTTAAAATATTACAAGAATTATTCAAAGAATGTTATAATGGTGCTGATATAATAGACAAAGACTTACTTGATCCTGCAGTTAGACCTGCGTTTATTATGCTTGGAGAAGGATATCCATTCCAAGTACAAGAAGTAATGGATCAATTCGTTAAATATCAAGAAGGAAGAATAAGCTTTGAAGGTTCAAGACCTGACTGTGTATTTATAAGAACTCCTCAAACTACTAAAGAGTTCTCTACTATTCAATCTATTATAGATTGGAAAGAAAAATGGCAAATATCTAGATCTGGACTTGCTAATAATACAAACACTTGGGCTCTTGTAGGTTATGGAACTTATATAGATCCAGATACTGATGTACCTGTAAACTGGTCTCCTACATTTAGCTGGATAACTGGTTCAAGTTTACTTTCTTACTTAGTAACTGGAGTTTCTGATTCATTTGCATCAGATTCTTGGTCTAAAGTAGTAGGATGGGAACCTGGTTCTGCAAGATGTATTCCTAAGACTTCTTTAGAAAAAGAAGCACTAGCTAAAAACAGTATAAACTACTTAGTACAAAAATCAGATAGACAGTTCTATCTAGGTGAAGACCATACTGTTTTAGATGGTAAGAAATCTGGACTTAAAAACTTAGGTTCAATGATTCAATTCGGATACATAACTTGCTATGCTTATATTACTTTAAGAGATAATAAGATTATGAACTTAACTGCTGATAACTTACTAGAACTTAAAGAAAAAGTATCAAGAGCTATATCTTACTATGCTAGACACTTTAATAATAAAATTGATATCGCTATGGGAAGATCTACACATGAAAAAGAAATTAACAGAGACGTAGTTCTATGTACTATAGGTATTACAACTCATACTTTCTCAAGACATAGTAGACTTCAAATGGAAGCGTTACCAAGTGATGAATAATAAAGGAGGAATGATTTAATATGGCAGGACCTACTTACTCTACACAAAGTGGAGTTGCTGCAATGAAGACTATCTATGATGGGTCTTTATTCTTGCAATACATGATGACACCTGGAAAAGGTAGAAACGTAGTTATATCTGGTGAACAGTTTGACTATGGAAAAAGAAACCAAATTGGTATGACATTCGTTGATAGATCACAATTCATACTACTTACAACTATATATCCAGAAATCTATATGTTCTCTGGTAATAACTTACTGAGAGAGGCTGTAAAAGGATACTTCAGATATATAACAGAAACTACAAGAGCAGTAACAGGATTCCAAGATCCTACTCTTGACGTTAGTAAACCTACATTCAAGAATAACTTCTTGAACTTACCTATGTTTACTAACCAATCAAACCCAACTACTGAACTAAGTTTCCAAATACCTGCTGAACTTGCTGGTTATTTTATAACTAGATTTACAGCACACTGGATGGGAGCAATCTCTGACCCTAACTCAAGAGGAGCTCACTATAATGATACAGGTATACCATTCAATAACTACTCTCACTCAGGAGGAATGGCTTACATAAAACCTGATAAAACTTATACAAGAGTTGATTATGGATGCTTAATATTCTTAATGGTTCCATTAAGTGCTCCATTTAACTTATTCGACGCTGATGCTTCAAACCCTGGAGTACCAGAACTAGAACTTAAGTTTACTGCAAACATAGTTGATATTTCTAACGTAAAAGTTAACGAAATATGTCATTCATTACTTGCTAAATATAGAAACCACATCGTAATAGATTCTGGTATATTTGGTGCAGTTAAGAATACATGGTTAACTATGGTTGAAGAAGTTGATGTAAACGACGTATTTGCAAAACTTGCAGGTTAATACTTATAAATAATATAATAGTAATCCCGAATAGCATTATGTGTTATTCGGGTTTACTTTATTTTATTTCAGCAAATACAAAGGAGTGATTTAGTTGACTGATCAAGAAGTTAAAAGCTCGTCAAGAACCAAAGTAATAGAATACTTTGTAAATCGTTATATGTATAATGATACTGATGAAGAGTTAAGTGGTAGTATGGTTAAGGTACTGGCTGTTCTTGATGAATGGTTTGCACAAAATGATAAGAAGTGGCAAATAAGTAAGGTATACGAAGAGTTTGAAGAAAGTAGAGATGCTTTAAAAGCTTGGAAGCAACATAAAGATGAATTTACAAGATTTCATGTTATAGTTGAAGTATCTGACTTTATAGCTGCATTTGCATCATTTGTAAAACGTTATATAGGATCTGTTGATATGAAAAAGATAAAAGACGAAGATCCTGAATTTATTGAGATGTTAGATACTATTAAATCAACTATACAGCAAGTTGAGATAACACCTCGTGAAGTAGTTATAAATATAGAGAATAAGTTCTTAGAAATATACATGGGTATAACTACATTTAAAAAGCTTAAAGGTGGAGATACAAACGACTTATTATGTAGAGTAATAAGAACACTATATACTACTAAAGAGATAAATGACAAGAATAACGAAAAGAAGATAGTAAAAGAAATAAGAAGAATGTGGTATGCAAGAGAGTTTAATAAGATATTTGAATGATATACATTGATCCAATCTATAGGTTAAAACTTGTAGATTGGATTTATTTCTTATTTTTTTCCGCATTTCTAAATACATAATAGTTACATATTATTACATGAATCAAGTCAAATAAAAACGTTAGAAGAAAGGAGGTGAAAAGAAAATGTTTGGAGTATTTGAAATGATTGGAAGTATAGTATTAAAGGCAGTTAAATGGGTTTGGGAATTTATTAAACCTACTGCAAAAAGAGCTTGGGAAACAGCTAAGCTAACTGCTGGTATTCAAGAAGTTGTGGAATATGACGAATATGGAAGAGTATCCGCAGTAAAACCTATGTCATTTAGTGAAGTTCCGAAATATATGAACGAACATCCTAATAACAGAATCTATATCACAGATCATAATGGAAGAGTATTTAATTTAAGAACTCTTAAAGAAGTGGAAGTTGATATGGATGAACCTAGACGTAGATACAACTATCGTAGAGAATGTGACGACTACTATGATGATTATTATGATAGAGACTACACAGACTACGCAGATGAAGAAGTTGATTACGGTAGAAAGGTTGAAGTTGAAGATGTTTATGAAGAACCTACATTCTCAGAAGAAGAATGTGAAGACAAAGCACTTCTAGAAATGTGGGATTCTAATAAAAAGATACTAGGAGATATAGCACTTGATCATAACTGGGAAGAAGATGATTTACGTGCTAATCTTAAAAAGGAGGAATATATAAATGGCAGAAATGAGAAAGTTGTTAAATACACAGTCGATGATACTCTCCAAGCCGTAATGACAGGTACTAAAGATGAGTACGGTAATTGGAGGTACAGAGAAAGTAGTGTTTATGGATATATGATATAAATTAAAAACAGGAGGTAAACGTTATGGTAATAGGATTAAATTTAATTAATGAAAACATGAATAAGAAGTGCTTTGATATGGTAGTAGATGAGTTTCTATATCGTTTAAACGATAAGGACTTAGTTATAATGGATGGTGAGGACGATGTGTCAGTTGAATGTTGGGCTGATACACAAGAGAAGGAGAAAGCATACACTCCTGTTTACTATTTTGCACTATCAGATGAATACAGAAGAACTGATCTTGATGATATCTTATGTTGTATCAATGACAGAGTTCCAGAATACTCAAACACAAGCTGTGAGTTTAAGATAAAGGTAAAATTAGTAAACACTTCTAACACTGTTGGTTTATATAGAGTTAAGTGTGACTTGAATACAGCTAATGGTAATTTTAAAACTACACTTACTGTAGGAAAGTAGGTGAAATATATGTTTAGTTTAATATTTACTGTAATTTTAATTGGGCTACTTGGAAAGGTAGCCCTTTCTTTATAATAGCATGGTAAGGAGGTAAAGAGGATGTGTGATGTAAATGTAGAAGAGATAATAAAAAACGATATTATTTTAATATCAAAAGCAGATATAGAAAACATGGAAAATTTGGAAGCTAGAAAACTTTGGCAAAAGCATCTTAGAATGTTTGATGGTGTCAAAGTTACTCAGAAAGAAATTTCTGATATAAAGAAAACTCTGTTTGAAGGAGTAGGAGATGAAGATATCTATAACTATAATCTTATGCAACTTCAAATGAGAGTAACTAGAAGATAGGAGGTGTATAAAATGAATGGATTAGATAAGTTATTTTTATTTGGTTTAGGGTTCGTTGTAGGTGCAACTATTACTAAAATAGTAATGGAAGCATCACAAGTTGAAGTCCAATACTTTAAGGAAATAGAATATCCTTATGGTAGTGGTAGGATAGTTAAAATGACGTATCCTGAGTATGAAAGATATGCTCGTGAAAACGGGTTAGTTGAAAAACAGGAAGAAATATGTTTATAAAAAGGAGAAGAGATATGAATTACTTAGAAAAATTTAATAAGATGATTAAGGATTTATCAGTTGATGAGGTTACTTTAGTTGATGGTAACCATTGGTATGGGGATTATGGATGTATCTGGGACGAGTATAATGGATTCCATGGAAATCCTCATAAACTTGCTAAGACTTTTTATAAGTTTGTTGAAAAACATTGGAAGAGAGCTTTACCAAGTAAATATTGGAAAAAAGAAAATGGTATAAACTATAAAGGTGCTAGTATTTCATTAGTTCTTTGTGTTGGTGACCATAACTACATGTCTAAGAATGTGGATGAAAATCAAATATGTAAACTACTAAATGGTCAAATCTATTCTATTGAAGATAGATATTGGCTAAACATTCAAGAAAGTAAGGTTCTTAAAAAGAAACTTAGAAAAGGATATATCTATAGTTCGTATGATGTGTTTATGAATGAGCTTACTCCAGTTGAAAGAGAACTTATCGAAAGCAGAAGGGTAAACTACATTAATAATAACCTTTATAGAAAGCATATTATAAAAGATTATGCTGATGAATGTTATGATGAGTGTTACGACGAATGTTGTGATGAATGTTCGGACGAAGAAGTGGGATGTCCGGAATAAAAAGAAGTAAGAAACCCTAAATTAATAGGGTTTCTTTTTTTTTCTCT